AATACTGGAGCAACAGGAAATACAGGAAATACAGGATCTACTGGATCTACTGGTTCAACTGGATCAACTGGTCCTACAGGAAATACTGGAGCTACCGGAGCTACAGGATCTACTGGATCAACTGGAAATACTGGAGCAACAGGATCAACTGGTCCTACTGGAAATACTGGAGCAACAGGATCAACTGGACGTACTGGAGCAACAGGATCTACTGGTTCAACTGGATCAACTGGTCCTACTGGAAATACTGGAGCAACAGGAAATACAGGAAATACAGGATCTACTGGATCTACTGGATCTACAGGAAATACAGGAAATACTGGTCCTACAGGTTACACTGGACCTACTGGTCCTACTGGAAATACTGGATCTACTGGAAATACAGGAAATACAGGTCCTACAGGTTACACGGGAGCCACTGGAGCAACAGGATCTAGTGGATCAACTGGACATACAGGAAATACAGGCCCTACAGGTTACACTGGACCTACTGGAGCAACAGGATCAAGTGGATCAACTGGACGTACAGGAAATACTGGTCCTACAGGAGCAACCGGATCAACTGGTACTACCGGAAATACTGGAGCAACCGGATCAACTGGACCTACCGGACCTGCTGGTATCACAGGTTCTACTGGATCCACTGGAAATACAGGACCTACAGGTTCTACTGGTAATGCAGGCTCTACAGGATCTACTGGACCTGCTGGTATTACAGGGTCTACAGGTCCTACAGGAAATACTGGAAGCACAGGTTCTACGGGTAATGCCGGTTCTACAGGATCTACTGGACCTGCTGGTATTACAGGTTATACCGGGTCTGCTGGTATCACAGGTTCTACTGGATCTACAGGATCTACAGGTCCTACAGGATCTACAGGTTACACTGGAGCCACTGGAGCAACAGGAGCAACCGGATCAACTGGACGTACAGGAAATACTGGTTCTACTGGATCCACTGGAAATACAGGACCTACAGGTTCTACTGGTAATGCAGGCTCTACAGGATCTACTGGACCTGCTGGTATTACAGGGTCTACAGGTCCTACAGGAAATACTGGAAGCACAGGTTCTACGGGTAATGCCGGTTCTACAGGATCTACTGGACCTGCTGGTATTACAGGTTATACCGGGTCTGCTGGTATCACAGGTTCTACTGGATCTACAGGATCTACAGGTCCTACAGGATCTACAGGTTACACTGGAGCCACTGGAGCAACAGGAGCAACCGGATCAACTGGACGTACAGGAAATACTGGTTCTACTGGATCCACTGGAAATACAGGACCTACAGGTTCTACTGGTAATGCAGGCTCTACAGGATCTACTGGACCTGCTGGTATTACAGGATCTACAGGTCCTACAGGTAATACTGGAGCAACAGGGTCTACTGGTAATGCAGGACCTACAGGATCTACTGGACCTGCTGGTATTACAGGTTATACCGGGTCTGCTGGTATAACAGGTTATACAGGTCCTACTGGTACTGCCGGATCTACAGGTTCTGTAGGCCCAGCCGGTAATGCAGGTTCTACAGGCTATACAGGACCTACTGGTTATAATGGTACAATAGGAGGAACTGGATCTACTGGACCAGCTGGTATTACAGGACCTACAGGACCGGGAGGATATACCGGACCAGGAGGGTTTATAGGTGTAACTGGAGTTACTGGACCTAGTGGTTATACTGGTAGTACTGGCTTTACAGGACCACAAGGTAATACTGGAAATACTGGAAATACTGGAGCATCAATACAAGGCTCTACAGGACCTACTGGGTCACCAGGATTAACAGGATATACAGGACCTGACGGCATATCAGTAACTGGCTCCACTGGTATACAAGGAACTACTGGTGCTACTGGTCCTGGTGGTATATCAGTTACAGGACCCACTGGTTCTCAAGGATCTAGTGGAAGAACAGGTCCTAGTGGTACTATAGGTAATACAGGCCCTAGCGGAAATACAGGTCCTACTGGACCAAGTGGTACTACTGGTATTACAGGTCCCAGAGGGTATACAGGCGATACAGGCATTTCAGGTACTACTGGACCAAGTGGTCCTACTGGTATTACAGGACCCAGAGGCTATACAGGTGATACAGGCATTTCAGGTTTTACAGGACCAAGTGGTCCTACTGGTAGAACTGGACCAATAGGTTATACTGGATCTACTGGTATTTCAGGTTTTACAGGACCAAGTGGTCCTACTGGTAGAACTGGACCAATAGGTTATACTGGATCTACTGGTATTTCAGGTTTTACAGGACCAAGCGGCGCCATAGGACCTACAGGAATTACAGGAGCTACAGGAGCTACAGGACCTAGTGGAATAACTGGATCTACTGGTCCTACTGGTAGAACTGGTCCAATAGGTTATACCGGAAACACAGGTACTATTGGTCCTACTGGTCCGACGGGTCCATCAAATATAGGTCCTACTGGAGTATGGAGTACGGGTCCAACAGGACCTAGTGGTAGTACAGGGTTTATAGGTCCTACGGGTCCTACTGGTTCTACTGGTTTTATCGGTTCTACGGGTCCTACTGCTTCTACAGGTCCTACGGGTCCTACAGGTCCTACGGGTCCTACTGGCGTTATCGGCCCTACTGGTCGTACAGGTCCTATAGGATATACTGGTGCCCTCTCTACTGGATCTACTGGAAGTACAGGGTCATCAATTATAGGTCCGACAGGTGCTACTGGTATAAGAGGACCTACAGGTATGACCAACTTGCCTCCCGCAACCTATTATGGTGACTATTTGTATTGGAACCCACCTCTAACTGCTTGGGTTATTGGATCACAAAGTATTAGTTTAGGTGCACATTCGGGAGAATTTAATCAGACTTTAAATTCAGTTGCATTAGGCTATCTATCTGGACAATATAATCAGGGAGGTCAATCGGTCGCTATTGGATATCTAGCAGGGCAAATAAACCAAAGTAACAGTTCAGTTGCTATTGGAGATAATGCTGGGGCAAATAATCAATCTAGTCAATCAATTGCTATTGGAAGTGGTGCTGCGAGTACTGGTCAGAGTGACTCTGCAGTTGCTCTTGGAGCTGGGGCAGGAAGTAATGCACAAAAAAAGAATGCAGTTGCTGTTGGGTATACAGCAGGTAATTTCAATCAAAACAGCGGCGCAATTGCAATTGGCAGTCAATCAGGACAAACAAGCCAAGGAGAATTTTCTATTGCAATAGGCCGACTATCTGCTCAAGATAGACAAGGTGTATTTTCTATTGCTATTGGTTATAATGCAGGCAATTTAATACAAAGTAGTAATTCAATTGCTATTGGAAATAATGCAGCGTCTTATCAACAAGGATCATTTTCAATTGCTATAGGTGTTCAAGCAGGATTTACACAACAAGGTCAATATTCAATTGCTATTGGTAATCAATCAGGGTGGTCACAACAAGGTCAATATTCAATTGCTATTGGCAATCAAGCTGGATACACCAAGCAACAATTAAATTCAATTTCTATAGGAAATAATGCAGGAGCTGAAAACCAGGGGTCATATTCAATTGCTATTGGTAATCAATCAGGACAAACAAACCAAGGCGCTAATTCAATTGCGATTGGTGTTCAATCTGGACAGTCAAACCAGGCATCTTATGCAATTGCTATTGGTTGGTATGCAGGAATAACAAATCAGGCTATATATGCAATTGCGATAGGAGCTCAATCAGGAGCCACTGGTCAAGGATCATATTCAGTTGGTATTGGATATTGGGCAGGAGCTCAACTGCAGGGGTCGGCTGCAGTTGCTATTGGTCATAGTGCTGGCTATACTAATCAAGGTCAATATTCTATTGCTATTGGTAAGAGTGCAGGTGCTGAATATCAAAATAGTGGTGCAATTGCAGTTGGTTATTATGCCGGTGCTTATAGTCAAAATAGTGGTGCTATTGCAATTGGATATAACGCAGCTACAACAAACCAAGGAAATTTTTCTATTGCGATAGGTCAACTATCTGCTCAAAATACACAAGGGGTGTTTGCTGTGGCTATTGGTTATAATGCAGGTAATTTAAGACAAGGTACTAGTGGAATTGCTATTGGAAATAATTCAGCATCTGTAAACCAAGGACAATTTTCAATTGCTATTGGATGTCAAGCAGGGATTTCACAACAAGGTCAATATTCAATTGCAATTGGTAATCAAGCAGGATATACCAATCAACAATTAAATGCAATTTCTATAGGAAATAATGCGGGAGCATATACTCAAGGGCAATATGCAGTTGCTATTGGTTATCAAGCTGGATACACGCAACAAGGTACCAACTCAATTGCTATGGGTGTTCAAGCTGGATATACCAATCAAGGGTCATATTCAATTGCAATTGGTAATCAAGCTGGATATTACGAACAAGATAATAATACAATTGCTATTGGATACAACGCAGGCGCATATACACAAAATCAGTATGCAGTTGCTATTGGTTATAATGCTGGACAATCAAATCAAGGGATGTATTCAATTGCTATTGGTTATAATGCTGCACAGACAAATCAGAATATTAATTCTATAGTTATAAATGCAAGCAGTGCAGCTTTAAATACCGCAACAGCAAGTGCTTTGTATATAGCTCCTATTAGAGGTATACCAATAGGCGGCGGCGGTGGAAATCAAGCGAATGCGAATTTTTTATTTTATAACTCAACTACAAAAGAAATATTATACAACACAACTGCAAAAACATTCGTTATTGATCATCCAAAAGACAAAAATCGTTATTTACTTCACGCCTGTTTAGAAGGTCCTGAATCAGGTGTATATTATAGAGGCAAAGGCGAAATTATAAATAACGAATATGTAGAAATAAAATTGCCTGATTATGTAGATAAATTAGCAAGCGATTTCACAATACAAATCACACCTATTTATTCAGGTACAAAAATAGATCAATTATATACATCTGAAGTACAAAATAACGCATTCTTTGTTTATGGTAGTAATACTAAGTTTTATTGGTTTGTCCAAGGCAAACGTGCAGATATAGAGGTTGAGCCGTTAAGAACAACCACAACAGTAAAAGGTACTGGTCCTTACAAATGGATATAACGTGAAATCATCGTGTAACTAATTATAATTCATTATAATTCATTATAATATCCAATAATTATGAAAATAATTATGAAAATAATTATGAAAATAATGATAAAAACATAAAAACATAAAAGAATAATGAAAAGAATTTTAGAAAAATAAATAATTTTAAATTATATATTAAAAATTATTTGTTCAATTATAAAATGGATTACAAGGAAAACAAAACTACAATTGTATCAGTTTACATTAATAATGTAAACCAACGCCCAGATAGATCATTAAATGACTATATTAAATATGGCGAGGTTTTATTAAAAGCAAAAATACCAAAAATTATTTTTGTTGATAGTGAAAGTTATGAAATAATTAAAGATTATGAAAATGAAAATACGAAAATTTTTGCTATTGAAAAAACAGATGTATATTTATATGAATATATAGATAAATTAGAAAACTTTAATTTATACACTAGTTATCCAGAAAAAGACACAATAGAATACATGTTTACTATGTGTAGTAAAACTGAATGGATAAAAAAAGCTATAGAATTAAATATATTTAATAGTATAAATTATATTTGGATGGATTTTAGCATAAGACATATTTTTAGATGTGACGATGATACATTTATCGCAAAGGTTGAAAATTTAAATGAAAAATTTTATGATTTAATAAGAATCGCTTCTATATGGAATTCAAATACACAATACAACGTAGATATTTATAGGAGTATAACTTGGTATTTTGCTGGTGGTGTATTTGGAGGCTATAAAGAAAATTTGTTACAATTTTCAGATATAATGAAAGAATATTGTTTAAAAATAATGAATGAACAAAAATTATTAATGTGGGAAGTAAATATATGGTATCTAATATATTTAGATTATCCTCATTTATTCCATTGCTACCCGTGTGATCATAATGATACTATTTTAGATCATTATTAAAATAATACACTAACAATAACAATATCAATATCAATAACAATATCAAAATGGTTTATTATCTAATTTATGTAAATAATATTTTAAATTCAATATAAAATATTATTTATAGCCTAGTAAATAATTATAAATTTTTAACAAAAATAAAAATATTAATTATATTTTAATATTTCTTCAATATATTTTTTATCATAAATTCCTATTTTAGTTGTTCTATCCCAAGTACTATAATTAATTAATACTCTCTCATCTTCAACTACCAAACTTAAACAATATTCAATAGGATTTTCTTCAAACTTAAATGGAGCTGAATATCTCAATAAGTTCATAGATTCATCAAAAACAGCAATTAAATGATAATAATGTCTAGGAGTCTCATAAGAGACTATGTGTAAAACAAACCAAATTTCAGTTTCTTCTATTTGTAATTCTATATTTCCATTATTTAAATATACATTAGTATCTTTCAATGATTTTTTATAATTAAACCCACAAGTGGATCCTCTAACCATATTAAATATTTTCGGCATTCCCTTGCTTTCAACTAGGCTAATTACATTCGTTTCTGCGTCTATTTCGCAAATTTGAAGCGGAGACCATTTATAAATTATGTTTGTCTTATCTTTATAATTTACATATACCCAATTTTTTTCACAATCAGAATTAGAGAAATTTGTGGACATTTCATTAGAAATTAGCTTACTACTAGTACTTACATCATATTTACCATTTACTATTCCTATTTTATTACTTTTATGATAACCAGTTCCTATAAATAGTAAGTCATCATTTTCATAAAATATACGTATATCTTCAATACCAATATATCTTCTATCTTCAAATTCAGTTTCTAACCACTTTTCACTAATAATTTCAAAGTTCTTTTTTAATTCATAGAACTTATTGTGAGTTATGATATATTTATCACAATTTAAATAACTTCCTCCATCATTTATAAAATAATTTACGTATCTCATATTCATTAAATAACCATCATTATTTTTATTTGGAACAAGACAACTAGAGGAAGAATTAAAAGTAATGTATTCTTCGTTTATATTTTTTGTAACTGCGCTAGTTAAATTTATAGTTTTTAAAGATTTTAAAACAAATTTATAAAATTTCATATTAGTTAACAAATTAGTGTTTGTATTATGATCATTTGAATTATTCAAAACCGCAATGATCTCATCATTGATATTTTTAACATTATTGTAATATGATATAATAGTATATTCATAATATAATTTGTAACTATAAATATCATTATGTAAAAACAAAAAAGAATCTCGGTTTATTTTTTTATCAAGTATTCTTTTAGCCATAAAATAAAACATCTCAGATAGTTTTTGTTTTGACACTAATCTATAATGCTGAATTATTTCATATAGATTTTCTAATCTATCTGGTAAACAATTATATCCATTTAACCATTCTATAACAGCTTCATCCATTTTGTTTAAACTTTTATAACATAGGCCAATTCTATAATAACTATACCATATTTCTTGTTGCCAACCACCTAATTCAATTCTTTTCTTGTATGTTGAAATAGCTTCATCGTGCCTTCCAGTATCATAATAACTATTAGCCAAATAAAAATGATATCTTTCATTATTTGGTTCATTTTTAATACCTTCTGTAAGTAATGCAATATCTCTCTCGTATTTATTTGTTTTACATCCTCCATCCCCCAAATCTAAAATAAATAATTGATCTTTAGTTAATTCTTTATTAACTGTATTTGGCGGTGATGATACATATTCGTGTGTCACAGAAAGATATTTAAATAAACCATTATTTTTAACAATTCTTACATTTTGATAATAAAAATCATCGTTTCCTTGTAAAATATTAAATGTATCTGCAGTACTTAATATATTTTTATCAAAATTTTTAATATCTAATTTCATATCAGCATCCATTAATAATATATAATCTGACATATTCATACAAGATTGCATAGCAAAATTTCTATTATGTGCAAAATTTTGAAAGGGTTCGCAAACAATAGTTCCTGGTATGTTTTTTTTAGAGAAAAAACTGGTAATTACATCTATTGTGTTATCAGTGGATCCTGTATCACATATACAATAAGTATCTATAATAGATGAAACAGACTCTAACATTCTTTCTATAATTGCGCTTTCATTTTTAACTATCATATTCAAACATAATGTGGGAGGTTTATTCAAATTACTATCATCTGGATTTGACATTTTGTATAAGTATTACATTCTATTTTTAAGTTAATTATTATAATTATTTTAATTTATTATAAAAAATATAGAATAGAATAAAATTATATTATATAAATATAATATGGCTTGTACAAGATTTTATTATGATCAATGTAGAACAAAAAAACAACTACAACAATCTACAGATCCAGGTAGATGGGTTTTGAATGTTCCAGGGAATGGATCAAACCCTTGTTATATTCAAGATCCTCAAATAATTATCCAAAAATGGGGAGGTAATTTGAGAACAAATACAATTAATCTAGAGAGCGAACTTTTAGGAGTTAATAGGCATCTAAGCAGAGACTGTTTAGGAAAAGATAATTATACTAATTTTAATGTTTCTAGTGAAGCAATAACATATCCTACTTGCAATAATTTGTATACTGATCAATCTAGAGCAACTAACCCAGCTTGGTGGTATAGAGATTTGGAACAAGTTGACTGGTATTATCCACCATTAAATCCTCAAGAAAATACTTGCCTACCATTTCAAAATAATTTAAGTACAAGAATTTTAGAAAAAGATTATTTTACACCAAAGAGGGATTGTGTTATTAATGAATCAAATAATCAATTACCATCTAGTTACAACTTGATACGTGGTGGATATATTGCAGGTCCTACGATATGCACACAAACAAATTCGTGTGCATCAACTAAAAATAGTTAATTGTATACTATATATTTTTTATAAAATAATTTAGATTATTATGTCATCTTTTTAAATTAAAAATATAATACTCTTATATATAAATATGGAATTAGCAATCCCTTTAATAGCATTAGGTGGTATGTATGTAGTATCAAATCAACCGTCTAATAATTCTAATGATAAAAAAACTATAAAAAAAAATCCACAAGAAAATTTTACAAATATGGGAAGTAAACCAAATTATTTACCAAATACAAATATTCCTCCTCAAAATTTTCCTGTATCAAATTTGAATCAATTAGTAGATACAGTTCAACAATATCCTAATCCAAATACAGCAACTGATAAATATTTTAATCAAAATCTATATGAACAAAAAGTTAGAAATGGAGATACTGTTGGACAAAATCCTCAAAGTATTTTTTCTTTAACGGGTAATTACTTGGACTCACAACAATTTAAACACAATAATATGGTACCATTTAATGGTGGGAAAGTGAGAGGAAATACTTATCATTCAAATACAAGTGAAACTATTTTAGATAATATGATAGGTTCTGGTTCTCAAGTTATAAAAAAAATAGAACAAGCCCCATTGTTCAAACCTGAAGAAAATATGAGTTGGGCATATGGAACACCTAATCAAAGTGATTTTTATCAATCTCGCGTGAATCCAGGAATGAAAAATAATAATGTAAAACCTTTTGAAACTGTTATGGTTGGACCTGGTTTAGATAAAGGCTATTCTGTTAACGGAACTGGAGGTTATAATTCTGGTATGGAAGCTAGAGATAAATGGTTACCATATACAGTTGATCAAATGAGAGTTGCTACAAATCCTAAATTAGAGTATGAATTAATTAATCATGAAGGTCCTGCAAATTCATACATAAAAAATGCAGCTTCTACTCAGACATTAGGAAGAGTTGAAAAACAAAGACCAGATACATTTTTTATAAATACACAAGACCGTTGGTTAACCACTACAGGAGCTGAAAAAGGGGAAACCTTGAGACCCCTTCAAGAAATGGGGATTATTAAAAGAAATGATATTGTAACTGATTATGCAGGTCCAGCTGGTCCGGCAGATAGAAAAGCTGCTTATGCTCCTGAAAACTTTGAAGCTAGTAAGCGCAATCAATTATCTGCATTAAATGTCAATCATTCATCTGCTATAGGTAAAGGTCCTAATAGTGAAAGTGATGCATTTATTCGTAGTTATACAAATTACGCAAATCACAGATCTACTATAAAACAGCCAGATACACATAGAAGTGGATTTAGTGGTGCTATTGGAGCAGTTATTGCCCCATTAATGGATATTTTAAGACCGTCGCGCAAAGAAGAAACCGTTAATAATGTTCGTATTTATGGAGAAGCAGGTAGTACAGTTCCAAGTAACTATGTAATAAATATGAATGATACAACACCTACGACTATTAAAGAAACTACCCTTTACTCACCTAATTTTAATATTAATAATCAAAAAGAAAGTATGTATGTGAATAATTATAGTTCGCCTGATTTAACCCAGAGAGATACAACAAGTACTCAGTATTATACATCTGCAGGCGGTTATGCTACTGGTTATGGTGATATGAATTATGAATCGGCTTATAGACAGCACAACAATGATATTAAGTCATCTACTATTGCGAACAGAGCAAATCAGGGAGGTATGCAACTATTTAATCAAGAGATGAACGTAAATATAAGTAAAGAAGATGTAAATAGATATGACGGCAGAATGAATCCAGCATATTCTGTTTTAAGTGGTCTCCCTCCTTCTGTATCAACATATGGTGCTATAAATGCTCCTCAATATTATAATGAATGTGCTGGATGTGATCGTATTCAACCAGATATTCTTAATGCTTTCAGAAGCAATCCATACACACATTCTTTAACAACGTCTGTATAATTTTACACTCTATAAAGATTAAAATGATACAAAATAATATAAAGTTATTATTTTACATATATTAAATGGAAGAAAAACATACCTATTTTCTCAAAACAGATGACAATAAAGTTATTAATGAAGAATACATAAAATGGGTGAAAAAAATGGGGGACTGTTTAGAGGTTTGCACGAAATCAATTGGTTGTAATGGATACGGAGACACACATAGGATATGCAAATTAAATAATCTAGATAGTTACAATAAGCTTAATAAATTTTTTGACTAATTATTCCGTTACTATTTTTAATAATGTATACTAATATCTAATATATAAAATATAATATACCAAATATATTACATTTTATCGTATATAAAAAAACTAATTAAAGATAATTATAAATGATAATATAATGTTAAAAATAGGTTATCCTATATGTGCTCAAAGTTTTAAACAATGGTATTTATCTAATGAGCACTTTAAAAAAATATATTATAGTTTAGGATCACCTACACCATTTGATGTATCATTAAGAGATGGACTACAAAGTTTATCAATATCTAAACAAGAAAATTTTTCTTTAGAAAAAAAAATAGAATTATATAATAAAATTTCAGGTTTTTATAAACCAAAAAATATAGAAATAGGTTCTATTATTTCTGAAAAAGTTTTACCCATATTTAAGGATACAATTGAATTAAACAAATATATTTATGATTATTGTAAAAACTATGAAACGAATTGTAATAATTTTGTTTTAATTCCTAATCAACAAAAGTTGTTAAAAGTTATAAATTACAAGGAGTTCACAAACTTTTCATTTATTACTTCCGTATCAGATAGTTTTCAAAGGAAAAATACTAAAATGTCTTTACAAGAAAATGATAAAGAACTAATAAATATGATGTATTTGTTAGACGATCATCAATGTCATATACATCCAAATGTGAAACTATATATCTCTTGTATAAATGAATGTCCAATTGAAGGAAAAATTGATAATGATTTTATAGTTAATAGAATATTAAATTTAAATAAAAACTTAAATCCTTCTACTATCTGCTTATCTGATACTTGTGGTAGTTTAACCCCTGATGATTTTGAATATATAGTAGACACTTGTAATTATTTTGGTATTCCGTTTTCCAAAATATCTTTACACCTTCACGTTAGAAAAGATAGAGAAATTGATGTAAAAACTATTATTCATATGGCTTTAGATAGAAAAATAATAGACTTTGATGTATCTATTTTAGAAACAGGAGGTTGTTCTGTAACTATGGAAAAAACAAAATTAACACCAAATCTTACATATGATATGTACTATAAATGTTTGGTTGATTATATTATTAAATTAGCAAACAAATAACGCGCAAATATGTAAAAATTATTCATTAATTTCATATACGTTTGTTATATAATCTTGCTCGCAAAACCAAGGGTCATCTGTTTCTGCTGTAATTAAGTATTTTTTATTGTTAATTTCAATTACACTGGTTGGATCACATATATTTTTTGAATTATCAGGTTGTTCAATATCAAAATGCAATATTCTAGGTAATTTATTACTATCAAAATATACAATCCATTTAAAAATGTCGTGTTTTAAAATATTATCTTTTATATATGTTCTATGACCATAACCATAATATTCATTATCATTTAATTTATAACCAGGAGTTCCACCCCTATATTCACAATTATAATTACTCTTATCATCATTAACTTCTATTTTTGTAATATTTCCATTTTCTATATCAAACGTATATAATTCAAATGGTTTTATATAATGTATAAAATATAATGTATTGTTATGATTTATAAAGGAAATATTTTTCCCTGAAATATTAATTTTTATGTATTTTATAATATCATAGTCAATCAAATACATATCATTCAAATAATTATCTAACACATATATTTTATTGTTATATTCAAAACATCGTGGATCTTCACCTTTCAAAATAATATTATTGTCTTCAATTATATCAAAGTTATTATCTAAAGTGATTTTTTTTATAAATCTGTCTTTCGAATAATGACTTCTTCCAAAACCAATAATTTCATCGTTTTTCTTTATTAATGAATAAAAAATAGAGTTTTTAGTTGTATTAATTCTTTTTATAAATGACAATTTCATATATATTATATTTTCAATGAGAAAAAAATATAATGTATTTTATAATATAAAAATATAAAAACACAATTGAACATATATTAACCTCAATTATGTTATTAAATATTCATCAGAATATAAAGGATAAACTAGATTATTTTCAAAGTATTCACAAAATACCAAATATAATTTTTCACGGTCCATCTGGTAGCGGTAAAAGAACGATTGTAAATGATTTTATTCATACAATTTATAATTTTGATAGGGAAAAAATTAAATCTTTAGTTATGTATGTTAATTGTGCACACGGTAAAGGTATCAAATTTATTAGAGATGAATTAAAGTTTTTTGCAAAAACTCATATAAATTCAAATGGAGGGGATACATTTAAAAGTATTATTCTATTAAATGCCGATAAATTAACAATGGATGCACAATCTGCTTTACGTAGATGTATTGAGTTATTTAGTCATAATACACGTTTTTTTATTATAGTAGAAGATAAATATAATTTATTAAAACCAATTTTGTCAAGGTTTTGTGAAATATATGTACCAGAAACAATAATAAATGGTAATATTGTAAATCTTTACAAATATAATTTAAATGAAACATTTGATATGAAAGATATAAAGCAAAATAGATCAGATTGGTTAAAAAAAGAATTAACTAAGTATATAAATAAAAAACTTAAATTAGAAGATTTAATATTATTATCTACAAAATTATATGAAAAAGCATACTGTGGACTGGATATATTACATTTATTAGAGAATAAGAGTTTTATTGATTCCAAAATTAAAATAGATAAAAAATATGAATTATTAATTTCATTTAACAAAGTAAGAAAAGAGTTTAGAAATGAGAAATTGTTAATTTTATTTATTTTAAACTTTTTATTTTTGAGTTCAGATTTGTGTTTAGAAAATATAAGTTTTATGTAAATGGATGATTTTAATGTTAGTTCTCTTCATGAATCAAAAAACGAATGGGGTGCAAGATTAGTTACTATATTAACACCTCTTATTATCGATGGATATAAATCTATATTAGATGAGGCTGTTAAATTGTGTAAAGAAAATAACGAAACAGAAAAATACTTGATGACATTTCAAAATTTTATTTCAAGAATTCCAAAATGGAATCCAATTATTATTGAAAATGAAAGAAAGCGTATTTGTGAAAAATCTGGATGCAATTATTTAGAGGACTTAGTTACGTGTGTTCATATTATTCAATTAAAAGTGTTAACTTCTATGAGAGTTGGACAAAAACAAAAAAAAATTGATATAACCGTCCCTAAGTTAGATCAATTTATTCATAATATTTATATAAATGTTGCTAGAAAGCTATATAAAAATGTATATTTATTTGAATTAAATATTCCTCCTCTTCAAATACAAAAACATAATAGAGAATTAGAGATTATAGTGCAAGAATGTATATTAAATACTTTAAGGGAAAGCATTCCGGTTGAGTCTATTTTAAAAGCATATATGGATGAAACAGTAGAGGAAGATGTAATTGAAGAAATTAAAGAAGAAATTATAGATGAACCAGTTGAAAACTCTGTTTCTGAAAATATAAATAATAACCAATTACAAAATGACAGATCTAATAGACTTAGTTTCAACGATATAGATTACGTAAAGGATGATAACAATAATATTATTTCAATTGAAGCCCCCAAAAATATTGAAAGATTAGAAACAATTAGCGAATTAAGATCAAAAGAGAGACATTTTGAAGATTCTGACGATGAATCTGAGAAAAATAATTTTAAATTAAATATTTCTGATGAATCTTTTGATTTAAATTCAATGGATCTGAATCATATTGAAGAACCTACAATTGATTTAATACCTGATTTATTAATTGATGACATTGAAATTTTAGATTAAAATGCGTAAAATTATTTATAAGAATGTATTTTACTATTTTAAATGGATAATGTATTTATAGTTGCAGGCATTATTTCGTTTACATTTATAATAACAAAATTTATTGAAATGAGATTTATTGAAAAAGAAAATAAACCTTTAAAATTACTTATTAGAGATGCTTTATTAGTATATTTTAGCGTAATATGTGGTTATTTTATTTTTGATCAATTAAACCCGATTATAATAAATGGTGTAGAAGGAAATAAAATTACTCCAGTATTTACAGATAACCCTGAATTTTAGTATAAAATAATAATCTTTATAATTATCATTATTATTTTACTATCTCCCAGTCCAAACTTTAACAACTATTTTTGGTAGCTTACCTTTCTTAATATCATTCATATATTCTTTATAAGAATATCCCCATTTTTGATATTCCATAATATTTCCCAACAATGATTTTCTATTTATTATTTTTTTATTTTCAGTGAAAAAAATTGCACCAAAAATCCTCTCTAAGCAACACCGGTCCTTTCTGCATTGTACTTGAGTAACCAATCTCACTATATTATACTTCATATTTAAAAAAACCAAAAATTCGTGATTTATATAACTTTGAACACCAAAACATCCAAACCATTTGTCATTAGGCATAGTAATTATACTATTATTATTTATTTTTTGTTGAATTCCAATATTGTTATTTAATAGATTTACTAGCCTAAGCGTGTTATTAACATTTTCTTTATCTGGATAAAAAAACCATAAGGGTAAAACACGTATTCCTAATAATTTATCAAAATCATATTTTGCGTGAAAAAATACGCTATCGTGTAAAATAACTGCATTTTTAAAAAATTTATTTTTCAAATAATAATAATATGGTAATAATTCTCCTCTGCCTTTAAATTCAGAGTTTATTATAGTAATGTTCTTGTGATCAAACTCCGCAACTATAAATTCAGGTTTGCTATTATCATCTATAATAACAATTTGTGTTAAAGGATAAAAAGTATTTAATAGTTTTACAGAATTATTCCAATATTTATTTGTTAATTCCGAATTAACGTGTCTAGTTATTATAAAACCATAATTATCCATATTTTATATAAATATTTATAAAATATTATTAAATAACAAATTACATAATTATTTAATAATGAAATACTAAAATAATAATATAAAAGATAGTGCTAATATAAATGAAATAATGATACCAGATTGTACATTAGTTACAGGATGTTTTAATTTAACTGATATATATCCCAAATCAAGAGGATTAAATGAATGTATTAATGAAATGAAACCAATATTAGAAATTAATTGTTATTTAGTTATATTTGCTGATTCCAAATGCATGGATGAAATCAGAAAATATAGAACTAATTTAAATTTAAACGATATTACATACTATGTTGAAATAGAACTACAAGATTTTACATATTATAATTATGTTGAAACCATAAGACAAAATAGAGAATTATATCATCCAACAAAAGATGAAAGAACGTGTCCAGAATCTCACTTAATATGTTGCAGTAAATTTGATTTTGTTTTACAAGCTATGAAATTAAATCCATTTAATACAAGTAAATATGGATGGCTTGATGCAAATGTTAAGGATAATTTCTCAAAGATCTGTAAAAATTATACAAAAAATACTATCATTGATATTTTAAACAACGTTACAGATAAATTTCATATAGAAGTTTTAAATGTATGTGATAAAAAATATAAAAATATAGAAAATAAGAGGGAATATTATCAAACATACAGATACGTTGTGTGTGGTGGGTTATTTACAACTGGAAAAATAATTGGTGAAAAAATTTTAAAGAGATTATGTGAAATTTTTGTAGAAACTACCAAACAAGGGTATGGTCACGGTGAAGAAATGTTTTATCTGGAAGTGTTAGATGAGTTTTATGATGATATAGAGAGAAGTTATGGAGATTATCATATTATTTTAAATAATTTTATATATCCTACAAAAGAAATAAATTATATAATAAATTATATATTAAATAAATACATTCATTACGGATATTATAGAGAATGTTATGATGCTTGTAATAAAATATTAAACGGTTTAACAAATGATACAGAAATTATCTGCAGTGATGACGAGTATTTTACTATAGTACTAAACCTATATATATCTTCTTGTTATTATAAACCAGATAAATCAATTAATATATTAAATACAATTTATGAATTAATACATAAAAACGAATACATACAAAATAAGTACAATAATAATAAATTGTACTATGATTCTAAATTTAAATTCGCAGAAGATTTAAAAGAGAAATATGATATAATTCTGTGTGTATTTGGTTGTCCTACGATTGAAAAATATAAAAACCAAATATTAAAAATTAACGAAACTTGGGGAAAAATAGCAGATTCATTACCTAATATTAAATTGTTATATTTTTTTGGAGAAGAAAAAACTGAATTAATTGATGATAATAAATATATTTATTTGGATGGTGTAGGTAATGATTATTTATCATCGTCTTATAAACACAATTTAGGGTTGAAATATATTTTTGAAAATTATAATAGTAAATTTGTATTTGTATGCGGCACAGACACGTATATTAATATTTATAAATTATTAAATTATACAAAACAACTAAATGAAGATGACAAATTATTTATAGGAGGACACGGAGATTATAGATTAATTGATAATAAAAATTATTACTTTCATTCAGGTGCAGGGTATATTCTTTCAAAAGAGTGCTTAAAATATTTATATCCACAATTATCTACTATTACTGATCTATGGATAAATAAATGTAAAAATGATGGGTTGCCCGACCATTTAATAACGGGTTGCGATGTATGTATTTCATATTATTTACAAAATAAAAATTATCTCACAGATGATACTATCATAAAACGTAATGATTTATTTGCAGGTTGTAATTATGTAGGATGTCATAGTTACGGTATTTGCTGTGGAGAAAAAATTAAAAAAGAAGACATTATATCTTGTCATTTTATGACTTTATCTGATTTTGACGTTTTTACAGAATTATTAAATCAAAATAACTACTTTGTTTCTAGTGAAAACTATGTAGAAGAAAAAGTTGTTAAGGTTGAAAATGAAATATATAAAAATAGTATAAACTACATAAAAAATAAATATGAGGTTTTGTGTAATACTTGTGGTGATATAAACGAACATTTACCAACATTGAACAAGTATGCAATGGATTGTGAAAGCATATTAGAATTAGGAGTAAGAGGTTGTGTATCTAGTTGGGCCAATTTATATGGTTTAATAAATAATAAAAAAGATAAAAAATTGTTATTTTTAAATGATATTTCTCCTTGTCCTGTAGACGAATTATTGAATATAACAAAAGAATTAGATTTTGTGCAAATTAAATATGAATGGGTGAATGATTTACATTTAACATTTAATGAACCAACCACATTTGATTTAACTTTTATTGATACGTGGCATGTTTATCCTCAACTTAAAGGTGAATTAAATAAATTTAGCAAAATTACTAATAAATACATAATTATGCACGATACAGAAGTTGATGGTATTTATGGAGAAACCATACGTAATGGATGGAATCCTTTTCAACAGTCACAAGAAACTGGTTTTGCGGTTAATGATATAACTTGTGGTTTAAAAAGAGCGATAGATGAGTTCTTATCAGAGAATAATGATTGGAAAATTAAAGAAATATATACAAATAACAATGGTCTTACTATTTTACAAAAAATATAATAACATCTAGTATTTCATAAATTAGAAAAAATCATAATATAATTTGTTATATTATGATTGTGTATGCAAGTATTTTATGCATATGTAATTTTATATATGTAATTTTTATATATGTAATTTTTATATATAAACTGGTATTTTATCAATATTTATTACATCTTTTGGAATATCCCCTGTAAAATTGCTGTATGCTTTAAAGACATCTCTTTCTAATTGTGCTTGAGGAGTATGGTTGTGTACGCATCTTGCGATCATTTTATATAATTTAAATTCCGGATATCTATCTAATCCATTATTTTTATATAACATATTTATGCCTTTATCATCAATGCACCACTCAAATATCAAATTTTTTACAGGATCTTTTATATACTCTGTTATGTTATCTAAATCTTCTATTACATAATCAAAAATGGAACAAGCTAATCTACAAATATCAAAACTAGGATTTGGTTCTAATCTAGGTTTATTTTCATTAAAATAAGGCTCCGTATTATATTGAGTACAAGCATCTCCTCCAGTTTGATAACTATCACTACAAAACAGTTTTCCATTAAATCTATAAATACTTCTACCAAAGTCAATTATTTTAAAAATTCTACCAAATGTTGGTACTTTATAATATATATTTTTGTAACAATAATAAATGAATTTATTATTTGTATAATTATACATAACATTATTTGTATGTAGATCATTGTGCGTAAAAGAAAATGCTTTTTGATATGTAAGTAGTATCATAATAATTTGCATAAATGCAGAAAGCCATTCTTCATTTGTTAATTCATTTGATAAGATTAAATCATCAAAAGTATTTTCACAATATTCCATAGATATTAATTGTATAGGAAACGCAGGAATAGTTACATTTATAATTTCTTCTTCATATGAGCTATCATCGCTCTCCCATATACTGCTTTCATCATTTTCGCCATTTTCGCCATTTTCGTCATTTTCATCATTTTCGTCATTTTCGCCATTTTCAATACTACTATTAGTAGTATAAGAGGATCTTGAAGAACACGTGCTATTAGATTTTAATGTGAATTTATTTTCATCTTTAATATTGTCTGTATTATTAGTTAAATCCATTAAATCACTACAAGTAATTTCTTTTAAATCAATTGTATTACTTTTATCTGTTTCAAATATATCTTCAAATATTTCAGAATTGAATGAATGTATAGATATATTTGAGTTAGCGCTAGAATTGTGTTGTATTTTTATGGGAGCTAATTTAATATTGTCATTTTGAAATAAATGACTATAATCGTCAATAGTAAATAATGTGTTTTTATTTTTATTAAAAAATTCGGAACTATTCAAATAATCTATGTCATCAAAAACATTGATCGTAAAATTATTTTTAATTCCTAAAAATGACCCATAGTAATCAACTCCGTGTATAAAGTTATATTCATTTAATAAACAACTTGTTAAATAAATAAAAAACCCATCTACATAAGCAGAATTGTTTTGGTCTATAAATTTGGGGTTGCAATTTGTTTCATCTGATTTATGATCGGGTAATTTAAAAAGAGTTATATCATTAGTATTATATTTTCCAATTAAATATTTATAAGGGTCTAATAATGGTGCCATTTTAAAAAATACATTTTTTTCTTTTCTTTTGTTGTTGTTATTGTTTTTAATTGTACAATTATAAACATTTAATAATTCTTCATTTTTATTATTAACATGTGAAATATATGATTTATGATTTAAGTTTATACTATTATAATTCGTTTCATTCAATGCGAAAAATTTATTATAAATAGGAATATAGTTTTGTATTTTAGAGAGAAAAATATGATTTGGGTTTTCTAAACTTTTAAAAAGTTCAATATTTTTCCTTTTTTGATAATTTATATTAATCATTATTAGGTAAATATATAAATTATATTTAATTCTAACTCATAATTAATAATTAATAATTTATAATTAATACTTTATAGTTTATAAATTAAATATATATAGTTAATTCAAATTATACCAGTTTGCGTAAAATGTAGCAATATTTATTTTATAAAATAAATATAAAGAATGACATTAGAATTAAAAAAATTTGATATGAAAAACATTAGCTTTAAACCCAATGAAAATAAAGGTCCGGTGATCGTGTTAATTGGTAAGCGTGATACGGGTAAATCCTTTTTGGTAAGAGATTTGTTGTATTATCAACAAGAAATACCGATTGGTACTGTAATATCTGGTACAGAAGAAGGCAATGGTTTTTATGGTAAAATGGTGCCAAAATTGTTTGTGCATAATGAATATAATACGGCAATTATTGAAAATATATTGAAAAGGCAACGTACAGTACTCAAACAAATTAAAAAAGAAATGGACACGTATAAACGTAGCACAATTGATCCTAGAGCATTTGTTATATTAGATGATTGTTTATATGATAATACTTGGGCAAGAGATAAAATGATGCGTTTATTATTTATGAACGGCAGACATTGGAAAATAATGCTGGTTATTACTATGCAATATCCTCTAGGAATACCACCAACACTTCGTACAAACATAGATTATGTTTTTATTCTTAGAGAGAACTATATAGCAAATAGAAGAAGAATTTATGAAAATTATGCAGGAATGTTTCCAACATTTGAATCTTTTTGTCAAGTAATGGATCAATGTACAGAAAATTTTGAATGTTTAGTTATTAATAATAACTCAAAATCAAATAAACTACAAGATCAAGTATTTTGGTATAAAGCAGATAATCATAATGATTTTAAATTGGGATCAAAGGAATTTTGGGAATTGTCAAAGGGGTTGAAAGATGACGATGAAGAAGAACAATACGATCCTAATTCTATGAAAAAACGTGGTGCTGGACCAAAAATTAGTGTAAAAAAAGCTAACAAATGGTAAAACTATTTTACGTTAAAAATAATAATTGTGGGAATAAATTTATACTAAAAATGCGTTGTCTAAATTACTATTTAAATATTTAATAATTATAAATAATATGTGTGGTATTTTTGGAATTGTATTAACTCAACCTGATAATGTATATGATTTAGTAATAAATGGACTTATTCAACTTCAAAATAGAGGATATGATTCGGCAGGTATATGTATATTAAAAAATAATGAATTTATAGTTAACAAATATGCATCTACTAATGAAATTGATGCAATAGAAAAACTTTCAGAATTAAAATTAGGTTTCAATAGTGAAAATAATGATAATATTTTTTTCGGAATAGGACATAATAGATGGGCTACTCACGGAATTAAAAGTAATATAAATGCACATCCTCATTTATCAAATAATAAAAGATTTGTCATTGTCCATAATGGTATAATTGAAAATTATAATGAATTAAAAATAAAATTAATTAATTTGGGTTATCATTTTTTCTCTCAAACAGATACAGAGGTAATAGTAAATTTGATTGAATATACTTACAGTATTTATAAAAATGTATTTGAAACTATAGAAAATACAATTAAAGAATTAAGAGGTACTTATGGTGTAATAATTCAGAGCCTTGATCATCCTACAAAAATGTTTTGTGTAAGAAACGGTTCACCATTATTGATTGGTCAAAGTGAAGATAGAGTAGTTATTACTTCTGAACAAAGTGGATTTTGTAATATGGTAAATAATTATATAACTTTACACAATGATGATATATGTATAATAGAAAAAATAGATAGCTCAATTCGTCTTACTACAAAACATATATATCCAAATAAAAAAATATTTAATTTAGACTCGGAATTATCTCCATACCCTTATAAACATTGGACATTAAAAGAAATTAATGAGCAGCCAAATATAGTTTTAAATTCCATCAATAAAGGAGGCAGAATTAAAAATAATTCAGAAGTAAAACTAGGAGGTTTAGAACAATACAAAGACTCTTTGAAGGGTATCCAAAATATTATATTATTGGGATGTGGAACTTCTTACTTTGCTGGATTATATGGAATGTACTTTCTTAAACAAATGTGTAATTTTAACACAGTGCAAACGTTTGATGGTGCTGAATTTGATGTTAATGATATTCCCAAGGTTGGTCAAACCGCATTTATATTAATATCTCAGTCTGGAGAGACTAAAGATTTACATAGATGTATAGAAATATCAAAAAACAATAATATAATGACAATAGGCATTATAAATGTGGTTGATTCTTTAATAGCACGAGAAGTAGATTGTGGTATATATTGTAATTCAGGTAAGGAAGTGGGTGTAGCATCAACTAAGTCATTTACAAGCCAAGTGACTTGTTTATCAATGCTTGCAATATGGTTTGCAGGATTACACAATATTAATGAAAAGAAAAGGAGTAAAATGATATGTGATTTACATAATTTATCAAATGATATACAAATTACAATAGATACTTGTAAAGATCAAGTTATAGAAATAGCTAAAAAAATAAATAGTAATAATATGTTTTTACTTGGAAAAGGTAGTGATGAGTATATAGCAAAGGAAGGCTCCTTGAAAATAAAAGAGATTTCCTATATACATTCAGAAGGCTACTCTGCTAGTTCTTTAAAACACGGGCCTTTTGCATTATTAGATGAAACACTTCCAGTAATATTATTTAATTTAGATCAAAATCATAGGAATAAAATATTAAACTGTTATCAAGAGGTTTCTTCAAGAAGTTCACCAATTATATTTATTACTAACGATAAAAATATTATGGATGAATTATCTTGTGAAATTATTTATCTTCCAGAAAATAATAGTTACGCCTCTTTATTAGGAATAATTCCCATTCAATTATTAGCTTATTATTTATCAATAAATAAAGGAATTAATCCAGATAAACCCAAAAACCTAGCAAAGGTTGTTACAGTAGAGTAATATTTATATTTAGTATTGTAATTTACGTAAAATAAATTACAATAATTTTCTTTATTTTAGAAATTGTATAGAACACTTCTAAGAAAATACAAATAAATGGGCGTTTGAAATGAGAAAAGGATTAAAATGTATAATCAAAATTTTCAGTTATTAATTTATGTATAAATTCATCATCTTTTTTTAAGGCAAAACAATTTGACCAAAATTTAACATCTTCATATACTTGATTCCAATATTCATCATTTACTTTGAATAATTTTTTTGTTCCAATTCTATAAGTATCAAATCCATTATTTGATAAAAAATCTACAATATCTTTCATAGGATTTTTTATTCCTGGACCTCTAATATCATCCAAACAGTCACTACATTCAAAAATTATATATTTTGTTTTAGATAAATATTTTTGAAACCCTTTTAGTACATTCCCATCATTGCCTTCCGTATCTATTTTTATAAATTTAATTATAACATTTTCGCCGACAAATTCTGCATCCAAAATATCATCTAATTTGTTAACTTCAACATCACATATTTTAGATCCACCTCCTCTTAATCCTGCAATTTCGTTACCAGTGTAGTTATATGCTAGGTCTTTCCAATTATACAAAGATGTTGTAGAGGTTTCATTTGAAATACAACATTTAAATAATTTTATAGTTGGATCGTTATTTATTCTTGGTTCAAGACTTGTAATATTAGCAGGGTTCGGCTCAAAACATAAAATAGTCCTGTTATTTTCTCTACAGATTTCGTTAATATTTTGAATATAATTACCTACACAACAACCTACGTCAATACCAATAATTTTTGTATTATGCTCTTCAATTGTCTGCATATATTTTTTTAATCCTACAAGTAATTTATCGTGAGGAGTTTCACCCATAAATTCAATTTTATTTTCCAAGTAATATTCACCTAATTGATTTTTATTCATTTAAATAGTTTAAACATAATATTTTTATATAATTTTAACTTGAAATATATTATATAAAAATGTATTTAACAAAAACTATCTACTACATATAATTCTGTATTATCACTATAACCATCTCTCTGTTTTCCTATTCTATTTATAAAATAATACCAATTATCTTTTGGTTGTATACCCTTCCAAACTTGATCATTCGCATAATGCCAATGTTGTCTTGATGACTCTAACAAAGGAGTTGACCATTCATATAGATGAATTAGCTTATCATAATAATTTTTATTAACTATATAGCCCGATGCAGTTTGTCCTTCTATAATTTTGTTAATAAAATCATATTCAGTATTTTCATACTTAAGTACATTATGAGATATCATACATATATCAAACGGTATTTTTAAATCAAAAAAGGTAGACAACATACTTTCAAATTCTTCTTTTGATACAACAAATTTAAAATCATCTTCTAAAATCAATACATTATCATAGTTTCTCTCTTTAGCTATTTTTAAAACAGCTAAATGTGAAAGACTGCAACCTAAAATACCAAACCCAGGGGTTTCAAACGCCTCAAATCTTTCGTATTCTAAGTTATAATTATTTAACTCTTCTTCAATTAATTCTCGCCTATCAGTGCGTTTTTTTAAGTTAATGTAAAAAATTTTACAAATATTATTTGACATTATATTTGTAAATATAGTTATAAGTTTATATATTTTATTTTATAATATTATTATTCAAAATTATTACACCTTTTAATATTTCAAATGCCGATTACAATTTCCTATTAATTTATATATTATAATTATATGATAAAAATATTAGTTTTAGGAGATAGTCACGGAGAAGTTTTTAATTATTGTAATGAAAAACAACAAAATATATATTTTGAAGCTGTTATAGTTGGAGGTGCTACAGCACAAGGTTCTGTAAACCCAAATAGCATTACAAATGCTTTAAATGTATTTAAAGAAAAATTAAATGATATTAAAAATAATAATTTTAAATATATAATTATAAATTTAGGTGAGGTGGATTGTGGCTTTGTTATATGGTATCGTAAAAATAAATACAATATTGGTATTGAAGACCAATTAAAAATTACAACTGATAATTTATTTAATTTTATAAATTTAGAAATACTACCTCACTTTGAATCCTCAAAAATTATAATAAATGGAAGTGTATTGCCTACAATTAAAGATAATACAGATAAAAAATATTTAATAGGCGCAAGAAGTGAAATCGTTGTATCACAAATAGATAGGACTGAATTGACAATAAAATATAATAACATATTAAAAAATTATTCTTTGATAAATGGATATAATTATATGGATATAACTAATTATATTTTAGATAATGAAACTAAAGTTGTTAATACAATATTTTTAAATAAAAATATATTTGATCATCATCTTGATAATGAAAATACATATAACTTATGGCTATGTGAATTATATAAAATAATTGGCATTTGAAATGTTAAAAAGTCTAAGAAGATTTTGTATTTGCTTTATTAGCAAATGGACCACTAACTAATTTACTTTGGCCGTGATCAGTATTACCTATAACAACATTTTCGCCTTCAAATAATTCCATACAAATATCTGCAGTAGAAATATTCTCTTGGTTTTGTAAAGAAATTTCCTGTGTATTAACATTATTAATACCGATTAAATTACCATTAGCATCTATAGTTTGCGATAAAGTGTTACCAGACTTTTCTGCATTTTTAATATTTTCATCAATAGCCTTTTGTTTAGCTTCTTTTACTCTTTGTTCAAATGCTGTCTTTGCATTTCCTTCATTTTTCTTTTTTTCGTGCATTAATTGGTTTAATTCTTCTTCCATATATTCCACGCGACCAGTTTTGTATGCTTCAGGATCCCAAGGCATCCATAACCCAACTGGCCCAACAAAAACATCGTGGTTAGGATCTATTTCACGTAACATTTTACACCTTAATTCGGCTTCTTCTAATGATGGATATGAACCTCTTATTTTCAATCCTCTAGTACTTGTTTGAAAATTATTTGAAATATTAAAGGCTTTTTCAAGCTCTTCTTCTTTATTATCAATAAATGTTTTATAATCATCTTGTAAAGTACTTTTATTTAGATTAGATTTTTCTTCATTTACAAAATCCTTAAAATCATTTGAAATATCATCAAAAGAAACATTATATTTAAAAGAAACAAAATTTAAAAATTGTATAAATTTTTCCATTGATTTATTCAAATCCCATTTCTTTAGGAATTCTTCAAAAAAGAAATGTTCTTTTTGTTGTAAAATTTTTTCTGGAGAAACAAATGATACACATACAAATTTTTGTCCAGCAATAGGTTTATCTTCTTCCAATAAATCTACATATCTATTATTAATCTTACCATTATTCATTTTTCTCTCAAAATTAGGTTTCTTAGTATTCTTTTCTTTAGAACGATCCATTTTAGATAAATTAATTATTTAATTTTAAGTTTTTTATCGCAATATATATTTTTTTCTTTTTATTTAATATAATGAACGGATTGGTAAACGTTAGTGAACTCGTTAAGAGAATCATCAAATATCTTGTTGAAGGTTTAATGGTTGCTATTGCAGCTTATGCTATTCCTAAACGTTCTTTGAACATTGAAGAAATTGTATTAATTGCTTTAACTGCTGCTGCTACATTTAGTATTTTAGATACATATGTACCTAGTATGGGCGCCACAGCCAGATCAGGTGCTGGTTTTGGTATTGGTGCTAACTTGGTTAAATTCCCTGGAGGTTTTTAAACATTTGTACAAATATAAAAGACAAATATAAAAGACAATTTATAAAATATGAATAATTAATATTTATATTTTACAGTTTTATTTGTAATATTTATAAAGTTTTGTTTGTACTATAATATAATTTAGACGTTTTATATAACATTTCTTCATATTCTGTATCTAATTCATAGTTATGTCTCTCATATAATTTGGCTAATTTTGTGTTTGGATGGAGTGTATCTACTATTAAATTATTAACAATCATTTTACTATATTTTTCTAATAAAACATTGTAAACAACTTGATATTTATTTTTTTTAAAATAAATCTTATCATTTAATCCGATTAATTCTCCAGCATTTATCATTATACCATTGTAAAAAATCTTATGTTCATATGTCAGTAATGTATTTTTTGAAGGAACATTTTTATAGAGTGCATCTTTTTCTATACAAACAATAGTTTTTGTATTATAAATAGATTTAGTAACAGCTAAAATTTTTTTCTTATTAATTGTGTGAATCTTTGGATTGATTTTATCAATATCTATATTTCCTTGATCACAGTGAATTGGGGTCTTTTCTGGGAAGCAACTAGGTGAAATAGGATTTGATGAAATTAGAGGAGGAACACCTGAAGAAGAAGTAGCAATAGTTACTATTTGTGTAACATTTGGTGCAGGCTCATAGGTATCGTTACCCGTCTGTGAAGCAGTAATGGTAACAGTCCCTTCTTTATTGATTGTAGCAGTTGTACCAACAATGCTTATAATTGTAGGATCGCTACTATTATAAGTAACTGCACCTCCTCCTGCAGAAGCAATTAGAGTAACAGGTGGATCACCATATTTTAATCCAGAAGAAATTGGAGAAAACACGATTGTTTGAGAAAACCCAATTATTTGTACGTTTTGTATTATATTTGAAGACGGGGCGTACATAGTACTATTATTTGCTAACATACTACCAGTGATAGTAATATTCCCTCTTTTTAAAATAGTGGCTTTAGAAATTGAATTATTACTAGTATCTCTAATTGGTATACTAATAGATATACAAGTAGGATCTGATGAAGTAAATGTAACATTATTTGCAGTATCATTTGGAATACTACACGCAGATAAATTAAAACTACCATCGGATAAATGTACAATTGTAGGAATTGGTAAATTTAAAGAGATGTCTTCATTTTTATAAATTGTTATATTTTGTGTTAATGTTGAAGAATTATAAGTTTTACCAGTTACATTAGAAGGTAATGATTGCGCATTAGCTGTGATAGAAGCGGTACCACTAGATAAAAAAGATATAATATTAGAAGAGTTAATGCTAACAAGACTACTTGTTGATGAGAATGTAACAGGTATATCTGATAATGTTGTGTTAGTTGTTGAATCATATGAGTATGTATTTAATTGATAACTAGGTGTTGAAGTTGTAATATATGGTGTAGGCAACGCAAATGAATGAATAGTTTGATTACTATTAGGACCTCCGCCTCCTAATATATATTTATAATTTTCAATTTCATTGGAAAAATATAATCCTATTAGATTTGTATTTATTTTTTGTGAATTTGTATACTCTAAAATCCAATTGGCTGTCGGATCAAAAGAATTGGGTGTTCCTGTTAAACCATCTGAAGTGTTTATATTAATTTGACAAGCATTAGACAAATAATTTATCACCCTTTTCCAATCATCATTATTATAAATATTACATTGCATCATATCTAAATAAGAAATCTTATATGTGTTTTTAAAATATTCTAACAATAATTTAAAATCATCCCACGAATCAAATGATGGGTCTAGTAAACTACCCATTTCTAAAATTCCATTTTTAAACGAATTAATTAATTTATAACCAGAATTACTTTCATTGCTTTGAAAAATTCCTATGTTAGTAAAATTGTGAATATCTAGGGATGAAATTTTATTTTTTAAGGATAATAAGGTATCTGTGTTATAATCAAAAATTACATATTTAACATCTGATAAACAACTCATAATAACTATTTGTATATCTATTACATTACTATCTATGAGTAGAAGCTTCATATAATATTATAATAATAAAATATTATAAATAAATTTAAATAAATTTATATAAATTTATATAAATTATTTACTTTAGAAATAAAATTTTATACGTTTAAATATATTATGAAAAAACATAGTTCAAAAAAAAATATTCATAAAAAACATAAAAAATATGTTAAAAAAACATATAAAATGAAGGGTGGTAATTATTCTCAAGATAATATTCAACAATTATTGCAATTAGGTTTTACAAATGATCAAATACACATACTTTCCGAACATATTCCAAATGCGAATAATGTTGTTCAAGCATTAGAACAAATAAATCCAAATACAAACGCAAATTTTACTCCACAAGAATTAATGAATGAAGTAAACGAACACTTAAATAGAAATGATGAAGAAAATATACTGGATATTTCAGATATAAATAGTATAAATTCAGATCAACACGAATTAGATTTAGACAACGATAATAGTTTTAATTTAGGAAACGATGATAGCTTTGATAATAATGATAATAACTTATCTCTATCTATGGACACAACAAGAGAAAATATTTCTAACGCAAGTAATAATAGTGATGTATATAGTTTAAATTTATCAGATGAACCATTAAATTTGTCTGATTTAAATGTAACTACTCATTCTGTTAATACTACTCGGGATAATTCTTTTGGTGGTAAAAAATCTAGAAGTAAAAAAAGTAAAAAATCTAGAAGTAAAAAAAGTAAAAAATCTAGAAGTAAAAAAAGTAAAAAATCTAGAAAGGGTTTAAAAAATAAAAAATAAAGTTTACACCCTTGAAGATTTAAAGTATTTGAATATAAATATTATAAATCCAAATAATATTTATATAGTAGCAATAAATTCCCAGTCTAACTCTTGACAAATTTTTTTCCATATTGCGTCTTGTTCAATACGTTTTTCTCTATCTTTAAGCATAGGGAAATGTTCTAAATATTGATCTTCGCCTAAAAGCTCACAAAGCTTATATGCTGTATAATAATAATTTAAAAAATTTACCCGATCATCCGGGCAATATTTTGAATATGGTGATTGTAATTCTATAAACAAATTGCATAATGTTTCTTCTAATTCTGGAGACATAATCGGAGGTTTAATTCCTAGTTTATCTTTAATAAAAGGAATATGTTCATAGTACTTATTGTATCCCAATTTTTTTAATATTTCTTTTGTTTTTATATTTGTTATTTCTATTAATTCAATTCTCTCTTTTTTAATTTGTAATTTAATATTTTCAATAACATCAGAAGGTATTTGAGTAGTTTCTTTTCCTTGAAATTGTGCTAAGATTTCTTTAAAATGGTTGATTCTTTTATACGCGTAAAAACATACTTCTTTTGGTGGCTCTTTATAAGATGGTTTTTCATTTTCAATTAAATAAGGTATACTTCTATAACAAGAATTACAAATTAGTATTCCTTCATCTTCAATTGGTATTAATTCTCCTTTATTGCATATTTTACAAATATCTGTTTGAAATATAAAAGAATTAACATCTAAAAAAATATCGTCAATATTTGTTAAATATTTTTGAACTATGTTATTATTTTTATTTTGATTTAAATTATTTGTACTTTCATCATTTGTAATTTTAAAAAAAGAATTAAGTATTTTATTTTTATTTTTACTATCTGATTCAGAATTTATAATACCAGTTGATATGTTTTTTTTATTTTCAAAATAGTCAAAAATATATTTAGAATTATCTAAAAAATAATTTTTCTTTTTTAACTTTAATTCTTTAATTATCTTTGTAATCTCATCAATACGATCTTTCATATCAAGTTTTTGTTCAATAGTTAATTCTGAATTATTATAACTATTAGTTAATTCATTTCTTTCTAGTTTTAGTTCAGGTATAATGACTGTTTCGTCTTTTGAGAAGTCATTCAAAAATTCTTTGTGTTTACCGTCAAGTGTTATGGAATTTTTCTTGTTGAACTTAATTTTTTTATTGGTTTTTGGTTTAAAACTAGGCATCCACTTTAAACTTTAAGTATACAATTTATTTAATTTATAATAAAGATAAAAGATAATTTATATTTTACAAAATAAAATTGAATATAATTTTAAATTTATATATTAAATTATATAATTGATACAATGAATACTCTTTTAGATACTATGTTTATTAAAAGATTCTGTTTACCAGTAAACTCTGATGTTGAATTATATGAAACTGGCGAATCAAATATAAATTCTTGTTTTTGTGGTAATTATAATCACGTAGCGTGTATTATAAAAGGGAAAGATCGCTTCCCTAAAAAAATGTAAAATATTAAGTTTTGGGGTCAATCAGATGGGAGATGATAATGGTAAAAATCCAGGTATTCACGCAGAAACAGACGCTTTAACAAAATTGAAACCATTAAGATGTGACAAAAAATTAAAATTTATAAATATACTAGTAATTAGATTATCAAAAAAAAATAATTTACAATCTAGTAAACCTTGTATAAATTGTATAAATACAATGAGAATATTACCACCAAAAAAAGGTTATTCAATACAATATATTTATTACTCAGATAATGAAGGAAATATTGTAAAAACTACCTTGGAGAATTTAGAAAAAGAAGAAAAACATTATTCCAGATTTTACAGAAGAAATAGAATTAAATAAGCAAACTATAGATATAAATTAAATAGATAACACCATAATAAGTTATAAACCTGTAATTATTATTGCAAGTTTAAAGATAATAATAGTTTTCTTTTTGTATTTTAAAATGGATATAAAAATAAATTTAGAATCTTTAAAAAATTTAGAGAATGAAAATATAAAAATAGATTCTATTCAATTTCAAAAAATGTTATTACTATTTAATTCTATAGAGGAGGGTTGGTCTGTAAAAAAAAAAGAAAATACATATGTTTTTACAAAAAATCACGAAAATAAAAAAGAAATATTTGAAGATTCATATTTATTAAAATTTATGAAGACCAATTTAGACTTAAATAAAATTATATTATAGAGTTTTAATTATTTTTTTTGTATATTTTTTAATTTAAATTAATTCAATTAATTTAAATTCCATAAAAATTTTTTCTTTAGCAATAATATAAATATGGGTGGTGGTTTAATGCAATTAGTTGCCTATGGCGCTCAAGATGTTTACCTTACTGGTAACCCTCAAATTACTTTCTGGAAAGTTACTTATCGTAGATACACCAATTTTGCCATTGAATCAATTGAACAAACTTTCAATGGCCAAGCTGATTTCGGACGCCGTGTCCAATGTGTTATCAGCAGAAATGGAGATCTTGCTTACCGCACCTATCTCCAAGTCACCCTTCCCGAGATCAACCAACTTATGGGTCTTGGAAACTATTCTAACGGACAAAACACCGGTGTTTATGCCCGTTGGTTAGACTACCCTGGAGAACAACTCATCGCTCAAGTTGAAGTTGAGATTGGTGGCCAAAGAATTGACCGCCAATACGGTGATTGGATGCACATCTGGAACCAACTCACAATGACTGCTGAACAACAACGCGGCTACTGGAAGATGATTGGTAACACCACTCAACTCACCTTCATCACTGATCCCTCTTTCTCTGATGTTGATGGACCTTGTGACTCTATGGCTCCTCGTCAAGTTTGCGCTCCCCGCAATGCTCTTCCTGAGACCACCTTGTACGTTCCTCTTCAATTCTGGTTCTGTACCAACCCTGGTCTTGCTCTCCCCTTGATCGCTCTTCAATACCACGAAGTCAAGATTAACCTTGATATCCGCCCCATTGATGAGTGCTTGTGGGCTGTTACTACCTTGAACTGCAACACCAACCCTTGGACTGGTGTTCCCGGACAAAACAGTTCTGGTGCTCCCGTCCCTGCTACTATCGCTTACAATCAATCTTTGGTTGCTGCCTCTTTGTACGTTGACTATGTGTTTTTGGACACTGACGAACGCCGCAGAATGGCCCAAAACCCTCACGAATATTTGATTACTCAATTACAATTCACTGGTGATGAATCTGTTGGTTCTTCAAGTAACAAGATCAAGTTGAACTTCAACCACCCTGTCAAGGAATTGGTCTGGGTTGTCCAACCTGATTCTAACGTTGACTATTGCTCTTCTTTGACTTGCGATGCTCTCTTGTTCAAGGTTCTTGGCGCCCAACCCTTCAACTACACTGATGCTATTGATGCTCTTCCCAACGCTATCCACGCTTTCGGAGGTCCTTCTGCTCTTGCCCAAGATTCTCGTGCTTACATCAATGCCGAAGGTCTTTTCCAAGACGCTGGTGCATTTGATTATACTCTCCCTCAAGGTGCTAGTGGATACTGGCACGGACCCACTAACCCTTACAACGAAGTCAACTTTGGTGGTCCCAATCTTGATCCTCTTCTTTCTGGTACCCCTGCTGCCCACAATGTCAACTCTGAAGTTTCCGATGCTGGTACATTCGTCCTTTCTGAAACCTCACTTGATATGCACTGCTGGGGCCAAAATCCCGTTGTCACTGCTAAGCTCCAATTGAACGGACAAGATCGTTTCTCTGAACGTGAAGGTTCTTACTTCTCTTGGGTCCAACCTTACCAAGCTCATACTCGTTGCCCTGATGAAGGTATCAACGTTTACAGCTTTGCATTGCGCCCTGAGGAACATCAACCCAGTGGCACTTGCAACTTTTCACGCATTGACAACGCCACTCTTCAACTTGTTCTCTCAAATGCTACTGTTGAAGGTACAAAGACCGCCAAGGTTCGCGTGTATGCCACCAATTATAATGTGTTAAGAATAATGAGCGGTATGGGCGGATTAGCATACAGTAATTAAATTTTTTACACGATTTATAGTGTCAAATTTTTCATATATATATTTTAATAATTAAATCAATTTTTGATTATTAAAACGAAAACCAATATAAAGATTAAGTTATTAATTAACTGATAAAATGAGTATAGATATTGTAAATCTTATTGAGAGTAATCCAATTACCAAATTAAACGGAGATTATCAATCAAAATTGATTGAAAAAGTTAAAAATACATTTTCAGATTATGAGCAACAGCTCTTTTTGGCTAGTTTTTATTGTTACTTAAAATATGATTATAAGAATGATTTTGTTATTGATCTAGATAATGTGTGGAAATGGTTAGGTTTTAGTTCTAAACACAAATCTAAAGAACTATTAACTAAAATTTTTGTTATTAACAAAGATTATAAAATTTTGCTCACCCAACCGGGTGAGCAAAATTCTAAAAATGAATCACACAAAATAGAGAAACAAACAAATATTAGAGGTGGTCATAATAAAGAAATTATTATGTTAAATATAGATTCTTTTAAAAAGTTTTGTTTAAAATCAGGCACAAAAAAAGCAGATGAAATTCATGATTATTTTATTAAATTGGAAAATATTATGCACGAAATTACAAAAGAAGAAAGTAACGAACTTAAAATACAATTACAACAACAAAAAACAGAAATACAATTAATAGAACATAAAAAAAAACTAGAATATGAAATAAAATTAGAAAAACAGAAGATTTTAGAAAGAGAGAAAATATTATTAAAAGAATATGGAACTATCGGGTCAATTATTTATATTATTAAAATAAAAACATATGAAAATGGTACATATATAATAAAGATAGGAGAAAGTAGAAAAGGCATTAAAAATAGGTATAATGAACATAAATGCAGATACGACGAATGTGTTGTTACTAGATTGTTTTTTAGTTCAAAATAGTAAAGATTTTGAAAGTTTTATTCACAATCACGAAAGTGTTAGGTTAAATAAAGTTAATAATCTTCAAGGACACGAAACAGAATTAGAATTATTTTTAATCGGAAAAAACCTTTCTTATCAAATGTTATTGAACATTATAAATAATAATATTAAGTATTTCAATGGAAATGACACAACTAAATTGCAATTAGAAAATGAACAATTAAAATTAATGCTTGAAATGAATAATTCTAATAATGAAAATTTAGTATTACACGAATTAATAAAAATAGTAAAAAATTTATCATCTAAAATAGATACTCTTGAGAAGTCAAATCAAGAATTATTATACAAAATTAATTCGCAAAAAACTAAAGTTACAACTGGTTTTAGTGAACCATTAGTAACGGTTGGTCCAAGATTACAACAAATTGATGGAGAAACTTTAAATTTAATAAAAGTATATGAGAGTGTTTCTGAATTGATGAAACAAAATCCGAAGTTTAAGCGTCCAAGTATAAATAAAGCTGTTGTAGAAAACACACTTTATTACGGTTATCGATGGATGTTAGTAGATAGAAATTTAGACCCAAATATTATTCATAATATAATTCCAACTAAACAAACAAAATCGCAAAATTTAGGTTACATTGCAAAATTAAACAGTGAAAAAAGTAAAATATTAAATGTATATTTAGATAGAAAAACATCCGCACATTTTAATGGATATGAATCAAGCTCATCATTAGATGTCCCAGTAAAAAATTTCACAATAACAAAAGGACATTATTATAAATTATATAATGATTGTGATATAACATTAAGAGAATCTTTTGAATATACAAACGGTCAACCTTTGTTATACAAAAATGGCATAGGTCAATATGACTTGCAAAATAATTTAGTTAAAATATTTTCTTGTAAATATGATTGTATTAAGTCACTTTTGATTAGTGATAAAACATTAGCAAAATCTTTAGAAAAAAATGTAGCATATAATGGATTTTATTTCAAAGAAGTTGGAAGTAAACTGAAAAGTATTTCTTAAGATATTCCACAAATACATAAAGTAAATATTTTATGGGATTTTTTATTTTTATATACATTTGTAATAAAAATGAAATCAAAAAATCACTTTAATAAAAAATAAAAATTATTTTAACTAGAATGACGTATTACGAATTCTTCTTTAAACTCGCATATTCAAGTCAAATAAAAAAATATATAGTAAACCCACTATGGAGTATAAATGAGTTTATAACATATATTAAAGAATCTGTTTATCTAGATTTTAATATTGATCCAGATTCTAATGTAGAAATAGTTGAATCCGGACAATATAATAATATTAATGGTCGTGATCCAGAACTAGCACCTCCGATTGATCCGTCACATATTACCATTGAAGAAAAATATGGAAATAATTATAGAAATGTTGCATTTTATATTAGAAATAAAAATACTCAAACATCTAGAGATAATTCTGATTCAAACATTACTCTTTCATTAATTCATCCTGATTTGTTAAATGACAAATTAGATGAAGATAAATTAGATGAAGAAGAAAATAACCCAATATTTAATTTAACTCCATCACCTCAATATATATAATAAATAAATTAAAGGTATAAAAAGTTTATATATATATTTAACTATGCAAGTGAAACTTATTAGTTATTCAAAGTGTTGTGATGATGAAAAAACTATGTATGATTTGATCGCTTATTGTGCACGTGTTTCTAATCCAGGAAATCAAAATAATATAGGAACAAATGAAAAACTTATTAGTTATCTTATCAAAAATAAACATTGGTCACCTTTTGAAATGGTTAATATATGCATTGAAATTGAAACAACCCGAGATATTATTAGACAAATATTAAGACATAGGTCTTTTTCTTTTCAAGAATTTTCACAAAGATATGCTATTGCTGATTTAGGTTTTGAATATAAAGAGGCGCGACTACAAGACACAAAAAATAGACAAAATAGCATTGAAATTCAAGAAAATGAAGAGTTAAAACAAGAATGGTTAAACAAACAAACAAAAATTGTTGAAGCTGTAGAAGAAAGTTATAACTGGGCATTAAAAAATGGTATTGCAAAAGAACAAGCCCGAGCTGTTTTACCAGAAGGAATAACATTATCAAAAATATATATGAATGGAACATTGAGATCTTGGATTCATTATATAGAATTACGATCCGGAAACGGAACACAAAAAGAACATAGAGATGTTGCTATTGCCTGTGCAAATATAATAGATACTATTTTTCCTATTTCAAAATTATTAAATTTATAAATTTCCTTCTACTTCTACTTCCTCTTCTTCATTATAATATGTTTCAGATTCATACAATTCTTGCTCTTCTAGATCTTCTATTTCAACATACTTATCACCTACCAAGATTACCTTACGGCTATTGAATAAAATATTCATATTAATAATTTCTGGTTTATCCGTTTCAGAAGTAAACAATTTCAAAATTTGCTGATCATCTCTGAAACGAATTGTATAATTCTGTTGAATATTATTTCTTCCAACGCGACCCATCGCCTGAATAATTTTTTCTTGGGTTAAATCCAAATCTTTACTTAAATAGCTATGACAGAACTGGTAATTTGTTCCATAAATATAATCGCTAGTTGCGATAATCATATACAATTTTTGTTCATCCGCCAATTTCTTCATAATTTCAGTGTATTTAATATTTTCGTGATTAATAAATACACCAATTCCCAGCATTAATAATATTTTCCACATATCATCTATTCCATTCAACGACATTATATCGCTTACAATATATTCGTCTATATTGCTGGAAAACGCCTTACTTGTATCAAAACCTTCTGCCCATTTCTTAATATGATGTGGTTTATTTGGTATGTATGTTTCATTTAATGTAGCGGATTTAATCATTGAGCGAAGTATATTAATTTCATTTGTTATTTTATTAATTTCACCTTTATTGTTAACTTCTTCATCACCTGTTCTGTTAAATTTTTTTAAATCTTTATTAGAACCTTGTTTTGGTCCTTTAGATACACTACTGACTTTTTTCTCTGCCTTTTCCTTTATATTTTCTAGATCGCGCTCTAGAATAGATAGTTTCTCATTTACCATATTGTTATAATCTATTTTTTTCATAATATCATCCATAACCATAGTGGGTATATTCGCTTGTTGTATGCAAAACTTACCTATTTTTTCAACATCATTTGAAATAAATATAGTTGGACCATCAGTTAATGTGTACGCATCCTTTGTAGTAACATATGCTCCGGATGTTCCTACAGGTACAATTCCAGGTTTTGAATTTAAATTATTACTTGTTACTTGTTCGCTTGTCAAACGAGTCAAGGATGCTCCTGATAAGTGTTGACTTTTTGTCAAAGTTGTACCTGGTCCTATACTAGTTACTTTGGATATTTTATTGCCTCTTACATCAACCGCCTCATTTGAAAAGATTCTTGGTTGTCTAGTTGTTTTAAAATAATTATTAATTGTATTCCAAGAATCTTCTGATATATTTTTTAATAATTTTATATAATATACTTTAATATTTTTCATATTAATATCATCTAATGTCTCAAAGAACCTGTTTAATTTCATTTTGCTATTAGCGTAATTGTTTTTATTAACATATGTGATAAATTCTACTACTTCCTTCAAGTCAAAATATCTTGAAAGTGTTAGATATTCTTCACAATGGGTAGCTATAGTGCATATTTCTTTGTAATCTTCGCTCAAAATATGTGGAAGAACAACATAACCGTCTTTATTAATGATGGGAATAGATTTTTTGCAATCGTGACTAATAATATTAAATACTTCAGAGCCAACAAATTTACTTTTAAAATCAGATATTGTCTCGGTCAATTCATTCAGTTTTGGTAATGTAGCAGAAGACAACACTACAGTAGGTATTATGTTCTGCTTCCAGTTTTGCCTAATTATTTTATGAAAACTGTGCTCATTATAATCAAGAGTGATTGTTGGTTCATCCCAATAGGTAATAATTTCTTCTTTTTTATTAAACGCCAACATATAATACATTGCAGGTAAATATGATTTAATATCACAAATCATTATTTCTACATAAGTACCAATACTATTATCTACTTTTCCAATACCACCACTACGTTTGTTTCTAGTAAATTCTTTAGCAGAGAAATAATGCAACCGAATATCATCTGCACTAGCACAACCAAAGGCAAACGCAATTTTTTTATTAACAGAAATTGCAGCTCTAGCTAGGGCCAGACCAACGTGTCTAGCTGCACACACAAATATAATTTTACTGCTTTCTGAAAGTGCAATAGGCGTCAAGGTTTTACCTGTACCAGTAGGAGCCATATATAAAATCAGTTTAGGTTTCTTGTTCTTACAAATTGTAAAGATTTCTTTCTGATGTTCATATAAAGTTAAATCTCCATATTTCAACAAATTCATATTCTTTTCAATAAATTCAACCGCGTTTTCAATAATAATAGACATATCTATGGTGTCCTCAAATTTTGTAATAATATTTTTACACAATTGTATAACATTCTTATTTAATCTAATTATATTATTTCTTATTAATTTATAGAGTGTATAATAATGAAACATAAATAAAACCTTGCTGCTAGGAGAGGTATTATTTGCATTAGCAACAACTTTTTCACAATGATTCAACAATACGTATTCGTATATCTCTTGTTTATTAATTGATCTTTCATCATTTTTCTCCAAGCGAATTTTGTCAGCAGAATTTAATCGGACTATTGTGTTTACGTCTACTTTTGTATACGATGACCCAAATAGTTTATCCATAGTTGATTGAATCTTATCTACTTGTTCTTTAAAATACTTTGTAAAGAGATAATTCTCCATTTTTTCAGTATATTCTATCTTTAAGTGGGTAAAGATAGAATTATTATTATTTACTCTTATATTTACATTATCATATCCGGCAATTATCATATTTAATATAGATATTTCTTGAGTAGAAACAGGAACCTCAATAGACTCCCATTCCGATTTGTTAAGCTTTCTTTGTTGAAGATCCATTCTTGGAGTTACGTATAATTATTGTTATTTTATATTTATATTAGTTATTATTCAATTTTATTTTAAAATTGAAATGAAATAATATAAAAAATATAGGATACATTACTATATATCACATAAATGACAACTCAAATAGTTTCAATTGAAGGTAATATCGGGTCTGGTAAATCAACCCTTTTGGAGTTTTTACGCAATGAATTTAACAACAATCCAAAAATAATATTTTTAAAAGAACCTGTTGAAGAGTGGTCAACTATTATAGATGAAAATAACGTAACAATATTACAAAAGTTTTACAATGATCAGGATAAATATTCTTTTCCATTTCAAATGATGGCCTATATTTCCAGACTAGCGCTTTTGAAAGAAACAATACAAAATAACCCAGGATCAATTATTGTAACTGAAAGGAGTTTATATACCGATAGGCTAGTTTTTGCAAAAATGTTGTTTGATTCAGGAAAAATTGAACTAATTAATTATAGAATTTATTTGAAATGGTTTGATACATTCGCTTCTGATTTTCCTGTAGATAAAGTTATTTATGTAAAGACAGACCCAGATATTTGTCACCAACGAATATTGAAACGTTCCAGAACTGGTGAAGACAGTATACCATTAACATACCTAACTAATTGTCATGAATATCATAATAATATGTTAATTAATACAAATAATGATTTTGTTTGTGAAAATAAACTATTATTAGATGGTAATATAGATATTTATGAAAATCAAGAAAAATTGCAAGACTGGATAAAAAAAATTACAGATTTTATTTTATAAATTATAAAAATATAGATTAAAATATATAAGAAATATAGATGAGTATAAATTATACCAATAACAATACTATTATTTTTACTTTAGCTAGAATGAACCCGCCAACCCCAGGTCATTTACACTTAATTGAACAATTAATTGAAGAAGCGATTAAAATAAACGTAGACCACGTTTATATTATTCTTTCAAAAACAAATGACAATAATGAAAACCCCATAAGTTGTAGTGAAAAAATTAATATTTTGGGTGCAAATAAAGATATTATTGATAGTATGAGTGCTGTATTAATAAAACAAATGATAATGAAAATAACACAAGATCAAACAATTGATCAATCTGATAAAAATATAAAAATATCAAGGTTAAGCCAAATGAACGTTATACCATTGTGTGTACCTAATATTAAAGGTGCAACTCCTTTTTCTGCGCTAGGAAACCTTATTTATAATATGGGCGAAATAAACGATATAAATCTTTTTTTAATTATTGGGGACGATAGAGCAGATATGTTAGACAATATAGCTAGTGGGTTTTATATGAAAAACCCCAGAATTCATTCAATAAATGGTATTGTCTTAGGGAGGACTGATATGGCGTCATATAAGAAATTGACACAACAACAACTACAAATGATTGATATGAAAACTGTTCCTATTAGTGCTTTTTCAGCATCATTTGTTAGAAATTTGGTTAAATACGGTTTAAAAGATAAATTTACGGATGTATATTCTCCTTATTTAAACCTTGACAAAATAAATGAACTATATTTAGAAATTGAAAATGGGATTCATAATTTACCAGACAATAAGAAGAAGGAAACTCCTTCAAAACCATTAAAATATATTTATCCTTTGATAAAGGGACAAAGCGTATTGGATGTACCAGTAACAACATCTGAATTACAATTAGGAAAGAATAAATTACCATATGATGCAGAAAATACACCTGCAAAAAAGAGAAGGCTATCAGGAGGTAGAAAAACAAAGAAATTCAATAAAAAATTAAAGAAAAATAATAGAAAATCCAAGAAACCCAATAGAAAGTCCAGAAAATAACTCATTTTCTATAAAACAAATATAAATATATGTTAATTTATAAGTTAAAATATATGCGACTATTATCTTTAACGCCTATAATAAACTATGCACTTAGTTACGTTTCTAGAATAACCAGAATATTTAATATAGACGAGTCACACGGTTTAAAGCATAGTATGGAGGTATTTCATTTAGCAAACAAAATTTATAAAAGTGAAGTTAAAGATAACCCTTTTTTAGAAAATCAGGAAGATATTATTTATGTATCTGCAATACTGCACGATATGTGTGATAAAAAGTATATGAATGAAAAAACAGGTATAACAATGATGAATAATTATATGAGTCCATATATTCCAAAAATAAAGTTAGATGTTATATCAGATATTATTTCAACAATGTCTTATTCAAAAGTAAAGGCAAATGGGTTTCCAGATTTAAAAGATTATCAATTATCTTATCATATAGTGAGAGAAGCAGATTTATTAACTGCATATGATATAGATAGATGTATTATATATGGTATGGAAGTTGAAAAATTAGATTATATGGATGCATTAAAAAGAGCTATAGAATTATTTGACAATAGAGTATTGAAATACAGAAGTGATAAATTATTTAAAACAAAATATTCAAAAAGACTATCATTACAATTACATAAAAAGGTGATAAAAGATATAGAGTATCTTAAATCTATGTATTTAGAAAATGACTAATTATATAAATAATTAACTAAATAGCTAAATCAACAACAACTGGATAATGGTCTGAATTATATTTTCCACAATATTCACTATATCCGTGATATATAAATGCGTTTATAATGCTATTTTTTATACCGGTAGTAACTAATATATGGTCAATCATTGAGTAATCCTTATTAGATGCAGTCGTGCAATTATTATCAGAATCCCACCAATCGCTATAACGAGATGTTTGATTAATATTTGCTGCAATATTGTTAAGAGTATACTTTCCCTTAAAATCACCATATAATCCTTTCAAAATATCAAGAACATATGATATTGGTTTATTGTTATTCATATCTAAAATTTCAGCATCATAATCATTAAAATCACCAATCATTATTATTTCATAATTACGTGTAATATAGTCGTAAATAATAGATTGTAGTATAGAGGCTTGAGCTTCTCGTTGTGAACATCTTGCGCTATCGGTGGGTATGGCTAACAAATGCGCAGCAATAAATGCTATCTTTTTATTGCTAATTGTAAATTCGGTAATATAATGTTTACTTACACCGGTTGAACCTGTAGAACCAGTATATCCACATTTTGAGCCAGGAATTGGATAATTATATTTCATTTCAGTTCTATACAAGGATTTTAATGGATCAACACGTGTTAACATACCTACATTTTGACCAGTGCTCGTATCAGTGCCTTTTTTTAAGTAAGGTGTGTATGTTTCATCTAACTTATCTTTCAATATATTAAGTTCGTCACAACCTTCTACTTCACAAAAATTAATCAAATCTGGATTTAATTTTTTAACAATATCAGATACATAATTCATATGAGTTTCTGCTTCACTTTGATTTTTCCAAGTGCAACCATCCCCTGGGCAATCCATATTGCTATAATAGTCAATAAACAACCATTCAACATTATATTGAACTAATCTAAATTTAGTTTTATCTTTACGTCTATCACCAATTGCAGTAATAGTTGGACATTCAGTATCACAAAAAACAAAATACACTAAAAGTGAACCTACTATTAATAGCCTTAACATATTTATAAATATAATTTATTATAATTATTATTAAAAATGAAAGATTATAATTATTTATTATTTATTCTTAGTATAAAAAGATGTCTAGATTAGTTTTACCAAAAATAAAGAATACTTTTATAAAATATTCTGAAATAAAAATATATCCTGAAATATCATCGGGATTTCGTTTACAATTTGATGGATGTAGTAAAGGTAATCCTGGAATATCTGGTGCTGGAGCAGTTATATATAATTTTGATGAAGAGATTTGGTGGGATTCATTATTTGTTGGAGAAAATACAACAAATAATTATGCAGAATATAGTGGATTAATATTGGGATTAAAAAAAGCAATAGAATTAGATATAAAGGAAATAATAGTTGAAGGTGATAGTACATTAGTAATTAAACAAATGAAAGGAGATTATAAAGTATATTCAGAAAACTTGCAGGATTTACACAGAGAAGCATTAAAATTATGTGAAAATTTTGATTCAATACAATTTACACATATTTATAGAATAAATAATAAAAGGGCTGATTATTTGTCAAACCTAGCTATACAAGGATATTATAAGTAAAGCAATTTTATGTAAAATAATATTTATCTTTCTGGTTCATAATGTCCTCCAGACCATTCTATTTTTATAGTTCTCTCCATACTTCCATTTATAGGAATAAATTCAATTTCTTTTTTATCAAATGTTCGTATATCTTTTACAATTATTCGTAAGCTCCATATATTACAAGCACACTGTATTTCAATTGCACCACCCCAGCTAGATGTATTACGCATATTACTAATATAATTTTGATTTTCCATATTCAAAATATAATTAGTGTCTAATCCATCCATAATTTTTCCATTAGTTTGTAAATAATCGCATATTTTTTGTCTAATGGTGTATCCCGTTTCATTTATAAAATAACTTAAACTGTTGAATAAACAACTCATTTATATGTAATTAATATTATAAAAACCGCAAATATTTGTAGAACTAATTATTTTTTATTGGACTAGCAACAATTAGTAATGGATCTTTATTTCTAATGATTTTACATATACCGCAAGTATTACAAATATACATAATAATAGATGTATTATCTAATACATCTGCAGTTTCTCCAAAAAACATTTGTCCTAATCCTTGACGAACTTTTGATTTATCAATAGTTCCAGTAAATTCTGTATAATTATTGTTAGAACAAACATCGCATTTTACTTCTGTATTGTTGTATGACAATTGTACAGGAACACTAGAGCTGAATGTTTTTCCGCCTTTTATTTTTCTGGTTTTTCCACCTTTTTTATTGTACTTACGCGTTGTCATTTTATATATATAAATAAAATATAAATAAAATATAAATAAAATATAAATAAAATATAAATAAAATATAAATAAAATATAAATAAAATATAAATAAAATATAAATAAAATATAAAAAAAATATAAATAAAATATAAATAAAATATAAATAAAATATAAATAAAATATAAATAAAATATAAATAAAATATAAATAAAATATAAATAAAATATATAATTTTTTGTTAAAAATCCTAGTATTCAAGTAAATGAACATTCATAATTTTTCTTGGTTTATATTTTAATATATCTAATTCTTTTTTTGTTGTAGGAAATTCATTCTCACCATAAATATCTTGCAGCATTAGCCATTCAAATAAACCTCCTGTATAAATATATATATTATTAAAGCCTAATGATGACAACTGATTATATTTTTTATATATTTTTTCATCATTACAATTTCTTCCATAAATTATGATTCTTACATTTTTATTTCCAGTTTGTATAAATTTATTTATTAATGATTCTTCATTTTTTATATTTGTTGTATGTGGTATTAAACAATCTTGATCTATTTCGGATAATGTATTTATTAATATATTAACTTCAGAATTATTTAAAACATATTGTAAATCTTCAAAATTTATTTTATTTATTGATTGTGTATTTCCCATATTTTTAATTACAAAATAGTTTTAAATAATTAACTTTAAAATAATTTAATTATAGAATTATTTAGTAAGTATTTTATCATTTCCTAATGAACTTGTGAAAACGATGGGTTTTTGTTGTTTTACTTTTTTTACCCTTTCTTTTTGTACTGGTTCTTTTTTTACTAAACCCACCACTAACATTTACTTTATTTACTTCTTTAGATTCGTCGTAATCTTGGTTTAATATTTCTTTTTCTTCTTCATATAAATTTTCTGCAGGAAATTTTCCTGTTTTAATATTTTCTCTTGTAATTCCTTCTAATGTTCCAATCTTTCCTTTATTTAAAAGTAGTTGCATTTTTTCTAAAATCTCATAAAACTCACTACTTTTATTTATAGAATTGTTTATAGATATTATAGCATTATTTAAATCATTATTTAATCCGTTAAGTTCATTTACTTTACTTTCTATTGCGTTCGAAAGTTTATCATACATTTGTCTTGACTTGGCTGGTGTTAATACTTTAGCACTATCATATAAGTTGTTCAATGTTTGTAATGATGTATCTAATGACTTTTCCAATTTTATTGATTGTGCTAAAATTTGACTAGGTATATTAATATTATTAGACATACTATATATTAATATATAAAAATACAAATATATAAAAATACAAATAAATAAAAATACCTACAAATAATCGGTGTTGAGAAACGCAGTTCCTTGTAATTTTTACACCTTTTCTAATATAAAATGGGGATTTTAAATGAAAAAAGGTGTAAAAAATAAAACAATATGCAAACAAACAATACAAAATATAATGCCTACATTTTATAATATATTTTTATTTGTATATAATATTATGGGAAGTACAACAAAAGCTGGAATAAAGTGGTCTATGAAATATAAAAAAAGTATTAATTGTAATCGTCCAAAAGGGTTTTCACAAAAACAATATTGTAAATATGGAAGAACTAAGAAAAGAAGAATGAGAAATAAAAATTTTAAATGATTTTTATATAGTAATATTTATCTATATAAAAATGATGTGTTAATTGTCTATTGGCTAATAAATGTAGTTTGTTTTACGTAATATTTATCAATAAGATCATTAATAGGTTTTTTAAAGTAATAAGTAGAAAGATTTTCTCTTTGTAAATCAATAAGACGTTTATATTCGGATTCATTATTCTCAAAATAATGTATTTTATTAATAATATCTTGTACTGATTCTACGTGACATTCATCTGGAATTAAGTTTCTAAACATAATTAAATTTTTGTTAATTAAAACTAATGTTCCTGCAGAAATAACTTCAAGTATTCCATTGCCTCGTATAACTCTTCCAAATAGTTTAACAAAATATTTTGATTGACAAATCCTTTTAATATTTTCAACAATATTTTGCGAATGTAAAATAATAGGCATATTACATTCTCTTTCTATTTGTAAAAATTCAGGATGCGGGTTTAGAACAGGACGATCTCTAGTGTTATTAATTTCCTGAAAAACCCCATTTTTTAAAATGTTAACATTACTAACTTTATTAACCAAATTTTCTATTGTATAAGGTCCCACAAACGAATAAGGAAAACCAATAGAAAACCAAGGTAAATTAGGTTTGCATACATCTTGGTTTAAAATACAATCATATTTGCTAATAATTTGATTTACATATATATCATCATTTTCTCCAACAAAATAACACCATAGTATAGATTCGTATTTTTCAATAACTCTTTCAGGAATACACGTATTTATACAAATAACTATGTTATATTTACTCCATTCAATATCATCTACATTGTGTGAAATAGAATCAATAGTAATGCCTCCATTATATGTTTCATCTAAGAAAGGTGATGTAGGAAACCTTAAATTTGTTGAAAACTGAACAGTATGATAATATTCTAATGCTAATACATTTTTATTAATATTACAAGGGTAGTCATTAGTGTCTTTAACAATTATAAAATCAGCTGAAAAATGTTCTGCAAGTCCTATAGGAGGACACCTCATAATAGTTGATTTAAAAATATCAATATAATTATTTGTAATGTCTGTAACCCAAAGGTCTTGGTAAACAGATGATTTTACGAATGCAATACGTATATTTTCCATTGAATAAATTAGTCCTTTCTTTTTATATATTTTTATATTTTATATACAAAATTAAATTATTTAGTGAAACTGCACAACAATTTCAACTTCTTCTTTTTTTATACTTTTTGTAGCAGAAATAGACAATTCCTCTCTTTTTTTTCGTGTTTTTGAATTATCAACAACAGATTCTTTTCTTTTTGAAGTACTATTTCTACTATTCATATCCTTTTCAATAATTTCATAATTTTCTTCAATATAATCAATCACCTTGTTTTCTAGAGCCCATTTAAAAAAATTCAATTGACCTATAGTAGTTTCAATAAAAGTACCATTTTTGTAAGGTATACTTATCCTATCCCATCTACAAAATGGATCAAATCTTTTTTTACTGTAAGCTTTTAATTTTAATTTGTAGTCAAAATACACCTTAAATCTTTTTGAATCATCAATAGTATACAATGTATAATACTTTTTAGCATAATTCGTAGCAAACCAATCTACAATTCTTAATGATATTTTACATTCACCTGTTATAATTTTAAGCATTTTAGTTAAATTATTTTCATTTTTATAAAAGGTCATTAAGTTATTTAACAATAATTCGTTTTGAGTTGTATAGTTATTTGATGTGCTCATTATATTATTTTTTTAATAACTTATTTAAGTTGTTTATACTAAAAATTATATTTTAAAAATATTATAAATATATAATATATTATGCAGAATTTTTTGTCTAATTTTTTGAATAATTATTTTGGTGCTTTAAGTAAAGACTATTGTGTCTATTTTTATGCTTTGTCAATTTTATTTTTTATACTTTTTATAATATCTAGTGTTTCAATTGGTCTATCTCTTATTAAAAAACCTAGTGAAGTATTAGATTTAAAATTCTTAATAAAATCTACAGTTGTATTATCATACACATTTATACCTTATCTAGTGAATCGTTTATTACATACAATGTGTGTAAACAGTGTTTTTTAATTAGGATCATTTCTATTTTTAATACGGTCTTCACTTGTATTTACTGGTTTTAAAAATGTGTCTCTAACTGTCATATCATCAACATAATTGTTCTCACACAAAAATGGGTTAAAACCTTTTTGCTGTATCAATTCACGATCTGCTATTTTAAAATCTAAGTCTTCTCTCTTATTTGAAACTTTAAAACCAGAATTTGCTATACTTTGATTTAAAATATCCCACGTATTTTCATCGTGAAACAAAGAAGATGAATATGCTGATATTTCTTGTTCTTTAGTAAATTGTGCTGTTATAATTTCTTCTTCATTTGAAATATTATTATTTTTTAATGGTCTTCTAGATCTTTCATAAGGTTCACCTTTTGTCCATTTCCATTCCATATTATATTTAATTAGATGAATAAATATAATATTAATAAACTAATAAATCATAATAAAATATATTTTAAGTATCTTGTTTTAAAATATTCAATTGTTTAGTAAATAAGAATTTATCATCAGATCTTTTTCTTCTTTTTAAATTACAATCTAAACAAGCTAAATAGTAATTATCTTTATTATGTCCTTTATCATTATCTATTCTATCAATAGACCATTGTTTCATTTCTCTTGAGATATCATACAAAACTGACATATTATCTTTGCAATAATAACAGCTTAATTTACAATCTATCATACTGTCAATAATTTCTTCAATATTTACAAATGATTTTTCTATAAAACATTTTTTCAATATATCTTGTTGTTTGTAACCATACAGTTTTTTATTAATTTGTTGAAGAGCTATTTTACTAACATCATCTGTAAAATTATAATTATTTAATTTAATTTCATTAATTACCTGTAATTGAGATGGGTGAGTAAAGTATTCATCAGAGAAATTCCAATTCATACTATCAACCCTTTTCTTAATTTCTTTATTTTCTTTAATTAATTTTTTAATTTGATATCTATTATTGACTCCCGTAATATTTATATTTTTTGAATGATTATTATTTTCTTCCATATAATTATTATAACTATTAATTTCTAAATAATATAAATAAAAAATAATATAATATGTTTAAAACTGAATTAAACTTAACATTATATAATTATATATATAATGGAAGAACTTGATATATACAGTAGTACTATTGAAGAAAATAGTATACAAAATAAAATTGAAGAAAACGATGTTTATAATAAAATTGAAGAATGTCAGGAACTTAAAAATATTAAATATAAAACTATGTTATTAAATGGTAACCCTATTCAAGAGACAAAATCTTCTAATGATTTGTCAAATTTAGAAAAATTTTTAGAGAACGAAAAAAATAATAATCAAAATGAACCTTGGTGTAAATTAAATAAAACAATTAAAACAAGAAAACTTATTGATTTTGTTGAAGTTTATAAAAATGATAAAAAACTGGATAAAGAAGAATCTGAATTGTTATTAATATTTTTAAAAGATAGTTTAGATAGAAAAAAACTTCAAAGAGTAAAAGATGTCATATATGATAAAATTATCGGTACCATAAAAGAAATACCAGCATTACATTATATAAAAAATAGTAAACGTTTTACATTAAAAAATATAGACAAAAGAATATCTACTGTCAAATCATTATCTGTAAAAAAAAGTAATGGAACAATAAAAAATACTCTTACAAATATAGTTAAACAAGAAAATGATTCTTCCTGTTCTGATAATGAAATTTAAAGTGATATAAAAACAATTAACGACTATATATAGATATTATGAATGAAAAATATATATATATAAATGAATTAAGTATACTAGAGAATATCATTGATGATATTATTTTTTATGATGAGCCAACTATTTTTGATGATCATTACGCATTAGATTTAATAGAAACTGCGTTATATCTAATGGATGAATTTATAAGAGAAAATCCAACAATCATTTCCGAAGAAGATTTTGAAGAAATATTGTTAGATGAAATAAAAGAAGTATTTTATTTTCAATTTGAAGAAGACATATTAATTAGCGATTATATTGAAGATGATTTAAACGATCTTTTAGAAGAAGCATTTAATATTTATATTTTAATGTTTTATACTGAAAGATATACAAAAACAACTAATTATAACTTTACAGGAAATAATTTAACATATAATGAGAATAATACAGATACTGATAATATTATGAATACTGAAAAAAATAGTGTATTAGAATTACAAATTCAAAAACTGAGAGAATTCCCTCAACCAACACAAAGAACGATTGAATGGTATCAGTTTAGACATAATTTAATTACTGCAAGCAACGCATACAAAGCTTTTGAATCACAATCTACGACTAATCAACTTATTTACGAAAAATGTCATCCATTAAAAATAAATATAGATGAAACCGATGTTAAACTTGTAAATGTGAATACATCACTACATTGGGGTCAAAAATATGAACCGTTATCTGTTATATTATACGAAGATAAATATAAAACTAAAGTAGAAGACTTTGGATGTATTCAACACGAAACGTATAAGTTTATCGGTGCATCTCCAGATGGTATTAATGTTGATAAAAAATCACAACTTTATGGACGTATGTTAGAAATAAAAAACGTAGTTAGTCGTGAGATTACAGGTATTCCAAAAAAAGAATACTGGATTCAAATGCAATTGCAAATGGAAGTATGTAATCTAGATGAATGTGATTTTTTAGAAACAAAATTTATTGAGTATCCTGACCGTGATAGTTATATGAAAGATATAAAATATAGTTCAGACAGTAAAACAGTTGTTGACACTTCAATTTCTTGTGATGACAAATGTAAAGGAGTTATTATTTATTTTCATACAAAAGAAGGAAAACCTTTTTATTTATATAAACCTCTAAATTTAATATATGAAAATGAGATTCTTCAATGGGAAGAAGATATGATTTCTCTTTATCAATCAGAAAAATATAATTACACATATATGAAATTTATTTATTGGAAGTTAGAAAAATTTAGTTGCGTTCTTGTATTAAGAAATCGTGAATGGTTCAACAATAATATTTCCCAATTAGAAAGAGTGTGGAAAATTATTGAAACTGAAAGAGTCACTGGGTTTGAACATAGAGCACCAGTAAAAAAAACAAAAAAAGATTATAACAATCAACCAGTAAATTTAATCAGCGATGCTTCCCAAGGTTGCTTGCTTAAATTTAATAAAATTATAAAAATAGATACTACAGAAATAAATGACTAATACAAAATATTAGGAATATTTGTTCTAAATGGTAATAAGTTTACTAATGTAGAAAAATAACCAACCCTTGTTCCAGAATTAGGGTCAATTGGAGGTAATGGTTTTACATAGTTTGATTTATTGTGAATTTCTTTATATAACGCTCCACACATACTTGCAGGCATACAAGTACCTTCATCTGGATTATTTGGATATCTAATATTATTTGTTATTTGCGAATAGGAACCAACCTTAAATATAGGATAATGCCACCAAATTTTATTGGATGTATCATTTGAAATACCGTTTATGTGTGTAATAGGAAAAGTATCTTGAACTAATACATCTGACTCAGCATTTGGTAAGTTTCCAATAGCGCCTGCTAAAGTATAATTTGAATATCCTTCCATAAGTTTCATTGATTTAGATATTTTAAAAAAAATGGGTAATCCTATAGCTAATATTAAAATTAATATCAAGAATATTATTTCGTTCATATATATAATTTATATATAAATTATATATTTCATATAATAATTAAAAATTTATAATAATATCATTTAAAGTATTATAATTTATACTATTAAATTCATCTAATTTTGTTTTTTTTTCTTTTAAGAAAATAGAATCATAAAAATAATCATATTTATTCAATACATCTTTCACCGTATTTAATATATTATCATAACTTGACCAAATTATATAATCGTTATAGGGTATTAAATTACTTAATGGAGAGTTCTCACAAATAACAATAACACCACACTGCAACGCAGGTAACACTCTTAACTCTTCAAATGTGTCGTGATGATCTGTTTGATGTATATTTATTAAAATTTTGGTGTTTTTATATAAATTTTGTAAATCATCTTTTTGAAAACAATTGTTTACATTAATATGTGGTATATTTTGACTATTTATATTTTGTAAAAGGGTTTGTCTCCTTGGTTGGAATGTATTTATAAATGTAGTCAATGTTGTTATATTTCTATTTTCTTTTATAAAATACGATTCATATATTGATGAATAAATGTGTATGTGTTTTTTTGAAAATTCTTTAAATAAATTACTAGTATAAACATTATAAATATTCGGAATACTGTAATCAATAATTATGTTAAATTTATTTATTTCTTCATAATTACATATTCTTACTAAATAATACTGATTGTTATCATCAAGAATATTTCCAATTGGGAACCCATCGGCACCTATACCACCTTGTTTAACTAGAGTATGTTCATAATTTACGTGTATTTGTAATGTTTTATTATTATTGTTGAATTGATACTTATTATCTAAGAATGTAATATTAATACTAATTTCGGGATTATTAATCAATACTTGCTTTATTAAATAAACTATATTTTGGCAATAATCATTAATTATTCCAAAATCATTTTGATAGTATAAATATGACGAATTTATATTATAAAGCATTCGTTAATTATTAAAGTAATAAAATATCTATTTAAATATATAATATTTAAATGAATAATTATATATATATTCATATATGTTGTATTAATAATTATAAAGAAATATTTGAGGATTTAATTAAGGTAATAAAAGACAGCAAATTATATGATATTGTTACAGAAATACGATGCTGTGTTTTAGGAGAGTGTGATAATTCAATATTTAACGACAAAATAATATTAAGAATGAGTTCAAATGATTTATCTTTATATGAAATATTTACTATTAACATAATACAAGAAGATTCAAAAAATGAAGATTTTAATGTTTTATATTTACATACAAAAGGAGTAACTAAACCTAATAATATGTTTATAAAAAGTTGGGTTGATTATATGTGTTATTTCAATATTTATAACTATATAAAATGCTTAGAATTATTAGAATATAATGATACTGTTGGCGTAAATTTACAAGACTTTATAAGGTTTCATTACGGTGGAAATTTTTGGTGGTCTAAATCAAGTTATATTAATAAACTTAATAAATGTATTAATTATTGCTATAATGCTCCTGAGTTTTGGTTAACTGAAAATAAAAATGGTAAATATGTTAGTTTATGGAATTCTAATTGTCTTCATTATGAAGAAAACTACCCAAAAGAATTATATGAAAGTAAACTTATTACTCCGTGCATTTATGATTTTACTAATTAAAAAATAATATATTCTATTTGTATATTTTATCTTAAAAAAATCAGTTTAAAAATACCTATATAAAATAAATAATATGGAAGAATCTATAGATATGAGAGTTAAGAAACGAAATGGACAATTACAAGAAGTTGCGTTTGATAAAATTTTAACTAGAATAAAAAAACTGTGTCAAGAGGCAGACATTCAAATTAATTATTCTTCATTAGCTATTAAAGTTATTGACCAATTATATGATAAAATTGAAACTTCTAAAATAGATGAATTAGCTGCGGAACAATGTGCTTCACTTTCTACACAACACCCGGACTATGGAACATTGTCAGCACGAATTGTTATTTCAAACCATCAAAAAAATACAGACTCTAATTTTTTTAATGTAATGAAAAAATTATATGAATTTGAAAATTCACACGGAATAAATAAACCTTTGATATCAGAAAAACTATGGGATTTCACAAAATACTATTCTACTGAAATAAACCAAATGATTGTACACGAAAGAGATTATTTAATTGATTATTTTGGTTTTAAGACTTTAGAACGAGCATATTTATTTAAAATTGGAAATACTACGGTAGAGAGAATTCAACATATGTGGATGCGTGTATCTATTGGAATTCACGGTGATTTAAACAACACAAATCCGAAAGAATCTTTAAGACTTGTTAAAGAAACATATGATTTAATGTCGTCAAAATATTTTACTCACGCAACTCCTACGTTATTTAATGCAGGTACTCCTAACCCACAATTATCTAGTTGTTATTTAATTGCTATGGAAGATGATAGTATAGATGGTATTTATAATACATTGAAGGATTGTGCCCAAATTTCAAAATATTCTGGGGGGATTGGATTGCATATTCATAACATAAGAGCAAAAGGTAGTCATATACAAGGAACTAATGGGAAAACAGATGGACTAGTACCAATGTTAAAGGTATTTAACAGTACTGCGAGATATGTAAATCAATCTGGAAAACGAAACGGATCATTTGCTATTTATTTGGAACCGTGGCATCCAGATTTAGAAGAGTTTTTAGAATTAAGAAAAAACCATGGAGATGAAGAATTAAAAGCCCGTGATTTATTTTATGCTCTTTGGGTAAATGATTTATTTATGGAACGTGTCAAAAATAATTTAAAATGGAGTATGTTCTGTCCGAATGAGTGTCCTGGATTATCTGATAAATATGGTGAAGATTTTGTAAAATTATATGAAGATTATGAGTCCAACGGTAAAGCCAGAAAAACGGTAAATGCTCGTGATTTATGGTTTAAAATATTAGATGCACAAATGGAAACCGGAACCCCCTATATTTTATATAAAGATTCTGCAAATAAAAAATCTAATCAACAAAATTTAGGTACTATAAAATCATCAAACTTATGCACTGAAATTATTGAATACTCAGATGATAAAGAAACTGCTGTTTGCAACCTAGCATCTATTGCACTTCCTACATTTGTAAATGAAACTACCGGCGAATTTGATTATGAGAAACTTCACCAAGTTACAAAAGTGGTTACAAATAATTTAAATAAAGTAATAGATATTAATTTTTATCCAACTGAAAAAACCCGCCGCAGTAATTTACTTCACAGACCTATTGGCATAGGGGTTCAAGGGTTAGCAGATACATTTGTTTTAATGAATATAGCATTTCATAGTGATCAGGCAAAAGAAGTAAATAAAAATATATTTGAAACTATTTATCACGCATCATTAAAGAAAAGCAATGAAATATCTATTGAAAGAAAGACATATTTTGAGAAAACAAATGATTCTAATATATTATCTAAAGAGGAACAAGATAAATTAAAAAAAGAACACATAGGTTCTTATTCTTCATTTGAGGGATCACCTTCATCTAAAGGGATATTACAGTTTGATATGTGGGATGTCACACCCAGTAATCGTTATGATTGGAATGGTCTAAAACAATCAATAGTAACTTATGGGTTGCGTAATTCACTATTGGTTGCGCCAATGCCTACAGCTTCTACATCTCAAATATTGGGGTTTAACGAATGTTTTGAGCCGTTTACGAGTAATTTATATAGCCGTAGAACATTAGCTGGTGAATTCGTTGTAGTAAATAAGTATTTAATGAAAGAATTAATACAATTAGGAATTTGGAATGATAAAATTAAAAATAATATTATTGCAAATAAGGGTAGTGTTCAACAACTTACTATGTTACCAGAAGAAATGCGAAATAAATACAAAATTGTATGGGAAATGCCTATGAAACATCTTATTGATATGTCAGCTGATAGAGGTGCTTTTATTTGTCAAAGTCAAAGTTTAAATCTATGGGTAGAAGATCCTACTTATAATACCCTAACATCAATGCATTTTTATTCTTGGAAAAAAGGCTTGAAAACAGGTATTTATTATTTAAGAAGAAAAGCAAAACATCAAGCGCAACAATTTACTATTGAGCCAGAAACAAAAGAAAATATAGAACAACCTGATTATATTTGTGAATCGTGTTCTGCATAAATATGTAATACATTGTTTGATTAAATTTCAAGGTGTTGTCGTGGTAATTGTATTGTGTTGTTATAAAGGTAATTATCAACAGATGTTAAATAATTATGCTTTAAAACCTCATTTTTTTCTTTATTTAAACAAATTTCACTACACCAAAGGCAATTTACACGATATGTTTTATAAATAAAATAATCAACTGACCAAAAACAACCTTTTGAAATACTTGAATTACAAATTAAACAATTTTTATAAATAATCCTAAAATATTCATCTTGTAATTGCTTTATTTGTTTTCTATGTTCAACGTTATATTCGTAAATCAAATCTTGAATAACTTGAGGTAATGATAAGATTCTCTTTTGTAATAAATTTACATCCATTTTTCATTGTCATTATAAATAATAAATTGTAATTATTTATAATCAATTTTTTTATAAGTATTTTTATAAGTATTTTTATAATTATTTTATATAACGTAGCGAGTTAATTCAATTTTATCATTTCTGCAACAAGGACATACAATATCCGTACAATTATCAAAGGTGTAATCAATTAGCTGTGAAAAACAACATTTACCAAATGTATGACCACAATTTGTAGTAACTAATTGTTTTATATTATGTTGTTCATAACATATAGAACACGTTTCTCTTTCTAATTGTCTTTTTTGTAATTTTGTAATTTTTGTTAATTTACTATTTTGTTTAGTAATCTTAAATATACTTTCCATTTTATCCCATAATTTTTGCATATTTTTATCAATATCATTTGCTCTTATTTCTAATTCGGCTATTTCAATTTCATATTTATCACATAATCTTAAATAATTTGATGGGAATGAATCCTTACAAAAGCCTTGTTTATCAAATTTTTTCATATGTGATTTTATATTTTGTAATTTATAAATTGTATTACTACATTCTTTATATCTAGATAATAAACTATTCCACGACTTATTATACTTATCATAAGTATCTCCTAATGATTTCAATGAAAACATTTTATAAAAAAATAATTTGAATAAGTTTTTATAAATAATTCAAAACTTATTTATTTCATTTTTTTTATATAATCATATGAAAAGTGATACCTATTAAATGTTATATTATATTACTATAATAAATTTTTGAATTGTTTTTTAATTTCTTTAGAAACATCTATAACATCAATGTTAAATTTAATTTTCATATAGCATCTTAATGTAACAAGAATATCATTTAAAGAATTATGAAGATTTTTTGGTGTTTGTTGAAATAGTTTTTCGTGCAATTCAACTAATTTTGGAAATTTTGCATAAGGTTTTCCTTTTTTATCCAATACTTGGATATTACATAATTCAATTGTTTCCTGCATAGTACAGAATATTTTTGTATTTGTTGTTATTGCAAATAAATATTCCTTATAAACAGTCTTTACTTCGTTAGCGTAATTACAATTATTAATAATGCGCAACAATTCAACCCGAATCATATTTATATCAAATTCTACATTATGACCTACAATTTGATCTACCTTTGAAATATCGTGGAAGAATTGTTCAAATACATCATCTATATCAGCGCCATTTCTAGTCATTTCATTTGTGATACCGTGTATATTTGTAGATTCTTCACTAATAATAATATCTTCAGACAATCTCACAATAAAATCGCATATTTTTTCATTTTTTGAAGAATCTGTATCATAAATTAAATAACTAAACTGGACTAGATTCGGCCACAAATGCAGTGTATCTGGACTTATAACTCTTGTTTTAGGTAATCCAGTTGTCTCTGTATCAAATATTAAAACTTTCATTTATATTAATCAATTATAGCTTAAAATTTTAAATGGTTGTTTAAAAGTATTTATAATTTATAAAATATTATAATCTATATCAATTTTATTTTTTATTTTTATGTAAAACTTTTACAAATACCAAAGCTTCTTCTATGCCATATAGTTATTCCGTGCTCTTTTATTCCATCTAAATGCCTTTTTGCGCCATAACCTTTATTAGAATCTATACCATAATGTTGTATTAAATTAGGGTTTGCATTGCATAATTCCTCTATATATCTATCACGTTCTACTTTAGCTAACACAGAAGCTGCAGCTATTGCAGTATACTTATTATCACCTCCTTCAACTGTTACGTGGGGAAAAGTATCTATTCTATTTGTAGTTTTATTTAAGTATGTGATTGGGTTGAAATAGTTACCATCTATTAAAAGGAAATATGAATAATCTTTTCTCTCTTCTTTACCTTTTTCTTTTAATTTTTTATTAAATTGTTTTCTAACTTCCAAAATAGAGTTATGCATACAAAGCTGTGTAGCTTGTAATATATTTATTTCATCAACCTTTTTTTCATCTTCAAAACTTACATACCAAGCTAATGCATTTTGTTTTATATAATCTGCAACCTCTTCAATCTTCTTTTTTGAATGAAATTTTTTACTATCTTTCACTCTTGAATGATCAAAACTATCATCTTTAGGTAAAATTACAGCAGCAGTATAAACTCTACCAAATAAGGGCCCTCTTCCTACCTCATCTACACCAATTTCATATATAGAACTATCTTCATTATAATATTTCTTTAATATAGGTTGTTGAATTCTAGATTTGGTTGCTTTCATTTTTTTTGGTAAAACAACAATTTCTTCATTTTCGTCAGAATCATCCACAATTACTGCATTCTCGTAGTCAGTTTTCATCGTATTAATAGTAATTATTAATATTTATATTTGTTTAATTGAATTCAATTTAATTCTAAACTTTTTTCACTATATAAATTATACAATGAATACTGAAGCATTATTTCTTTTCCTGATTTTATTATTAGGTCTATTACTATGTTCTTTTTTAGGAGGAAAATGTAGCAAAGAAGGATTTGATAGTAGTTCAAGCGGTACAATATATTATGGACCTAATGGAGACACTGCTACTATTGTTACAAATAATGATGGATCACAAAGTATACAATTAACACAAACGAGTGGCTCGTCAAATGTTGTATTTACACAATCTCCATCAAATCCGAATACATTTACAAACCCTTTTGGGTTTAGCGCATCAATTGTAACCGCATCTAATGGTCAAGGATCAATTATCTTTACGCTTCCAAATGGAACTACACAAACATTTACATCATCACAAACTAGCTCATCTACTAATACAACTCAACCAGCAGTAAATAATGTAGCTAATTCTGGTGTAAATTCTTCTTCATTTAGTTATGACAATTATAACCATTATAATGGGTCATCTTCTGCAGTAACAAATGGTACAACATATTATGGACCTAATGGTGCTACTGCTAATATAATTACAAATAGCGATGGATCTCAAAGTATACAATTAACCCAAACAAGTGGTTCTCAAAATGTTGTATTTACACAATCACCTTCTTCTCCAACTACATTTACAAATCCTTTTGGGTTTAGCGCTGCAATTGTAACTGGATCTAATGGTCAAACTACTATAGTATTTACATTACCCAATGGTACAACTCAAACTTTTACACAATCGCAATCTAGTTCAAATGGTAGTTCAAATACAATATCATCTACCCAATATTATGGAAGTACAGGAACACCAATTCAAGAATCACAATATAGCTTAGCCTATCAAGGAAATGCTAGCGCAGGAGCAGTTACAGGACCGTATGGTAATACTGCTTATTACGCTCAAGGTCCTAATGGTAATACTATTGCAGGTACAACAGGCCAGCCTGTTTATCCTCAAATAAATCCATATTATGGTCCTTATGGAGGAAGTGCTAGTGCTGGTGCAGCTACAGGACCGTATGGCAATACTGCTTATTATGCTCAAGGACCTTATGGTAATACTGTTGCAGGCGTTAGTAACAATGGTGTGACCCCTTCAGATTATTATAGTTCAACGCCTCCTGGTATTCCAGCCAGTCAAATACCTTCTGGACAAGAAGATTTGTATATTCTCAAGTCAGAAATTGTACCTCCAGTTTGCCCTGCTTGTCCAACATCATCTGCTTGCCCTAGACAAGAAAAATGTCCTCCTTGTCCTGCTTGTGCAAGATGTCCAGAGCCTTCATTTGAATGCAAAAAGGTGCCCAATTATAATTCTATAAACGAAGATTATTTACCTCAACCAATAGTGAATGACTTTTCAACATTTGGTATGTAAATATATTATTATAAATTAAACTTAAAGAAACAACCCATTTATTTTTTCCCAAAAGTATTTTCAGAAATAAAAAATGGACATTTTTGGAATGTCCAATTTTCAAAAAAGCCGATTCAATCCTTGAAAAACTTAGTTTTACTGCATAATTGAAAATTAGCGTAAGGCAGAAAAAAATTTAATTTTAAATTTGTTACTGTAAAATTAAATTTTTTCAATAAAAAAGAATTTAGACGATTTTTATGTTGCTTATTATTAGCGACAATGTCAACCGAAAAATCGCAAAAAATCGCAAAAAAATATATTTGTAATATTTGTAACTATTCATCGTGTAATAAATATGATTATGAAAAACATAATTTAACCTATAAACACTTGCGCAACAAAACGGCAACAATCGGCAACACTTTAGCAACCGAAAAATCGCAATGTATGTCACATTATATGTGCGATGAATGTAATAAAGTATACCAAAATAGATCTGGATTATGGAGACATAAAAAAAATTGTATTATTAGTAAAAATAATGATAATGACAAAATAGTAAATATAAATAATAATGTATGTGATAAAGACCTTATAATGTTACTTATTAAAGAGAATTCTGAACTTAAAACTATGATGATGGAAGTTATTAAAAATGGAACAAATAATAATATTAATACAAATAGTCATAATAAAACATTTAATTTAAATGTATTTTTAAATGAAACTTGTAAAAATGCAATGAATATTACCGAGTTTGCAGATTCTGTGAAACTGCAATTATCCGATTTAGAAAATATGGGCAATGTTGGATTTGTAAATGGTATTTCAGATATAATAATTAAAAACTTAAAACAACTTGATGTAACGGAAAGACCCGTTCATTGTACAGATGTTAAAAGAGATGTAGTGTATGTAAAAGATGAGAATAAGTGGGAAAAAGAAAATGAAGGAAATGATAAATTAAGAAAAATGGTTAAAACAGTTGCTCATAAAAATACAAAAATGTTAAGGAATTTTAAGGAAAAATACCCGGATTGTGGAAAAAGCGAATCTAAACAGTCTGAACAATATAACAAATTAGTTGTTGAAGCAATGGGAGGAAAAGGTGATAATGATTTAGAAAAAGAAGATAAAATAATAAAGAAAATAACTAGAGAAGTTGTTATTGATAAAACGACCAACTAAATGCAATATTTTATATTCTTTTTTTAATACATTTCTTATCCATTTTGAATGTAGCAATTTTGTCCTCTTGAGGAACAATATTAATTACACATTTTGATTTTTTACCATATAGTGGCTCAGTACAACCCTTCTCCTTTTTCCTTCTGGTTTGAGTTTTTTTAAATTTAAAAATAGTTGGTTTTTCTTCTGTACAACGTGAACGAAAATGCTCATATCTTTCTCTCACATCACAATAAGTTAAATTTGATTTTTTCTGCAACATTTTATTAACTGTTTCGTGAAGTTCGTATATATATCTTGAAAACGTTTCACGGTTATTCATATGACACATTAATAATGGCTTCTTTTTAAGATTATTTGATAAATTCATTCTGCAATACTTACAAGGTAATGTATATTGAAGATTTATTATTAAATCTCTATAATGTATTTTATCTTCTTCGGTTGGATCAACTGGATAGTTGAAACTTATTGTATGAAGAAATGTCCAAGCTAATGGCCCCCATATTTTTGTCATCATACCATCACCTGAATAAAAATCTTTTTTTGTAAATACACGGTTCTTTTTTGTTTTGTTATGTGTATTTCTATTTTTACGCGTATGTGTCATTATATATTATCAAGATAAAAATAATGCTTAAAATTTGTAAATAAAAATATATACAAATTTTATATGGATACTACAGTCTCTAATTTAAGTGTTTTTACAAATTCAACAAAAAAAATATGCACGTGTTCTTTTATTTCTATTTTTCTAATTATTCTTTTCATAATCAGTCCATTAAGCAATTTATTCAAAACTTCTATATTTATGAGATTGATTACATTGATATTGTTATTTTATACAATATATTTGAATAATATACAAACAGATTCTCTAAGACAAGTAAATGTTGAATCAAAGCCAGAAGATATTAAATCGCAACTAAATCTTAATATTATATGCAGTTATGTTTTTACTTTATTTTTAGGACTGCTTTCTATCTTTGTTATTAAGAGTTTTGTCTAATTTAGTAAAATCTATTTTAGTAAAATCTTTTTTAATTTCTACTATTTTTTCATAATACAACGTATCATTCTTAAAGTTATATCTATTAATTTCAATCAATTCACCAGTGACAGTTCTAAACAACATAATGATAATATAATATTTCTATATTATCTTTATATGGTATTCGTTAAAAGAGAATCATAATTTCTTCTTGAATATATATAAATGGTTAATTATGTTAATTTCAATGGTTCAGGTATTAGAAGCCCCCTAGGAAGTAGTGATACGTCTATTTATTCAAGAATTAAAACTGCAGGAAGCAACTTGAGTAATACAACATTGTTAATAATTATATCAGTTCTCGTTTTTTCTTTTATTGCCGGATTCTATATTTTTTATTATTATTTGCCATCATTGAAGTCTAGTTATAAACCCAATAGTGAACAAATACCTATAGGTTCAGTTCCTACAGGTAATGTAGCAGAATTGCTATTTTTTTATGCTGATTGGTGTCCACATTGTAAGACAGCTAAACCTGTTTGGGAAGAATTGAAATCGGAATACGAAAATAAAACGGTGAATGGTTACAAAGTTGTATTTACAGAAATTAATTGCACAACCGAAACTGCTGAGGTTGAACAAATGATGAATAAATACCATATTGAGGGGTTCCCAACAATAAAATTATTAAAGGATGGTCAGGTTGTAGAATATGATGCAAAGCCTACTAAGGCAACTCTAGAACAATTTTTGAATACTGTTTTATAAATTATTAGAAATATTTTGTTTAGAGAGAAAACCCTTCGCAGTTTGAATTCCACTATTTAACAAATCTGTTCTAACTTCTATACTACTTAATGCATTCTTTAAAGATTCAAATGACATTAATTCTGTATCGTTTATTACTTCATATTTTATAATTGGCTCTATATAATTCATTTTTAAACTAAATATAGTATTGAATAAAATACACATAATAAAATCTAACATATTTGAAGATGAATCAACACAATTAGTATTACTATTATTGTATTGATTTTTTATACCTAATATTTCTTCTACATTTTTACCAGAATCTACACAATACTTTAAAGGATAGTTGCATACCATACCTCCATCTATATAACATTTATCCTCAATACAAACAGGTGTTAATAATACAGGTATACCGCAAGTCATTTGAATCGCTGTTAAAAGTTCTAACTCTGGATGTGTTAAATAAGATATATCTATTAAGCTAAATTTATTTATTTCAAACGTAAAAAAATGCATTTCTATTTTTGAATAATCATAAAATTCCTTTAATGTGATTTGAAGAGATATATCCTTAGCATTTAATAATGGTTTGAAACATTTTTCAATTGTTTTTGTATCAAATATACCCTTTTTAGTATATGAGTCAAAAATGTCTTGAACTTTAATAGAGAAGACATCTTGCCACGGCCTTTTAATAATATAATCATTAATGGTTTCCCAATCAAAATTTAAGCAAATTAATGTACCTACTATAGCTCCTGCAGAAGTTCCATAAATACTTTCAATTTTATCTCTAAGTATGAATTTTTCTTGTTCTAAGTGTTGAATAGAACCTAATGATTGTACCATTGTTGGACCACCACCAGATATTACCAAATGTTTTATAGTCATTTATGTAAAATAATTACATTCATTTTAATAAGTTTTTTTCTTTAATCTTTTTAAATGGCAAATATTTTTACATTAGAAAACATAGAAGACTTTTCAGAAAAACTAAATATAGATGAGTTATATGAAAAAAAACGACAACAAGATCTTAATAAGTTAGCATTATTTAATAAAATTTTAAATCGTATTCATATTAGAATTAAAACAACCTCTAGGCAAAGAGTAAATGAAAATTTTTGTTGGTTTGTTGTTCCTGAAGTTATTATTGGTGTTCCAAAATATGATCAGGCTGCTTGCATAGCTTATCTAATAGATAAATTAAAAACAAACGGATTTAATGTAAGATATATACACCCAAATACATTATTTATTTCTTGGTTGCATTGGGTACCTTCTTATGTAAGAACTGAATTAAAAAATAAGACTGGTATTGTTATAAATGAATATGGACAAAAAATAATTGATACCGATGAAGATGATAATACTAGTAGACAAATTATGGATGTAAGGAACCCGAATGATTACATGATGAATTTGAAAAATCAAGACCAAAGTAAAAATGGTAAACAACAACAGAAGAAAGAATACACCCCTATTAGATCATATAAACCTTCAGGTAATTTGGTTTATGACGATGAATTGCTTAGTAAAATAGAGGATAAATTTATTTGAATAAAATAATATCTTATAGTATTTTATTTAAATGAAATATTTATTATGTAGACCAATGGGAGGATTAAATGACACTCTAAACCAAATATATTTATGTTATAATTATTGCAAAAAATATAATAGGTGTTTGTTAATTGATACATCATATAACAATTTTATGTTAGAATCGTTTGATAAATATTTTACATTTATAGATGAAAGTAATATAATATACAATAGTTATACAATTAAAACCCTTATCTTTAATAATGAATTTACAACATATCCTAATATATTAGAAAATAAATTATATGACTATGATAATAGATATGAATATATAAGAGGGTTTTGTTATAACTCTGTATCTTTGTCTGTAAACTTTAATGAAGAATATAGTGAAGATATAATATTGCATAATAATTGTGGTGGAGGGACTAATGGTGCTAATATGTTATCATTATTAATATTAAATGATTACGTAATAGATTCTATAAAAATACGTTATACAATGATAGATAAACCTTATACATCTATTCATATTAGAAACACTGATTATAAAACAGATTATATAGCTTTTTCTACACAAAATAATAATACGATATTAGAAGATAACATATTTTTAGCTACAGATAGCAAAGAAGCGCTAGTTTATTTTAAAAATCTAAAAACGAATGACAAATTATACACATTTATAAAAACATTAAATAATAATAATTACCCGATACATAGAGTAAATAATAATAATACTGGGAATGTATTTATTGATACTATATGTGATGTAATTCTCTTAGCATTGGCTGATAAATTTGTATTTCCACCAAAGAATTATGGTTTTACAAAGTTAGCAATTCAATTATTTAATAATAAAAATATACTCCATTCTTTTACAAAAAATAAATTTGTATATTTGAGTAAGTAAATATAAAGGGTTTAATAGATCTCTGTATTGGAATAAATAAGAAATACTAAATAATAAATAATAAAATATAAATATATTTTATGGGAATATATACTTTAAAAAAAATAATAAAAATTAAAAAATTAAAAAATAAAAGTATTAAAAATCGTGAAAAGAAATTTGATATTTTATCTGACAAACAAAAAGAATTAGTTTGTAAAAATTATTCAAATACATATAATACATTTGAGGATAAGATAGAAAAAACATTAAAAGAAAATAATATAGATACTTCATCTAAAAATTTTAATTTAGACAAAGAAATTTTGTCAGATTTAAAAAAAGCAGTTAGTCCATCAAATATATTACCAGAGAATGATTTTTATTCATATATTAATGATAGATGGTTACAAAAATTTCAGCTAGAAAAGAGTCAAAAATATATTGTTCAAGTAGATGATTTTAGACTTGTTCAAGATAAAGTGTATAATGAACTGTTAGATATAGTTAAACATTATATCTCTGACCCAAAAACAAAACATACTAAAAAAGCGAAATGCATAAAAAATTTTTATGAGTCGCATTTAATAACTAGCACGCAAGAACAATCTAAAATCTATTCAAATACTATATTAAATAAAATAGACGAATTGAGAAAAGATAATGCTAATTTATGGAAAATGTTAGGATTTACGAATTTAAATGAAATAGTTTCTTGGGGCAGTCCTTTTGTATGGTCATTAAACCCTGATGATAAAAATCCGAAAATCTACAGATGTTATATAGAACCAAATCAAGTTTCTTTAATTGATATAAATATTTATTTTGATGATGGCTCCGATTTACAATATAAAAAAATGTATAAAACTAGATATTTAAAGTATTTAAAAGAATTATTTAATAATGTTTTTGGTGAAAATAATGATTTTAATGTAGAAGATATTTTTAATTGCGAGGTTAAATTAGTAAATTCTTATAGTTGTAATAAAAAAGTAAAAGAATCTGAAAATGGATATAATTTAGTAACAACAACCGAAGCAAAAGAAATTTATAATTTTGATTGGTCATCATTTTCACAAGCATTAGGGTTTGATTATACACCAAATTTTTTCATTACATCTAATTTAAATTATTTATATTGTTGCACAAAATTACTTTTAAATGAATGGAATAATCCTGAGTGGAGAGCTTATTGGATTTATATTTTTATTAGACAAGAACAAAGGTACAATGTAAAGGGAAAAGATATATTTTATGATTTTCAAGGTAAATTCGTACGTGGTCAAGAAGCAAAAGTTATTATTCAAAAAACTCCTATTTATGGTTTAGGTTTTGCATTTAATACATTCTTAACAAATGAATACATAAATAAATATGAAAACCCTCAACTTATAAATTACGTTAAAACGATGGCTGAAGATTTGAAAACGGTATATATTAGAATAATAAAAAGAAATAAATGGATGCAGTCTAAAACAAAAGAAATGGCTTTAAAAAAACTGCATAATTTTAAATTAACGGTAGGATCACCTAAAATTTTAAGGGAAGATCCTTTACTAGATTATACAAATGATGATCCTTGGGGTAATTTATGCAAAATTGCCGAATGGAGACACAATAGAGCCATAAAATTGGAGGGTGAACCAATCATTGATATACCAGTTATAGATTGGACCACAATACCTCCAAAATTTGTAGGAACCCAAGCATATCTTGTAAATGCGGCATATACTCCATCAGAAAATGGCATTTATATTCCTTTAGGATATATACAAAAACCATTTGTAGATTTAGATGAAAGAGGTATTGAATATAATTTAGCCCATATTGGATTTACCATTGCTCACGAAATGTCGCACGCTTTAGATGATTGGGGGAGTCAATATGATATGACTGGAAAATTAAATGACTGGTGGAGTGAAAAAGATAAAAAACTGTATAAAAAGATACAAAATGATGTTATTAAGCAATATGAAGTTTTCGCTTCTTATGATGGAATATATTTTGATGCAGAACCTAGTATAGGGGAGGATTTAGCGGATATTTCTGGGTTATCTACTTGTACAGAATATTTAAGAGATTTTCAATTAAAAAACGATGATATATTGCCTATACAAACTTTATCATTTGAGGTATTTTTTGTGTATTTTGCATTTCAACAAAGACAAAAATTAAGCAAAAAAGCTTTAGAAGCACAATTAAAAATAAATCCTCATCCTCCAGACAAATATAGAACAAACGTCCCATTGTCAAGGTTGCCTGTATTTAGAACATTATTTAATGTTAAAAAAGGAGATAAAATGTGGTGGCATTCAACTAGTAGAGTTTGGTAATAATGAATTACTTTAGAAAAATAAAAATATATACTTTATTAAATTTTAGGCGTTTATAATTTTTTTTTGTAAGTTATATATATAAATGGCCAAATCTCATAATCGCCGTCATCGCTCTATGTCTCGTTCCAGAACTGTTGCTCGTGGTCGCGCTCGTGCCGCTAGCCGCGCTGCTAGCCGCGCTGTTTCTGCTGCTGCCAGCCGTGCCGCCTCTGCCAGTCGTGCCGCCTCTGCTGCTGCCAGCCGCGCCGCCTCTGCCTCACGCTCTGCTTCTGCCAGTCGTTCTGCCGCTGCTGGCCGTGCTGCCTCTGCTGCTGCTAGCCGTGCCGCTGCTGCCAGTCGTGCTGCCTCCGCTGCTGCCAGCCGTGCCGCTGCTGCCAGTCGCGCCCGTGCTTAAACAAGTAACTTATTATAGAAAAAATATTTTACTATAATTCTTTTACATACTTGAAACTGTAAATAATATTATATTAACAATATAATATTATTATATTATATGTCTACTAGACGTAGAAAAATAATAAAAAAAAAAGGAATACATTCGCGTAGTGCAAAAAATAAACATTGGAAGTCTGCTATAACAGTTGCAAGAAAAACATATAAGAATACACATTCTCTTTTAAAAAGCAGAACTGCGTTTAGACGACACGCCCTAATGAATGTTCGTAGTCTATTTGGTGTTATTAAACGGCAATAAAATATACATTATATAAAATCTATATAAAGTTATAAAAATAACTATTTATAACTTTATAACCATATTATGCAACCAATTGAGATTCTTTTATTATTATTGTTTGTAACAGCATTTTTACCTACTTTTCATATTGTATTATTAGTTATACAATTTTGGATAACAAACTTTTTTTGATTCAATAGTAAAATATTTATGCTGGCTTAACAATGACTATTGGATTACCGGTACTAGGATCTATTGAAATTATCATACCAATAGAGTTTATATATTGAGTAATTGTTAATGATGTTTCTAGTGTTATTAAACCATAAATAGTATAAGCAGTCACACTTATGTTATTGTTACTGAAAAATGGCCTATAGTTATTGACTGTTCCTGATGGAATCGGAACTATATAACATCCTATACAATTTCCGAATGATACGCCATTATTATAATATAATTGATATTTGTTTACTGGAACACGACCGCAAAAAGAAATTTGACTAACATTTTGATTAATTAATTCATTATTATAAAGTATCGTTCCTGAATAATTTATGGATGGATCAATACTAAACATATCAATGTTATTATAGCTACCTGTATTATAATTATCTCCTCCAACAAAAGAAGGGTTTGTAGATACTATAACAAAACGAACCGCATTTGAATATATATTTGTTAGATTTCCGCTATTATCTATACCACAAATATCTGCTTTTTGTAATGTTGTAGTTATAGATGAAGAATATGGAATATATTCAGCATAATCAGCTCCACTAGAATTAATTGTACCTGTAGCATTGATAGAACGACCCGTAGACGAAATACTACCCATTTTCATAGTTGCAGCAGCAGCATTTGGGGCATACGAATCAGATGCATAAATTAAAACATTATCAGCGGTTCCTGGCCTAGATAAATGAAAAACTAAACTACCAGTTGTTATACCATTTATATTACCTATGAATAAAGGACAATCCGGTGCTTCATTACCAATACCAACACGAATGCCATTACTTGTTGCAGGACCACTAAATTGTGCAATATTTGTGCCATTTGCTTGACCTGTTCCTGTATCATTTGTTGCTGTAAGTGTTAATATTGTATTTCCAGCAAGACCTGCATCATTTAGCATTCTAAAATAAAAAATAGAGTTTGGTCCCCCTCCACTATCACATACCAAATTCCAGTTTTTATTATTAGCATTTGCGTTAGTCCTTTGCATTATTTGTTCTACTGATGTTGTTTGAGATAATTGAAATAATCGTTGCGGAGTTGTTGTTCCAATACCTACATTTGTAGTATCTGTATAAATAACTGCAGCATTTGATGTTGTTGGGCCTGTTTTATATAAAAAATAGTTGTTACTTCCAGTTAATGTTAACCCTTGACCTGTAGGACCAATTGGTCCAGTTCTACCTGTAGGACCAATTGTTCCGGTAGAACCTGTAGAACCTTGTGTTCCAGTAGATCCAGTGAGCCCAATAATACCTGTAGGACCTGTAGGACCTGTACGACCTTGTGATCCAGTAGGACCGATGGTCCCTGTAGATCCAGTATTACCTGTAGTACCTTGTGGACCAGTAGGACCTATTATAGGAGATAAAGTGGTTGTTACCTGTGCGTTAGTTGTATCATTAAAATACATAGTAATAATTTTATTACCTGCGGTAGTTCCACCATAAACTTCTATATATATTCTATCACTTGACAAAATAGTTTCAGCTAAAACCGGACCTGAAACAAAATATAAAAATGGTAAATTATTTGTAATAATTGGGATTTGTGCAGTAGTAGAAATTAAAGTTTTTGTAGTATCTAAATGATATAAATATGCTTTAAAAAGTATATATGCTACATTTGCTCCTACATTAACATTTGCATAAATCTCATAATTCCAACATCCACCAGTTAGATTTGTTATGTTTGGATCTCCTGGAGGCGTAATAAAAGATTGAAATAGCAGAGGACTATTTACAGATGTAACTGTATTAGTTATAGTTGTTGAAATACCTCCGTTAGTACTAATAATACGATTTAAATCTTTATATGTTGTAGGATTTCCAGAAATATCATTATTAAAATAATATACTAATCCACTTGAAAAACCATTGGTTCCTGCAGGGCCTGTATTACCCGTAGGTCCAATGTATCCAGTATTACCAATAGGTCCGGTAAACCCAGTAGATCCTGTTTGACCAGTATTTCCGGGTGTACCAGTAGGACCAGTGTTACCAGTATTTCCGGTTGTACCCGTAGGACCAGTATTTCCAGTGGTACCCGTAGGACCAGTTGTACCCGTAGGACCAATGTATCCAGTATTACCAATAGGTCCTGTTTGACCAGTATTACCAATAGGTCCTGTTTGACCAGTATTACCAATAGGTCCTGTTTGACCAGTATTTCCGGTTGTACCAGTGTTACCACTAGGACCAGTAGTTCCGGTTGGACCACTTTTACCAGTAGGACCAGTAGTTCCGGTTGGACCACTTTTACCAGTAGACCCAGTTTTACCAATAGAACCAGTATTTCCGGTTTGACCAGTTGGACCATTACTACCAATCGGACCTACAGGCCCCTGAGGTCCTTGTGGACCTTGAGCACCCGTTCCTCCTTTATTAGGAGGAATATAACAATCACATACATCCGGCACAAAATCACAATCAACACCACAATCACATACATCTGGTCCTGAATAATCGCAACTTGGACAAGGAACATATGATCCACAATTTGATGAATAACTATTATATGGTTTACCATTTATGTATGTAACATTTAAGTTTGTAACAGTAATATTTTGACTATTAATATTATTAGCATTTATATTACTCATTTATATAGAAATAACACTATTTTTAAATTAGTAAAAATCAATTATAATAAAGTTTATAGTAACTTTATCATAATTTATGTACTGTGATTACTTCTTTTACGGCAATAAGATTTTCTTTTTCCAGAGAGGGTTCTTCTGCAACCATTTCTTAATCTACATTTTGTAAAACTTTTACCACGACAATGCGAAGTTTTTACACGAGAACGATAAATACGTTTTTTACTTCTGGAAGAACGAGACATACTACGAGTAACAGCCATTTTTATATTATATATATATATTCCTAAAATAGTTGGTTTATATATTTCCACATTTAACAATTAATATTTATTTATTTGTTGGTATTGTAGACTCTTTCGTTTGAGTAATTATTTTAGATGCCTCTGTTTTTAAACTATCTATTTGTTTTTGTGTTGTTTCTAAAATTTTGGATTCAACAATTGCTTCATATATTTTAACACCGTTTACATAATCTAGTTCACATCTTACATATAAATCTACAATTAATTTTCTCGTTTTTTCAATAGCGTTTTGAAGCATTTCTTCAGTTAATTTTGGATTAACTCTAATCTTTTTTTTATTCGTATATGGATCAATAACATAAGTAAACAAATCATTTATCACAGATAATAATTTTGATTGGTTATCTGACGCAGTTTGAACCATTTTTTTTATATTATCAGCATAAGCAATAAATAATTTATCGTTTTTGTTCATAGTATATTTATTTTTAAATATAGGATTTGTACCTTGACAACCTTGTTTCGTATTATAATCTCTTAATTTTATATCACTAAATTTTGTAATTTCTGCAGGCATTGTTTCATTTCCTGTAAAGGCAGTATAAAATGTTTTCAAATCTGACATAAATTGGCTCTTAGTAGTTTCTGACATACCATTAAACGCCCCAGTTGAATAATCATAATTGTCATCTAAATATAATCTCATTAGTTCTGTAATACCAGGTTCATTTGATAAGTTTTTAATTTGTCCAGCATTATCTAAATTTATATCACAAATTTTAGGATTAATACTAATATCTCCATTAGAAGCATCAACCGCCTGGGTTTTTTTTAGCGCTCTAATTCTATTGTCGCAAATATTTAATTTATATAACTGTCTAGTTACATTTTTTGGAATAGTATCTTTTTCTAATAATGTTTTTTTAACAGTATCTCCATTTTCATCCTTATATGTGTATACAGGATTAATAGTTGTTACAATAGCAGCAAAAATATGTGCAATTTTTACATAAAATTTTGCAATGCCTATACATACCCGTTTTTTTTTAATGCTTTTATTAGTATCGTTAGATACATCTAAACTATCTAATTGGTCTTTATTTAAAAAAATAACTTTGTCCTTATCTAATTGATTTATTTCTACTCCATTTTTGATTCTTTGAGCCATATAAGTGATTTCCATATCATTAAAATATCTTTTAATTATGTCGGATGTTAAAATCACTAGTTTGTCACAATAAGCCTGTTCAGAAAGTTTACTTAAGCTCTTAAAGTCCATGGTTAAAATATAATATGTAGCAATATAGTCAATAATATCATAAAAATTCCCGAAATCCTTTTTATTTTCTTCCCCTGATGGTTTATTTGAATTTGTTGAAATAGTATTTCCCATATAATATACAACCTTAAAAATTATTTATATAATAATAAAATTGAATTAAAAATATTTTATCTATATGAATGAATAATAGAATGAGCACTGATAATAAAAGTAAAAAAAGAAAGGACAGTATAATAAACAAAACCAATTTATGGAATATATTTGATTCTGAAGTAATAAATGAACAAAAACTTAATGTTCCATTAGAATGTATGTATGGCTCATCTGGAAGAGAAATGTGTGAAAGATGCGAAAGCATTTTAGCATTTTCAGATGAAGGATTTTTAACTTGTACAAACAATAAATGTGGAATTATTTATAAAGATTTAGTAGATCAAACTCCAGAATGGAGATATTATGGTGCTGATGATAATCAAAATAATGATCCTACACGATGTGGTATGCCTATAAATCCTTTATTAGAAGAATCATCTTATGGTTGTAAGGTTTTGTGTATAGGTCATATGTCTTATGAAATGAGAAAAATTCGCCGGTATAATGAATGGCAATCTATGCCTTATAAAGAAAAATCTCAATATGATGAGTTTCAAATTATTACCATTATGGCTCAGAATGCTGGTATGCCTAAAATGATTATTGATGACGCCATTAGATATCATAAGAAAATATCTGAATATGAACTAACTTTTAGAGGTGACAATAGAGATGGAATATTAGCAGCTTCTATATACATTTCGTGCAGAGTAAATAATTTTCCTAGAACTGCAAAAGAAATCGCAAACATATTTCATTTAGATATTACAAGTGCTACAAAAGGATGTAAAAATGCATTATCCATAATTAATAATATTGAGAAAGATATGGATAATAAAGAAAAAACCAATTTTGGAAGAACTAAACCAGAGGCATTTATTGAAAGATTTTGCAGTAAATTAAACATAAATAATGAATTAACAAAATTATGTCAATTCATTTCAATGAAAATAGAGAAAAACAATATTATGCCTGAAAATACACCTCATTCAATTGCAGCTGGTGTTGTATATTTTATTTCGCAAAATTGCGGATTAAATATTAATAAACGAGATGTTAAAAGTGTAAGTGAAATTAGTGAGGTTACAATTAACAAATGTTTTAAAAAGTTGGATAAGATAAAAACAGAATTAATACCTACAGTTATATTAAAAAAATATGCAATCGTTTAATTATCTCTATAGTTTTTAATCTTATCTTGTAATTCTTTAAGCTCTTCTTCAAATTTAATAATATCATTCTTCTCATAAATTTCTCCATTAAAACTATTTTCTAATTCAAGTAGTTTTTTTTGTAACGTTTGCAATTCATTTATTATTTCAGAATTCATTTTTTCTTTACTATGTAGTTTGTCAAAACCATTTCCATAAATACCACACAAATTCGGATTCATTCTACAATGCAATGCATAATTGTGTATTATCACTTCGGCTGATCCACAAGAAATTTTATTATTGAAGAGGTTACATAGTCCATATTCATCTTTATTATTTTTATTAGGAATAAACCATTTACAGTCTGCACACTTCGGCCTCATATTTATTTCAAATGAATTACCAATAGAAATATAGATATAATATAGGATTGTTATGAAAATGTAGGTATTGCGCATTTTACTACACTAATATGCTACCAATTGTTTAATATTGTTTATATATAATATAAATAAACTATATTATAAAATAGAATATGTAAATTAAAATATATATTATAGTAGTTATAAAAATAAAAATAAAACCTTAATTAACACTATATATGTCAGAAGAGGTAAAAATCCCAAAACGTGTTTTTATAGTTCCATATAGAAATCGTGTACAACATAAATTCTTTTTTAGCAAATATATGAGTTTTATTTTAGAAAATGATGATGATTATGAAATTTATTTTTCTCATCAGTGTGATTCTAGAACATTTAATAGGGGAGGTACTAGAAATATAGGGTTTTTAGCAATTAAAAATAAATACCCAAACCATTATAAAAATATAGATTTTGTTTTCAATGATGTTGATACAATACCGTTTAATAAGATTTTTGATTATAAAACTTCTGAAGGTATTGTAAAACATTATTACGGTTTTAAGTATACTCTTGGTGGAATAGTTGTAATAAAAGGATCTGATTTTGAAAAAATAAATGGATATCCAAATTTTTGGGGTTGGGGAATGGAAGACAATGCTTTACAAAAAAGAGCTCTTGCATTTCATTTAAAAATAGATAGGACAGTTTTTTATAATATAGGAAGTCCAGAAATATTGCAATTATTTGATGGTGTTTCTAGAATTATTAGTAAAAAAGACCCGTGGAGAGCAGAACACGATGATGGAGTTGATGGTTTACGCACTATTAAGAATTTGCAGTATAATATTGACGATAAGTCATTAAATCCAAATGATAATATATTTACAGTGCATAATAATAATATATTTTTTATAAATATAACAACTTTTACAACACTACATAAATTTGAAGGAGACAATTATTATAGCTACGATTTAAGAGAACCTAAAAGAAAAATAATTAATCCAGATAAATTAAAAGAAACAAAACAGACTGTTATAACAACAGATAATTGGTCAAAAATACCATATTATCCAACTATAAAAGAGAGGAGAGAACACGCAGCAAAATATTTAATATCAATTGGTAAGACAGTGCCTGGCGATCTTTTAAGACAAATAGAACAAGATAATATAAAAGAAATACAAGAAGATTCTTATAACAATTTTAATAATCAATATAACCAACAGATACAAACTCAAAAATATAGCCAACAAATACCACATAAATATTCGCGTGAATACGCAACATATTTAGGACAACGTCCTAAAGCACAAACTAGTGCAAGAGTCAAGTTAGGTGGTGCATATTGAATAATATTTAATGTCTAATGTGTAATACAATGTTAATATTTATTATTTTTTAAGCCAAACATATACAATTTCATTATAATCATTTTGTCTTTTGGATTTTTTATAAGGATAAATTTCGTTAGCTTCTCCAAATAAGTGTTTTAAAACATTATCGTATACTTCTTTACAAACATTTATAATATAATATCCGCCTTTTTGAAGTCCTTTATAAGTTTTTAAAAAAATAGGTTTATAAAATTGTTCGTCCATTTCTTTTTTTGAATCATATTCTATATTATTTTCATATTTTTGTATAAAATAATATGGCGGTGATGTAAATACCAAATCATAATATAAAGTAGTATAATCTATATTTAATGCATTTTCAAATATTATATCAAATTCTGTATGAGATTTATTCTTAAGATATGGTATTAATTTATCATAAGATTGTTTTAAACTATCATTTATTTCTATACCTATATATTTTGGAATATTAAGTGCAGCACACGCTACTGCTGCACCTCCCCATCCAGCACAAAAATCTAATATACTTGCAGGATTATATTTTGAGTAAATTTCCATATACACCAGAGGTCGTATTATATTTATTGCGCTAATACAAATATTATATACTTCTTTCATAACAATGTATTCATTTTTTGTTTTATTTTTATTTTTAACTGTATCGTAATAATTTAACATATTTTGAATAAAATTTTTTTTCTTAAATTCCTCTATATTTACAATAAATTCAAAAAAATTAATATTATATTTTCCCTTAGTTTTAAGACGATGTACAAATGTAAAATAATCTACAATATTATTTCCAATTCTAGATCTACACGACATAGTGTGTGCATTTTTTCCTATTGTAATTAATTTGTCCATTTCAATATCAACCAAATTAATAGAAATAGGCTTAATTTTCTTTGCAATAGCTTCTTTTTCTTCATTATTAAAATTTTCAGATATCATACATAATTAAATCATAATTATTTTCTCTATTTTACTATTCGGATAATTTTATTTTACTAATTTTTATAAGCCTTATTATAATTTAACATATAGTTTTTAAAGTTAGTTACTTTTTTTTCTATATCACTATAATCGTCTCTTTGAACAATTGTTAGAGGAATAATTAAATACCATCTATCTACTTTTTGAAGATTTAACCAATATTTATCTATCTTATAATTGTTATTTGTAGGTTCTTTTAATAATTTACCAATACCTTCTTTATAATTTTGTATAAGAGTATCGTAATATGTTTTTTTAACAATATATCCTGTTGTAGTTTGACAATTGTAAATTTTTATACACGTATCATTCACAGGTACATATGGTATCATATTATTTCCAGCAATTAAAACAACATCCCACCTATTATTAAAATCTAAAAAACGTTTCAATTGTGATAAAAATAGTTCTGGATCTAAAAATTCAATATCATCTTCACAAATCAATATGTAATCAAAATTGTTTTTTTTTGCAATTTCTAAACATTTTAAATGACTCATACTACAACCTAATGCTCCATTTGTTAATTTAATTGCGTTAAACCGTTCTGGGTTATCTATACCAATTTTGTGTAATTCTTTTTCAACATTTATACGTCTGTCTTTTCTCTCTTCTAAGTTAATATACATAACATTAATCAAATCAAACAACATAATATTTTATATAATTAAAAATATTTATATGGTAAATAGTTATATTTAAATTATATAAAAACCTCATTAATTAATTTAAATAATAATTATATATTAAATAAAATGAGTAAAATACCAAAAATAATTCATCAAATTTGGATAGGAGATAAACCAAGACCAAGTAAATTAATGGATACGTGGAGGGATAAAAACCCAGATTTTGAATATATTATTTGGAATGAAGAAGAACTAATTAAACGAAATATTAAATTAATATGTCAATCCAAAATAGATGATATAGAAGAAATTAATGGAAAAGCAGATATAATGAGATGGGAGTTATTAGAAAAATTTGGTGGTATTTTTATAGACGCAGATTCAATATGCATTGAGCCTATTGATGCAGAGTTATTAAGTAAAAAATGTTTTGCTGGATGGGAACAAGAGAATGTTAGACCAGGATTAGTGGCTACAGGAACAATGGGGTTTCCTAAGAACCATCCTTTAGTATCAGAGGCTGTTAAATGGATATTAAATAATGAAGTTAGTAAAGAGAAAACAAATATGTTGGCTTGGATATTAGTTGGTCCTGGTCTATTAACTAGAATGTATAATACTGGTCTGTATAAAGATTTACACATATTTCCTAGTTATACTTTTTTACCAATTCATTTAACTGGAATAGAATACACTGGACACGGAAAAATTTATGCATTTCAAGAGTGGGGGTCTACAAAAAAAAGTTATGATAATATGAATAATACTACTTTACCAAGTCAATTTATACGTCCTGTGAAAGAGAATGGTGTGAGTATATTAATACCTAGTTTTAATACCAAAAGTAAATATATACAAGAGTGCTTAGAGTCTATTAAATTACAAGAAGGATACTTTAATATAGAATTAATATGGATTAATGATGGTTCAGATGAATTACACACTAAATTACTTAAAAAACATCTAGAAAATTTTGAAAAAACTACACGATTCATAAATGTTGTATATTGTGAAAATACTAAAAATATGGGATTAGGATATACATTGAATAAAGGTGTAAACATTGCATCCTATGAATTAATAATTAGAATGGATAGCGATGATATTATGGTAAAAAATAGAATAATTACACAAGTTGAATTTATGAATCATAACAAAGATGTAATGATTTGTGGATCTCAAGTCATGATGTTTAAAGATAATATAAATAATATAACTAATACTACCAATCATAAATCTATTACATTGAATGATTATAAAAAACATCCATTACATTGGTTTGCGAATCATCCCAGTTTATGTTTTCGCAAAGAAGCCATAATTTCTGTAGGTAATTATAATATAAATATAAGTAAAAACATAGAGGATTTTGAATTATTATTAAGAATTTTAAAAAAATATGAGTATTTTCATAATTTAAGCGATAGTTTATTATATTATAGATTGCACGATAACCAACTTACACATAATGGGAGTAAAGAGGGACCTCAGTATTGGCATAAAATTAGGACACAATTAATACAAGAAATTATAGAATAATAAATAAAATGTTTAACATATTTATATATTTATAATAAATATATGAATAGTATTTCAGATATAAAAAATATTTTTTATATAAATTTAGACACTCGTCCTGATAGAAAAGCCCACGTTGAAAATGAATTAAATAAAGTAGGATTAAAGGGGCAACGTTTTAATGCAATAAAAATGCAAAATGGAGCGTTAGGATGCAGTATGAGTCATTTGGAAGTTTTAAAGAATGCTAAAGCAAACAGTTTAGATCACGTTTTAATTGTGGAAGACGATATTACATTTATAAATATAAGCTTATTTACTAGTCAATTAAATAATTTTCTTTTTAAAAATAAAGAATGGGATGTGCTTTTAATAGCTGGAAATAATAAGGGATATTATGAGAAAAAAGATGATACTTGTGTTAAAATAACAAAATGTATAACAACTACTGGATATTTAATAAAATCACATTATTTTGATGATTTAATAAAAAATATTGAAGAAGGTATATATAAATTAATAAATTATCCAAATAAGCATAATTTTTATACAATTGACCAATATTGGGATAAGTTACAATCAACAGGTATTTGGTATCTGTTAATACCTCTAACAGTGACTCAATGTTCTGGATATAGTGATATAGAGAGAAAAATGTCAAATTATTCAAATAGTATGCTTAATTTAAACAGCACTGTAGATAACGCAACCCTTAAAAACTTGTTCCATATAAGAAATAAGAAATAAGAAATAAGAAATAAGAAATAAGAAATAAGAAATACAACATTTGTTATTAAATTTTATTTTCTTCTAATAAACGTGGAAAATCTGATAATTCAATATCCGTAAAAAAATGGTTAGTTGATATATTTAAAATATATGTTTTAAAATTATTGTCTAAGTTAAATCCTATAGCATAATCTTCTAAATATTCTTTAATTATCAATTCTTTTTTATTAATTAAATGTGAAACTGCACTTTTAGAGAGAAAATAAAATCTACCACTACAGTATTTTGTTTGTAAGATAGGCAAATTTTCTGGTAATTCTGGATGAATTTTATGATATTGTGATAAATATGATTTCTCTACATCAACTATGTATCCTCCATAATGTGGTTGGGGTATCATATTAGAAATTAGGGTAGTAATAGTATCAAAAAACATAGGTTTTACTAATATTTGATCATCATCTGTTTTAAATAAATATTTAAAGTTAAAATTGTTGTAAATTGCGTCATATGCAGAAATAACCTTTTTTGGAAGTGAATTATAATCGTCTGCTACTTTAACCCATAATATTGAATTTTTATCATCTATTTTATATTCACAATCTAACAATTCATCTCCTATAACGTGATAATATCTCAAGTATGAAGGAATATTTCTTAACCATGTTTGTTTTTGAAACAATGCCTTTTTAAAATATTTTTTGCAATTCATAATAAGCAATATAAACTCTTGTTGAATCATATATTTACTATTCAACGAATTTTTAAATAATAAATGCATTTTATTATTTAAAAATTATAAAAGAAATGCATTTATTTCTTGATTAAATATTATTGTCAAATAATAAAATGTCATTTATAACATTAACCAATAAAGGGTATTTAGATTATACATTGAATTGTTTGGAATCATTAAAAAATATAAGTAGTCCATTAGTTATTAATTGTTATTGTTTAGGAAGAGAAGCATATGATACATTAACGGAAAAAGGTTATACTTGTACACTTATAGATGATGAAATAAATACTAATTTTCAAACATTTAGAGCAGGAAATTGGTCAAATATAACACATAATAAATTAAGTATAATACACGAAAATTTATTGAAATATGAATTTGTTTGTTTTACAGATGGAGACATAGTATATGAAAACAATGACTTTTATACTTATTTAAAAGAAAATATAGGCGATAGTGATATATTTATTCAAAATGAAGGAATGAGTGATTCAGAAGTTTGGAACCTTTGTAGTGGATTTATGTTTATAAGATCTACTCCTCAAACTATTTCATTATTTGATCCTGTACATACAGAAATTCACAAAAATACTGTTGGATGGGATGACCAAGTTTATATAAATAGCATAATTAAGCAATTAAATTATAAAGTTTTACCTGTAGATTTGTTTCCGAATGGCAGATATTATTATGCAAATAATGAGAATATTAAACCATATATTATACATTTTAATTGGACAATAGGACACATTAAAAAAGAATATATGAAAAAGTACAATAAATGGTTTATAACAGATTAACTTTTATAACTTATAATTTTTATTTTGTTATTACAATGAATAACAAAATAACAAAATAATATAATAAAATAATTACAATTAACCCCAGAAGTGGGATGATTGAAACAATCCTGTTTCAGTTCCTTGTGTAACTATAGTAGGTTCGGCCCAATATACTTTGCAATTGGTATCTCTTAATGCTCTATTTAACCACCAGTCACTTGGTTGGTTTATTTTGTAATTTAAGTTATTTAAATATTCACATATTTGTTTAGCTCCCTTTTTACTAACTATATAACTATCCGTACATCTTGTACCTCCATCACCCCCCCAATGTGTTGGATAAAGGCATTTTTCATAAATGTTTTTATTTGGAATTATTACGTTTGATTCAATATGCAAATTACATCCATTACCAATAAATAACATATCAAAATCTTCTGGTAATTGATTAATATAGTTATTTAATTTATCCATAAAATTATCAGCTAACAAAACATCATCTTCTAAAATTAAAGCACTATCATATTTTTCGGAAATTTCACTATATACCCAAAAATGTTTTAACATAAGAGATACCATTGATGTATTATAGTTTTCTTCAAACAATTTTTTATCATTTTCAGTTAGTTCTGATTTATCATATTTTTCTATAAATTCATAGTCTGTTATATTATGTATTTTAAATTGTTCTAAAATGTGTCTTTTTCTATCAGTTAACTTTGAGTAATGTAAAACAAATATTTTCATATTGTATTTTATTATTATATGATGTAAAAAATAATTTGTAGAAGTTACGCAAAAACTAAATACTTTGGAATTAAAAATTTACGTCAGTATCTGTATATTTTTCACCACGTGAATTTAAACCAATGTGACCACAATGATTAATCACTGATTTTTTGAGGGAACATATAGGCATTTGTCTATTAACCATTTCATAAATAACTCCCCAATCTAAATTTTTTATCCAAAACTCTATTATAAAATCTATAAAATTAATATGAAATACAAAATTAACTCCTCCACAGCTTGTTTTTCTATAAAAAGAACCATTATCTTCAATAATAGTAAGATGTGCATTTGTTGGATTAAACCCTGTTAAAAGAATATTGTTGTGTTTATATTTACTAAATATATTATCATAACCATTTGTTAAGTGAGTTATAAATTCAGGTTTTACAATTACATCATTATCTATTGTGCATATTAAAAAATCCTGTAAATTACTATTATCGTATTTTATAATATTTAAAGCTGTTACATAAGATAACTTACATCCTTGATTAGTTTTATTTTTAAAAACTATAAATTCTTTATTTTTAACATTAATATACTCAGGATTGGTTAATAAATTATTTATTTCTTGATCATTTGATCCATCATCATATATATATCTTTTAATACATAAATCTATATCTGCTGATAAAATGCTTTTTAATGTGGATTTTAAGTATTTTGGACGGTTAAAACTTCTTATAAGTAATACTATATTTTTCATATATAATTATTAATTATAATAAGAAATTAAAATAATTTAATTGTGATGTAAAATAGTAACTTCACAAATATACGACAATATTTTTATTATAAATAACTAATTTGTCATAGGTAAAGATATGCCTTCGTGTAAATTTTTTGCGTGTATATGTAAATTATTTATTAATAACCATTTCTCTCCATTCCATATAAAAGGACGATTTCTACCATCAATATCTTTTATCCAAGTAAAATTATGTTTTGTGAAATCTATGTAAGACCATTTTGAAGGTAAATTTTTTACTAGAACTCCATTGGTATGATGAGGGTCTATTCCTAATAAATAAATACCTATAGCAGCTGCATCAAAAAGTGTATCATTATATATTGGATAGTTTATATATGTTTCAACCGGCATAGTTTTATCATTCCAATATGTTGGTAAAATTTGTACAGTTTGTTTATTTTTACTGTAATATCTACTTAAAACAGTCATTTCAGACATAAATTCTCTGGAATTTTGTATATAATTTAGTGATTCATCTAAAAACCCTGAAAGACTCTGAAAATTTTTTATATATATTATACCGGATGAATATCTATCAATGTTATCAAACATATAACATAATTCACTATTTGAAAAACAAGCAAGCCATTTATTTGGATCATCGTATATTAAATTATCTAATTCTAAAAATAAGCAATCTACAAGATTTTTTTGTTTCATTAAATTTTGCATAACAAAAAATCTTTCAAATGATCTAACAAATAATTCTTCTCTACCAAGTAAATTAGGTATATATTGAAATTTACTTTTATATTTCATAGAAATTTCGCAAAATATAGAAGATTTAACATCTTCATAATTTATTATATTAACATTATATTTTTTGATATAATCTAAATGTATTGAATTCAAATCATTTATAATTAAATAAATATCTCCTTTAAAAAAACATCTAGCCTGATGAATTGTTTCTTTAATATAACTAGGTAAAACCCCAATAAAACAATATGATATTATCATTATAATATATATATATATAAATAAAGAAAATTAGAAAACGCAAATGAAGTTTAGAGTATTTTATACTGTTAGTTATTTATACAGTAATCCTAATCCACTCATTTGGACATAGATCACTAGTATCGTGATTTGCAGCATACCCAAACCAAGTTGATGGATAACAAACAATTTTATCTATATTTGTATTAAAATAAGCACCCCACCAACTAAATGAACTATTTGCTATTATATTATGATTACAACAAGACATTAATAACATTTGTTCCCAATCTAACAATGAAGAATCACCCCTAGTAAAAATATAATTAGGGAATTCAATAGCTAATTTATCTATAGTTTGCATAACATCATTTATATCTTCATCTTCACAAAAAAATATTACATTGAATTTGTTATTAGAATTAGTATTTCTAATATAAGTTAGTGAATCTTCATAATATTTATACGGCATAATCGGATGAAATTGTTGTAAATTTTTATAATCACCCATTCTAAAATGCATACTAATTGTATCTTCTACAAATTTATTATTGAAATCTATTTTATTTATTAAATCTACTTTGTGTTTTTTAAGATCTATAACATTACAAATTGTTTTAAATTCTTTCTCAAAGTATTTATAACTTTGAAAATATCCTAATAAACAAATATTTTTATTAACTAGATTAACAATAGAAATATCATTAAATGCAAATCCATTTTCTCTTACTACTTCTATTTCTCCAAAATCATTTGTTAAAAATAGTTGTAAACGCGATAAAAATGTTTCCCAATAAGTATTTCTAATTGTAGTAGAGCCTCCACCTAAAGTTTTTGAATCCGGAAATTTAAATATATTTTTACTTTTAATAGAATATGCTATAGTAGCAAATATTTGAAAAAGTTGATTGCCTAATCCTCCTCCTAAATGACACGTAATCATTATTTATACCTATACATAATTAATGTTTAAATATATTATGAATTAATTTATTATAATTTGTATTATCATATTATGATAATTTTATTAAAAATCTTCTAATAATTCAAATGCATTTTCACTATTTTTATTTGCTAAAGCATAAGAATCATTTCTTTTTTCAAAGAAATTTGTTTTAGATTCTAAGGATATTAACTCCATAAAGTCAAATGGGTTAGTAACATTATAAATTTTATCATATCCTAGCTGAACTGATAATCTATCAGCAACAAATTTAATATATTGTGTCATTAATTCAGAATTCATACCGATAAGACGACACGGTAATGCTTCACATATAAACTCACATTCAATTTCAACTGCTTCTCTAATAATTTCAATTATACGAGTTTTTTTCAACTTATTTTGGAGCTTACTATAGAGAAGAACCGCAAATTCACAATGAAGAGCTTCATCCCGTGAAATTAATTCGTTTGAGAATGTTAATCCCGGCATTAATCCACGTTTTTTTAACCAATAAATACTGCAAAATGCACCACTAAAGAAAATACCTTCAACACAAGCAAATGCTACTAGTCGTGTAGCAAAACTACTTCTATTATCGTGAATCCATTTTTGCGCCCAATCAGATTTTTTCTTTATACACGGGAAGTTGGTTATAGCATTAAACAATTTATGTTTTTCAGTATTATCTTTTATGTAAGTTTCTATTAAAAGACTGTAGGTTTCACTATGTATATTTTCCATAGCTATTTGGAACCCGTAGAATGCTCTCGCTTCAGATATTTGAACGTCATTCATAAATCTTACGGCCAAATTTTCTAATACAATTCCATCACTCGCAGCAAAAAATGCTAAAATCATAGATATAAAATATTTTTCGTCATCATTCAGGGTTTCCCAATTTGTTAAGTCCTTTGTTAAATCAATTTCTTCTGATCTCCAAAAACAATCAACTTGTTTTTTATACATTACCCATATGTCTTCATATTTTATGGGAAACATAACAAAGCGGTTATCATCAGAAGCGAGCAAAGGTTCATTTTGGTTTTTTGACATCCTAAATAATATATTGTCAATATTTTAAATTTTTTTTATAAATAATAAAATAAATTATTATTTTAAGAATGAAAATACTAGAAATTCAATATGTACCTTTAAATGAAAACGACGAAAAACTACTACATATAGAAAAAATGATAAATTCAAAAAGAGTTATGTTACTTGAAAAACAAAAAAAACTAAAGAATATTTCCAAACAAAACCAATTTTTAGAAGATATTAAAAATGATTATGCAAAATATTATAATTATATATATGAACAAAAAGAACAACAAATCAAAGCTTTGCATTTATTAGATAATTATATAAATGATTTAACTAATAATGGTAAATTAAGTAGATATAACATAGAAGATGCAAAACAAGAACAATTAAAAATTATAAAAGAAATTAAAGTAATTAAACATAATTTAGACTTAATGTTAAAAGATACAAGAGAATTATCAGAAGATTTAAATAAATAAAAAACTTAAATTTAATAGTTTGTAATTTACTATTATATTTAAGATAAATTTTTAAAATATAATTTTATATATAATGACACAACCTCAAGAATTTTTAAAAGATTTTGAATCTAGTTTGGATAAACTAAATCAATTAAATGATTTAATTAAAAAAAATGCAGAGCAAAAACAAGAATTTACAAATTTTATATCTAAAAGATTAAGTGAAATAAATGAAAAGGTTAAAACACTTTCTTCTGGAATTCAAGAATTAAAAAATAAACTTCAAAGTTTACAACAAGAAATAGATGCAAATAAAGCCGGTATTTCTAATAATGCTAAACAAGTAGATGATTTGCAAAAACAAGTGGATGATTTAAATTTAGAAAAACAAAAATTGATGGAACAATTAAAAACTTCAACCGAATCTTCAAATCAAAAAATCCAAGAAATACAAGATAAAATTAATGCGGATGAAGCTAAAATAAGAGATTTAACTACTCAAAATGAAACATTAAATACACAATTAAAGAAACAAGATGAAAATAATAATACTATTAAACAATTGCAACAAAAAATTGAAGATCAAGATCAACAAATCCAAAAACTTCAAGGAGATCACGCATCGTCTGTGAATCAAACAAATGATCAAATAAAAGCATTAACACAAAGTGAAGCTGAATTAAAACAAAAAATAGAACAATTAAATCAACAAATAGAACAATTACAAAATGAAAATAAAGATCTTCAACAAAGAATAATTGCCGCCACACAAGCAATAAATGTAGCAGTTGGAAATTTACAAAATATATCTGATGACGCAAAGAATAACGAAAATACTGAAAATGTTTCAAAATTATTTGCACAAGTAGAAGCTTCTATTGAAGATATTAGTAGATCAATACAAGGACAGCCTCTTCAACAACAACCATCCAGTGTATCTGCAACACAATTGTCTATTCCGAATAATGAACCAGTTGTTGGGGTAAATGGAGCTCCTCAAGGATTAACATATGAAAGTCTATTAAATCAATTGAAAACAAAGAGTAATCAAATATCTCCAGGACGCGCTAATAAATATTCAGATGCATTGATTAAGCTACGCTCAATAAATAGTATTAATGAAATTCCACAAATTTTAGATTCTAATGGTATTATATTTAAAAATAATATTATTTTTGGAGGAAAAAAATATAATACAAAAAAAAATAAAAAACAAAAGGGTGGATTTACATATAAGGTTAACTCAAAAAGAAAAAGTATTTCAACGAATAGTTTAACTTTTAATGCAAAAGATAAAGGAAAGGGTAAGAGTAAAAGAACTACAATAAAGAGGAGTTTCTAATTTGTATATTTTATAGTTTGAAATATCTTATTTTGATAGATAAGAAAGCATACCCTTAAGAGTAGGCATTTGTATACAGTTTGCTGGCCATTTACCAGTTGTCTCTCTATAAACTAATGATTTAAATAAACACCTTTTCTGAATTATACTTTTTCTATTATTATACATTTTTTTCCAGGCTCTTTGTATTAAACGTATCCAAAATGTTTTTAAAATACATATACATTCACCTGTATTTAAATATATACATTTTGCTATTTCAGGTTTAATATAATTTTGCCTGGATATTATATTTAAATAATTTTTAATTATTGGATGTGATCTAATTGTTTGTATTAGAATATTTCTTGCATTTATATATTCATTATTATAAAAGGTGCTATCCATATTAAGAATTGAATATTCTAGATATTTATATCGTCTTATTACAAAATAACTGGATTGTATATTTATATTGTTTGTGGTTCCGTGTAAATCTTCATTATATAGTTCACACAAAACTATATTAAATTGAGTTGAACTAATTTCTTCAGGATCATACAATACATTTAATCGGTCTTCATCATCTGAATCATACTCATTTATTACAGACTCATTATCAGTATAACTAGAATCTGTATCAGAATCAGTTTCGTAGTTATTTTCAGTTTCAATATTATCCATTTTATATTTTATATTTTAAATAACAATTAAATAAAAATAATATAATTACAAATAAATTATATTATTTAAATACAATCAATTTTTTTTAAAGATTATATATATAATGAAATTTAAAGCTGAACTATCCAAATTTTTATCAAACAAATGGGTTTTAAATATTGTTGTATTATTAACCGCCTTTAATATTATAGGTTATTTAGTATTATACAATATTAATGCTGTAGCTGCTTTTGTAGTCATTGGATTATTAGTTAGCTACTTTAGTAAAAATATGATTCTTGTTTTAGGAGTACCTCTTATTTTAGTAAATTTGCTTGTTATGAATAAGGTTAGGTTTGAAGGTTTTGAAACTAGCAAGGATTCACAAAATGATACTAAACCTAGTTCAAGTATTTCTGATAAAACTACTCAAGATACAAAGAAAGAAGCGAAACCTGTGAAAAAAACACCTCAAGGATTAGCTAGAACTACTATTGATAGTGACACAGCTCTTAATAGTACAATTGATTCATCCGACTCCACAGAACCCACTACAAATATAGCTTCTAACACAACAGATGAATCTTTTGAAGTTGGGCGTGCAAAAAGAGGAGGAGGATATGATATAGATTATGCTTCAACTGTTGAAGACGCCTATGATGAATTAAATAAAATTCTAGGAAGCGATGGTATAAAAAAATTAACTGGAGATACTCAAAATTTAATGAAACAGCAATTGCAATTGGCTGAAGCTATGAACGGTATGGGACCACTTATTAAATCAATGGCTCCATTGATGCAACAAGCTCAAGGAATATTAGGTGGTATGGGCGATAAGGAAGGTTTAGGAAACATTATGGATATGGCAAAAAAACTTACTGGTGGATTGAAACAATAGATTATTTACAAATCTAATAGATATTAAATTTGTAGACTTTTATAATTAAAAATCACAAATAATACTAGTTTATTATTTTTGGTGATTTAAACGATTATCCGTATTTATGTCATTTTTTAATTTTACCTTTTCTAATGCATATTGACCACACGGACCGCAATGATCTTCATTTGATAAATCTATCTTATTAATCATTTGTGTATTAGAATGATCTATTCTCCATCTACCAAGAGGTCTTGATATATCTTTTGGTGTGAATCTTTTTATAATATTTGTTATAAATTTCATATATATAAAGAGTGGTTTGTTTTTAAGTATTTTTTATATAAATCAGCGGTCAATATAGACCTTTCTATATTGAATGAATATGTAAAATGCTATGTTAATTTAGCGATGTAATTTTATTTACCTCAAAGTTTGTAAATTTTCAAGCTATTGTGGTATACAAAACCGGTAAAACCCCAATGTAAATCTTGTTAGTAAGTCAAATCCACTATTGTAGATAGTATATAAAGGATAAATTTGTTTCATTTCAAGAGTAGCTTTTATTTTCTATAATAAAGTGGATATTGAAATTTATCTTATAAGATTCTTTATTTATATATTTCTGATATTGTATTATAATAAATATTATAATAAATATTGTAATTGTATTTTATTTATAAATTAGACATTGCTGTTTCTGGAAATAATTAAATAAGACTATTATATTAAGCATTTTATATTATATTATATTAGATTAATATAATATGAAAAAATGTCCTCCGGGTGTAATTTGTATTGAAAATATTACATTATTATTAATTTTTATTTGTATATTCATTGCAGTGTATTTATTGTATACAAATTTAAAAGCAAATAACATTGTTGTAAACAATAATCCATCTGAAAAAATAGTTATAAAAGAAAATAGTAGAGAGAATTCTGGTGGGTGGTTTGGTGGTATTTTACCAAGTTGGCCATATAATAATCTTACAAATGACGTATTATTAAACCCATATGCAGCTCCGTTAAGTGATGAACGTTATTTTTTACCTTCTTTGAATTATATACCAAGAGGAACTGTTCCTATTAATATTTCTACAAATGTTGGTGCAGTAGACACAAGTTATAGACAAATAGGCATACTTACGCCATTCAATGGTAAACAAAAAGATAATATTTTGGCTTTAATGGGCAGACCAGTGTTTACAAATAGAGATAAATGGCAGTATTATACAATAAGTAATCAACATAATAATGTAAAATTACCTATTTCGGTTAAAGGAAAGAGTGGATCAAATGAATATGGTGTCGACAGGATATATAATGGAGACACAGTTTATGTAGAAGGAATTAATGAAGCATTTAGGGTTACTGTATATGATAACGATACAATTAAATATTTGCCTGCTCTATAATTTGTTTTGTGATTATTTTATGTGTTTTTATTAAATTTTTCCGTATAGTTTCTTCAGAACAAATCATTCTATTAGCTATATTTTTATTTGAAGCCAAATTTTTTAAAAAATAATCATATTTACAAGAAAATACCATTTTTGAAAAAGGATCTAAATTGTTATTTACTATTTTCCAAACTAAATCGTATTTATTAGTTAATTCAATTTTATCCAAGATAAAATTATTTTGATGAGAGTTTTTTGTATAATATTTATCAAACATCCAGTTATTTTTAAATTCAATTAATTGTGTATTAAATTTATTTTTATAATTTGACCACTCTTCTTGTGTAAAATTTAGTTTATTTTTTTTTCTATATTTTTTTTCAACCCCGCTAAGTGAATATGTTTCAGTTAATAATTTATATAATTCAGATTTAATATATATTACAGCAAAATTTGCAAATGAATTTTTACCATTATATTTTAATATTGATTTATATAATCCTATTTTACTTGAAAAAACTAAATCTTGTGTATTAATATTTTTACATTTATACCGATGAATTGATCTAAAATCATATGCTTTTTTAACAGCATATGATTCGTATGAATTATAAATTATTTGGTTAATTAATGTTTTTTGTTTAATGTTTGTTTTTGGATTTTGAATAATTTTTGAAATTGAACTCCATTGTTCACTGGTTAACAAATTATAAGAATATGCATAATATAATACATTTAAATATAATATTATTTTCAAAGCAAGTTGCATCTTATATTTTATATAATATTATCTTTAATACAATTTTATAAATTTATTTTTGGCCTTTAGTTTTATTTTTTTTATGTTTTGTTAGCCTAAATTTACGAGTTTTTTTAATTTTACCACCTTTAGAAGCCATACTTTCAGCTGCATTTCCAACAGATTCAAAACCATTTTGCATACCTTCACCAGATTTATCACCAATAGATTTAGAAACTTGTACTGCTATTCTGTCAGAAATAATATCTACCACATTATTAATAGATTCAGTTAATTTGTTATCTGAATTAGATTGACCCTCTTCTACATTATTAGTTTGATCTTCATTCGCAACTACTGGGGTTTGTTCAGTTTTACTTGTAGATTCAGAATTATCTTGCACCTCTGGTTGTTCAACTTCAGGTGCAGCTACAGACTCTTCAGGTGCAGCTACAGACTCTTCAGGTGCAGATACGGATTCTTCAGGTGCAGATACAGGCTCTTCAGGTGCAGATACGGATTCTTCAGGTGCAGATACAGGCTCTTCAGGTGCAGATACGGATTCTTCAGGTGCAGATATGGATTCTTCAGGTGCAGATACAGGCTCTTCAGGTGCAGATACGGATTCTTCAGGTGAAACTTCAGGTTCAGAGGCTAATACACCTTCTTCACTTGAAACTTCAGGTTCAGCCTTTTCTTGAGAGGTAGTTACAGAGGCCTCATTAATATTTTCAGAGCCTTTTTCAGGTATATTTGTCAAATCATCTTGTTCAGGTGTTGTCTCCTTATCAATATTTTGGTATTCTTTTGGAGGGTTGGAAATAACTCCTGTAAATCCAGAAGGCGACTCTTGTATTTCTTCATTTTCAAACCCTGTTTTCTTTATATGTGATTTATCCAAACTGTCTTCTTCATTAGGATTACTTTTATCATCTTCTATAATAGATGTATTTGTTATATGATCTATATTTTTATTGTTTTTAGGAATTGTTGTTTTTTCATCTACATCTTTTGTAGACTCAACTTCTCCTCCTTTGTATTTTCTATTTAAACGTTTCAATGATTTTCTAGATAAATTAAATCCCCGTTTACTTCTAAATGTATTATTTCTATTAGGAGACTTTTTTTTATTGATCTTTTTCTTTTTTAAAGTTTGTTTCTTTTTATTATATAATTTTCTTATTTTACCTTTAGTTAATTTCATTACTATATAAATAAAATAATATTTTTATTTATATAGTTATATTAATGAGTACAAATAATACTTCCATAAATATATCTCCACAAAACTCTAGAGGTGTTTGTGATTTAAAATGTGCTTATAATTTTAATTATCCAGAAAGTAATTTAATAGCTAAAAATATGGGTGTTATGATTAATTTAACATATGATAATGCAAATACATCTCCTGTATTATACAATAATCAAAAATATAAAGTTACAACTATAATTATTGTTTCTCCATCTATTCATATATTTAACAATTCAAATGCAGCTGCAGAAATTATAATTGAACATACAGCAGAAATGGGAGGACAAAATTTATTAGTTGGAATTCCTATAGTGTTATCAAGTGAATCTTCAGACGCATCTAATTTTATAAATGAAATAATAGCAAGTGTCTCTAATAATGCGCCTGCTCAAGGTGAATCTACGAATTTAAATATTTCAGGATTTAGTTTACAAAAAATAGTTCCTAAAAAGCCATTTTTTAGTTATACTGACAATACAAGTGATTGGATTGTTTATGGTATATTAAGTGCAATACCATTAAACAGTTCATCCTTAAATTCTTTAACTAAAATAATTAAACCCTTCCCATTACCTACCCCTGGTTCAGAATTATTTTATAACCCAAAAGGTCCTAACGCAACAGGTACGGTAGGTGATGGTATTTATATATCGTGTCAACCAACTGGATCTTCTGAAGAGGAAACAGATGTTACTTATGCAAAAAATACAACTAGCGCTACCATTTCATTCAATAATCCTATTTTTTTTATATTATTACTAATTGTTGCAGGTTGTATTATTTTTGTAGTATTATTTTTTGTATTAAATTATGTATATAATTATTTGACAAATGGAAAACCGAAATTAAGTATAAAAACTACATAATACATAATACATAATACATAACACATAACACATAACATTAATGTAAAATCTTAATAATTTATTTCTACGTGTGTTTTGTAAGTTAAGTCATCATTCAAATGTACAAAAAATATAGTTTTATTTGGTAATTCAAATTCTTCAAAATCTTCATCTGAAATTCTTAATAAATGTTTCATTAATACACGAGCAGTATGTTTATGAGTAACAATTAATGGGAATTTATCTTCACCTAACGTATATAATATATCATTCTCATAATATGGTAATACACGTTCCAATACATTTTCTTTAGATTCTCCATATTTTATTTTTTCAAAATAACAGTTTTTATAAATAGGGTATTCATTATTATTATTATAATTATAATTATAATCATAATCTCGTATAATGGGTGGTTTCATATTAAAGTTACACCTTATTAGTTGCGTAAATTTATTACCATAAATATCACGTACATATTGCCTAGGTATACCTTCTAGAGTTCCATAATGTCTTTCATTTAATCGCCAAGATGTGTATATAGGAATATCTAAATTGTATTTATTAATTTCTTTTTTTATAATGTTAGAAGTATCTATTGATCTCTCTAAAACAGATGTAAATATAATATTCGGACAAAGATTATGGTTTATTAGTGTTTGAATAACCTGTGATGCTTCTTTTCTACCATTATTTGTTAAAGGAATATTTGTCCATCCAGTAAATTTGCTGTCTTTATTCCAAATAGATTCTCCGTGACGTATCATTAAAAAACAATTTTTAATAGTTCGTAAATTTGCTTTATACATTATAAATGTATTAATATATTAAATATTTATAAATCATTATATTTAATATATTAAATATATCATAAACAGTAGTAATAATATACATTATTATTTTAGTTAGCATCACTAAGACTTGAAGCATCGTGAATGTTGTCTAACAATGGTTTATATGATGCTTGTGTTAAAGAAGAACCAGATTGAATAATTGGCGCCATTTTTTTTACAACTTCTTGTTCTAAAGTATAAGGGAATTGATTAAATGCTGTAAATTGAGAAGTTTTTTTTTCTTCAGATGGAGCAAATTTTTGCAAAGCATCAATACCTGTTGATAATGAAGAACGACGCAGTAAATCAAATGCAACGAATAATGATAGAACAGCTAAAATTGGATGTGAATTCATAAACAAATAAATCACAATTACAAAAATCACTATTTTACCTGTTAAAGTATCTACAATATTCGCAATAGGTTGAGGTGTTTTATAACCCATTATGAGATAAATAATAAATAAAATAACTAATACAAGTTCACCCATATGTTGTTTTTTAAATAAGCTAGAAAAATTCTCCATATATCATATTAATAGATTATATTTTTCTTGTGTTTGAAAGATGAAGATAAGATAAATAGTTATATTGTATTATTCTAAAGCTAAATTAAAACAACATAAATAATTCTTACTAAATATACTAGTTATCATTATGGAATCAAATAAAATTATAAATATATCAATTAATTCTTACTTGGGACAAAAAGGATATACTATTTCTAAAAATGAAATAAGTATTGAAAAACAAAAACAAATTAGAAACGATCTTACAATTAAGCCTTATGTTCCTGGTGCACCAAATGCAAACAATCAACCCAGTTTTCCTGCATATAGAGAGTCTGCAAATAAAATGTATCTACCCCATTATTATGGAGTTGAACATTTTGGTACTCCTAAAGAATATAAGATTAATGACGGTGCAACAATTGATTTAGAATTTAATGGACAATTAAGAGACTATCAAGTACCTGTTGTTAAAAAATATTTAGAACACGTTGAAAATTTACAAGTTGGTGGAGGGTTATTAGAACTACCTTGTGCATTTGGTAAGACGTGTTTAGCTCTTAATATTATATCACAATTAAAAAAGAAAACATTAATTATTGTTCACAAAGAATTTCTTATGAATCAATGGATAGAGAGAATTGGGCAATTTTTACCAAATGCTAGGTTAGGAAAAATTCAAGGACAAATAATTGATATAGACGACAAAGATATTGTTATTGCTATGTTACAAAGCCTTTCTATGAAAGAATACCCATCTTCGTTATTTGATAGTTTTGGATTAACAATTATTGATGAGGTTCATCACATTGGAAGCGAAGTTTTTTCAAATTCATTATTCAAATTAGTGACAAAATATATGTTGGGCCTTTCTGCTACTATGAATAGAAAGGATGGCACAACATTTGTTTTTAAAATGTTTTTAGGAAATGTTATTTTTAAAGGAACTAGAGATGAGACACATAGTGTTGTTGTACGAGCAATTGAATACAAAGTTGATGATGACGAATTTAACGAGGTTAAAACTGATTTTAGAGGTAATCCTGCATATAGTACAATGATTTCAAAGTTATGTGAATATAATAGGCGTAGCGAGTTTATTTTAAAGATTCTGTCTGATTTACTTTTAGAAAATTTTAATCAACAAATAATGATTCTTGGTCATAATAAAAATTTACTTAAATATTTATACGATGCTATAACTCATAGAAATATAGCAACTGTTGGATATTATGTTGGAGGAATGAAAGAATCTGCATTAAAAGAATCTGAGACAAAAAAAGTGGTCATTGCTACTTATGCAATGGCATCAGAAGGTCTTGATATTAAAACACTTACTACACTAATAATGGCTACTCCCAAAACCGATATTGAACAGAGTATTGGACGCATTTTAAGGGAAAAACATAGTAGCCCAGTTGTGGTTGACATTATAGATAGTCACGATTTGTTTAAAAATCAGTGGAAAAAAAGAAAAACATTTTATAAAAAAGAGAATTATAAAATTATTTATACTACAACTTCACAATACAGTATAGATATTAATAATTGGACTATACTTTATAACCCAAAGCAAATATATGAAAAAAAATGTACTACAAAAAAAACAGTTAAAAATAGCACATCGTTAAAAAGTAACAGTTCAAGAGATAGAAGTATATCAGATGATACAGATTCTGATGAAGAAGAAGTAATTGAAGAATCAAAGGATAAATTTTTATCTGGAAAATGTTTATTAAAATTTAAGTCTACTTAATAGAATAAATTAAAAGAAAAATAAAGTAAATATATTTAAATATTTCAAAACCCTTGTAAATATTATAGATAATTTAAACTATTATATAAAGAATAATTTATATATGAAAATATGATTGTTAGATACAACAATTTTAAAAAACTTAATTTTAAAAATTTTATTTCAAGAAGAATTTTTAACTATAAAGATCCTTTCTTGTTAGAAAAACAATTGACAGATGATGAAAAATATATTAAAGATGTAGCATATAATTTTTCAAAAAATTATCTATTGCCCAATGTTATTTCATCATTTAGAAACGAAAATTTTGATAAAAATATAATGAAAGAAATGGGAAATATTGGTTTATTAGGTCCTACGATAAATGGTTATGGGTGTGCTGGTGTAAATTACATATCATATGGATTAATTATGCGTGAAATAGAAAGAATTGATAGTGGTTATAGAAGTTGTGCAAGCGTTCAATCTTCTTTAGTTATGTTTCCTATATATAAGTTTGGTTCACAACAACAAAAAGATAAGTATTTGCCTGAATTAGCAAAGGGTAATATTATTGGTTGCTTTGGATTAACTGAACCAGACCACGGCAGTGACCCATCTGGAATGAAAACACGGGCTATTTTTAAAGATGGAAATTATATTTTAAATGGTAGTAAAAATTGGATTACAAATTCTCCTATCGCAGATGTTTTTATTATCTGGGCAAGAGATGAAAATAATGATATAAGAGGTTTTATATTAGAAAAAGAAATGAAAGGTATATCGTGTCCTAAAATTGAAGGAAAGTTTTCATTACGTACTTCTAATACAGGTATGATTTTTATGGATAATGTTATAGTTCCCAAAGAAAATGTGCTTCCTGCGGTTAAAGGGTTAACAGGTCCGTTTTCGTGTCTTAATAATGCAAGATATGGTATATCTTGGGGTGTTCTTGGTGCTGCAGAGGATTGTTATTTAAGAGCAAGGGACTACTGTTTAGATAGAAAACAATTTAATAGACCATTGGCTGCAAATCAAATTGTTCAATTAAAACTTACAGAGATGCTATCAGATATAACAATTGGTCTTCAGGCTTCTTTAAGAGTTGGAAGACTCTTAGATGAAAATATAATCATTCCAGAGAATATTTCTATTATAAAAAGAAATAATTGTTTAAAATCATTAAATATCGCTAGAAACGCCAGAGACATGCTAGGTGGAAATGGAATATCAGATGAGTACCATATAATAAGACATATGTTGAATCTTGAAGCAGTAAATACATATGAAGGAACACAAGATATTCATGCACTAATTATTGGAAAAGGAATAACTCAAATTCCATCTTTCGCATCTTGAAGTACAAAAATAAAAGTAATACCACCGTATGCGAAAATCCTGCTTACTATACACAGTAAAATATATTTTATATACAATAAAATTATATAAAATAAAATTATAAAATATGTTAATGACCTATGCTAGGGAACCCTTTATTCGTATAATGATTGTAGTTATCAGTACAGTTTGTACAATTAGATAATAATTTAATAGGTGGAGGATTTGCAAGGGCTAATTGGTTGGAAGGTAATAAACCACCAACAGAGTAAGAAGGTGTCATTGGCAAATTATTTTGATATTGACTGTATCCACCTCTTTGTCTGTGATTTTTTTTATTTCTATGACTGCGATTTTTTTTACCACCAGCCATTGATCTAGATCTACTTCTTCCTCTGGATAATCCTAAACTTCTAGATCCAAATGTCTTTTTGATTCTACGTTTAATACTTCTGGCTTTTTTACTTCCACGACTCATCTTATACTTTTTACTGATATTTTTTATTTTTCTTTTTAAAACTCTAGCACCGCCTTTAAATAGGCAAACTCCCGGTACTTTACCATATGCGGCATCTATATTACTTTTTGCACCAGCTAAACCAGGGAGACCGGGTATTTCATTACTACTAAAATTAGCTGGATTATTTGAATTCGTAACATTTACATAAGATCCGTTTACATTACTTAATGGTGATATATTACCATAATCTAAATTAGACGCACTAGAGCCTGCTGACATATATATAGTTGCTATTATTTTTTAATGAATTTAGTGTCAATTTGTAAATCTTTATGATTAGATATTTTTGCATTAATATCTGTTACTTTTAAAGGATACCATTTTTTAAATTTATAATTATATGCACAAATCATATTATATGTTTTATCTAATGTAACAAATCTATCGGCCCTTTCATTCTGAAATTCTTCTTCATCATCGCTTTCCTCTAAAGCATCTAAATTTATATTTTCTTTAATATTTCTAAATAATTTATTCATCATAACACTTGTTTTATAATCAGGTATACTAGCTATATCATAAAATATAAGTGTACCTTTATCATTTTGTAAATACAAATGATATATATCGTTTTGAATATCTGGTTTTACTTGAAAGATAATTTCTCTCTTCTCATTCATTTTATAAATATTTTTTTCAGGAATATTTGTTCTTACAATATCATTTGTTTTATATTTATGATTTACATTATTAATTTCTTTATTAGAAACATAATTATTTCTAATGTCAACGCGTTCAGATACGTTATTTGTTTTGTAATTGAAACGTTTTTCAAACGCGTTATTATTATTATTATTATTATTACAGATTGAATAACGCATATATAAAAAATTATTCATTCTATTGAATTGATGGAATTGTATAGTAGATATTTTATAAGTTAATTTTTGTATTTTAATAAGCAAATCTTCATAATTATTAGAAAAAACAGGCATACCAAACACAATAAAAGATTCATTATAAGATAATTGTTTAATATTATAGTTTAACAAATTCCCTATTATTGAAAATTTATCTATCCATTTTACTCTGGTAAAATCAGAACCTTTATAATAAAAAACATCTTCTATGGAAAAAAATCTATTATTTGAATTGTAAAATAATGTACCATATAAAATAGTACCATATACTAACTTACTACTAAAACAAGCATTCACAAATGTAATATTTACTATTTGTGTTTTTTGTTCAGATAATTCCATTATCATACAAACATTTTTGTCGTTATAATCTGTAAACCAAGCAAAACATTTTTTACCTTCAGGTATAGCTAATATTATATCAGAATTATAAACTTTTTTATGTGTAATATTTTCATAAGAAAGTTTTATGTTTGGGAAACTAGATAAAATATTTGTTTTTTCACTTTGTGTTAACATCTTATTATATGTAGTTAATAACTCTTTATATTATAATTAATTAAATATTTTCAAGTTAAATATTTTATCATTTTATATACGCGAAATTAGAAAATGAATCGCTCATCATAGAATCTAATGCTGATATATTTGTACTTTCAATTAAAGGATTATTAATTTGGTTTTTCAAGAACTGTTTTAATTCATTTTTCATATTAGTTGTTTCTCCTTGTTTTGGTAATAAATTTTCTATTTTATCAACCATATAAGTATTTTTATATTCTTTATTAGAAATAATATTATACATATTTTCATATTTTTGCGTAGGAGAATTTACTAAATCTTTTATTTTTGGAACAGTAAGCGTAGATTTAAAAAAATGTATTAAATGATGAACTAAAAAAATCAAAATTAATGATATTATAGAAATTTGAATAATCCAAGATAACATATTATATTATTATATTAGTTTAAGTGGGATAAAAACACATTTATTTCTTCTTTAATTAAATGATTATTCAAATCAATATCTTCATTTGATTCAAAGTAAATATCGCTAGGTATAATAGAATTTAATGGTAATATATTTACAATATTTTCTGTATCACAAACAGTTTGAATAATTAATTTAATCTTAGAATTACTTGATAATTTAAATACAAAGTACTTATATGATATTTGAATATGATCATTAGGAATTTGATAAACTTTTATTTTATTAATATACGAATAATCTACTTCTAATGATATATTTTTATAATAATTTTTAAAATGAATTACACGGTTATCTGTGTTATTTAATTTAAATGTATTTTTACTATCAATAATATACATTCCTTCCTTTGAAAATATTTCATAAACAATATATGATTCTATATAATATGGCTCTAGTAAAACAAATTGTTTTGATAATTTTAAAAGATTATCAAATATAATGTATATTTTCATAATTTAATTAATAACAATTAAACTATTTAAACCTATTTATTATAAGAATAATTATGTCTAAACCATTAAATATAATTATAGTTGAAAAAACTGGTACTCTAAAGAGTCTATCCATTAAAGACTTTAAAGAAGATGAGCTATATAAAAAATGTGGGTTTAAAAAACCTGAAGATTTCGTAAAACAAACAGAATGGAATAATTTAAAATATGAAGGAAATAAATATATTATTAGAGTTTTTGCAAAATCAAAGGGAAAGTCAAATTCTGAAAATAAATATGATTTTCCTCCACCAATTGATACAACTTTATTTTTTGGTAATTGTGCTATTGTTGCATATATTAAAAATAGCGATGGTAATATAGTAATAACTGATTTATCGTTATCACTATGGAATAAAATATATGAGAAGTTGTTTGGAGGATTTGAAGATCTTACTACTACTGCTATTGAAGATGAAGAAGAAATAGACGAATTATTAAATGTTCCTAAGGATAAAAAAACAAAAGATGGCTATTTAAAAGACGGGTTTGTTGTAGATAGTAGTGATGTAGATGAATCAGTCAATTCATCTGAAGATACAAGTGACACGGAAGAAATTGATAATAATGATAATGAGAATGATAATACTGAAGAAGATATAGAAGATGACTTAATTATTGATGATATTGGATCCGAATTATCTAAGGAATCATATGACTATGATAGTGATAATGATAATAAATAATATATGATTTTGGCTATATAAAATAAAATTGATTTAAATATAAAAATTTATATGTAAATCAATATACAATATGTCATTACGCAAAATTGAAAACCCTGAGTCATTTAGAATTAATATTAGAAAGAAACTTAATGAAAAATTAGAGAATGAAAAAAATAGTTTAAATTTAGAAAAAGGAATTTTTAATTATGCTTTAAAAGAAGCAGACCATAGAAAAGTTATAAAAAAATGGGACAACAAAGATTTTGTTCTTATTTATTTAGATAGACTTCGTACTATTATTGCAAATCTAAATGACGATATACTAGAACAAATTAATAATGGTACTATAAAACCTCATAATGTTGCATTTATGACTCATCAAGAAATGCATCCAAATAAATGGAATGAACTAATAGAAACAAAATCAAAAAGAGATAAGCATAAATTTGAAACAAAATTAGAAGCTGCTACAGACACATTCACTTGCAGAAAATGTAAATCAAATAAATGCACGTATTATGCTGTACAAACTAGAAGTGCAGATGAACCTATGACTATATACGTTACTTGTATTGAATGTGGTCAAAGATGGAAGACTAGTTAATTAAATTATAAATATAAATATAAATGATAAATATAAATTAAAAAAGGTATTATTATGAAAGCATAAGTAGTATATTGTTTACTATTATTATATATTCTTCTGTATATAAATATTATAGGTGTTTGTATTTTTAACTTATTATCATTTTCTTTTGAATAATTATAAATATAATTTTTCAAAACTTCATCTGGAAAATCTAGAGAAACCTTCCTAATAAACATAGCAAATTTATTTTCATTTAAATTTTTTTCAATAAATTGTATATCTAATAAATTTGCCGTTTTAAAAACGTGAGGGCTTGTTGCGCTAGTTTTCCTAGACCAATCAGTAATATGACTTACTGAGCAAATTGCATTAGTTAATTCTTTATATATTTGTAATATAATAGCAAACAAACTTTCATTTGCAAGCCCTCCGTTACATATTGTTTGTGTAAGTTTAACTTGATTATTTATAAAATGCAAACAATGATTAACATTTTCTCTCTTTAATACAAACCAAGGATCATTTCCCAAATGTAATTCTTCAGAAAGTAATGCTAGATTTGCGCGTTTATGAAAATGAATATTCCACCAAGGTTTTTTCCAATTTATAATACTTGAGTAATAATGATTATAAAATAAATATCGGAATCTTTTGGGTGAAATAATAGGACAACAAGAGTCTGTTAATAAACAAAACCATTGATTATTAATGTCATGAATCATTGCAAATTTCATAATTGACATATATGCAGGTATAACGTGATAATAGCTAGTTTCATATATATAGTTAGGAGGTATAGTATGTTGTAATATCCATTTGGATTTGATTTTTTGCAAATCTTTGTAATAAAAATATACATTAATAATATCTTTATTATATTCAATCCATTCTTTCCATATATCCTCTTTATTTAAAATGTGTTCGTAATTAATAATAAAACACAATGCTACTTTCATATTTAAATAGAGTAATTATTTTTATATTTTTAAAAATATAAAGATATAATAAATGGAAACAAAATATTTTGTGTTTTTTTGTAGTATAATATTGTTAAATAAATATATAGTTTCTTTAAAATATATTACTAACAAAAAACAATTCGGAGTAAAATTAAATATGAATAATAATAATAATAATAATAATAAAAGTCAATGTTTGATTTCAAGTAAAGACCATAACGTTTATTGTAATGAAGAAGTTGATTTATATTTAAATAAAAATAATATGTTATTAAATAAAAAATTAATTACTATATCCCCGGGAGGGTTCAAGGGATTTTATTTATTAGGAATATTAACATACATAAAAGAAAACTATAATATGGATGACTTTATTTTCTCTGGAGCTTCCGCAGGATCGTGGAACAGCTTATTTATGTGTTATAAAGGAGACGCGCTTAATTTAGTATATAATTTATTAGATTATAATATTAAAAAAGCTAAAACAATTACAGAATTACAATATTATATGAAATATAAATTACTATCTACATTTAAAGAAGATGAATTTGATTTCCAAAAATTATTTATAGGAGTTACTACATTTAAGTATTTTAAACCAGTAACAAATATATTCTCTGATTTTTCGGATTTAGATGATGCTATAAATTGTTGTATGGCTAGTTCTCACATACCTTTTATTACAGGAGGTATTACAAATAGGTATAACAATATGTATGCATTTGATGGAGGGTTTAGTAGTTATCCATATTTAAATATGAAAAAAACAGTAGTTCATATATCCCCTTCAATGTGGGAAAATATTCATCATAAAAATAATACTAATTTAAAATCGTGTATAAATACATTAAGAAAATATTCAGAATTTTTTTCAGTATCAAAAAATAATTTATTAGAATTATTTGATAATGGATATCAAGATGCTAAGCAACATAAAGATTATTTAGATGATATTTTTTTAAATAAAGATGAAAATAACAATATTGAAAATACATTAGATAGCAATATAGAATTTTAAATAAATTATAGAAAATGTAATAATCCTGTGATTTTTTTACTATTATTACAAGGGATATTATCGTAGCATTCACTTAACAATTCGTTTATATCATAACATTCATCATCTTCACTAACTATTTTATTATAGTCTAATTCATTACATTCTAGATCATTCGTAGATATTTCATTATAATCTGCACATTCATTAACTGAAGAAACAAAATGAGCTGCATTTTCCTGAAGTGGGTTGTCTTCTATTATAAAAGAAAAATTGTCTCTATGTTTATGGTTTATTGCATCTAACAGAGTATCTAATTTTTTATCTAAATTTTGTATTTCATTTTTTATATTATAGGTATCATATATAATTTTTGGGTTTAAAGCCCTTAAGCTGTATTTATACAATTTCATTACTTCTATATTATGTGAAAACACATTATTATCTATATTTCTAATAATATCATTTAACCTGTTATTATCTTTCTTTGATTCGTTTAGTTTATTATTTACAAAAAGAGTTATACAAAGATTAATACCACAAAAAAGAGCTATGCTGCATATTGCGAAAGTAGATATTCGTGCTTTTGAATATATATTTGTTTTATACAAAAATTGCGAAATAGATTTTGTTATTTTTTCTGTAACATCATTATCATTCATAATTAATAATTAAATTAATTAGTTATTAATTTTTAATATCTTTTATTAGAAATAAAATTGATAATAAATTATAAAATATTTATATTTTAGATTCTATACACTATGAAAACAGAAAAAGTTATAATACAAAGTTTGCAAAAAGAAATAGTATATTATATCGGACAAAATAAAGATGAAAATTTTATGATTATTGATATGTGTAAATCAAAAGATTATTGGATTCACGCAAAAAACGAATCATCTTGTCATGTAGTTATAGAGTTGCCGGATTATAAATTGAACAAAACAGATATTCGTCAAATTATTAAAGCAGGTTGTTTATTTTGTAAACAAAATACAAACAAGCTTAAAAGTCAAAAAAAAGTAGAATTTATTTATACAACTATTGGTAACATTAGTAAAACAAATATTGCAGGATGTGTAACAACAAAAGATACCAAAACTGTTATTTGTTAATTGTTTAAGTCAAATTACATATTACAGAATTAAAGATAAATAATAGAATTACACATTATATTATTTTATTTATATATTTTTAAGCATTTTTGACCATTTGTACATCTTTGGACATTTAAAATGACGTTTATAAAAATAATATTACTTAAACACAAGTTGAATAATATTGTATGTCAAAATTTCTTAAATTCACTAATTTTTTATTAAATACAAATGATATACATAAAATAGTTATACAACCTAATAAATATTGTTTTCATATTGTGAGTAAAAAAATGGACGGGTTTAATTGGATTTTTGGTGGTTTTGGTCTAGGCAATATTTCTTCATATAATTACGAATTTGAGGTATGTGAAACCAACCACTCAACTGATTACAAAATAGTTACTGATTGGATTGATAAAAATTAGTAGGCGTTTTAAATCTCCAAAAAGGTGTAAATTTTCAAAGGTATAAATATATTATTTTATTAAAAACAAATGTTTTCCAAATCCTTCACATTCCAATATTCTGAACCCCCATTGGACAAAGGTCTTCTTATAATAAAAGGAATTCTTTTTTCCTGTAACTCTAGATCTGCTATAATATAACTATCAATAATATTTTCAGGTACTTTAACTAATGGTTTTGCTCCCGCCTCAATTTGTTTTGCCCGTTGACCAATAATTCTAGCTCTTTCATATTTTGTTAAGAAAGGAATAGTTCTATGTAATGGATCTATAATAATGTTGTTTGAATCCCTGATAACTTTAGTTAAGCTTGCGATTTCTTCATAATTATGAATAAAACATTCTGGATGAAAATCATTAATATAGTTTTTTGTAATATCACTGTCAAATTTTTGAAAATAATTTTCATCTATTTCATCTTCATCTTCATCATCAGAATCAAATTGCAATGGTATTGTTGACTTAGCACCACCTTTAACAGACTTATATGATGGTTGTAAATTAGTTTCTTCATTTAAATTGTCTTCATCCATATCATCGTCACCAACATCATCTATTGATTCATAATCGTCTTCTGAATTATACTCTAATTTAGGATCATCTATTTCAGCTTCATCTGCGATTTCATTATCAGAATCATCATCATATGTATCAATGTTTGATACAGATTTTATAACAGGTATTTTAGTATTGGTATCTGCTAATTCTATATCCGATGAGCTGTCGCTTTCGCTATCACTCTCGTTATCAGAATTAATTCCTTCAGAATAATATTCGTTATCACTCATTATTAATATATTTACTAAAGATACTTTTAAATAAAATTAATTCAATTTTCTTTATTTAAAAAAATACAAATAAAATATATTAAATAAAATGTGTAATTATGATATAAATTTATAATGGAAAATTAAAATTACAAATTATAATATAATTGTAAGAAATAATAAATTAAGATTGTTCACTAGTATTCCATACAGTATCACACTCGCAGCATAAATAAACATACTTCATATTTGTGTCATCATATCTAATATAAATAACCTCTCTTTCTTTATCCTTTGTATTTGTTAAACAATCCTTATTTGGGCATAAAATAGTATGAATTCTAGGCAATGTTGGGTCAAGCTTTGTATATTTATTAATAATATGGTTGAAGGTTTGGGCACTTTTTTTAATTTGTGTTTTTGAAACACATACATTTTCTACCGCAAGTAATTTGTCTTCATTTCCACAATTACGACAATAATAAACTAACTTATTTGGATCGTCACTATTAATACGAATATAATACATATTGTCACAGTTAGAACAGAAGTGCATCTTTTAATATATAATATACTTTTACATTATTTATTTATTTCAATTTTGTTTAATAATATAAAATATTACTTTTACATAATGTCAACTAATTTCCTAGATTCTTTTAATTTATTAATAACTTTATTATAATCTATACATACTTTCATACTATAATAACCAGTCGTAAGAACTGTTTGTTGTGGGAATTCATCACTTAATTTTTTCTCTGCAAATTCAATTAATTTATCATAATTTTTGATAAAATTCTCTTTTACAAATGGATAGAAACAATTAAAAAAATCCATAAAAACACCTTCCTTTTTATTCACAATGTCACATACTGCAATGTCTAAATTGCTATATTCAATAATACTGTTATACGATGGTATATCAGTGTGACCTTTAGTAACACCAGGCTCATTAAATAATGGATTTTCACAAAGAATAGTACATAAAGTTAATAAAACAGTAGATATTGTTTGACAAGATGTCCATTGATCTCCCCTCCATGTATTTAAAAGTGAAACACACACTTTACCACATACATATAAATTTGGATTAAACCGAACATTATTACCATTTGTCCAATATTTTACCTTTGGAGGACTATGCGGATAATCAAGTGGATAATTAAATTCAAAAAAATAATTCCCTCCAAAATATGGTGTTTCAGAAGATCCAATAATTAAAGCATAACCCTTAAGCATATCTGTATCATCGTGGATATAATAAATACCATTTTCAGTAAGAGGGTTTTTCATAATATTTTTAATATCTTTTAATAATCTTGATATAGTTTCTTTGGAAATAAATGTAGACATTATATAATATTATAATAGGCTAATTTTTATATCAATTTTAAATATAGTAATACAATCAGCGAATTTACAAAATATCATAATTTATATTTTAAAATTTATTTTAAAAAAATGAAATAGAAAAATATTTATATATTATATTAACAATGAATAATACAATGATAAAATCGTCACAATTTAAGGACTTAAATGAATTTTTAGCAAAGCATAGTGCTAAGAATGATAAAAATACTCCTTCTACACATACAAGAATTCCGGATTCAGAATTAGGAATACATCCTGGTTCTTATATCATACCAAAAGAAGAATTATCATTGTTTTATAATTTATATTATGATAATGTCTTTGTAAAAAAACGGAAAGAATATTTAACAGAAAGACAATCAGAGAAAGGAGGAACAATAGCAGTTGATTTTGATTTTAGGTATAATTATGACGTAGATTCTAGACAACATACAAGAGAGCATATTCAAGATATGGTTGTAGTATATTTGGAAGAAATTAAATCATATTTTATTTTTGAAGAAAATAAATCTTTTGATGTGTTTATTTTTGAAAAACCTAACATTAATAGGTTAACTGACGGGTCATTAACAAAAGACGGTATTCATATGTTAATCGGAATTCAAATGGACCATATTATGCAACTTATGCTTAGAGAGAAAATGATTGGTAAACTACAAGAAATTTGGGATTTACCTTTAATAAATACTTGGGATTCTGTATTAGATGAAGGAATTAGTACAGGAAAAACTAATTGGCAATTATTTGGATCTAGAAAACCAGGAAATGAAGCATATGAATTAACTCAGCATTTTGTGATAAGCTATGATAAATCTGATGGAGAATTTAGTATGGATGAAAAAAAAGTTCAGGATTTTGATTTAAAATCTAACTTTATGAAATTGTCTGTTCAATACGACAATAATGCTAGATTTGAAATCAACCCTAAAATAATAGATGAATATAATAAGCGATTAGAAAGTAAAGGCAATAAAATTAAGAAACCATCAAGCAGAACTAAGATAAACCTGTTAGTTGAAGAAGATGACAATGATGAAGAAAATCAAATTTCTTTGAGTGATATTAAAAACAAGGAAACCTTGGAGAGAGCAGTTAATTTAATGTTAAAAAGATTAAAGCCCAACGAGTACGAAATTAAAGAAACTCACGAATATGCTCAAATTTTACCAGAAAAATATTACGAGCCAGGATCTCATTTGTTAAATAGACAAGTCGCATTTGCTCTAAAACATACAGATGAGAGATTATTCTTGTCCTGGGTAATGTTGAGAAGTAAAGCATCTGACTTTGACTATGATACAATTCCTGAACTGTATCATCAATGGAAAAAATACTTTAGTTCTTCTAAGCAAGACCCTGTAACACGAAGATCTATAATGTATTGGGCTAAACAAGATAACTTTGAGGGATATGAGAGAGTAAAGAAATCAACCATTGATTATTTTATTGAAGAATCTATTAATTCACAGACTGAATATGATAAAGCACTTGTTTTAAAACAAATGTACAAAGACAAATATGTTTGTGTAAGTTATGAAAAAAAAGGATGCTGGTATGTATTTAAAAACCATAGATGGGTATTTGATAAAGGTCTTAGTCTTAGAGAGGCTATTTCAAAACAAATGCACGATTTATATTCATCTAGACGAGATGAGTTAGATCACGAGTATCAACATTACGACAAAGATGATGATAGAGCAGAATTCTTAAAGAAAAAGGTTAAAATATTAAGTGAAATAATGTTAACATTAAAAAGAACAAACGACAAAAATAATATTATGCGTGAAGCAGCGGAATTGTTTTATGATGGTGATTTTGTTAAGGAAATGGATAAGAATAAATATTTATTATGTTTTAACAATGGGGTAGTTGATTTTAATAAAAAAATATTTAGAGATGGCTATCCAGATGATTACATAACAAAAACTACTAAAATTAATTATATTCCTTATAATTTAGATAATCCTGAAATATCTAAAACTTCAGCAGAACTATTAACATTTATGGAAAAATTATTTCCGATTCCTGATTTAAACCGATATATGTGGGATCACTTAGCTTCTTGTTTAATTGGATCAGGGAAAAATCAGTGTTTTAATGTATATCACGGAAGCGGCAGTAACGGTAAATCTATTTTAACAGATTTAATGTCGGTAACATTGGGTGAATATAAAGGCACAGTTCCTATAACACTTGTTACAGAAAAAAGAGGATTAATTGGCGGTACATCCGATGAAGTCCTTAAATTGAAAGGCGTTAGATATGCAGTTATGCAAGAACCTAGTAAAGGAGTAAAATTGAATGAAGGTATAATGAAGGAATTAACTGGAGGAGACCCTATTCAAGCAAGAGGATTATATTCTGAATCCGAAATATTTGAGCCGCAGTTTAACTTGGTAGTATGTACAAATAATTTATTTGACATTGATAGTAATGACGATGGAACTTGGAGACGTATTAAGAAAGATGATTTCTTGTCAAAATTCATAGATGAAGGCGAAGAATATAATGATGAAACGCCTTATGTTTTTACAAAAGACAAGACATTAAAAGATCGGTTACCTTTACTAGCACCAACGTTTGCTAGTATGCTTGTGAAACGTGCTTTTGAAACAGATGGTATTGTTGTTGATTGTGAGACTGTGATAAACGCATCAAATAAGTATAGAAGAGGACAAGATCATATTGCTGCATTCATTTCTGAAAAAATTATTAAAACAGGGAATAAGAATGATAAAATTGGTAAAAATGGGTTATACACAGAATTCAAGATATGGTTTCAACAAGAGCAAGGCGCAAGAAAGGTACCAAAAGGTCAGGAATTGTATGATTTTATGGATAAAAAATTCGGTATACATACATCAAAAGGCTGGTTAGGGTTGCAATTTAATCAACCAGAAGAAGAAAATGATGAAGTAAATGATATATAATTATTATAAATAATAAATCAAAAATATAACTTGAAATTATAGGAAAATTGTATAAATATTTATTTTTTATTTATATAATTTTTATTTATATAATTTTTATTTATAAAATTATAGGGTTAGATGTACATTCTTAGGTAATAAATTGTATAATTTATATATTAAATAAATAACAAAAGATAATACCATAGTAGAAATAAAAGGTAATGCGGATAACAGTATAAATATTACTAAACGGATCTTCCAGCTGTATTGCGATGTGTATATAAAATTTGAAACCACAAAAACAACCACCGTAAGTATGTAAATAAAACCAAGAATATATGAATAATAAAATTTTAAACTGCTAATACCTTGGTCTTGATAAAAAGTTTTCCTTTCGTTTGTTAAAACATCAGATGTTTCATCTTTTATTTTTTTTAATAATTCATTATTTTCTTTTACATATTTTAAGTATAATTCAAGAACATTTTTATAATTAATTGATAAACTATTATATGTATCTATTTCTGTATTACATTTTATTACTTGTTCGTTAAAATTTTCTTTAAATAAGTTTGCAATTTCAGTTCCTTTTTCAGATAGAGTAGAATCTAGATATTCATTATAACCACTCTCTCCTTTTGTAAAAATATAAAAATTTTTTCTAGAAATATCAAGCTGATTAGGAGCACTTTGCACATTAGCTTGAGCATCTAAATATAATTTTTGCAATTCTTCGGTTTTTTTTTGTTTTTGACATTCTGGGCCACAAACTATAGTTTGTGTTGCTTGTTGAATAAAAGAATTAAAATTATTCAAAGTACTAATATTGCATTGATCAGTCATAATATACTATACTATATTATACAATTATAAGATTTTTACAAATTTATAAAAATCTTATTGAAAATTTTATCTAAATATGTAGATAATTAGTAAAACCATCAGAAGTATTTGGTTTAGGAGAAGGTGATAGTATATTTTGATGTTTGTACTTATTTGTTACATTTGTTTTTGTTAAAACTTGATTTGCTAATGTTTCAGTAATAAATGATTCGGATACGGTACCTGCAGAGGTAGTTGTATCTAAAACACACATATTTAAAGAAGTGTCATATATTTGACCTTCTGAACAACATTGTTGCCCTACACAAGTACCAATATTAATAGATGAATTGAACCAAGGATCATTACTATTAGAAGAACCAGTTGGTGCAGAGTTAGGATCAAACATCCAGTCATATTCTTGATAATTCATATTATCACGCATAATAATAGAACCTATGCGCATCCAGAAGAAATAACCTCCTATAACAGCAATAATACAAATTAATCCATAATAAATAGTGGTAGGTAAAATACCTTTCTTATTTAATAATGCTAAAATAATAACAGGTACTAACATAAATATAACTATTTTCATTAATGATGCGTGTTCAGCATATTTGTCTCCATAATAAGTATTAATTTCAACAAGGCGTATTTTGTTATTTTTTTCTTGTTCAATTATTCTTAAACGTTCTTTTGCCTGGTTTAATTCATTTTCAACAATTTGTATAGCAGAGGATTGTTCTTGTAAAGTACCCTGAGAAGTTACCAAAGCATTTTGATAATAACTATTAACTCCACTTAATGTCTTATATAAATTAATACGCATTTGTGAGAGTTGGTTTATTTTTTCAACAATTTTTTGCTGTTGCTGAGAAGTTAAGTTAGGATTTGTTTCTAAACTATTAAATAATTCTTGTTCCATAGATTGTAAAGATTGTATATCATTAAGTAATTGTTCATTATTTTCTTCAATATTGGGCAATTGTTGAGACATATTGTATAAATTATAAGAAGATAATTATATAATATAAATTAAATTTATTTTTTAATAATATTCATTGATATTAACACAGTTCCTGCTGCTAAAATGCTCCAAAATAAATAATTGTAATTTTGTTGTAAAACTACTATATCGCTATCATTTAAAATATTTTGTAAATTCCCACCAGTTGTTGCCTTTATTTTATTATTTGTATTATCTATTTCATTTAAATAACTACCTAGGCCAACCATATTTCTTACTCCTTGATTATTTATCATAGTATCTCCTTTTATAAAAGAATTAGTTTGGTTTTTTATTTGACTACCTAATAAATTTAAACGATTTTGTAATTGTGTTAATTCTTGTTTTTGAAGACGCGTAGCGTTAGACAAGCCATATTCATTACCAATATTTCCTCCATTAACATAGTTTTGATATGTAATTGTATCACTATTATTTGTGTTATTAGAAACACCTATAGGTACAAATTCAGGTTGTACATTTTTAATAAATAGATTAACTCCTGATAATAATTGTTTATCTCCAACGGGATAAACTCCGCTATTTTTTGGATAGCAAATATTTGATCCATTTCTGGTATCAAAAACAAACCCATAACAGTCTGTATTATCATTGCAAACAGCCTGACATTGTTCTATAGTTGAATTTGCAGATGCTGCATTAGGTATATCATTACCGCCACTATCCATATTCATAAAAGATGTATATTCATTTATAGATTGTTTATTATCATCTGGATAAGCGTGCAATTCAGCATTTTGATCTATGTAAGCTAATTTTCCCATATTTGATTTTGTTCCTGCTATGTTCAACTCGTATACAGGGTTTGCACCAACACCCCCGCCAATCATATTACTATCTTTAATTTTTTTACAATTTGTTTCAAATCTAAAACTATACAAAACCAGATTTCCATCATCTTGCATAATTAAAGCCATATTACCACTAGGAGAACCAATAAAATCACCTGCAGCAAGTGTAGAACCTTGTGTTATATAATTTTGTCCATATTTTCCTTTTGCGGCAGCATAATCAGGATTTGCTTGTTGCACTTTTACACCAGTTGCCCAAATATAACCTTGATTATCCAAAGGGGATGTGCCTCTACATATAACCATATTACCATCATCTTGTAAAGCTAAAAAGTAATTACTCTGAGGTAAACTTGTATTATAAACAGCATTAGACCATCCGCCGCCCGAATATGAACCGTCACCAATTTGAGTACAATTTCCAGCTTTTCCATATTGTGAGGTTAGTTGCCAGTTACTACTAATAGCGCACTGAGCTGTAGTTCCAGATGTTGAATTTTGCAAACCATAAAATGCGGCACCATTCTGTTGAGCAATTTGCTGACATTGTGCATTATTATATTCTTGTGAACCACCATTATATAAAGGCATTGCTCTATTAGGAGCGTCGACGTAACAACCCAAATAGTTACTCGGTTGTGATTTTGAGTAATCTGTATTAAAAACAGAAGTTCCGCTAGAATTATAAACAGCTAAAGCGCCTTGATCCGTTAATACTGCTACATTACCAGATTGTCCAGAAGTTCCTGAACTCCATAGCGGTACCATAGCTGTAGGTATCATACTTAGGCCATACATAGCAGCATTTGTCATATAATTCGATACAGCACAATAACCTAGTGAAGTATTTTCATCTACATTTTGTAGAGCGTACAGATTATATCCATTGTCAATTGCTGCTTGTTTACATTGGTCAATATTATATGTGCCGCTACTGGAAGTTAAAGGAGTATTACCAATATAATCCATTGCTGGTGAAGTTATACTATCCTGAAAACAACCGTGATAAAATGGTGTAATTTGTAAATTAGGATCTAACATATTATTTACATAAACATTTTTACCTTCATTTCCGCAACTTTGTCCTTGGATCATAGGTGTTCCTGTAACTAAAGAAGGAGTTGTAGGTATAGTGGCTCCAGGTGTTTCATAATTTATAGACCACTGTAAATTAGTATCTATAAATTGTCCATTTGGAGGGCATCCGTTTCTACCACACGTATAGTAAATAGCCCAAAAATCTGGATACCACTTTGCGATACCTTGTTGGGTAACGTACATTATTTCTTTTCCTATTTTAATATTCTTCCCTAAATAAGGGTTATTTGGACTTACTCTATTTAAATAACCACTTGTAGCTCCAGATAATTTAGCTAATAAATTTTCATATTCGTCTAAAGTAATTTTATACTGTTCTTGTAAAAAAGTGATATCACGTTCTTCAGGAATAATATTTGTTTCTGAAAGAACATTTCTAGTTTCTTTTGTTAAACTAAAATCAGTATTTGTATTTTTTGAAGAAAACCCTTCTTTTGATTTTGAGTTAGAAGTTTTTACAGTTTTATCTAAATTTTGTCTTATTTTTTTTTGATATTTTTTGAATTTATCACCTTGACTTAGCCCAGGAGTTGGTTTAAATACATTTATGTTTGTCTTTGTATAATCACTCGCACTGTTTGTAATAGAATTCTTTTTTGTTAAATCATTAGTACTTGAAAATAAATTTAATATACCTGACATACTTAATATAAATATATACTAAAAAAGTATTATTTATATTAAATCTAAATTAATAATAATAATAATAATATAATTACTTTTTAATTAAAAAATAATACATTAATAAGGTAAGGATCACAAGTACAAAGATTATATAATAAGTTTGGTTACTTAATTTTCCTCCACTTTGAATATAACTATTCTCTGAAGATCCAGAAGAAACACGTATTAAAATGTAAACACATAAAATAGCAATTAATAATAAGAATATATAAGAATAATAATTTTGATTAATAGATATATTAGTGTCATTTTGTTCTTCATTTAAATCATTAAAATTTCTCATCAGTGCTTCAATTTTTTCTCTCTCTTGAATCAATTGATTATAATTTTCTTCAAGCGAATTAGATTGAATAAACCGATTATTAACTTGAGAAGAATATAACTCTTCTCCTCGTGTTTTTATAATGTTTAATATTTGATTATTTGCTTGTGTTAATTGGTTATTTAAATCTTTTAATTGAATTAAATAAAACATATCTAAGGGAACAACCGCGTAATCATTATCACCAGAAGGTATGGTTTCACTTTCACCACTTCTTAAAAAACATTGTGCTACACCATTTACATTTGGTTTATAAGTAGCTCCCGAACAGTTAGAATTTTCTGCACACATCGCTTGACATAAATTAACTGCACTAATGTCTGAATATACAGACTGACCTGCTATTGGTCCTGTACCCCAATATGATTTGCCTTGTATAGATGTAAATGTACGGTCATTTTGTTGAGATTGACTTAAATAATTTGTATAATTTAATGAAATTTGTTGATATTGTCTTAATAAATAGTCATATCTAGCAGTTAATGTTTCTAAACCTAAAACTACATTTCGTGTTTCTATTTCACTAGTAGTTTCTTGATTATTTTGAATAATTCCTGACATTTATATAATATATAAGATATAATATATTATATATTATTTATTTATTTATTTGAAAATTGTAATTGACAATTTTATTCATAAAATATTATGTTTTTATAACCGATAATTCATTATAATTAAATTTAAAAATTTTTTCTGGATTATATTTTTTTAAAGGTAAAAAATTGCAACTTAATTGCAAAGGACTATCTTCGCGGGTATCCTCTGTAATATCACGATAATCTATTAATGTATTATATGAATTGCATATCAAAATATATTTATAAATTTTATTATAAACTAAATAGTCTAAAAAATTATATATTTGATTTAAAGACCAATATTCTAAAATATTTTTTAAAATGCACATATCTGCTTTTTTGATAGATTCTTTATTAGTATAAAAATCTAACACAATAAATGTGTATTTCGGTGTATGGTATTTAACTGTATTTTTAATTAAATCTAGCATACAATTATCATAACCAGTATATTCTATATTTAGATTTTCATATATTGAGTTTTCTGTCAAATAACCACAACCAAAATCTACAATAGTTTTAATTTTATTTTTATTTATAAAATTTTGTAAAAATGGAGTGTATATATTTGTACTACAATGATAATTATTAGTTTTGATTATATTTTCTATATTTTTATTTTCTGTATTTTTAGAAATTAAATTTTCATAAAAATGAATTTTATTATTCATATATAAATAATACTAAAATATCATTCTACTATTTTTTAATTATGATGTAGATTTGAAAACTTTAGATAAAGCTATACTAGATATTATTATACTAAAAAATAATCCCCAATTTCTAACATATCCTATATCATATATTTGTGTATAATTATGAATCATTTCAGTCGCACTGTTATTTTTTTGCTCAATTATACCTAATTTTTGTTTTAAAGTATTATTTTTTTGTTTGGAATTAAGAATTAATTCATTTAAATTAATTAACCGATTATTTAAATCCTGAGTATTGCTTTCAACATTATTTATAAGCATAAATAATTGTGTATTAAGATCATTTAAATTATTTTTAATGTTTTCAAACATTTGTTGATATTCTGCATAATTTGGATTTTTATTATAAAATCTGTAATATGTTATAAAATCATCTAAAATAGCAGGTAACTGGTTCTGTAATGTTTCTAATTTTTGTGTAAAAACAGAAGAGCTGATAAAATTAGTATTAAATTGCGATTCTTGTAATGAAGTCATTAATATATTAATATATATAAGTAATTTAATTTATAAAATAATTTATAACTATATTTAAACATTTCAACAATATAAATTCTATTCAAAACAATTATCAATAAAAAATGTATCTATATATTTTTTAAATTCTATAAATCCGCCTACAAATAATCCATCATTAAATATTATTGGAAACTGTTTGCATTCAGTACCTGATTTGTTATTCATAAATAATAAAAATTCTTCTTTGTTCTCAATCAAATACTCGTCACACTCTATTACATTGTACTTAATTTTTAATTCTGATAATATATTTTTAGCTTTTTTACAATTATGACATCCGCTTTTACTGTAAATGGTAAAACCTTTATTGCAAGGGTCTTCAAAATTCATTTAATATAATTTAAATAAAAAAATCTTTATATAATTAATAATTTATATAAATTATTTATGTAAATTATTTATGTAAATTATTTATGTAAATTATTATGGTATTAATTCTTTATATAAAATGTAATATAGTATTTTAAACACACACTCTATAATAATTCGCTGTAATAGCTGTTTTACTTGGTCTAATTATATGACACACTTGACCGGGTCTTAATCCAATTACACGGGCGACAGGATCAAATCGGGAAATATCTGGAAATTGTATTTTGTCCGTAATATTGTATTTTTGCATTATTTCAGCAACCTCTTGATCGCTCATTATACGATGTTCAGGTACAAGATGATGGTTTAATATATTAAATTGTAATCTTTTTATACTTTCAATTACAATAAATATTCCATCTTTTTCCCAAATATGTTTTAACTCATTAGTTAATGTTTCATTAACTTCATCTTTAATAATAATGAATAATGTATCATCTTTTGTTAATATTTGTTCTAAATTAAACAAATCATCTATCATTTCTTGAAGATGAATGTTTGTTCTGATTGGTTTGCTTAAATGATACCTAATATAAATTTTATTTTTTCTTTTAGTTACAGGGTTTTCTTGAATCTTTTCTAAAAGCATATCAAGTTGATTATTTTGTTTCATATAATTTACTTCACTAACACTAAAATTATTGTAATCATCTACATTATACCCTTGTTTTTGCATTAATTCCAATATATTTTTTCTAGATTTATATACAGATGAAATTAAAAGATTTGTACTTTGAGAGGTCGACATATATATTATATTATATACATAATGATTTATTTATATTTCAATTTTATTTATAATATTATTTATATTGTTATTTTTTTAATAGATGATGAAATTGAAGATGTATCTTCTGTATTATTAGAATCCTGAATAACAATTTTTTTATCTTGAGAATTAGATTGGGAATCGTGAGTTTCATCTTTATTTTCATCTGAATTAATAGTTATTTCTTTGGGAGGTTCTATTTCTAAAATACTAGGTTTTTGTATAGGTTCTTGATTTGATTGAGGATATGATTCTGACGATGACACTTGAGGCTCTTCAGGTGCATATGCGGGTGATCCTGGTGTATATGCGGGTGACCCTGGAGCATATGCAGGTGATCCTGGTGCATATGCCGGCGACTCTTGAGAGGGATAAGTCGGCGACCCCGGAACATATTGTGGTGATTCAGGTATATCTGATGTTTCAATTATAACTGGCTCTGGTAAAACAGGTTCTTCATTTGGTATAGGAATATTAAGTACCTTATGTTTATTTTCTGAAATTCTCAACTCTTGATTGAAATTATTTAATGCGTTTTTTAATTCATCATTGGAAGAAGCATTTATTTTCAATAATTTACCTATATTATCTGAATAAGACATACTTAATAATTGATCTACATTTTCATCTGTAATTATACGCATTTGAATATTCATAACCTGTAACTCTTGTATTAACAATTTTAACGAATACGGGACTCTCAATATACTAAATGACCGACCAAATTTACTTAAGTTTTTAATATTTTGAGAACCGTCTGGATTAGTAACAAATTGAATAGGACCATCTGCATAAGGACTTAAAAATAAATTTTTGCTTTCATTATAAATTGAAATTGCACCAGTTTTATTACAAACTGCAATAAAATATTCGTCTCCTCTTACTAAAAACGACTCATTCAAAAAATAAGACATTCCGTGAGCTAAAACTCCATCACGCTCCATTTCACCGATTCTAAGACCTCCATCATTAGCACGTCCCTGCACTGGCTGTCTTGTTAATACAGTGTTTGGTCCTCGTGCACGATAATTAATTTTATCTTTAACCATATGTTTTAAACGCATATAATAAGTTGGACCAATATAAATATCGGATTCTAATTGTTCTCCGGTCATACCATTGTATAAAACTTGATTTCCACTTGAATGAAAACCAGATTTAACTAGTAAAGGGGCATAAGTAGAATAATTAGAACCTTTAACTTGAAACGCAGTGCAATCGCCAAATGCTCCATATGTTGTGCAAATTTTACCAAAAAGCGATTCAACTATTTGACCAATTGTCATACGAGATGGTAACGCGTGTGGATTAATAATTAAATCTGGGCGTATTCCGTCTTCAGTAAACGGCATATTTTGTTCTGGAATAATAAGACCTAAAGTGCCTTTTTGCCCAGCGCGTGACGCCATTTTATCTCCAATTGCAGGTATTCTTTCTTCACGAATTCTTACCTTGGCTACATTAAATCCTTCTTCACCGCTTGTTATAAATGATTTATCTACAAACCCTAGTTGGCCTTTTTTAGGCTTGACTGAATCATCAATCCATACATCTTTATTCTCCAAATTAGAATTTATTTTACCAATTAAAATAACCTTATCAGTGAGTTCAGTATTTTCTTTAATCATCCCATAATCGTCTAATTGACTATAATCATATCCTTTCTTGAGTTTAACTACATTATTTTTTTGTATATTTGCAAACTTAGAACTAGTTAATCCGGTTACTTTTGAACTCTCTTCTCTTGCTTCATACATTGAATAATAAGTTGTTCTAAATATACCACGTGCTACGGATGCTTCGTTGATTAAAATAGCATCTTCTACATTATAACCAGTGTAAGACATAATTGCAACAATCGCATTTATACCATATGGTTGTTGTTCATTATTAATATATTCCATATATCTAGACTTTATTAAAGGAATTTGACCATAATTTAAAATAACTCCCATTTTATCAATGCGCATTTGATAATTTGAATGATACACCGAAACAGCTTGTTTACTTTGCCCACAAGAAAATGAGTTACGCGGAAATGGATTATTTTCAGGATAAATAATTTGATTACCCATAACTCCTAATAAAAGCGATGGATCAATTTCAATATGTGTATAGTATTTTGTTTTTTTAAGATCTTCTTGTGTAATTGCAATTAACGCGGATTCTTCTTCCGCAGTGTCAATATAATCTACAACAGATTTATTCTTATTTAAAGTATTAAATACAATTTCTTGATTTGTTCCAATATCATTATATAATTCAGGTAAATTGTACAATTTATTTTTTTTAAATGAGTATTGTTTATCTGATTTACTTTTAAACCCAGATACAATTTGTTCCCAATTAATTTTTCCATTATCTAATAATTCTATTACTTCTTTTCTATTAAAACTTTCTTTTCCATTCTCAATATAATAAATAGGTCGCGTGAGTCTTCCTGCATCTGTATAAATATATACATCACGATGCTCATAATCAAACGAAATACTTGTAAAAGTAGGTATAATTCCATTTCTTCTAAATAATTTGAGTAGCCCTATAAAATCTGGATTGGATTTTGGATCAATAGGATTATCAATAACCCCAACCCAATTACCATTAACAAATATTTTAGAACTATTTGAAATATATTCTGGACTACATTCCAATTTTAATTTCATTGGTGTATTTGCTCTTAACCAATTAATTATTGGTTTAGCGGATGAACCACTAGTAACAAACGTAGAAATCGCTAAATGCTTATGTAACCCAATATTTCCGCCATCAGGAGTATCAAGCGGATCAATAAATCCCCATTGGGAACTATTTAATAAACGAGGTCCTACCACTTTCGCACTGGAATCTAATGGTAAATTTATTTTTCTTAAATGAGAAATAAAAGTATTCCAACTCAGTCTATTTAAATCTTGAACTACTCCAAGACGTTTAGTATGTGCCTCTGACCCCCAATTTCCTTTAAATGCTTTTTTAAATCCATTTTCAAGTATTCTCTCTTTGAAAAAAGATTTAAAGTTACTTTCAATTAAGCCTATAAAATTATCTTTGTATTTGTTTGTTTCAGTTTGTTTATTTTTAATTTGTGATTTTTCTTTTCTTGTAAATGTATCATCGTCTTTGTATTCACCTTTATGATAATAATATTCTTCATCTATTTTTTGAGTTATTGATTTTTTTTGTATTAAATAATATTCTCTAAAAAGATCATAAAGTAATGTTCCAGTTAGTTCAATTCTTTTAAATCTAAAATTATCTCTATCTGTGGGTTTTTCTTGTTTTGTATAGACCTTTAATAACCGAAATACCATATATCCAACAAAATATGCTTTATCCAATAAATTTAATTCTCCAATGTGTGGTAAGAAAAAATCAGACAAAATTTCCATAACACTAGAAACAGTGCCTCTTTTTGTAAAAGTAGCTATATATTCTAACGCAGTTTGCTGGGTAAATATTTTGTTTGCATCGTGAATTGATGGTATAAATAAATCAATATAATCACTGTTTTTTTCAATATCTAATAAACACATTTTAATAATAGATTTGTCAGATACTACACCTAATGCACGCATTAAAATAAAAAGTGGTACTGGTTTTTTAACATTTGGTACCGCAACAACAATTTGATTATTTGTTAAACTAGGAGATGGCGCAACTATTTTAATAGAAGTAGTTCTTATAGCTTTTGATGTGTCTTCAGAAACAGAACGAATTTCTGCAGAATGACTATACAAATCGTCTTTTTTATTTTCCCTAATATAAAGCATATTATCTGCAAACTTTTCTTGTGGTATTATAACTTTCTCCTTTCCATCAATTATAAAATATCCTCCGTAATCATTACGACATTCACCCATATTGAAGCGTACTTCTTTAGATAAAGATTTCAAAATACACAAATCAGATTGTAACATAATTGGAAACCTACCTAAATAAATTTTATCCAATGTAATACTGTGTTCTTTTTTCTCTCCATTTACATAATAAATAAAATCTACTTCAACATCATAATGAATCGTTATACCGTAATTCATATTTCTTAATCGCGCGTCGTTTGGATACATATAATGTATATGGTTATCGTCATAAATAATAGGTTTGCCGTAATATATTTTTGATCCGTCCTTTCCACCTAAATAAAGCAAACATTCGTTCCTTGTATTGTTTGATTCTACATCTTCATCTCTTTCAATAAATCTAATAGGGTTATTTTCACGAAAAATACGGTATATACCATTTTTAAAGAAATCATTATATGATTCTAAATGGTGATCAACCAAATTATTCGGATTATCATTAAAATATTTGTCTATTAATTTCCAAGATATGTTATCCATTTTATATTATAATAATCATATTTTTTTAAAATGTTATTATTATAATATTTTATTTATAAATCCATTTACAATTATAGTAACTTCAAAAGATTAAATATATATTATATGTTTTATATTGTTATGAAGTTGAATGTTTTATCTGGATATCTATCTTTTAGAATATTACAAATTTCTTTAATATTCTCATCTCCATTATGAGGATGATAAACAAGCACTATTTCGTCATTTTCTTTTATATAATTATAAAAATTAGAAATTCTTAAAGAATATTTTTCTTTAAATTTATTAAAGTCGTCACGTATATAATAATCATCATCATTTTGACCTATATTAAACATATGTGAATGAGTAGATCCTTCGTGATTAAATATCATTCCATAACTATTTGTAATGTTTCTTTTACCTTCTCCGCAAAGGGATCTATCTCCATCTGCATTTTGTCCAGGAATAATAGTTAGATCAAAGAAATCTTTAAAATCAGTTTTTAAACAATTATAAAGAGCATTATAATCAGTCATACATAAATCAAATGGACAAGATTTATAGCCATTTGATTTGCTTAAATTGAATGTGTTTTTATATATGATCTCGGAGCACAATTCCATCCTATTGATATGTAAATAACTGTCATTTAATATATTAAAGTATATTAAATAAAGTTATATATTTTAACGAATAACATTTTACACCTTTTATCATTTAAACCGAACGATTATATTTTCTTCCAAGAACAAACGTTATTTTTGTTTGGTTTAGATATATATTTGTTCCCATCATTACCAACAATTGTTTTATTACAATTTTCATTTGCTGGGTATGGCGGAGATTTTCTATTTTTATATTTTTTTAATGTTTTGCTATGTCGGTTTATAGCATTTTTATCAGAAACACTTTTAAGTTTTTCAGTCATATTTTTACGTTGTTTTTTGTTTAATCCTAAAGGATTTGTTTTAGTTTTTAATGCATATTTTAAATTACGTATCCATGATGTTTTACACCTTTCTTTACAATTTCCATTTCCTATTGCCGATAATATTTTCATAGCTCCATTATAACTACTAATAAATGGCATATATATATAGTAAAATATAATTTACCTCATATAAAATGGGCGTTTTAAATGAGAAAAGTTGTGAATAAATAATAAGTGAATGATTTTAGAAGAATCATTTTATTAATTTTTCACGAGACATATAATTTCTTTTAGTATTTTTATGTTTATTATTTCTATTTCTTCTGGTTAGTTTAAATTTACCTTTTGTAATAGAAAAAACAGACCACGGTTGTGATGGTCTATCTTTTAAGTAAGGACAAAACTTTTCAAATTGACGATGAGTTTTACAAAAATCTGATGCAATAAATGGAGTACCACAAGAATTACCAAATCTTGCAAAAAATGACATATTTTTTGCCATAGTTGAATCGCATACAATACCGTCTATAGCTCCGTGTGGAGAATATGGCTTAGGTCTATCACTTTGAGACATATATTCTCTAGCATCTAACTCGTAATGAGAACATACAGTTCTTGAGCAAGGATTATTATCTTTTTTCAAATAAACATCATAATGATCAGAAATTATTATTTTAGCTATATCTAAATTTAATTTTCCTTTATGTTCATCCATTAAATCAGATAATCGTACCATCCTTGCGCCTTGATGTCTTCTAATATCGTAAAAACCAGAGTTAACTACTTCAATATTTCTAATTCGTTCATCATAAGGAGCATTAAAACCAATAAAACAACCATTTTTTGTTCTTTCTATATTATGAAATTTTAATCCTAATTCAATTCGTAATATTTCATTGGTATTAGTATCACCAAACAACCAAGAGTTTGCATAATCACCTGAATTTTCTTGTAATAATATTTTCACATAATCGTCCATTGAATCTCCGTATTGCATAGCTTGTCTAATTCTATAACCAATTGGAAATTTTTTTTCATATGGAACAAACCCTCCAATAGTTGTTTCTGTTCCTATGATACCTTTAGATGTTATAAAAAAATCTGTTCCACTCCATATCCAACAAGGAGATGTTTGCATAATCATTCGGTGACCATTTGCAGGGTTAATATCTAAAATTATATTGGACCATTGACCGTCAATAAAGTCGCAAAATGAATTATGAGCCATTACTATTTTTCCATCTTGTGTCCATTCTCCTACAGCAATAAATGCACTACAACGGTCCTTAGCACCTCCTTCTTTACCAGATTTGGAATCTGACCTTAATGTATGCCAGTAAGGAATTGAACAATAAAAATTCCAAGCAATAATTTCATCAATAGTTGTTTTGCATCCACCGGCTATACATCCTTCAGATATACCTTCCATTTCATCATAAAATTCTTTGAAATTTATTTTGGTCATTTCCTTAAAATCATTTGAAATTTGTATAATAAAATAATTCCAATCAATACCATAAGATTCCATCATTAAAAACCCTAACATTTTTTGAATCTCTTTAAAATCATTTGCACAAATATATCCATATGCATAACCTCTTTCTTTGGGGTTTCCTTTTATAGATATATATTTCCATCCATTTTTTTCATATGATAACCCATTTTTAATTTTCATTATTATATATATAATTAGAAAAGTAATAATTTATAAAAATATTAATTTACTAAACAATAATATTTTTCATTTTACATATTTAAAATTAATAATCCCATCATAACAAATAAAAGTATCCAAGGTAGAAGGACTAATAACCAAGAAATACCAGTATGACCATCTTTACATATTAAATTAAGAATCCAAGTCCAGAAAAGAATATATAACAGTTTGACAACAAAAACTAAAATTGTGCTAGGAACGCGGCAAGAGAAAGACCCCACGTGATAACTATTCACATTTCCCAAATTTTGCAATAATACCATAGACAACCCAACAATAGAAATAACAAAATAAACCATTGCTGGAGTACATAAGTCCTTTAATTTTTTTGGGAATGACATTATGAATTATATATAGAAAAAAACTTTGTAAATTATGTATATTTTAACTTATCAAATTATAGAAATTAAATTGATAAATTATTAAAAAGTATGTGCGTTATTCAATTGACCTTTCCACGGCATAGGGTTTACAGGCGAAGGATATCCTGCTAATCCATTATAAGCACTACCTACACCAAATTGAATTTGTCTTCCTAAATTTATTAAATCTTGACCCAAAAAGTTGGATAGTGTTCCTCCTTTTTGTGATTTTTTTTTATTATCTTTATGATTATGTTTTTTATAAATGTTTTTACTCTTTCTTGATTTTGTACCTCCAATAGAAAAAGGTGGATTTGCTCCAACATTCACCATTTGTCTAGATACGTCATTTGGTGAATAAGTATTTAAGGAATAACTGTTTCTATCGCCTGAAATACCATCTACACCTGGCCATCCACTTACAGAAGGTGTCCAATGACTTCCAACTAATCCATTTGGATATGATCCACCTGCCATAGATAAAAGTTTGCAAGAGCTGCATTTGCATCCAACTCTATGATTGTTGTTTCCTCCTAATTGAATTCCACATCCACATCCCCCTTTTTGTGTTTGTGGATTTAAAAAATTAAAACCTGTAGAAACTGGTCCTGTTGAGGGGTATGCAGGGTTTGCTCCATTTGTATTTTGCGTATATGCTAAATTAGACGAGGTTATCTCGTTGGCGCAAGACGCGCCTCCTTTACCTGTATAAGCTAAAAAAGGGTTAGACACTGTTGGAATACTTGAAGAAGGGTATGCAAGTGCTAGATTTGTTTTTCCACCTAAATAGTTTTTACGAGTTTTTGAACATCCCTTCATTTTATAATATTTTTGGTGTTTTCCTCCAAGTTTCTTAGATTTTCTGCCGAATCTGTTTAAATTTTTACCCATAACTATATATTATAGCAAGAAATTAATCAATATCAACGTGTGTAAGGAAATGTCTTCTACAACACATTTTTGTCATATTTAATTCATCTAATACATCACCTTCCGGTGTTTTTTCGTGAAACTCTTTTGTAAGATAAATGACTTTATCTACATCAATTGACTCGTCATTATTTCTTTTTGTCATTTTTCTTTTGCGCACTTCTTGAAGATAAAATCTGTATTTATTAGCAATAACCATACCACACGTAAAGCATTTAATTGGGATTATCATATCTCTATATAAAGTTGTTATATTATTCTTATATATTTTTAAAATTAATTCATTTTTTTTATTATTTATAAAATAATAAAAATTTTTGTAATAAATTTCACAAATATATTATATGCTAACTGTATAAAATATTATTATATAAAATTGAAATGAGGCTTCCTGCTAATTATATTGTAATTTAACATATTATGACAACAACTCTGTGTAAAAAGCTAATTATGAATAAATTTATACTACCAAAAGATGTAGTTGATATAATAAAAGACTATACATTTCGCAGAATAAACAAAATACAAAAAAATGATAAAAGGTATAAAATGTTATTATCAATTCCATATAAAGAATATGACCCAAATGACGACGTAACTTTTGTTTACATAAGTATAAACGATGAAAAAGATTACTATATAACTTATGCAAATTTTGAAGTGCAAATACAAATATTTATGTATGATGATAATTTAATACATCAAATAGAAGCACACAACATTATATTATAAGAAATATAATGTAACTAATACAATGTAACTAATATAATGTAAGAAATATTGTACTATTATTTAGGACATTTTTTACCATAACATTTATTTTGATAATAATAGTAATCAATATCTTTAGTTCTACCCTTGTCATCTGTATTATAAGTAGGACCTTCTTGTGTACCAGCTACACATTTATCTCCATTTAAAAAAACACAACAGGTTGTACTTACACAGTTGCTTTTTGTAAGTTTACCACACGATTCATTTAATGTTCCGCTAGATCCTGTATGACTTTTGCAAAATGAATCAGAAGTATTTATATTTAAAGTATCATCAATACCTTCCGTTATACTAGGTTTATAAGTAATACAAAAAATAATAAATAAAATTACTATAGTTACAATAAATATATTTAGTGTGTATTTTACAATTGTTTCTTTATTCATATTTAATATAAGAAAATAATATAAGAAATCTAAATATTTTATATACAAATTATATAACAATGACAAACTCGCGTAAAAAAAGCCATAAAAGTAGAAAACCATTAAAAATTTTACATAATATTAGAGTAACTACAAAAAAGGCTCTGCCTGTTGTAGCATCTGGATTAAAGTCTGTGGGAAAGACTGCTAAAATAGTTGCTCAAAAAAGTGCTCCTATTGTAGAAGAAGGTGTTTCAACCGTTTATGGTGCATTGGCCACAGGATTTGATATGGGTATTAAAGGTGCTAAAGGTATAGCTAAACGTGTATCAAAAAAAAGGCGCGTTCATAATAACAAGAGTCATAAAAAAAGACATAGAAAACATTAAAATAATATTACACCTTTTCTCATTTCAAACGCCCAAAATTACTTAAATATAAGTAAATAAATAATGTATATGCCATTTATTACTTTTATTTATAAAGTTGGAAAAAACTATAAGACATATTATGGTAAATATTGTTTTGATGATATTTCAGATGACCACGAAGGGTTAGATAATGAAGTGAAATATATATTAATAAAAGGATTAAATGAGTATAGAAAAAAAAATAATATTCAAAAATTAAATACAAAAGTTATTATAGGTATATTATCTTTTTCATCAAACAACATTATTCCGACATATTCAACTGATAATGAAATAAAATGTTTTGATTTTTATTGTAATTATGATAATAAAATATACATTAATGGAAAATTAATATAAAAATGGACGTTTGAAATGAGAAAAGGTGTAAACTATAAACTTCTGAATGATGATTACTTAAGAATGGATTGTTGTATTTGTTTAATATATTCTGAAAAAAAAATTCTTTCTTGTTTTGAAAATAATCCAAATAAAATATTAAATCTTGTATTTTGTGAATATTTATATAATATTTTGTAATTATATTCTTTTGAATTAACTTGAAAACGTCTAGACCAAATTCTAGTAGCTTTTGTTTTTGAATATAAAACTGATAATAATTCACGTTTAATAATATTTGTATTATATTTATCATCCATTAATATTTTTTTAATTTCATAATAATTTTTGATATCTTCTAATAATAATTTTGCTTGAATATTATAAGTATATGGAATAATATGATTTATAATAATATCAAATGGTAATTTTTCCATATTTACTAATTATATATATTATCTAATATTTATATAATATTTATATCATCAAATAATCTGTATTCCAAATGTTAAACGGTATAAACACAAAGACAAACATTGATTAACTAATATTAGTTAATTTCTTGAATTATATAACCTTTTGTTGTTTTTACTTTTTTATGCTGTGTTTTCTTTTTATGAATTTCTATATGACACATTTCACATAATGTGAGCAAATTCGCCAAATTATTTTTATGGAATGTTAAATTTTGTTTTCTTATAATTCCATCATCATCTGCCTCATTTTGATGTTGCAAATGATGAACATCTGTTCCCATATTTTTCCCACATTTTTCACAAAGACTTATTATTTTATTATTATTATAATGAGAAGTTTTTAAAGAGAGAAAACTTCCTGCTGTAGGATGGTATTTCATACGTATTTCATAGGCAGCATTTAAAAACTCTATTGGTAAACTTAATGATTTGCATACTTCTAATCCATAAATATTATTACCAGGTCCGTCTTTCAATTTACGGTCATATATTAGCATCTCTTTCTCTAGATCATATACAACTTCCATATGTTTTAAAACAATACTTTCTAAAGAAGTTATTTCATCATAGTTTACAATCTCGTGCAAATGAGTTGCAAATATGAAGCTGCTCTTACTCTTATATAAGTGCTGAATACCTGCAACAAAAATACTTATTGCAGAAACATTTTCTGTTCCAGAACATAATTCATCCCCTAAAACCAGACTATTATTATCCGCCATACGTAAAATATTGCGCAATTCGGACATCTCTACAGAAAATGTAGATAACCCTTTGAAAATATTATCATTTCCTAAAATTCTAGTAAAAATGTAATTATATGGTTTATAAACAAATTCCTCGCTAGGTACATACAGTCCCGCTTGCGCCATTATTATAGAAATACCTATTGCCTTTATAAAACTAGTTTTACCGACTGCATTTGTTCCATAAAGCAGAATACCATCTACTCCATCATTACCTAGAGTTATATCATTTGTAACATATAATTCATTGGATTGAATCTTTTCTATTAAACAATGGCGTAGACCTTTTGCTGAAACAAATGATTTATCAGATTCTACAATGCGTGGTTTACAAAAATTGTATTTTTGTGCAATTGTCATTTTACAATATAATAAATCTATAGCAGTAATAAACTCTATAATATAATCTAATTTTTCTTGATATTCTTCAAATTTTTGCAAAAAATTATTGTAAACACTTAAAATAACATCTTTTAACGTTACTTTAATGTTAGAAATATTTTTGCACAATACTTTAATTTGCTCGTCATCAATAGAATTATTTGACGCAGATTGCTTCTCAAATTTAAAGGTTGATTTAGATATTTTAAAATCAAACTCGGTTTTTTCATTCAAAAAAGAAGTATAAAATAATTTTACCTGTGTTATTTCGGTTGGTAGCATTTCTTGCAACAGTTTACATCGTCTGTTTGTAGATATTAACGTAAAATTATTTTTTTCGGTTTCGTGAATTTTTACAAAATCATTGTTTTTTGCTGTTTTTTTTTCTTTGTTTTCCAATAAACTACTAAAATAATTACGTATGGACTCCAGTTTTTCTTCTGAGTTCTTTAATAATTCACTCTTAGAATCTAAAACTGAATCAACACCAGGTTTTATAAAATTACATTCAAAATTTTGTAATTGATCAAATTGTATAGCTATATCAGTAATAATATGTTTGTCAATGAATTGAGTAATTATTTCACAGAATTCTCCTATATTTTCAAATTGATTACTTAATGAATGAAAATACTCAATAATTGTATTATCTTTTGAAACAATATTATGTATATTTTGAATAATTAAAATATTATTATATAAATTGTGTATAGATTTTGGAGAAATTTTTTTTAACAAAATAAGACGTTTCCATTTTGAAATATCTTTTATATTTGACAAATTGTCTCTAAATAATTCATTGTATTTCTCACAATTATTAATTGCATATTCAGTTATGTTGTATTCTTTTTGTAAATAGCCAATGTTTGTTGTTGGGTTTAAAAATTTATAAGCAAATTTCCTTTTTCCCATTGGAGTTAAACATTCATTTAACATTTTTAAAACGGATGAATATTTTCCCCCATAAGAATCTTCATCAATTATATTTAATTGTTTTAAAGAATGATTTGCGAGAATAAGTCTATCGGAACAATTTTCAAAAACAGGTTCAGCGATTCTATTTACTAAATGGGGGTTATGCTGATAAACAAAATCAAGTAAAAAACATAATCCCTGTGTTGCTATATTATTTTCATAAAAATTTTGAATATATGTATCATAGTAATTTACATTATAAAACCTATTCAAAATTTCTTTTTGATAACTTTGTTTTTCGCAATTTTTTGCTCGTTTAATAAATTGACTTTGTAATTCTGAATCTAATAAAATATTGAATCTATGAATAGACTTACATCTTATATTTGCGTAATTAATAACATCATCTACTTCTTTTTCTGGTAAATTATAAATAATAATAACCTCTGTTGGGCTATAAATAGATATAAATCTCTCTAATTCATCATATGTGGTCGGATTATTAATATATGATTCTTTAAATTGAAATATACTTGTTTTTCCTGTATAAATATCAATGTTTGAAATACCAACAACGACAAATTTACCCTTTAATAAAATTGTATTGTTTATTAAATCTATCCAAATACAAGTTATATTATTTGTTAATCTACTAGATTCATTGGAGAAATATGTTCCTGGAGAGAAGATACCAGCCAATGATCTCGTTGTGTTTTTTACAGATTCATCTTGTGTATAAACAATTGCAGTGTAGCCTGCATCTTGAATTTTTCTAATATATTTTTCAATTTGTATATCTTTGAAACCAGCCATAACTACATTTTCTTTTCCAATACATACATTCTTTTCAACTACATTTAACTCACATATTTGAGAGAAATCTAATATTTTGCTACCAGTAATAACATTTTTATTTTTCATTCCATATACTTCAAAAAAGGATCCAACCTGCATTAGCAAAATAATGTTGTCTCCATAATCACGGTTGTATTTTGTTGTTAAATCAAAATATTCTTTTATTAGAGCCATTATTATAACTTAATAATGTTTCTTTAATTATATTTCATTATGATATTTGGTATAATATTTATTGTATTATACTAAATTATGTTATAGTAAAAAATTATATTTATGGTAATAATAAAGCAGCTGTTAAGTCGCTAGGAGTCATATTATATCCAACTTTGCGTAATGCATCAAAAATAGATTGATCACCAACAGCGGATTGTGGTGGATAACTGTAAAATGCTTTATAAACGCGATGAACTGAAAATACTAATTGTTTTGTAAGAGTACCACCTCCTAAAACACCACTACTACTGTTAATTGGAATAAGTGATACTGAATATGAAAATAATACATCTGGAGTTGCTAAACCTTTACTGGCTATTAAATTTACGCCAGCTTGATCATTTAAAGCTGTAAACCATATTTCTGATGCATTAGGATTTCCTGCAATAGCATATACTGCTGCAGGGGCTAGTCCCGAACCAGGTGCATAATCAATCTCTCCAAATACACTAGTTACTACTGAGATATTTTTATCTAGAGCAGCTGATACTAATGATGTATAATTTTTGACATTCTCTCCATCGTCACCAGCCATTACTGTTTGTAACAACTGAATTGCCGTTTGATCACTACTAGTACCACTAACATTGCTTACTTTCATAATGTTATACGCAGTAGGTGCATTATAACCTTTTGGTCCGATTAATGAAACAAATAATGATTGTAATGGAGTGTACTTAGAACTTCCAGGCTTATTATAAATGTTGTAAAATGATACTTTAGTATTATTAATATCACGATATTTATTGCCTGGAAAACCTCCTGCTACTCCTGGATCTTGAAACCCAAGACCATACGCAAGACTACCATAGGTTGCGTTACCAGGTAGGAAAAATCCTAACAAGTAAAAGGCTTGTCTTGCTTTTGTTAAATTTGATGAAGCATAATTTAAGAATGGTGTTAAATCTAAATTTTTTAATAAGATATTTCTTAAATATAGGTAAGCAGGAGGTAAATTGTAAGACCACGGTTTAGGATCAAGATTCAATATAGAATCTAAGTCTGAACCAGAAACAGGTTGACTTTTTAAATTTAATAGATTATATAAACTAGATGTGGCGTCTTCTATGTTATTACTTGCGGCTGCACTACCAGTAGCATAGGTTGCTAGTATAGCAGGGTCATCGCGTGCTAAATATCTAACAACTAAATATGTATTATCTGCAGAAACAGGACCAAGGGGTGCAGAACTAGCACTAAGGGGGTCAACTACCTTTGAAGTTAGTGCATAACTATTAGATGGATCCAAGTAATAATACTTTGCAAATATAGCAACACTAGTTGAAGAAACATCAACAACTGTCATACCTGCGTTTGGATAAAAGAAACTATCCCAGGTATAAGCTGGAGCTCCAAATGCAGCAGGATTTGTGTTGGCGCCGGATAAATTAACAGTTTGTATCATAGCTCTTCCATATTGAAGATCATAAGGTTCTAATCTAGGTATTTGTCCACCTGATATAAGAATAAAAGGGCTGGGTGAACTCGCTGATATGCTATTAGCATTTACTGTAAGAGGTTCGTTACCAGAACCACTAGCAGTTGGGAAAGGTACACCACCAGAAGTATCAAGAACAATAGCATTTGCAACTGCTACAGCTGTATCAGTGCTCTTTAAAAATGTCCCGTCTGGAGTATTAGAAAGACCAAATTTAGATATTCTTTCAGTTAATGGAGCACTATGTAAAACTCCACCAAAAACTGCATCAAAATCGTTAGCAACAGCAGCACTAGTTAATAAACCATCAATAGTAGAATTTGCTTTTAAATTTGTTGCAGAATACCCGAGAAGATACAAAATTTGGAATAGAACATAAGAAGTTGATTCAGAAGGTGAAGTTGGACTAGGTGTTGAAGGAGAAGTGTATGATAAAGGGAGATGGTTTGTGACGAGATCCGGCTGTTTACCAACAAAAGCAGTTACAGAATCTATAGTAACTGCATTAACGCCGCTGCTGCCATAAGAAGATCTAAGTGTACTTAAAAACCTACCGTTTGCAATTAAAGCTTGAAATGGAATTAGTGCACTCACATACTCATTTATTCCCTTATTAGCTATAATTCTTTCAAAAGTTGTAAATTCGTCTTCTTCAGTAGATGTAGGACCATAGGTACCAGGTAAAGTAGGAAATGGATTATTCCCAATAGCAGTTCTTCCAGTTGGATCTATTTTATAAACACCGCTTGCATCAACAGTTATACGAGACCCAAAAGTACTATTAACATTATTTACTGCTGAACTGAGTAAGACTAGATCTGCAATATCTAAACTTGGCACACCTGAAGAACCTCCATTTGTTATATTTTTCCATTTAGAAATATCTCTGAAATCAACGTTAGTAGTAATACCTAAATTAGTATTGTGAGAAATATAAACTAGGTGACGTATATTTTTAATTACGGGTGTTCTAAAAATATTATCAACGAGAACTAGACCATTGACAGTTTTTGTAGTGCAAGAATTAAGAGCTAACAAATCATCAATTACACTACTGTTACCGTCATTATAATTTAGACTAATTGAGTTTACAAATACCTCTATAGGAAAACTACTGTATACTTTGCTAAAGATTTTGCCCATATTTAGAATTCTGTTCCAAACGTTTGTAATACCAAACTCCTCAATCAATTCAGTTAAATACAGAGCATTTTGTTTTGGACTATTTTGAGACGCATCTCCATAGAGTGTTGATGCATATAACAAAAATAAGTCTAGTTGCCGTAAATCTGTCGTTGATGGAGATGTAATAGCAGGATAGGTACTCATTATACATTTATAACAGAAAAAATTTTTTCTAAATATTTTCTTTTATTAAAACACATTTTTTTAACGAATTCATTAATATCATCATTTAAATCAGTTTTTATATTAGCAATTTTATAATTAACTAATAATAAATTATCATTAAAATCATTTATTTTGTCAAAGAATATAGAAGGATCTATTTTACTTGAATTTGCTATATTAAAAATATAAAAAGAATAAATGATATCTTCTGGAAGTGTATCTAAAGTATAATGTGTTATAATATCTTTACATAGTGAATGATGAATATAAATATTATTGATATTCTCTAAACATTCTAAAATAAGATGTTTTTTTCTTATATTAAAATCTCCATAACCATTGCAAAAATTGTTATAGGAAAATATATTTGGTAATTTATATCCTAAACAATCTTCATTTAAAAAGTCTGTTATTTTGTCTAATATATACACATTTTCATTTTGCATAATTATTATTTCACTGTTAAAATTCATCCAGAACTCGGTGCTTAACAATAAATTGTTTAACATATTATGTGTTATTATTGTATAAGGTAATATATGTACATTTATATTTTCTGAAATAGTTTTAGAAAAATTTTTCACAAATTCTGCATTTTTTTCGCAACATACAATCGTATGACACCATTCTTTACCTAATTTTGATAAATTATTTTTAAAAGTTATAGGTATATGCGGATAATTGTCAAATGTAAAAAAAATAGCGTGTTTATCACTTGTTTTTAAAACATCAAATTTATTAGTTATAAAGTATTCATCTGTATAATCTTTTAATCTATAAGTAAAATATAAATTATTGGTATCACTCATTAAATCCTTATATATATCATTAATCTTACTTTTATCAAAATAAAAATCAAAACTATTATATATTCTTTCATAAACCTCTATAGGAGTGATGGTGTATATATTTTTTTTAACATATTCTATTATTTTTTCTTCATATGTTTCTATCATTGTTTCATTTTGATTAAAAACGACTCTTTCTTTTTTTAAAACTTTTTCAGTAGGTTCATAATTAATTGTTATTGATGTTTTATTTTTTGAAATAAGTTTAAATGTTTCTTTTTTACTAGAATTTAAATAATAATCCTGTATAAATTTTTTTAAATAAATATAATATCTTTTATCATCTTCATCTATAATACCAGAAAAGTTACTAATTAGATATTGATAATTTTCTATAAATTCTTTCTGTTCCAATGTAGTATTTTCTATATCAATTAAATTATTATAAATGTCTTGCAATAAAACTTCTTTGTTATATATTTTATAAGCATATTTAACGTCATTATTTTTAAAAATGAAACATTTATTGTACATATAATAATTTTCATAATTAAAATTATACTTAATTTTGTAATAATAACTATAATACTTCAAATTGTATGGAGAGATTGATTCATATTTTTTTGAAGTATAATGTTTATAAACACCAGATATATTTTTATCACTTTCAATAAAATCTTCATCATATACAGTTAAATATATATCCCAATAAAAATCATCATCGTCAATATTATAAAAACATTTATAATATGTATCATCTAGTAATTTTGTATGTTTTCCTATAGAATCATAAAATTTATAATACTCCAATTTATTATTGAAATCTAAGTTATGTATTTTGTTATATATCTCAGTAGAAAAATCATTTGTTATATTATATTTAATTCTATAATACTCGTCTGTTAAATAATTTGTAGTTTTATTATTATAATAATAATTATACAATTGGTAATCATTTAACTCTTCTAAATTATTATCTAAATTATTGTATAACTTTATGTAAACACTTCTATCAAATTCTTCAGGAATGTCAAACCGAATTTTATAATACGTATCATTTAATGGATATAATTTATTACCTATTTTATTGTAAAAAGTGTATAAATGTTTGTAATTTGTATAGTTGTTACAATTCAAATTTACATTATATATTATATCTAAATATTTGATGTAACTTTCTTCAATAAAATCATCAGGTACATTATATACTGTTCTATAGTATAATTTATAGATATTTTCATTTTTTAAGCCAACATTGTTAAAATGATAATATGCTTTAATATTAGTATTTATTTGTGAATTGTTTAGTAATGATATGTATAATTTCCAATTAAAGTCATTTGGTATATTATTTGTTATTTTTGCGTTTTTCTCTATAGAAGAATTTAATTTTTTATGTAAAAAAATATTAGATGTCTCCATTTATTTTAAAAATTATAAAAATATCATTATTTAAACTAAAATAATAACAATTATATTTCATCTTTATGTTTTGGTATTTCTGTAGTTATAAACTCAACATCTTCACCTTCAACCATAAAATTCATTATAATAGTTTTAAAAAATTTATAAATTGGTTTAGATATAAAATTATAATTATAATATATTGTTTTTAAACATACTAATAAAACTGAAACGTAAATAGGTAAATCTGTTTTTGAATTATGTTCTGTCAAAACTAGATCTTTGTATTTATAATTATAAATAGATATTTCAGTAGAAAAGTTATTTTTTTCATCTGAATATTTAATTTTATATCCATTTACCATCGTTTTTGTTTTATGTAATCTATAAACGAATTTTTTAAACTCATATCGTTTAACTCCTAAAAAGGTTTGTAATTGGGAGAGTGTTGTATATTCATTATCTGTAAATATGTCACAATCTATATCGCTTGACATCGGAAAATAATCTATACGTTGAATGCTACCATAAAAATATATTTTTGTATCTAAATAATTGCTAAGTTTCTTGAAAAAATCACTAGCAAAAGGTGACATATTATTTTTTGTAGTTTCCATACTATTCTAATAAAAGATAATATTATAGTTCTTTTGAATGATCTTTCATTAAATTATGTAATAATATATCTGTACTATTATTTGTAATTTCACCTGCAAGCATAGATTGTTCATACATTTTTCGGATTACATCATTTGGTGCACTACTACCAATTTTAATTAAATTATGATCCCTTAAATATGTTTTTATATCATTTATTGATTTATTTTTTAAATCTTTAATAGCACCCAATACATTCTTTCTAGTGTTTCTATCTTTTAATAAAATAGATACTTTTCTTTTAATATTAGATTTACCTAGTGTATATTTTCTACGTATTGTTTTTTTTATCATTCGGTTTTTAGAAATATATGTATGATTTTTTTGCAAATTTTGTTGTGTATTTGATTTATTAATTTCATCGTTAAATTTGTTATTAACAGGAGGTTGAATTAGATTTTGGGTCATAATTATATCAATACTTTCTCTATCATCAGATTCTTTATTAAAATTGTTAGTTATGTTGTCATATGCATTTGTATTGAGTAAACTATTTTCTTTATTATAAATATCATTACCACTGATTATTTTATTTTCTAAATTATTGTTCTCTTGTGATTCTGTCATTTGTTTCTGGGTAATTTTATTTTTTAATGCATTTAATCTTTGTTCTCTTTCACTGATAGTATTACTACGAATATTGTTTTGTAATACTAGAGAGTTTTGAGGGTTCGTAACAATTAAGTTTTTTTGTGTTTTTGTCCAATCTCTATAAGTGGGTTTAGTCCCACCTTTTAAAATTCCATATGGGACATTATCTTTATTGTATGTTAGGTGTATGGGATCTCCATTAGTATTTAATTTTTCACTATGAATAAATGGTTCTTTTAATTCTTCTGGTAAATCTATATTAACATATGGAGTAGAGTAATTTATTGAATTATAATTTTTAAGTGTTTTTTTTTCTAACTCCATAAGTTTTTTTTCTTTATATTTGTTATATTTATCTTTTTCGTCATTAATTTTTTTCTGTTTTGATAAATTTTCTAAATAACTTATAGAATCATTAAATTCATCTGTATAAGAATATAGATCAACCAACTGGGGAGACGTGGTAATCTTATCTGAGTAATTATCTGAAATTTTTGGTTTATTATTTTCTAGATTAGATGTTTCTCTTATTTTGTGTTCTTTTATTCTTTTTAATAATTTATTTTTTAAAATATTTGGAGATATTAACGGTTTTGATATTTGTTGTATTTTTCTGTCCTTATTTTTTTTTGTTTTTGATAATCCTATTTTAAATAAACTGGGGTTTATATCTATTGTTTTGTGAGACATATTGTATTATAATATCAAACAAAAACTATTTCATATAAACAACTAACAATACATTGTATCTAAGATATATTTTTTTAAGTTTTCAGTTTCTTTTTTATTAGTGATATCACTATTGCTAACATACATTTTAAAACCTTTTTCTAAGTCATCCAATGTAATTTTCTTTTTATCATTTTCTGGTTTATAAAAAACTCTTCTACTATGCGCTATTTTTGTTTTTGCTAAAAATGTTTCAACATCTCTACCGAAAAATTTAAAATAATCAATGTTTTTATTAAACCAATTAATAACTATTTGTGAATCTTCTTGTAACTTCCATTCTATTTCATTTACTTTTTTTAAAAATATATTGTAGAGATCTTCACCACTATATTTTTCTGTTTTAAATCTCCACGTAAATCTAGAATCTAAACCTTGATTGTAATTGAAAAAACATTCTTTTAACTCAGTATCATAACCGGCTATAATGACCATTAAATCATCTTTATTATCACTTAATGCTTCACAAAGAGTATCAATGCATTCCTTTGAAAAACTATCTTTTTTATCAGAATTCCCTAATGCATAAGCTTCATCAATAAAAAGAACACCTCCAATTGATTGCTTTATAACTTCTGCAGTTTTAAGTGCTGTTTGACCTAAATAACCAGCAATAAGATCACTTCTGGTTACTTTTTTAAATGTACCTTTTTTTAACAATCCTATTTTACTATATATTTTACCCATTATTTTTGCTATTTCTGTCTTACCAGTACCAGGTGGTCCATAAATTACAGTATGCATAAAATCACCTGTATTATTTTTACTTTTATGTAATCCTTGAATAAAATACAAAATTTGATCAACTATATTCATTTTTAAGTCCTTCATACCAATCATATTATTCAATTCTTTAAGAGGTTCTTTTATCTTATGCAAAGCTTCAAGGTCTATATTGTATTCAACTGAATCATCTAATTTAAAGTCTTCAATAATTTTTAATATATCACTTATATTATTTATTTCCACGTCAATATTTATAATTTCCTTTTTAATTTCTTTTGTATTATCAGTTGATTTATTAGAAGATTTATTAAAATGTTTATTATAATATAAAGAATAATAATTATCACTATCGTATACATAATCATCTTTTAAATTTTTACCAGTAAATTTAGAACTATACATATTATTTAATTTAAAATTGTTCAATATTTGTTCTAATAGTAAATCCAATTCATATTTATTTAATACATTTGACTCTTCAGCTATATTAGATTCTTTTATTGCATTATTATTTATTTTATCAGGCAATTTATTTTCATTATACGCATTTTTATCCATACAGATTAAAAATTTATTGTAAGAATCTATTTTTGAAGGAGATAATTGGATGGATGATCTTTTTCTTCTGTTTAACATTTGAATTACTATATAATTAGTAAAAAATCATTTATATTATTTTATATAATTTTATATTATTTTATATAATTTATAAGTTAAGTATTTCAATACAAATCATATAATATTTAAAATATTAATTACCTTACTAATTACCGTACTATTTACCTTACTATTTATTTTATAAAACAATTTAAAAATAAATTGATTTATAAAATAACCGAAATAATGATGTCAAGTGTTATAATTACAAGTAAAGAAGAAATGAATTCTCACGAAGTAAATGAAATGTTTGATATCAATAATGATGAATATATTGAAACTCCTTGGAATATTATTGAAAGTTATTTCAAGGGACAACATTTGGAAAGATTAGTTAGGCATCAATTAGAATCATATAATAATTTTGTAGGATACCAAATTATTAAAACAATAGAAATGTTCAATCCTGTTCATATCGCATCTGAACAAGATTACGATCCGGTAAGTAAAAAACATTCACTAGAAATTTTTATAACCTTTGAAAATTTTCAGATTTATAGACCTCAAATCCACGAAAATAACGGAGCAATTAAACTAATGTTTCCACAAGAAGCTAGGCTTAGAAATTTCAGTTATGCTTCTGCAATGACAATTGATATTAACATTAAATATGTTGTAAGAACGGGAAAAGAATTAGAAAACATTCAAACTTTCTACAAAACCCTTTCTAAAATACATATTGGTAAGCTACCAATTATGTTGAAGTCAAATATTTGTGTACTAAATCAATATAAACATTTTGAAAATACACAAACCGGAGAATGCAAATTTGATGCTGGAGGATATTTTATTATTAACGGTTCTGAGAAAACGGTTTTAGGACAGGAGCGCGCCGCCGAAAATAGAGTATACTGTTTTAATGTTTCTAAAAACAATACTAAATATAGTTGGATGGCTGAAATAAAATCGGTACCTGATTTCAAATGTATTTCTCCCAAACAAATTAATATGATGATTAGTTCAAAAAATAATGGATTTGGTTATGGAATTTATATACAACTACCACGTGTTAAACAACCGTTGCCCTTGTTTGTTATTTTCAGAGCATTAGGTATATTATCTGATAAGAATATTTGTGAAAAAATCTTGCTGGATGTTAATGATATTACAAACAAACCAATGCTTGAAGCACTTCAAGCGTCAATTATTGACGCGAATAAATTTATTACACAAGAAGATGCTATTAAATATATTACTAGTTTCGCAATGTACACTCCTATAAATATGGACAAAGAAACTGGATCTAAAAAGAAATTAGAATTTACTATGGACATATTGAACAATGATCTATTTCCTCATTGTCAAACAATGTGTCAGAAAATATATTTCCTAGGATATATGACAAAAAAACTGCTCTTGGCCTCTTTTGAAATAATCAAGCAAGATGACAGAGATTCATATTTGAATAAGCGAGTTGATCTTACTGGTACACTATTAAATAATCTCTTTAGAAATTATTTCAACAAACTGGTTAAGGATATGGAGAAACAAGTAATCAGAGAGATAAACACCGGATCTTGGAAATCATCTGATAATTATGAAAATATAATTAATTTAACTAATATCTATAAAATAATTAAATCTACTACAATTGAAAATGGTATTAAACGAGCACTAGCTACAGGGGATTTTGGTGTAAAGCACACAAATTCTAATAAAGTAGGCGTTGCTCAAGTTTTAAATCGTTTAACATACGTTTCTAGTTTGAGTCACGCTCGTAGAATTTCAACACCAAGTGATAAAAGTGGAAAATTAATCCCACCGCGCAAGCTGCATAACACCTGTTGGGGGTTTTTGTGTCCTGCTGAAACTCCAGAGGGACAATCTGTTGGAATTGTTAAAAATCTCAGTTATATGTCACACATAACAATATATTCTAATTCACTATCTTTGTATGAATATATAATGCCGAATATTATTGCTATTGATAGTTCTGAGTTGACACCATATAATATGTATGAAAAAGTAAAAGTCTTTATAAATGGTGTTTGGGTTGGAATTAGTGATGAACCTGAAGAATTATATTTGATGCTAAAAGATAAAAAGTATAGGGGTATTATTAACATTTATACATCAATTATATTTGATTATCGTATGAAAGAAATACGCGTATGCAATGACAGCGGAAGATTAACCAGACCTTTGTTGAGAGTTAAAAACAATAATATATTGGTTACTAATAGAATTATAAATAAATTAAAAACATCTGAACTTAATTGGGATAATTTATTAACCAATAGTAAAATAGATCATTCAATCTTAGAATATATTGATCCAGAAGAACAAAGTTGGGCTATGATTGCTACAAAACCCAAGGACCTTGTATCTAAAAATGATAACATATATAAATATACACATTGCGAAATACACCCAAGTACATTGTTTGGTGTTCTTGCATCGTGCATCCCGTTTCCGGAACATAACCAATCCCCTAGAAACACATATCAGTGTGCACAAGGCAAACAAGCGATGGGTGTCTATGTTACAAACTACGAAAACAGAATGGATAAAACTGCATATGTTTTAAATTATCCAACTCGTCCGCTAGTTGATACACGAATTATGAATATGATTCAATTAAATAAAATCCCTTCTGGTACGAATGTTATTGTTGCAATTATGACACATACTGGGTACAATCAAGAAGATTCGTTGCTAATTAATAAAGGATCTATTGATAGAGGTATGGCGTTAGTTACCGTTTATCATACGGAAAAAGACGAAGACAAACAAAAAATTAATGGAGATGAAGAGATTCGTTGTAAACCAGATTCTAGTAAAACGAAAGGAATGAAGATGGGTAATTACAATAAGGTAAATTCAAAAGGTGTAATACCAGAGAATACAATTGTAGAGAATAGAGATGTTATTATTGCTAAAGTAAAACCCATTAAAGAAAACCGCAATGACCATACAAAGGTGATTAAATATGAAGATGAAAGTAAGATATATAAGACGGTAGAAGAAACGTATATTGATAAAAATTACATTGATAGAAATGGAGAAGGTTATACATTTGCAAAAGTTCGTCTTCGCACTGTTAGAAAACCAGTTATTGGAGATAAATTTAGTTCAAGACACGGGCAAAAAGGTACTGTCGGGAATATTATTCCTGAATGTGATATGCCTTTCACTAGTAAAGGGGTAAAACCAGATATCATTATTAATCCACACGCGATTCCGTCTCGTATGACAATTGGTCAATTAAAAGAAACTGTCTTGGGAAAAGTATTGTTGGAATTAGGATTATTTGGCGATGGAACATCTTTTGGTGAATTTGATGTTAAGGATATTTGCAGTGAATTAATCAAACTAGGATATGAAGCTCACGGGAATGAATTGTTGTATAGTGGACTAACTGGTGAGCAACACGAATGCAGTGTATTTATGGGTCCAGTGTTTTATCAAAGGTTGAAACACATGGTTAATGATAAGGCTCATAGTAGATCTATTGGTCCAATGGTCAATCTCACTAGACAACCTGCAGAAGGTAGATCAAGAGATGGAGGTCTAAGATTTGGCGAAATGGAGCGTGACTGCGAATATGAAAACACAGAAATTACTACGACAGATGGTCTTAGTGTTTATATTAAAAATATGGAAGATTGTAATAACGAAGTATTGGGATGGGATGAAAAAACAAATACAATAGTTCCTTCTAAACAAGTAGACTTCTTATATAAAGGAGAAAAAGATTGCATTAAGCTTACATTTCAAGATGGACGCAGTAAAATTTGTACTCCAGACCATCCAATTCTAACTGAAGATAATCAATGGATTAAAGCCAAAGATTTGCTAATGAATGAACAAAAAGTGAAATCGGGTTTAACGTGTCCAGTCGTTGATTTTAGAGAAGAAATAAAAGAATGTGATGGTTGGTCTTTGCAAGTAGGAGAACTATTATTTAAGACAGATACTGTTGAAAATTATAAAAAGACTATCGTGTTAGCAAAGTTGATTGGTTATTTAATTACGGATGGTAATACTAGTAAAGTTAATAATGCGTATGTTGTCTTGGGACATATGATTGATGTGAATAGTTTCTTGAATGATCTCAAATTACTCTGCAATACAAGTGAAATAAATTTTAAATGTAATAATTTATATTCTGTTTATATACCTTCTGAATTAATAAATAATATTGTTCAATTGGATGGGTTACTAATTGGGAAAAAAGTATCACAACCAGCTAGTCTTCCTGGATTTATTCTTGATAACAATTGTCCAAGACCTATTATAAGAGAATTTATCGGCGCATTATTTGGAGGCGATGGTCATACGTCTTGTGTTCTAGGTATGCATCGTGGAAAGTGTGATATTCTATCTTCCATTTCATTTTCGCAAACAAAAAATAAAATTCATTTAGAATCGCTTATAACTATGATGGATCACATTAAAAAATTATTATCTGTATGCGGCATTAATAAGGTTACTATTCAAAATTTAAAAGAAACGAGCTATTCTAAAAATACAAATACTGATGAAAATATTCGCAATTATCAACTCACCATCCATTTAGATGTGGAAGAGCTTATACCATTTCACGATAAAATCGGTTTCCGTTATTGTTGTCATAAATCACAGCGTTTGGAGGCAGCAGTATCGTATAAACGTATGCGTAATGAAGTTATTAGACAACATAACTGGATAGTAAATCGCGTAGACGAAATCACTAATTTCGTGAAATTAAAATCCGCAAATCCTAAAAAAATTATAAAAACAAAACAAGCGATTGAACAGGCTGTGAATGAATTAAAACTTGTTGAACCTATTATTCACGAATATGCTATTCCTACAACACACGATATTACCTATAACTTAATTAAAGGTACTACCTTTGGTAAATTTTCGTGTAAAAAATTCCCCACTGCCGAACAATATTTACAAGAGGTTGGAGCTCTAGATTGGTTCATATCTGAACAACTAAAAGAAGCTATAAGTAGTTCAGAAAACAACGATGAATCATTCTGTAAAGAAACAGCTTATGGATTAAATAGAGAACAACCAGGACTGCCAAGTATGAATTTAAAAATAATAGATATTAGATCTGCAGGAAGCCAAAAGGTTTATGATATTCAAGTAGAAAACACTCATTCGTTTTTAGCAAATGGTATAGTATCTCATAATTGTATGATCTCACACGGTGCAGCTAGATTTACTAGAGGTAGAATGTATGACGCGTCTGATAAATATTCAGTATTTATTTGTAAAAAATGCGGGTTAATTGCATCATACAATGATAAAATGCATATTCATCATTGCAGAACTTGTGACAACAGAGTAGACTTTGCTTATGTTGAAATACCATATTCGTGCAAGTTGTTATTTCAAGAATTAAATACTATGAATATAGCACCAAGATTAATAACAGACCATTAAAAATAAAAAATAAATAATAAAAAATAAATAATATTGTATAAATATTGTGTATATATTAAGTTGATCAGGTTAAAATTATTTTATAATAAATTTTTTATTATAAAATACAAAAATATTGATTAATTTGTTAAAACTATCCCCAAAATTCTTTGATATAAAAGGAGTCCAGCATCTTGAATTGGAAGAATATACGCGTATGTATCTCCCTCATTATTATGAGAATGCCATAAACCAGGTGGCGTTATAAACATAGAACCCTTTTTCCAATATATTTTTTTAGGATTTATTATATTTCCCTTTTCATCTAATTCATCTCCTATTAATGTATAAATATTTTCATCAACACTAGATTTTATACATAGATCTAAAGCGACAGAATTATGTTTATGTGGTTTTTGTACAGTATTCGGAGGTAGTTCATTATATAATGCCCATAATACGGGTGTAACTGTATTTATGCCTAATGCGTCTGTATCTTTATTACTTAATAATATGCCTTTTCTGTTGTTATTTGGATTTGATAATTCGTTTAGTTTTTTAACAAGGAAATCATTCCTATAAATAGTATTTTTAAATATTTTTTTGTAGGCTTTGTTACCAAGGTAATTTACTAAAGGACTATCATTAACATAATAAATTTGTAGTTCTTCTTCGCATATATTTTGTATTTTAACTAAATTAAAACAAGGTGTTATTAAAATGTCACCTGAATGAACAATATTTTCGCAAGTATCAATATTAATAGAACAAGAACCATTTATTATATAAAACAGATGAGACGTAGCGTTAAATTCAATACACTCACTATTACTTAATTCTATAAAATCTTTGCTTATTAATTTTATAAATGAAGCTAACAAATTCGGTGTTGTTGATTTATATGATACATTAAATATATTTGAAAAATCTATAATATTAATTCCATAATCACAAGTTTTTATATCTTTTTCATAAAAAGGAACATTAATTAAATCTGGGTTTACATTCTTTTCATACTCGTAAACTGTTATGTAGTCTTCTTCCATAATTATATTTCATCTATAACTTTATTTTTAAATATTAAAATTTAAATATTAAAATTTTAATATTTAAATTTTAATATTTAAATTTTAATATAATTATGTCTTTTTTATATAAATAAAAAATAAATAAAATCCGTCATTTATAATAGGTGTGTTGCTCTAAATATTTGCCAGGCTAAATGAAAAATTCACCAGGCTCATAAAATTTTTTATACATACTTTTGTAGTGATTTGAAAACATATCATAAGCAATACTAAACTTTCCGTGCATTGATTCATAATCAGTTTTATCAATATTATCTACAATAGCCTTATCCTGTTTCAATGTTTCATACATTGTATTAAAAGTTATTTTATCACCTATATAATTTACCATATTTTCAAAAGGATAACAAAGATTAATACCTGTTTTATTTAGATCATAACTCCAATAATTTCTATATGCTTTTACAAATAATTTTGTTTTAAATTTAGATATTGGTAATGCGTGAGTTATGATAGTTGATGACAATGAACCAAATTTTACTCTTGCTACTGTAGTATGTGGTAAAATATATTCGTTCTCAACTGTTATGTTGTCATAATTGTATATTTTATTTACTAATGAATTCTCTCCAGCTTTATACTCATAAATTATTTTATAATGATGATCTGTATCATTTATTTGTAAAACCTTAGAATTTGTAATTGGATTTGGGCTCTTTTTATTTCCAAATGTATGTACAAACCCGATATGACATATGTCTAAACTGTTTACACTTACAAATTTTGCATAATGGTCAAAATCTTCTGATAAATACACTGCCCTGTGGTCTGGTAAAAAATATTCTGGTTCAGTAAATATGGAATCTTCATCTAATTGATACTTAATTATTTCATTAGTAAGTGGAACTGTATTCAAATATATAACATCCCCCTGTTGAATTACTTTAAAACAAGTTATGTTTTGCTTACACGATGGTATATGTTTTAATTTTGGTATCTCATTTAATTCTCCATTTTCACCATTAAATACATATCCGTGATATGGACAAGATATAGTGTTTTTTAAAGTATTACCTCCAATAAAAGACGACCCTTGATGACTGCAACAATCCCTTAGTCCATAGTAGTTATGCGAATCTTTCCAAACCACATAATTTATATCACGTATTGTTACTCTTTTTGGTATGTCAGAGAAATCATTTGAAAACCCAATTGGATACCAAGTTAGTTGACCTCTATCATTAGGACCTTCTAACGTAGGATTATATGCTAGATTTAAAAATTTATCACAATTTTTATTATATATTTCTATACTTTTTTGATTTATTTTTTCTTCTTTATTTGTGTATTTATTAAATTGCAATATATTTTTTACAAATCCAAAACGAATATTTTTAATTGTGTTTCGTACATTTGATTTCAATATACTTATTTTAAATCCGTAAACATTTATTAAGAAAAATAGTAATAGAAGAAATAACATAATAGTATTTTATATTTTACTTTTAAATTGTATTACAATATTTATTTAAAGAATTTCCAATATATTGGAATATAAAATGCTGACAAGTATATTTTTATTATTTATTATGTGTAAAAATTCAAATTCTTTTTTAATTAGAAAGAAATACACTATGTATAGCAGAATAAAATTAGTAAATGATGATTATTTCAATGATTTAAATTTGATACACAAATTTAACTATTACTTTCAAAAAGACAATTATAATCAAGTTATAGATGAGTTAACTAATAATAAAATTTCAAAAGTGTATATTAATAATGATTATAAACAACTAGTTAGTATTGATAAATTAACCAATTTGAATAGTATACAAGATGATTCAATATATAACCATTATCATATAACAAATATAAACCCTGCAGTTATTCCTAACCTAATTGCAAAAACATCTGAATTACACGTACCTATATATTTCGCTGATTTTACTCCTCCTAGCATAATAAATATACAAAACTTATTAAGTGAATTATTTGTATTAGCAACATATGCAATACCAGCATATATTTTAATATCAATTGTTTATGCATTTTATAGAGGCGTTAATAGTATGCCCAAACCTAATAATTTCAACAAAAAAGGTTCTAGAAGTAATATGATGGGAGGATTTGGAAATAGTGGTGGTATGTCTTTTTTTGAAAATGATGATGCCATAGATGCTTTATTAGTTAAGCCAAATGTATCATTAACTAGTTGGGTTGGAAGTCCTGAAGTAATTGAAGAGTGTAAAGAGATCGTTTCCTATTTAGAAAAAAAAGAAATATACAAAGAAATTGGTGCTGAAATGCCCAAAGGCATATTATTAGAAGGACCACCAGGAACAGGCAAAACCTTATTAGCGAAAGCAATTGCTACAGAGACAAATTCCACTTTTATTTCTATGTCAGGTTCTGAATTTGTTGAATTGTTTGTTGGTATGGGAGCAGCCAGAGTAAGAGAATTATTTGAAACTGCTAGGGACAACACACCTTGTATTATATTTATTGATGAAATAGATGCAGTTGCTAGACAAAGAGGTGCAGGTATTAATATGGCGAATGATGAACGGGAACAAACTTTAAATCAGTTGTTATACGAAATGGATGGATTTAATAATAATACAGATATTGTTGTACTAGCAGCAACAAATAGAAGGGATGTGCTGGATAAAGCAATACTTCGTCCTGGAAGATTTGACAGAATCATTCGTGTTCCAGTTCCGGATAAATCTTCTAGAGAGAAGATTCTATCTTTTTATTTGGATAGTAAGAAATTAGAAAAACCATTTGATATTTCTTCTATTGCAGAATTAACTGATGGGTTTTCGGGAGCAGAGTTAAAAAACCTGATTAATGAAGCTGCTATTATTTCAGCTAGAAATAATTATACTGTTATAAAAGAAAATTATATATTTGATGCATTTGAGAAATCTATTGTTGGATTAATTAGAAACAATGCATCTGTAGCACCTATGACTAAAACAAGAGTATCAATTCACGAAAGTGGTCATACACTATTAGTTTTAAAATTTAAAGAATATTTTGATTTTCAAAAAGTTTCTATTCAACCTACTTATAATGGTGCAGGTGGATATACAATTTTTACTGAAAAACCAGAAATTAAAGAGGGTGGATTATATACAAGAGATATACTTAAAAAGAGATTAATGGTTACAATGGGTGGTAAAGCAGCTGAAAGTGTAATTTACGGTAATGATTATGTCTCTTTAGGTGCAGTTGAAGATTTACGTCAAGCAAATAAATTAGCACAAAGAATGATAGGTAATTTTGGTATGGGAGATAAATTAGAAGTGTTTTTTAATGAAGATGTAAGCGATGATTCTAGTCCTTTCTTGGGGAAAACATTTGGAACGTCAGATAAATATTCACAATATACCAAATTTATTTCTGATAAAGAATCGCTTCAATTAGTAAAAGAAGCTTATGCAGAAGCCAAACAATTGTTGTTAGAAAACAAGGATAAGTTAATTAGTTTTTCAGAACTTTTGAAAGAAAGTACGGTTGTTTATAAAGGAGATATTATTGAGGATTATTTATTGTAGATTTTTAAGTTAATTTAGAACTATATTAAAAGAATAAAAAATTCATTTTTTTGTAAAAATATATAGATATATTATAAATGGCTCAATATTTAAATTCGGCAAGCGTTTCAATACAAAATATATTTAATAAATTAAAGGGTAAATTTACCGATACATTTATTAAGCAAACTCTTAAACCAGGTACATATGATAAATTAAATAAAGATCTAGAAGATTATTTTATTAGAGAAGGGATGTCAGAAGATATTGCGAAGCAGGAAGAATTAACAAATAAACTTCTATTAATGGAAGGCTTATTATACGATAAGTTACATTCAAATATTACTATGCGTCTAAGAGAAGATTGTGATGCAACAGACAATGATTGTATAGAGAATGATAACTTGAATGTTGTTGCGAATAAATATTCAAATGAAATCACATTTGCATTTTATATGTTGAACAAAATGATGGGAAGATCTGATTCTGAATTTACTCCACCGGATGAAAATGCAAAAGTATTATTTTTAATAGAGTTGTTGTGTTCTAGCGAACCGATTGAATACAGAACCGTTGTTAGAGAAGATTTACAAGTTTTATTGAATAATTATTGTGGATTATTAGAAAAGCCTACTCCTGAATTGCCGGAATCAGTACAACCACTTTCAAAAAAACAAAAGTTGGCTGTACCAGCTGGTCCTAGCATACGAATGGTTCCTGGATATCCTCAACAAAAATTTACAGTAGTACAAAATGAAGAACCCAAACAAAGTATTTGGAAATCTATGCCTCCTGCAGGAGGTAAAAAAGGAAAAAGAAAAAGTAACAAATCTAGAAAATCTAATAAAAAATCCAATAAAAAGTTAAAACAGAAAAAAACTATGAAACATAGAAAAACTAAGCGTAGTTTAAAGAAATAAATTTTTAGAATAATAATATGTTATTATTTATATAATATAAATAATAATAAGTTGATTTATTATATGTCTACAGTGGAAGAAATAATTGAACCTAAAAAAACATTAGGTATTAATTGGAATCCAAAAAACCTGACAACCTTTTCTACTTGGATACAAGTTGCGTCGTATAAAATAGAGTGCTTAGATTCTGCTATACATAAAAATAGAATTATAATACAACAAAGTGTAATAACTGGTCTTGTTTTATCTACTATATCAGGATCTATTAGTATCACTCAATTTGGTAACTTTGGTGAAAACTTGCGATTTATTTTTAATTTAATTTTCACATTTATGTCATTTAATATAGCATTTATTACTGGATATATAAAAACATTTCAAATACAAGAAAAATTGGAAGAATATTTACAATTAAAACAAAATTGGATAGCATTTAGTGCATCTATAACTGCTGAATTACAACTTCCTAAAGAACTTAGAAGGGATGCTGAAATAATTATTGCAGAAAACAAAGAAAAATATTTAGATTTATTTAAGAATGATGTTGAAGTATCAACTGCAGATGTTAAAAGAGCGTTAAAAAAATTAAATTTGAAGGAAAAGACGAACGAACTTTATTTACCTATAACCGTTAAAAATAGTAGATCATTATCATTGTCAAATATTATGTTAAATACCGTATTAACACAACTAATAATAGAAATTGAAGATACAAATGAAAACGAAAGACAAAAATGGTTATGTAAAGAAAAAGAAGAATGGATAAAAGAACAAAACATTTTTTTGAAATCAACAAACATAGAACAAGAATTGCCGTTTGAATCTATTACAAGAAGACACCTTTTTAGAAATAATTTAGATGTAAGTAAGCTAGAAGAAAATACAGAAATTGACAAAAATAAAGAAAATATTGGAATTACAATAAATGAAGAAATGGAAAAACTAGAAGAAAATTTATACAATGTTTATTCAGAAAATAAAGAAACGGATTCTGCTATTTCTGATAATAAGGTATAACTATTAATATTACTATTAATATTAATATTAATAGTATTTTATTAATTTATTCAGATAATTTTGAAAATTATATAGAAAAAAGGTTATAATTATAAAGAATTTACAAATTAAAACTATAAATATATATTATGAAAATAATGTAGTTGCATATAAATTCAGAATACTTAGTACCACCACCATATTTTGTTGGATTCTTGGTTGCGTTCTTTACGGTTGGCAGCTATTATTATTGAAGGAGCACCTTGATATAAATATTCTTCTTCGTCGTCTTCTTCTTCCTCGTATTCTTCTTCGCCTTCCTCTTGCTCGTATTCTGCTTCTTCAATCAATCCTGGCATACTTGAATGAGTGCTGTCAGTGATGCTTTCTTCGTGTGAAACTACATCTGGTTGCTTAGTACTTGTCATCATAGAATGCATTTGTTTTTCTATTGCTGCAATACGGCGTTCACATTCATCGCCTTGGCGTGTAGTCGGCCACGCATTCCAATGACTGATATCTTCTTCTTCATTTGGAGGAAGCACGACTGAAGGAAACAATTCGTTTAAATAAGTAGATAGTGTAGCAGCCTGTGTAGTTTGATTGAATACTCCTCCCAGAAGCTGATAGACTACTTGGTGAACACCTTCCAGTTTTTGTTCTAACGCCGCAATGGTTTCTTGTTGTTCTTCTATCTTGTTCTCCAAGTAGCGACAATTTTCTACGATTTGTGTCTTGTTCATCATTGTTGTTTTGATCGGATTCTTGTTGGGAAGAATAAACCAATATTCTTTAGTGCATTTTGGCTGAAATTTATATGATTTTCCTCCTTCAAATGCCGCTGATATTTTTTCAGGTATTGAATTATAAAAATGAATAAATGCAGATTTGTATTTTGCGTCCGTATTTTCTTCGGTGAAACCAGGCGTCTTCTTACCTATGGGAACAAAGTCTATTCTCTCAATAAAACCAACCGAATAATCAAATTCGTGATAAATTGATTCCTCAGTCACATTAGCTGACATACGAGGAATGTAAATAGATAAGATATTGGACATTTTGCTTTTATTCGTCTTGATTTGGTTGCGATTAGAAATCGTTTCTTTGTATACAATTTACTCTATATTATTTGAGTAAAAGCATTTCATTTTTTTTAAATTAAGAATCTTTTCAAACTTACTATAAATTTATATTTTGTAAATTTAATATATAAATGGTATTTCACAAAATATTTAAAAATATATCCAACTTTAGTAATGTGAATGATTATTTGCCTATATTGAACGGTTGTATAAATGCAGATTTAATTATTTTATTTTTATTATTTCACGGAATTTTTAATTCTTTCTATTTGAAAAAATGGTATAAAAAATATCAATTATCAGCAGTAATTGCAGACGTATTGATATTATTTATTGGAATTATTTTAGCAAGATTCTTTTATAAATATTTTTTTAATGAATTTAGTATTTGGAAATTTACATTTTTAGCGGTTTGTATACAAATAACACACGACATATTATTTTATTTATTATTTAAAAATTCACCAATTGGGTATAATGCAATGTTAGATTTCTTCAAAGATTATGCAAAAGAAGTGGGGATTGGTGCTGTATTTGGTGATAGTTTAATGATGATAATAACGTGTCTATTAAGTTCTTATTTTGCTACATTAAATACGAATTCAAATATAATTACGTTAATAGTTTCACTATATTTTTTCCCTTATATGATTAATTACGAATAACATTACGTAAAAGATTCACTATAAAAGTAGTTGTTGCAAATAAAATAGCTCCCCACAATGTATCAATAATAACTGTTAAAATAGACCAATTTTTTATTAATGCATAATTGGTTGTTTCATATACACCATAAATAATTATACCTAATAAAAAAGCTTCATTTACACTTTTATGTGGCTTAATGATAAAATAATTAATACCAATTATTAAAAATAGATAACATATAGCAGCTCCTAAAAAATTAAATTTAATAGAAGATCCTTGAACTCTTTGTATTTGGTTTTGAAAATAATCTTTCATAACATTCAAATAAATTGAATCAATTGTTATAAATATTATTGCACTAACTAACATTAAAAAGTTAAACATTATATATTAATTAAATATTTTCTTAAGTTTAGATAAAGTTCTAATTCTACAAGTTTTTTTTACTATAGTATTATATAAATGACATCTATAGGATATACAAGCTCAATTAATGGAAGTTATGGGACGTTTAATCCATATATTGTTAATCCAAAAAATAAAGGTGGTGCTATAAATGGGTTTATGACTAAACAAGTTCAAACAAACGATAATAGATATCCTGAATTTGAACAAATACGTTTTACTTTAAAAAATGCGTGGAATACAACTTATCCAAGTCAACTGAGAGCTAATAAATTAACTAAAAGTATTACAACTCCTTTTCGTGCAGTTAATAATGCAGGAGACCTTTTAGGTCGCGAAAATTTCTCTTGTGGTGGTTCTTGTCAATCATTTCAAAGTAGACCAGGAATGTTTGGTCTTAGCCAACGTTTTGGTTCTACTAGTTCAAATTGTCAACCTTCTGTTGCTTATAATAGTCTACAGTTGAATAAAAGTATTCCCTCTGCTACTTGCAATGTAAAATATGTGTATGATAGTTCAGACTATATTACTTATTTAAAACAAAAAGCTATTAATCTAAATTATAATGATTTATCATATAGTGGAAATAATAGTAGCGGTAGTCAATCTGTATTTAGATCTATAAGAAGATATTAATTTAATTTTACAAAATGAATATGTTAATTTAAAATTTCTTATATATATATATTTTATTTTGGAAGTGTATATAAAGTATATGGATAACAGATCACAAATATTATACCAGAAAACAGATTTCAACTCGTCATTGATATGTATGCTTCCAAATATATTTAGATGTAGTAAATGTAAAAAAAACAATGTTATCCATTACAAGGCAAATATATATTTACAAATGTGCGCATTTTGTGGGATGCCTAATTTAGTAAAAAAATTAGTAAAAAAATAAAATTATGGTATGATTATTGCTAATAAATATTATAAAATAATTCATTAAAATATAAAATTATTTTATAAATGCAAATACTTAATATAATATATATTTATTTTCAGTTTGTATATTAGATGACTACTCCATATAGTGTTTCTACATCAAAAGGTTCTATGTCTTACAATAATTATGTGAATGCTCCTATTACTGGACCATTAAGCACCAATCAGTATCCCTCTACAATTCCGTATCATAATTATGGTACATTATCTGGACTAAGACCTACACCACCACAATTTTACCCTATGCAAGAACCTGTTTATTCTGAGATGAATGTTAATGCTAGACATCAATATTTAAGATCTTATGTGCCTTCACAACTTGCCGCTAAACAAAATGCTTTAGGTAAATTTTCTAAACCAATGTCGTATCACGTTGCATCTTCTAATAGACAATGTGCTACATCTACGCATATGAATTATATAGCTCCTATACCATCTTCTATGCACATAAATGTAGTTAAAAGTAATGCTGTAGGACAAAGCGGATACAAAGTTAATTTACCTGTTAGTGATCCTATATCAACTAAAAATTATTATCCTAGTGGAACAAGGAGTAGTTTAAGACGTGCCCGTTCAGGCGGTTGTGTCGCACCTGCAAAGAAAGGAGCTATTCAAAATAATAGTTTATCAAATGGTAGAACCTGTGGATGGGGATCTATTGTTAGACAAACATATTGAATTTTATAAATAAAATATGTATAATTTATATAATGCCTTCTTATCCAGCTTTGGTTCCTATGTATGGATTAGGCAGTTATGGACGAGTTATTGGTGCTGTAACTCTAAGCGGTCCTCGTTCTAGTAGTGGTTCTGCGCTAAGAGTATATGCTTATTTGAAACAAACAAAAGGAAATACTTATGCATTAAACTTTTTCAAAAACGCAACATTTGGGCCTTATTTTTTAAATAAAAATGGGACAGGTTTAGTTTGGAATTAGATTATATTTTTTATAATAAAAAATTATTATAAAAAAATTATTATAAAAAATATAAACATTTAATATAAATATGCTCAACAAGTATTTAGTTGAATTTTTGGGAACTATGTTCCTTATGTTTGTTATTTTAAGTACTGGTAATTGGTTAGCTATTGGTTTAGCTTTAGCTGTAGGCGTATTATTGGGAGGCTCTATTTCTGGAGGTTCATTTAATCCAGCTGTAACTATTTCTCTTTATGCTGCAGGTAAATTAGCGAAACCTGATGTAATCCCTTATATTATTGTTGAAATATTGGGTGCTTTAGCTGCAGTTTATGCATACAAAAAAGTAATGTAAAATTAAAATTAAATTAAAACATAATTCTATTAAAATTATATTATAATTTCTTATATTATAATATAATGACAAGATCACATAAAAGAATGAAAGGTGGATTTTTAGATACTATTGGTAGTACTTTGAGTGGTTGGGGTAGTTCGTTATCAAATACAGCCAAAGGTGCGTGGGATAAAACTAAATCTGCTACATCTGGTGCGTATAATTCTGCAGTAGGTAGTTCTGAACCATCTAGATCTACATCTACAACTGTTAGTTATTCACCTACTTCTAGTTCTACTAGTAATTATGCTACTGGTGGTAAAAGAAAAAGTAAAAAAAATAAACGCGGAGGATATTCTGCAAATTCATCATTAAATAATTTAGCCTCTCACGCATCTTCATTTTCAGGATCCACTGCTAAACCACAGACATATGTTGGTGGAAAGAAATCAAAGCGTAGACATAATAAAAAACACAAACATTCAAAATCTTGCAAACATAAGAAGCATTAAATAATATTAGACCTTTTCTCATTTCATAACTTGTGAAAATACACAAATTAAACTGCAAATGTAAATGCTTTTATTTTATATTCTAATTCATCACTTTTACTATAAAATTTATAATAAACTTTTAATCCGTCTTCTATATTATATAAGGTAGGAAGACATCTATCTAATGTCTCTTTTTCTAAATATATTTCAAAATTATCATAATACGATATATGTTTGATTCTAATTTTCAATTTGCGTTCAAATCCTAACTCATTATTTGTAAATATAATAAAATCTCCTATATTCATATTCGCAAAATCACCCTTGTTTAATCTGCCTTCTACTTTTTTGATTCCACAATGCATAAGAGAAAACCAAGGTTCAGATAAGTTTTTTTCATAAATTGACATTTTATATATATTTAATCTGTTTATATTTATGTAGTTTATTTCAATTTTATAATAAATTGTAGGTATTTTACACCTTTTCTCATTTAAAACGCACAGTTTAGTAAATGCTATTATTATTATTATTATTATTATTTGTATTTAAATAATTGTTATCAATTTATATAAATGTTTAATGAAAACAAAAATAACAAAGAAGAATTAAATTTGATCCTTGATAAAGATGAAGATAAAGATTGTAAAGAAGACAAAATAATAAATCATAATACTAATGATTTATGTAAGAAATATATAAACATTATAAGGAGGAATATGCGAGCATTAGATAAAGAAATGATAAATAATATTAAGAATATGTCAAATGAAGAAAAAATGGATATTATAATATCATTTAATGAAGTTGTTATGTATTTATATGATACTTAAATAATGGACATTTTAAATGAGAAAAGGTGTAAATGATAAAGTATGTAAAATACAAAATTATTAAATAAATTATATATAATGTTATATATAATTTACAAATGATACCTTATGTTATTGAACATTCAAACCCAAGTGATGATATAAAAGAATGTAATATAGACACTAGTTATTATTCAAGTGAAAAAGACAAATTAAATGAGAATATTATTAATAATATAATAGAGATTATGTATGAATTTTGTAGTGAAGAATATGGTTATGGTATTAAAATATCATCTTACGATGATTTTTGCTATCAATATTGGAAAATAAGGGAAATTAAAATGGCGAATTTTTATTTATTTTACATTAAATATTTTGAAAATGGTTGGAAAATCTGGAATGTGGAAGATTATAAAGAAGATATTTACATTTCATATATTAGTAAATTCGGCATTTAATTTATATACTAAATATAAATCTTTATTTATAAAATCTCTATATAAAATCTCTATATAAAATGGATATTTTAAATGAGGTATGAGGTAAAGTGTAAAATAATAAAAGGTCGTCGTAAGGATTAAAAAAAGGTTGGTAGTTAAATTAAATTACAATTAAAATGATTCACAAATAGTTATTATTTTTTATAGTCCAAAAGTTTCATTGTTTTTTTCATCATTATCCTCTTCTTCTACAGACAACATCAGCCAGTCAAGTTTTTTATCCGCCCAGTCATTCCATTCTTCTAAGGGATCGCAACAAATTTGCCTCCTACATTTAGGTGGATGTGAAAGAACCCATTCATCTAAAAGTTGTTCGTTTCTTTCAGGTTGGTTTTTTATTTGTGTCGGCCACTGTTCGTATTCCTCATCCTCTTCCTCTTTTTCCACCACAATTGGAAAGCTATCTTCGGCTTCTTGGTCCCAAGTGAATGTTGTTGCAGGAATGTATTCTTTCGGTAGAAATCCTGCATACTCCCTCCATTTTTCTGGATTTTCAATTCGGTTTGCGTGTATTATGCTAATATGGTTTATAAACCTAAACAACAACGGGTAGTTCATATAAGCACTATCCTCCGTATCTAAATTAGGATCCAGCGCATTGCATCTCTTCAAGGGTTGAGGTCCTCTTTTTAACATTTGCATTTTATTAGTATTAAATTTTGTTAATTGTTGATTCAGTTAATTTTAATATACTATTTAAAGTTTAAAAAGTATTTCATTTTTTTTGCATAAGCTTAATAAACAAGATATACTAAAAATATATATTGTTTAATCATCCATAAATAAAATATAAAATATAAAATAATTACAATATACTGGTTTTATAACAAATCTTCAATTATCAAAATATTTAATTGGATTTTTCCATAAATTTATATAAAATATAAACTCCTAAACCAGCTAAACTAGCAAAATATAATTGATCTATAGGATCGTCAGGCAGTGAAATTGGTTCAGCTTCTTTTGATACACCCGTTGTAAAAGCTTGTTTACAATTTGTATTTGCAGCTGGATTATAACCGTTTTGAAAAATACAAGGATCCATATTTTTTATATCAGTTAATGTTACAAAATGAGTTTGATTTGATTTATTATTATTAATATCAATTGTTTGCATAGTTAATTCTTGACAAGGTGGTGTTGAGCCTGAAAGAAACGATTGCATAATTGCAAATGGATTTAACACATTTAAATTACCCATTGCACCTGGAATAAGACCTTCAAATTCAGAGAAATTTACTCCTAGACCTTGAGAAATAAAAGGAATATTTCCAGAAGGTACATTATCAACATAAATATATCTATCAACCTGTTGATTTGTAGCAGTGTCCATACATTTAGCACCTGTCTTTAAAAAGAATTTGTTTCCTAAAGGGCCTCCCGTAGCAGATGCTTGGCTCTTACCAGTTACAAGAATCTCTACATATTGAATTAAACCATTTATATCTCCACCTAATGCTCGCATACTTCCTTCATCACTCATACCAATTTCTCTAGGTGTTTTAATATTGTTATAATATGGATAAGTAGGTCCTAATAATTTTTCTTCAACAGCTGTTGCATCATTTAATATCTTTTCAAATATATTAGATCCTGGTATATCTTCTAATGAGTCAGACATATTCGTACTTAATTTATATAAATATATTTATTTTATATAAATATTGAATTTTATCAACTACTAGTAGTTGTAGCCGTAGATGTAGAAGAGTCTGTTTGTACAGCCCCACTTATTTGTGGGGGAGAGCTAGGCGTCACCTGTTGTGCATACTGTTGCTGTGCTTGAACTATACCATTTACCTGACTTTGTAAATTTACAATATTAGAACTCATATCTTGAACTTCTTTATTTAATGCAATAATATTTCCTGCATTTTGTTGAGCTAATGCATATACTTTATCTGGATTATTTGTATCGTATGGTTTATATTCAGTATTTCCTTTTGTATCTTGTGTAGTTAATCCTTCCAGAAAATTATTGTTAAAATATGCTAAAAATATTTGATAACATATTAACAAAAGAAAGAATAATATAAGTATGTTTACCAATGTTAACATTAATATATTATATATATCTTTTTATTTTCTTTAATAATAATATAATGTCTACAGCTTATTATCCACAAGGAATGAGATCAATGCCTGCATCAGGTTATAACCATAACAGTACATATTACTTAAAAAAATACCTACCTTGGAAAGGCTCGGGTACTTTAAGTAATCCCACAGGTATCGCTCCTACACATATTAGACCTTTAACTAATAATGATTCAGGAAATGTTTTTCAATCTGGTTCTTTTCCATCAAGAACTTATTCAAATACAAGAGTTTTTATTCCGAGACCAATTAAACATTTTAGAAAGGGACGTGTAATACCTAATACTCCAATTACTGTAACTGTACCTGATCCGAATAACCCTAATCAGTATAATGAAGTTGCACTAATAAATTATAATATGAACAGAGTTGTTAAATCCAGCACGGGAGCATCATTAGGAGGTGGTTTTGGCGGAAGCGGATTATTAAATGATTTAATGGATAAACCAGGATGTGTTATAATAAAACAGAACCCACTAAATGAAATTAGTGAATCCGAACAACTAAATAATGATTGTACTACGTGTGAAGGTATTGGAATAGTCTCATCATATTACCCTAACAATACTTATGTAACTGAAAATCCTGTACCACAAACCGTCAATTCTGTATGGTGTTGCAATCCTGAACAAAAGGCCAAACAACGTGTAATGTATGCTAATACAAATTTAAGTAAAACATATTACACAACAACAAAACAATATTTACAAAATAGATGCAAAACATATGAACAAAAAGCATTTAATTTTCAAAACCCTGTGCCTGTACAAATAACAAATGCGTTTTTACAATCAGGTGTTACTACATCTGAGATAAATAACTCTAAACCAGGAGCACCTTTATCAACATTTAATACTTATGTAGGTAATTGTTTTCCTAATGCACAGGTATATGACGCAACTGAAAATGCACTTACAATAAAATTATTAAACATATTATTAACTAATGGAATACTCAATCCACAACAAATTTTAGATTATCAATCAATGGATAATGCAAATAATTTTGATACATTGTTTGATTATTTAAAATCATTACCAGACCCTGTAAATACAGAAGCGATTAATAGATTTAACGAATTCATTAGTAACCCATATTGGGGAGTGCCTTATGCAGGTCCATCTAATCCAAATGGTTGTAAACTCACTGTATATAAACCAAATAATTATCAATATGCGAAACAAGGGGCAGTTTCTAGTAGTACAAGAATGCTTAAATTAAATGTTGATACTATTTCCACTAACTCTGCCTCAATTACAAATTATAATAATACTGGAAGTCAATTAGTATCTGCTAACCAATTATATCAAGGAGATAATAATAATGTTATGAATTTGCTTAAAAATAAAGCTAATACAAATTGTCAAAATCCTCCAATTATGCCTTATCCAAATAAAAAAGTATGCAGACTCAATAATTACTATAATTCTCAACCAAAATCACAGCCTAGTCCATATCGTTACTATATTGGGACTGTTTTTAGCGGTAATAGTTTTTCTAAATCAACAGATACTACCAATGCATCAAATGAAATTAATGAAACAGATAATGGATCAACTACAGTAACACATCTACCTATTATAATTGATGAATAATTCCTAATATCATATCACTGTATAACTGTATAACTGTATGACTATGTGTCACATTAACTTCCTCCCACTATAAGGTTAACTCTCATTTGCATTAATAATAACTTCTGATATTTCTAAATCCTTAATATTTGGTAAAAAAATATTAATTTTTTCCGTAAATTTATTGCAAGGTATTTTAAATTTATCACACCATAAAACACATTTCTGTATATTTAATTTTATTATATTTTCTATTTTTTCTTGTTTGTTTTTATTTTTTAAAAGGCTAATTATCTGGTCTATAGATTCTAATTGTTGCTGACCAATTATGCTATTTAATTCATCTATTTTATTACTAAAGTAGTAAGGTATATCATACTCAAAGAGTGATTTAATATTTTTATTATTTAAATTAATTAAAAGGTCGTACAGTTTCAAAAAATTTTCTTCGTACAAATTTACATTATTTTTTTGAAACCCTTTACATACAATATATTTATCAAATTTAGTAATGTTACTAGTGTTTGGTTTTATTACATAAATTTTTTCAAATAAAGAACTCAGTAAATATATTATATCTACAACTGGTTTGTAGAATATATGATTTATTTTTACAATACAAATACCCTTTTCCTTTTGTTGTTTAAAAATAATCATAATTATTTTTATTAAATTTATAAAATAATTATTATTATTGTTTCTACAAGTATCATCAAAAGAATCAAAAAATATAAAATCAAATGGGTCTTCTTTTAAAATAAGATTCACATCATTAATTTTATTAAAAGAATAAATCTTGTCGTTGTTTTTCTCTCTTAGCATCTCTAAACAATATTCTGTATCATTAAAGTTAGAGCATATATTTAAAAAATTTACACTTCTATCTTTAAAATAATCTAAAATATTCATTGTTGACATAATTTCTAAAAAATCATAAAATAAATTTGTTTGAAGTTTTAATTTACTTACAGAAAATTTAGACCCGGGTACTGTAGAAAAAATATATTCATATGGATTAATTATTTTAAACAGATCATCCGAATTGTAACTAGAATTATATGAAGAATCTATTTCCATTATAGCATTGTTTACATGATAGAAAATTTCATTATAATAATTTAAAAGAGTATTAGACATATAAACATTTATAGGATCTTCACTAGAAGTTGGATTTATTAAAATAGTATTATTATTTTTTGGTAATATATAATAACTCATTGGTTTACTATTATATATTGTATTTTTTATTTAAGTAATTATACTAGTTATTCTTCATCATCCTCAATAATTAATAATTTTTTCTTTGGTTTTGTTTTTTTATTTTCGCTTGGCTTTACAATTTTTGAAGGTTTTACAGGAACATCTATTTTATTAACATCATCATATGCTTCAGTTGCTTGAACTAAAAGTAGTTTCTTTGTTAATTTACGAACTTTAGGTTTTAAAGTATGTTCTTCTTGTTTAGCTATCTCAACTGCGTGTTGTGTGTCTTTATTACTTCTTAACATTTCAGATTCACTATATTCACTCATTTCAATCGCAATGTTTACAGCATTAACCTCTCTTATTTTTTTATATACGAAAAACCTATTCAAGAACGAAATTTTTTTCTCAAATTCACTCATATTAATTGACTTTCCGTAATCTTTTTCTTTGTATTTATTTCTCTTAATTTCTTCCAACATATTTATAAATAACTCGCTAAATAATCCAGTACCGGACGTTAGTCCTAAATCTTTTGCTTCATCTTCTGAAATAATTTTAAAACCATAATCATACATAACCCTATCAAAATAGTCAAAGTTAATTAAATACTCAGTAATTGTTTGGTTAATAGATTCTTGAAAAACACCTATTTTATAACCAATTGAACTAGAATTATCTTCAAAAGAATCTGCTCCGTAATTTTTTATAACTTCCCAAATTTTTTTACCATCTTCTATTATTTGAACACTTTCACCGGTTTTAACCTTCTTTAACATATTAAATATTAATTTGCCATCATATGCAGTACCAATAAAATACCCATTTAATTTAGTACATTCTGCTAAATTTCTCATAAATCCTTGTAAAGTATCTGGGTTTTCTAAAAAGTAGTGCATAGCAAATTGACAAGAAGAAACATTAAACCCACTATCTGCTACTCCATATTGTCTTGCGACTCCTTTACCAATCTTTTCCGGGTCTTTTGTACCAATACCAAAAACAGATTGTGTTATTTGTTTTGCCTTGTCATTTAACATAGCAGAACCATTTTTAATATTATATGAACTATTACCATTTACAAATAATGCATACGGCATATTTTTATTTGTTTTTCTAGAATTTAAAAACCTAGCACAAGCACCATCTAGTCTATTTGTTAAATTATCGTTTGAATAATCTATACCAAATACGAATGATAAACGTGCACCAATCCATTTTGGTAAATCTCCTGCCTTACCACAAGCATAATCTATCAAGTTATCCCCTGGTTTTGATACAGAGCTTATAAGCATTTTTTTAACGTATAAATTATGGAAATTTTTCATTGCCTCTGTTTTCATTTTACCAGCTGGCTTATTATAATAAATATCTTCATCTATATTTACATTAGGTATACCAATACCAGTGCAAATCATTTGTTCTGTAATTGGATTATGTATTGACTTCCAATTCTCATTCGCAGTCTTGAAAGAGTTTCCAAATTGTTTTTGACCTCTTCTATATTCAGATGTTTTATCGTGACGAACCCTTAAAGGAATCCATCTCCATCCTTCATCTGCAGTAAGATCATAACTAAATTCAACAATAGTGTTGTCTGTAAAAACTTCATTTTCTTCTGAAAACATTTGCTTCACACCAGAGTCATCCAATCGCAATTTAATCTTACACACACTTGCATTAGGCATATAAGGAGAGGTAGGGGTAAATTTAATCGGAACATAATCATTGGAATAATTATCTTCATTTCTTTGAACAAACTGAGGTAATTTATCATCTATTATGTCTTGACACGGATTTATATAACCATCTTTTTTCTCATTAAATCCACATCTAAGTGAAATAATTTTATATTCAGTTAATTGGGTTGATAAATTACAACTAATCCCGTCTTCAAATATTGGTTTGATAACATCTTCACCATTAGCAGTTTTTTCTGTCGTAATCAAGAAATCAATTGTATTGTATTTTGGAGGCTTCCATTTAAAGGATTTCTCCCAAGTTATTTTGGTTTTTGGTCCTGCTTGACCAATCTTATCAGACCCTACGCCAAAATAAGAATGTGTAAATATTAATCCGTCTGTTTCATATTCAAACCTATTTTCACGTGCCCTTGATAATATTTCATTGCATCCTGAAAATATAGTTTGTTTTTTACTAAATGGGTAAAACTCTTTACACGAAAAACGCATAGGGCTTAACAAACCATTAGATTCTTTGTAATTAGATAAAATATTTTTTAAAGTAGATGCAGGTTTTTTATTATTATCCATTATAGAGAGAGGATTTAATTCATTTATAAATTTTTTTAATAAAGCATATCTTGATTTTAAAGGATCTTTTTCTTGATCATACAGCATAAATGTAAGTTGTCTGACATCATTTTTTTTATGATAATAAATATCAAACGCTGCGTATAAATTAATAAAACGCCCATTTTTATCATGAATAATTAACTCTCCATCAATAAGCGTATTGAAACAATCATCATTATGTGTTTTTGCGCCAGTAAAGATAACATCCATATTGGTGTTTATTAAATATATTTTACCAATTGCATTTACAAACATTAGATGACGATCACCATCTGCTTTATCTGTTACAACAAAATCCTTCCTAATATTTGGGTCACTTGAGTTATCATCTATATCGGCGATATTTACTGTTTGAAGAGTAATTGAATTTGGACCAATAAAATATTTATTATCAATTCTTTTACTAGAATCAAATTCATCTTTCCATATAGTTCTCATATATGATTCTAAAACTTCTTTTTGTTCTGGATATGAAATTGGATAATTTGTGCCCTGTAAACCACACAATACGTATTTTATAACTTTTCTAAGTGAATCAGCAATTACCTTGGGATCGGTAAAATTCGTGGTTGGTCCTAATTTAACGCCATTTATTTCTATTTCAATTTCATAAGTTTCTTCATTATTAAAGACATTTGACTCTTCTATAGTGTATACAGGAATAATTCTTCCACGACCTAAACGCCCATATTTATCTGGTGCCTTATTGCCGTATTTAACTATACTAATATCAACATTAAATGGTAAATCTTTATGCGCAAATGTTACACGATTAATAAAACGGAATTCTTTTTTTGATTTTTTAAAATTTTCTAATATAAAATTTTGTATTCCTGTATTTACTTTATCTTCTTTTACATAAGATACTCTAAAATTAAAATCGTCAAAATTTATTGGAAACACTTTTTGTTTATTTATTACTGGCGGCACTTTTTTAATAAATGATACACAACTAAAATTTGCATTATACAGTTGTTTAAGATCATTATTTTCACATAAACTTTGAATATTATGTAATCCAGATATTTCTGCTCTTATATCAGACATTTTGAATCTACCAGTTGTGTTATCAAGGAATTCACAATTTGCACGCAAATAATACTCTCCTACACTATTATTACTTGTAAAACCTAATGACTTAAGTTTTTTAATAACATTATCATAGTCATTTTTTGTTAAAGGTTTAATGCCTCTTGTACCAAACCTTACTTCAAATTCCGGATCAGATAAAGAATTTTTTATAAATGGGTTAGCACCATAAAACAATCTAACTAAATCATCAAACTTTTGTTGTAATAAAGTAGACGAGTCATTTGTTTTTACTTGTTTATGGGTTTCGTATTCTTCTTCGTCTAGACCTTCAAATATCTCTTTTGGAGGTTCTTTATAATTCTTAGATTGGGTTTCTTGTCTAAATAAATTAGAATCGTCTTTATCAGGAGGTGTAAACCCTGGAAGAATAGGCAATGTTTTTATTGGAGCATTTTCTTTATTTTTTTTATGTTCTTGTAATGCTTTTTTTAATAATAAATATTTATCGCGCAATCCCACTGCATCATATATTTGTTTATCTATTGAATTCAAACTATTATAAAAGCTGGTTAATTCAGGATCCAACATAGACTTTAAAATATTTATTTGAACACTCTTATTAGAATATTTGGTTATTTTACCCTGAGTTTCAGAGTCCAAACTTTTAAATAGATTATTTAATTCGTCTGAACCAAAATCTGGATAACTTATATTACCAACTAAATTAGTATTATTTGATTTTTCAATAGAACTCATTTTATATATAAATAAGACATATTTTTAAATTATAGTTCATTTTTTTTATAAATTTAAAAATATTGGATTATAGACTCATATAAATCTTTTTTACTCTTACTTTTATTAGTGTCATTATTTGTGATTTCAATACCTAATTTATTACATATATCAACCAATTCTTGAACTTTATAAGATGAAATAGATTTTACAGGTTTATCTATATTATCTAACTTATATAATTGTGATTTTTTTATATCGGATTTGGTTATTGTACTCAATTCATACCCATAATTCCCTTTATCCTTATCTAATAAATAGATAATATGTAAATCGTCTGTGTCATTCATTATTAATTCAAAATAACATTTATTTTTGATAAATAATACATTTAAATTTTCTATAATACATAATGTTAAAAAACTATTTATAGAGAGTTTTTGTTCATTTAATAAATTATTCTCAACATTTATTACACTTGCAAACTTATATGATTTTATTAATTGTTTTTCTTTCCTTATTCGTTCAATATATTCTATTTTTACTTTTTTTTCAAAAATTAAATTTCTATAATTAATCATCTCATAATTGTTATAACCATTTTTCATAATGTAAAGACACCAAAATAATGATTCTTGCTCCTTAGGTATAAAGATATTATCAAGTTTTGTTTTTTCTTTATTAATAGTTGATTTTTCTTTTTTTGAAATATTTTGTGGTTGCATTTTTATTTGTATTGATTTATGTATATTCTCATTATTTAATATATAATTTTCTAATTCAGATAATAAATTATTATAATTTTCATATTTGGAATATTCAAAAGACATTAGTTATTTTTTGTTAATATCTTTAATATCTTTTGTAAAATACACATTTTTGTAATTTTCTTTTTGTTGTTCTACATTATTTAAAGTATCTTCTTGTGTATTTACATAATTAATATAAATTATTAGCTCATCTATAATATTTTTTTTCAAATCTGACAAATTAATATGTATTCCATATTTATTTTCATTTAGTGTAACCTCTTTATGGTTATTTAATATTCTAAGAACTTCAATCTGGTTAAATTTATTCATATTTTCAATAGTTTCACGAATATAATTTAGTTCATTAATAGAAAAACTATTAACATCATCTGAAACAACGGTTTCTGCTTCCATTAAATAATTATATAATATGTTTTTAAATTTATAATTATAATTATAATTATAAGTATAATTATAATTATTTTTCTAATATTTTAGAATAATGGAAGACGGTATAATAAATATAAATTATTCTCAACAATACACATTAACTAAAAAAAAGACACTACGCAATAGTTTTACTGTACATAAACCCGATTCCTATGATTATTTAATAGGAAAATTTTTAGTATATAATAATAATATTATTCAAATAAAAAATATTATATATAATGATTTATATAAAATAGACGACTCTTGTGAGTATCCTTATAAAATAATTATGTCTAATGGTGATTGTCATAGTTTTAAAAATTTTCAAGAAATAATTAAAATATATGGAAATATTTTAAATATATAAATTAGTCTTCTATTACTAATTTTGCTTTTGTGAAATTTTTTTTCATAACATATTTATCACTTTTAGGTTTAACTAATTCTCCTATTACAGAAACATAATTATCATTTAATTCAAATCTTTGTCCAATAACTCTGGTATTAAATTTATCACCTTCTTTAATTTCAGAAAAATACAATACATTATGATGATGATCTTTTGCTATAAATATAACAACCGGAGACGGGTATTCATTCTCTGCTTCAGCCTTTATACCTGCTTTTGTAATATTCTTAGCTACACAAGATATTAACATACCTTCAACAGGAAAACAAACTTCACATTCAAACACAACTTCAAAAGATATATCTGTACCTCTATTAATTAATCCACTAGAATGAGATACCAACTTAGATGATCCTGGCTTAACAAATCCTTCTATAATACATTTTCCTTCAAAATTATGCGCAATACATTTCTCAATAGTATCTTTAATATTTTTACCAATAGAAACAATTGGTAAATTTATATTTCTACTAATCAAACATCTTGAATATATAGAACTAACTCTGTTTTCTCTTTTTTTATTTTTTTGTGAAGATAGGTCAGGCTGTTTTGATACTATTTCCATTATTATATTGTATATACATATTATCTTTTAACTATATTTTTCTCAATTTTATTTAAAAATAAATTATACTATAATTACATTATAATTACACTACAAATAGAGTTTACTAATTTTATATAACCTTATATAATTTATGATATATAGCCATATCAGGAGATAAAAACCATTTTTTATCATTTTTCTTAATCTTATCAAAATACCTCAACAATAATTCTTGTATTACACATAATTCTGTATGTCCAATAGCTTCACTAATAACATTTCCATCAGAATCCTTCTTAACCTTTGTATTTTCATTAGTATATCTAATATCTCCAATTATATCATTTATTTTTTTTAATGTTTTATCTTTACCAGCTTCATCACACCTAGCGCCTGTGTCACGTGATGAATCCATATCTTTAGTTTTAAAAACTAAATATCTATTATTTTTTTCATAACCAATAAAACCTACCAATTTGTTATAATTTTTTATATCAAATGATAAAATTTGTTTTGCTTCTTTTGAAGCAGCTAATTCCATTTGATCTTCTGGTTCAGATTCAACCCATTTATTTTCTTTATTTAATAATAATATTACTCTTTTATTTAAATTATATAATATAATTGCAATAAAATTTTTTGTTACTATGCTTTTCCCTTCAAAGTATTTTTTTGCGTACCATTCAAAAGATGATCTCTCTATGCGTTCTATAGAATATAAATAATTCATCAGTTCTCTTTTATCTTTAAACATCAATAACTCAATCATATGATCAACTAAAAATTCAAGTAAATATTCTTTAATATCTGGGTAATCTTTTGATAGTTTTTTCATAGCAATCCCGCAATGTTTATACCAATTATCATCACCTCTAGGTACCTTTTGTGTCTTTGTAAACTCTCGTGTAATATCAAAATTTGATTTTAATTCTTTTACAATTTTTTCTCCTTCACTAAAATCAGAATGTATAAGATTAACATTTGATATACCATCATTACCCTTATTCGTATCGTTTGTTTTTGCTATATTTTTATTAATCTCAAAGTTGATCATATCGTGCTTATAATCAATTGGTACCATTCTATCAAATATAGAAATAGTTTTTTCATTTAATTCTATAGGTTGAAACAAATAATATTCACCCACATTTATAAGTCTTCCGTTACGTCCATATCTATCTGTAATAAATTCATTATTATCTTCAATGAGGTGTGTTAATGCAGCATATATCTGTACATAAGGATATTGTTTTGGGGTTTGTATAGAAGCAAATAATACATCTTTTTTATAAAAATAACTTTCTTTCATAAGACCCCTTATTCTTTGTAAAATTTTTTCAGAATTCATCATAATAAAATTTTCATTATAAGTATCTTCATTTAAATTAGTTTCATCTATTGATTTGGTTGGTTTACAAGAATAATAACACGTTTCCATATAATCACACGCAGGAGAAAAGGGTGCATCTCCTATTTTAAAATCACTCATAACTAACCCATTAGATAACTCTTGAGTAACGGGTTCATCTAAAATATCATTCATAATTTCTTGCGAAAAATTAGTTTGATCGTGGTTTATAATGCAGTCTACAGCGGATTCTTTTATAATACGACTAACTCTACCCATTTGTATAGCTTTATACTCTGCAACTCTATAAACATACAAATCTGCGGCTTCTTCATTATTTTCATCGCCAATTATAGTCCCGTACATAAAAATTTGAACATTTCTCTTTTCAAAAGGTAAATCCTTATGTGAAAAATTTCGTACCGCACGACCAATAATTTGTTCAGTCCTATTCATATTGTACCAAGGCTCTAAAATATGTACTTGACGTATAAACTTTAAATCAATACCTTCAGAACCTGCCTTAGAAATTAAAATAACTTTTACCTTATTACCTGTAACATTTCCTGTTTCTTTATTATCATCTGTTAATCCTTTTACCTCATAGTCGTTATTTGGAGAAATTCTTGGATCACCCGTTATCATTGAATATCTTGCAGGCATAAAATTTTTTTTATCAGTAGGCGGCTTCATTGTTCTTACATCTACTACCTCAGAAGGTCTATTTTTAAATAAAGGTTTTACATTTTCACCATATCTTGTAAACCCCATTTCTTCTAAAGCTAAAGCCATTGGTATTAATCCACTGTCAATATATTGTGAATATATCAATATTATTCCTTCAGAAACTTTCCCTGTATTTGGGTCTAGAATGCTATCTAATATTTTTTTAATTTTCCAGCTGTAACTACCTATAATGGACTGATTAAATATTTTACCATATTGATCTAATGTTGATTTTTTATATTCAAAATTGCCTTTTTCAGGAGGACTTTTATTATCAACATAATTCATCATTCTTTCTAATCCTTTTTTACCAGTAAGTTCGTGAGGGTCTATAAAACTACGATCAATTAGTGATACATTTGGTTGTCCTCCATATTTTTCAGATTCTATTTCAGAATCACTATCTTCAATTATTAATGGGGTTTTAAATTGTGTTTTTGGTTCTGTTATAGACTCTTCTTGTTCACTTTCAGATTCTATAACCAATCCGGGGATATCTTCTTCTTTATTTTCTTCATCAATAACAGGTGTTTCTGAAAAACTCTCTGATAATTCATCTGATAATTTATCATTTGGTATCTTATCTATAATTTCTTTCAATCCTTGCATAGGATAAGAAATAATCAAAGACTCTAAAGGTGTTTGTAATAAAGTATATCCAAATGATTCCATATTTTCAAAACTAGGCATATTTCTAACTGAACCTGTTTTAGTTGTTATAGAAAAACTTTTATTTCTTAAATTATGAATAATATATTTATAAACACAACCCTGACACACACCACATTTATTACAATTACCAATTGTATCTAAATATAGACTCAGTATTCGGTTTTTATCCTTCTCGGGTATTTTTTTTAAATTCATCTGATAAGAAGGATATTTTATATAATTAAAAGTATTCTCCTTTGCAAATTCATTTGGATAAACTCTATAAGGGAAAGTATATGGATTTTCCCCTCTTACAAATGAAACATACCCTGTTGATTTTCTAATCAATAATTCTTCCCCATTTTTCTTTAAATTACCATTTTTATCAAATATGTCCCTCACTTCAATTCTGCCACGTCGGTCATTTGTATTCATTAGATTTAATAACCATACAATTTCTTTATAACTGTTATACATTGGTGTAGCAGATAATAGTAAGAACCTCATATTGTTTGCAGATTTTACAAGCAATTCTAAATTAATTGCTACTTTTTTATTTTCATTATCATCCGTTTTACGAATATTATGTACTTCATCAATAACAATTAATCTATTATCAAATTCATTTTTTAATCTGCGTATAATTTTAGAATTTAATACTATTTTCTCATCTTTAAGCATTTGAATTTTTGTTTTTTCTCCTGATTTTCGTTTTTCTACAGAAGTTTTTTTGTTAACAATTCTTTCTACTTCTTGAGTATAATTCATTGTTTTAATTATATAATTTGCAAACTGACCATAGCCTAAAAAAATATAGTATGTATTTATAAGATTTTTTATTTGACTTACAAGTTTTTCTCTAGTTATTCCTTTCATATTCATTGGATTTATTTCTTGAAGTAATTTATTTCCAGTACAAGATCTAATATTCCATATTCCATCTACAAGTTTCAGTTTTCTCTCATCAAATAATTGTAGTCTAAAATTATCTTGGACATTTTCAGAAGCAACAATCATTATTCTTTTTGTAGTTCCCATTTGTCTCATATAATCTCTTGCTTCTTCACACACTCCTATCGCACTACACGTTTTTCCACTGCCTAATCCGTGATATAATAATAAACTATTATATGGTGTTTGGGATGACATAAAATTCTTAACAAATGCTTGATGTGGCTGTAACTCAAAATCTGCTTTTGCTAATATATCTGCTTGTTCCTTAATATTCTTATGAATCGTCCCTTCATATTTTGTATCGTTAAATTCTTTCTTGTTAGAAATTTTTATGTTAAAATTTTTATCACTTAAGTTAGGATACAAAAATGGATCTAAATCTGGATGTTCAGACAAATAGTTTTCTTCTATTAATTCCTTCTTTAATAAAAATTTGTTACACTCGTTGGAATAATAATTTTCATCACTGCAATTAAGCTTTTTAAATTCTGTTTCTAAATTATTTTTATTCAATTCACTATCTGAAGAAAAATCTTCATTGGATTTTTCGCTTTGCATAATTTGTGAAGTACTAGAATTATCTAGAGAAGACGAATCCATTTCCGAATCCATTTTAGAAATATTTATAGGGTCTTCTATTTTTGAACCAACTATGTTTTCATCACTTTTAACGCTAGATGATGATTCTATAACTAAAAGTTTATTTTTGGGTAATTGTTTTGACATATTTAATACTATATATTATGAATATAATCTATATTCTTGTAATACTTTATTAATATTTAAAATTAATTTCTTTTTTTCTAAATTATATGGTCTAATAGATTCTAAGCATTTATCAATCGTTTTCCATTCTAGTTTACTAACTTCTGTTATTTGAAAATTATCCAAATATTCTTCATAATCATTGGTATATGCTAAAAAATACTTATGCTTATATGATTTATGATTTGTGCCTATAAAAATCTCTTCAAAAGGTAATATATTTTCAATAACAAATATTTTATCTTTAGATATACCAGTTTCTTCTTCAAATTCTCTCAATGCACATTCTATGTCTTTTTCCCTATTATTACGTCTTCCTTTAGGAAATTCCCACTCTGTTTCAAACCAACTTGTTTTACTATTTTCAATAATATCTTTTAAAGTTATAGTGACATTATCAATAGTTACACCATTTTTAATTATATCTAATTTTTTGCAAGATGATATCTCTTCATTTTTATATTGTGAGTTACAAGCTTCACCCCACATTTTTTTCCAGAGATTCTCAAAGGGTTCATTTAATAATCTATATTTTTCTATAGTAGACATTTCATTTACGATATTTTGTATTTGATAAATATTATATGGAGAATATTTCCCTCGTATAAAATCTATATACCCAAAGCTATCTTTTCTTCTAATCATTAAATATTCTATACCTCTTTCACTAGATCTAAATACTATTACTCCATAACTGGTTATTGGTAGTTTACATTGATGAAAAGAGTGGCCTTGTTTTCCGCAATTATTGCATAAATTTATAGGTTTATTCATATTCATAATCATATTTATAATAGTAACAAATAATATGTTTAAATATTAATTAACATTTATTTTACTCTGTTATATTATATAAAATGACAAAAACTTTCAATTTAGGTTTATTTCAAAAGAAATTTGGAGGTAATAATAAAATAGTTGCAGGATCTATCAATTTAGGTTCTACTAGAGGTAAAGGATCTTCAAGACGAATGTTTACATATTGTAACAACAAAACAAATAATTCTATATGTATAAATAAATTTATAACAGTTAATAAATAATTACAATGTAGTTTAAAATGAATTAATATTTTACTTTAAAATATTAATGAAATATCTAGATCCAAAAATTTGGGGACCTCATTATTGGTTTTTTTTACACACAGTTGCTATGACATATCCAGATCATCCAAACTCTATTACAAAAAAAAAATATTATGAGTTTATTCAAAATTTACCATTATTTATACCAGTTGAAAATATATCTTCGTATTTTAGTAAATTAATTGATAAATATCCAGTAGTACCATACCTGGATAATAGAGAATCTTTTATTCGTTGGACGCATTTTATTCATAATAAAATTAATGAAAAGATAGAAAAACCTATAATGACATTAAATGACTTTTATGTTAAATATTACGAGGCATATAAAGAGGATAATTATAAATTAATGGAGTTTTATAAGTTAAGATCAAAAATAATTTATGTATGTATATTTTCAACAATTGTAGGAATTACATATTATTTATATGATAAATAAATGATAAATAAATGATAAATAAATGATAAATAAATGATAAATAAAGAGAATCATTGATATATTTGAATTTATTATGTGTATATATTATATATTATAAAATAATGGTAAAAAATATAAATAAAATAAAAAATACAAACAAAAACATAAATGGGGGAAATGTACTCGCTAGCGGAGGGTTTGGGTGTGCATTTTCACCTGCGCTAAAATGTGAAGGTACTCGCAAAAGAGAGACTAATAAAATTAGTAAATTGATGATTGAAAAATATACAATAAGCGAGTATCAAGAAATTACAAAAATAAAAGATAGGTTAAAACATATACCTAATTTTGATGATTACTTTTTATTAAATAATATTAATATTTGTAGACCTGCTAAAATTACAAAGGCAGATTTAAAACATTTTAATAAAAAATGCTCAGCATTGCCTAAAAATAATATTACTAAAAAAAATATTAATAAGTCTCTGGACAAATTAATGTTATTAAATATGCCTGATGGAGGACTTCCGGTAGATGATTATATTTTTAATAATGGTTCTTTAAAAAAAATGTTATATATTAATACATCACTTATCAATCTTTTAAATAATGGAATTCTCAAAATGAATGAATCTAATATATATCATTGTGATATAAAAGATTCAAATATTTTGTTAAAAACAGAAGATAGTATTCTAAAAGCTAGATTAATTGATTGGGGTCTTTCTACTGAATATATACCTTTTAAAGATGACCCGTTTCCTAGAACCTGGAGAAATAGACCGTTTCAATACAATGTACCCTTTTCTGTAATAATATTTTCAGATTCATTCGTGGATAAATATACTAAATATATAAAAACTGGTGGAGAAACAGATGAAATAAACTTAAGACCATTTGTTATTGACTATATACATTTTTGGATAAAAGAAAGAGGTGAAGGACATTATAAACTATTGAATGAAATTATGTATATGTTATTCAGTAAAGAATTTGATAATATAACAAGCAAAGAATTCAAAGATCATATAATAGAGAATGATTTTACATTATTTTATATTACAAATTATATTGTAGAAATTCTTAAACATTTTACTAAATTTAGACCAGATGGGTCTTTAAATCTTAGAATATATCTTGATACCGTATTTATAAACATTGTTGACATATGGGGATTTATTATGACATATCTACCTATGTTAGAGTTTTTTTATGATAATTATGATAAATTAACACCTAGTCAACAGTCAATTTTTGAATTATTGAAATCATTAATTATTATATATTTATATTCTCCAAGAATAACCCCTATTCCTATTAATGAATTAAACGATAAATTAAATACATTAAATACATTATTAAAAAATGAAACAAAAATAGAAATGATTAATATAAAATCAACAAATATTTCTTCTAATATTGCTAAAGGAGTGAAAAAAAATAATAGTTTAAAAACTAAAAAACGTTCTAGAGGTATAACTGGTAATACGTTTATTCCGAAAAAAATGCGTTTAATTTTTAAAAAACATAAAAAAAATAATACACGAAGAATTAAGAAATTATTTATGTTATCAAAAAAATAATAATATTTAACAAATATATAAATGAATAAAGAATTCAGTAAACTTTGCACTCCGTCTAAGATTTATTTTGTTCTAGCTGTTCTTGCCTGCGTTGTTGCTTTATTTAATCACGTTACGATTTTAGCAGTATTTGTAAAACTCATTTTTGCATTTATTTGGACTTTTATTCTAGATTGGTTATGCAAAAAAGGATTTGAAGGTGTATCTTGGTTTTTCGTATTATTGCCATTTATTATGATTTTACTTGTATTTCTTGGCGTTATTCATATGAAAAAAAACCAACAAAAAGAATCTCTTAAAATGAGAGGCAAAAAATAAACTAATCAAAATTATATTTAACTAATGACTTTATAAAAAAATAATATAAAATATACTGATTATATTATTTACAAATGAATAGAGTTGATCAAATGAAAAGTATTCAACAAACCGCATTAGAATTATTTACAAAAAAAAATATTGATTATGGTGATGCGTTTGCAAAATATGGAGTTATAGGTGTGTTAATGAGAATAGAAGATAAAATACAACGTGCATTATCAATAACCAAAAATGGTGTAACATTAGTAAATGACGAAGGTATTAGAGATACTTTATTAGATTTGCATAATTACTCGGCTATGGCGTTAATGTTGTTAGATGAATAATATATAATAAATCATAGTTTATATTATTTACATTTCTATTATTTACATTTCTATTTTCAAATTTAAAATCTCAGGATATTTATTGTTTATTATTTCAGTTATTTTGTCAATTTTTAGTATTTTATCATTGCGTAATATTTCAGAACATTCATAAATTAAATCTTTTGTATTTTTAACAATAAAATTGGAAACTTCATACGCAGTATTAATAAGGTTAACTACTTCATCATCAATTAATTCTTTATATTTATCACTTGAACTAGGGTAAATTATGTTTTTGCCCATACCATAATAAATTACCATTTTCTCTGCTAATTTAAATGCTTCGCCAAAATCATTAATTGCTCCTGTAGTGACACTTACACCATAAAAAACTTCTTCAGCAATTCTTCCGGCTAATAATATCATCAAATGCTCAAAAAGAGCTTCTCTAATATATATATTACTTGTAGCAGATTCAAACATAGTATAGCCTGGACTATTTGGGGATGATAAATTTATAATTACCTTTGACACTTTAGAATGATGCTTTGATAGAAAGCCTACAATAGCGTGGCCCATTTCGTGTATAGCAATACGTTCTATAATATCATTAGAAAATTTATGTTCATTCGGTTGCCATCCAACCATAATTTTATTAATTACAGTGTCAATATCTCTATATTCCATAACATTTCTATTATACCTAAGAGCATTAAGCATCGCTTCATTTAACAGATTCTCAATTTGTGCACAAGAAAGACCTGCTGTAAGGTCTACTAAATCATTAATATTGAGTGATTTATCGTAAGGTTTACCTTTCAAATGAATATTCAGAACAGCTTCTCTAGTTTTTGAATCAGGAGCGCCTATATATATTCTTTTATCAATTCTACCAGGTCTTAATAAAGCTGGGTCTAGTAAATCGGCGCGGTTTGTAGCGCCCATCAAAAAAATTCCATTACTAGTTTTAAAACCATCTAAATTAACTAATAATTCGTTTAATGTATTATCCCTTTCAGAGGTTGACGATTCCGCATCGCTAGATCGTTTTCTTCCAAGCGCGTCTATTTCATCTATAAATACTATACAAGGAATATTTTTCTTTGCTAATTCAAACAACTCGCGTACCCTAGATGAACCCACGCCTACATATTTTTCTTGAAATTGTGATCCAGAAACTGGAATAAATGACGTTTTTGTTTCACCTGCAAATCCTTTTGCTAATAAAGTTTTACCATTACCTGGAGGTCCTTCTAAAATTATTCCCTTTGGTACCCTAACATTGAAATTTGAATATTTTTTATAATTAGTTAATATATCTATACATTGTGATAACTCCAATTTAACATTATCATAACCACCTATATCCATAAAGCTAATTGGAGACTTTGATACAACTTCAAAATTTTCTGATTTGGAAGGTTTGCCTTCATTTCTCTTACTTCTTATGAATTTCCCATTTTTATCATATTCAAACTTTTCATCATCGTCATAATCATCTTCAGGATACTCTCCTGAATGTGGATTATTATAATTTTGATTAAATAATTTAGGATCAAACCCCATATGTAAATCTGTATTTCTAATTACAAAAACACTTTTTTTATAAGGAAAATATTTTGTAGTTGCATTTTTATTTGTAAAATTATAATTATTTGATGCTATTTTATTTATAGTATCAATAAAATCTGTATTAAATTTTTCCATTTCTTCTTCCTGATTTAGAATATAATTATTTTGAACTGTGATGTTTTTTGAATTTAATTTTTTAATATACTCTTCATAATATTTTTTACCAAAAGGGTTATAATTTTTTTTATTTGAATTTTCAAAGTTAATTTTTAATCTTAAACTAGTTTGTCTAATATTTTTATTATTATCACAATTGTTATTAAATTTGATAAAAGAATATACACACTGTAAAAACAATAAATACAAATATACACATTTTACAGTCATTTGTATATTGAATATTTGTTTATTTATATTATTATTTATTAATATAATATTTATAAAATATTTTATAAAATATTTACAAACTATTATTTATTGACATTATATATAATGAGATTAGAAATATTTGTATTAGGATTAACATCATTTTTTATTTATAATGCATATAATGATGGTAAATATACAAAAATGTTATGGACTTTTAAAAAATATTATAAGATGATTTTTTATGCATTATTAGGAGTAGGTATATATTTATTATTAAAAAAGAATCCAGAACAAGGAAGAAATATGTTATTATATGCTAACAATGTCGTGAAGTTTATGCCTATTGACAAAACATCGATGGATATGCTTAGTCCAGTGTTTGATTTTACTAGTAATAATAATGAAAGAAGTTTTATGGAATCTTTAAATAATATGGATTCAATTTCAGATCCAGGGTTATGTAGCTCAGAAAGAAGAATACTAAATTCTGGAAAAGGAAGCACAAAGAGATCTGTAAGTGAAACAAAGAAGAAATACGTAGCTTCACAGCAAGAATGGAAGTGTGGCCACTGTCAATCACAATTAGATCATACTTTTGAAATAGATCATCGCATTCGTTTAGAATATGGAGGTGGTAATGATGTTCAAAATTTAATCGCATTATGTCGTAATTGTCACGGTAAAAAAACAGCTAGTGAAAACATGTAAAATAATACAAAATTTAAAGATCTTTATTTTATATTATTTACTATTTAATCACATAAATATTGTATTATACTAATATATGGATAAAACAAATACAGTAAATTCTGAAAATATATTACCTAATTTAAAAAATAATTCATTTACAATTATTTTCTCTATTTTGATATTATTTCTCATAATTTCAACATTTTTAATACTTTATAAGGTACCTATAACAGGGGGGTCCTCTAAATCATCTGGATCTTCTCAAGAAGCAGCAGCAAATGTTATGATAATTGTATTTTTTGCATTATTAGTTATTATAGTATCTATTACACTATTGCCTAATTTTAAAGATCTTAAAAACTTATTTATGCAAATAAGTAATGTTACGTATGTAATATTATATACAATTTTTTTAATTTTATTTTTTAGATTAGTACCCAGTGACATAATAAATAATTATGCTAATTATATTCTACCAATTACTATATTTTTCACAGGGTTATCGTTTTATAAAAGTTATAAGACAGATTATATTACTGATTTTAATGTAAATTATGAGAGAATAAAGACAATTATTTTGTTCCTTTGTTTAATCACTATTTTTATTGTTTATTATGTATCTGATCCTGGAGGATTTATTCAAAAAAATTTTGGCTATTCTTTGCTATTAACAATTCTTCTATCTGTATTTGCCTTTTTGTACCTAATTATAACTTTAACTTTGCCTGGAATGACTACATTTTCTGGAAATTCTTCAAACAATACAACTAGTAGTTTTCTAGAAAATATATCAAAATTTTATGTATGGGGTAGCATTCTTTTTATAATATTTTTAATAGGTATTACAGTTGCGATTTCAACTTATCCTGGAGGGTTTTTTTCAGATAAAACTACATCTACTTCTGTTATGATTCTACTACTAATAACATGTATTTTTTGGTCAACTATATTAAGTGTTCATCTATTTCCGGAATTTTCAAATAAATCACTTAATATTACAAAAATAACTTTATTTAAAAAATCGTTACTAATGTTGTTAGGCGTAGTTATATCTGGGTTAATTATTTATTGGATAGTATACAATATACAAAACCTATCTGGTCAATCAAGTATACTAAGCCTAATATTGAATATACTACTTGTAGTTGTTGTACTAGCATTAATTTACAGAACTATGAACGTAAAATTACCAAGCAACAATTCAAAAAAGAATGGGTTTTTTGATCTAATTACTAGTTTTGTGTTTTACATTCCTTGTATATTTAATGATGTTTTTAGTTCTATACTACATTTTGCTAGTGGACAATATAATTCAACGAATATGACTTCAATTATTATGTTATTCGTAGCTATATTATTAGTTCTAGCATATTTAGCTATACCATATTTATTTAATGCTGTAAATCTTCAAGGAGGTAAATTATTGGTTAATAAACCTGTTTATACAAATTTCCTGTACCCATTGGGAACATATGCCGAACTGAACGGAAGCGATCAATTTGACTATCAATATGCTATATCTTTCTGGATTTTTATAGATTCATCTCCTCCTAATACAAATGCTTCATATTCAAAATTTACTTCATTGTTAAACTTTGGTAATAAACCTAACGTACTGTATAATGCTGAGAAAAATACACTAATAATTACTATGGATAAAAGTGATGTAAAAGATTCTATTGTTAACGAAAATCAAAATAATAATAAGTTAATTGATTTAGATGAGAATGGTAACACAATATTATATAAAAACAGTAAATTCTTATTGCAGAAATGGAACAATATTATAATTAACTATAATGGAGGAGTTTTAGATGTTTTTTTAAATGGCGAATTAGTAAAATCAAATATAGGAGTTATCCCTTATTATAAGCTGGATAACCTAACCATTGGAGAAGATAACGGTATTAATGGAGGTATATGTAATGTAGTTTATTTTAAAAAACCATTAACCTATAATAATATTTATTATTTATACAATATGGTTAAAACTAGAACACCTCCTGTTATAGATGATTCAAACGTAACTATAGTTAAAAACAATATAGATACTTTACAAAGTTCTGCAAATAATGATAAAAATAAATTATAACTAAAAATACTAGAAAATTTCTAAATCTATATTATACAATGAGTCCTTTAAGTATTGTTATAACGATTGTCGTAGTTGTTTTAATATTTATGTTATTAAGATATCTTTTTTCTGACCCATATACATTGCAAAATATCCAAAGTGGTCAAACTGCGTCCACAATATCCGCTAGTTCTTTAGCAACAAATGGTTCTAATACACCATCAAGTAATTTTGCATATTCCATTTGGTTTTACGTAAAAGATTGGAATTATCGTTACGGAGAACCTAAGGTTATTTTTGGTAGAATGGGTGCGCAAAGTGGTACTTCTGGAGGTTCTGTTCAAGGTGTAAATGGATTAGATCCTTGCCCTGCAGTTGTTTTAGGTGGTATAGAAAATAATATTAATGTTTCTTTAGGATGTTATCCAGGAATTAATGACCAACCTACAACTCCAGGAGGTAACACGGTGGTTCATACTTGTAGTGTAGCAAATGTACCTATTCAAAGGTGGGTTAATTTGGTTATTAGTATTTATGGAAGAACTATGGATCTATATTTAGATGGTAAATTAGTTCGTACTTGTTTATTACCAGGAGTCGCTAGTGTTAACAATAATGCTAATATTTACGTAACACCCGCAGGAGGTTTCGATGGTTGGACTTCTAAATTTCAATATTATCCTAATTCATTAAACCCTCAACAAGTATGGAACATTTATACACAAGGTTACTCTAATTGGTCTAGTATGTTTAATGCTTATCAAGTTCAAATTGCTTTAGTAGAAAATGGAACTACTCAAAGTAGTATTACAATATAAAATTTTCTTATTTATTTAATATATATAAAATGAGTGATAATGGAGCCTTTAATTCATTTTCTACAAATAAAGGAACTTTTGGAACTAAAGAATTTTTAGAATCAAATAGTTTAGTAGCAAAATTTGCATTTTTAATTTTAATTGTTTTCGCTTTTGTCATATTATTAAGAGTAGGAATTACAGTATTGTCTTATTTTTTAAAACCTAGTCAATCGCCTCATTTAATTGATGGTATGGTTGATGCAAGTCAAATGATTATTTTTCCCCAAGATCCTAGTAATAATGGTTCGGTTACTATATATAGATCTGTTAATGCAAATGATGGTATTGAATTCACTTGGTCTATTTGGTTGTATATTAATAACATTTATAATAGCGGAAATACAAATCAATTTAAACACATTTTCCATAAAGGGAATAGTAATTTACAGCCATACGGAGTAAATTACCCAAATAATGCTCCTGGATTGTACATTTTACCAAATACAAATGATCTTGTCTTTTTGATGAATACATATAATGATATAAATGAAGAAGTAGTTATACCAGATATTCCATTGAATAAATGGTTTAATGTAATTATTAGATGTCAAAATACAACTTTAGATATTTATGTAAATGGAACGATTGTTAGAAGTTTAGAACTATCCGGGGTTCCTAAGCAAAACTACGGAGATGTATATCTAGCTATGAATGGTGGATTTAACGGTTATATTTCAAATTTATGGTATTATAATTATGCTTTAGGAACTGCTGCTATACAACGATTAGTGCAAAAAGGTCCTAATACCCAAATGGTTGGAACTAATGGTATGAATGTTAAAGATGCAAGTTATTTATCTTTAAGATGGTTCTTTAATGATTCCAATGATATGTATAATTAATATTACCAGAAATGTATAATTTTATTTATAATTTTATTTTGATTATTTTTTTATTAAATAAATAAATAATCTATATATAATATGTCAAAATGGTGTAATTATAACCCAATACCTACAAGGGTTTGGACAAGGGTACAAAACCAATGTACTTATATAAATACTTCAAATAATCCTAACGACAATGTGTATATACCTTTAACAAATCAATATGTAACTCCTCTTGCTGCTCAGGAAGAAACACAAATGATGTCAAAAGGGAATATTTTACAATATAAAAAAAATTCTGCAAACTTAACAAAAAATCAAAAATACTCTAGAATATCAAAAGGTTTTGGAGCAGCTCGTAGAAAATGCTATGCAACTCAAAGTCAAACATACACTAATCCTAATACTTCTAGTTTATTAAGAGTTAATTATAATAATATTCCTTATCCGAATCAAATTGTTGGATCTCCCAATAACCCATCTGGTCCTTATCAAACAAATGTTCCTAATCCATTTGATTGTTCAACAAATATATTACAAGATGGAGGTAACCTAGTTTGTAATACATATGTTAATCCTTGTAATGGAGAAATTATTCAGACAAATACAAATACACAATGTTACCCTAGTTATTATTCGGATGTACCAGGACCCATCACAGAATTATGTTGGAATCCTAAGTTACAAACTTGGTATCCTAGACAGAGATATACAATGAGTACTAGTTTGGATAAATGGCCTCAAGGATCAGATGGAGTTATCTCTGCTATTACTATAAATAAACCTACTATAACAATAGAATTCGATACGGAGTCAACAATAACATTTAAACTAGAATAATGTTATATTGTTTTATGACCGCAAACTAGGATTTACACAAATTTCTTGGCTTGGGAATATATCACCTGACATACACATATCGTTATCACCAACTTGAGCACAAGTCCTAATTCCTCTTTCTTCTCCAATATAGCACCAACCAGATTTTCCACCACTTAAATGAAGTGAACTAGATGCTTCGCTTGCTTCGTAATCTTGCTCTTGGTTGTTCAATTTACTTTGAGAACTATTTAAACTTTTATTTAAGGTGTTATTTGCTAACAAATCTGGTTGTTGAATTGTATTTTGTACAGGTTGACTTTTTAAGGAAGAATTTCCTTGCGCAACGTTTTGAATTTCTGATAAACCGCTGGTTGCAACATCTGCTGTAGTATTTACAACAGTTTTAGCTCCTTCGGCTGAAACATCCACTACTTGTCCAGTTACTGAAGCAGTATATCCTAAAATTTTTTGCAACAAAGGACCAAAAAACCCAGTTATATCTTGGGTTCCTTTTGCTAAATATACGAAAATGTTGAATCCAAGAAAAGCAAAAATAAGTATTATAATAACCCACGTTGTAATACTGATATTTTTAATTCCATCAACAAAACTGTTTCCACTATTTGTAGGAGTCAAACTTTCGCCTAGACTATACGTATCACTTGATTGTAATATTGAAGTAGAAATATTATTGGTATTTTCCATTATAATAAAAATAAATATATTAAATTTTTATTATAAATTCGCATAACAGAGAATTATTTGAATGTCAACAAATATAAGAATTTATTCATATCACCTAATATTTCGTCTCTAATATTTAATAAATCTGTATTTGTCATCTGTTTTATAGCTTTATTATCTGTTAAACCAACTAAATAACTCTTGAATGTCTCTACTCTTTGTTTTAACTTATCTTGAGAATCCAAGTCTTCTATTTTAATTGTTTTTTGATTAAGTAAATTTATTCTTGATCCGGTTTTACCTAAAAGAACTTCCACAAATTTGTCAATATTTTCATTTAATGTTGTATATAATTCATCAGTTGCCTTATGTGTTGCATAACTATGTGTTTTCCAGTGAAATAGTTTAACTAATAAAAGCATTTCTAAGAATACTACAGTAACTTCTTTTTCAAATTGTTTTACACAACTATTAGAATAAATCATTTTTTTGTTTTTACGGGTGCTTCCGCCTCTTTTTCTTCTATATGTTTTTGACATTATATATTATTTAATTATTTAATTATTTAATTCAACAATATCTACTTTAATATTTACGCATATTTTTACTAAATTCTAGGAATAAATGTCTCTCCAAATGTATTCATCTTTTCTAATTTCTCAATAGTCTTTTCTAAATTAGAAGATTTTACATCTTTAAACAAATAATCAGTTCCAGGCGATTTTTCATTCTTTTTTATTTGTTTATATACTAAATCTATCTTTTTAATGACATTGGTAACAATGTCTTTTTGATTATTTCTAATAATTTCTTCATCTGTTGTTATATTTTCACACAACAATGAAACAACAAAATATAAAATATACTTTCTTTTTCTATAACATCCACTAGTATATTTTAAACAAAATAAACTTAACAAAGCGTGTATAACTTTATTGACTAGTTTATCTCTTTTTAATGCTTCTTTTAAAAATATATCCCATACAATCCAAATTATATCCATTTGATTTTTGCTCTCAACCGGCATAGTATCTCTTCTTTCACATTTACATTTTTCTTTTTTGTTTTTACATATAGTTTCATATTCGCTAATCCATTCTATCCAATAACACGCATTTATAACGTTTTTACCATCCTGTGAAATATTATATGCTAACTCATTCATAGCTACAAAAAGTTCTTTGGGGTCATCTTTCATATAACAGTCTTCTGCGTATTTTACATTTGGAGCCTTAAACCTATCTTTCATTTGAGTCATATCAAAATCGTCTTTTTTTATTTTAATATTATCAAAACTATGTTTTCTTTTAGCATCGCATAAAACACACATGATTTCACAAAACAACTTTCGGATTTTATCATTATTTCTCATTCTTAATTCATTATCTGAATAACCGTTAATTATTATATTTTTAAAATTATTTATTCTTAATTCTAGATAAATTGCTATTTTAGGATTTCCTAAATGTATATACTTACTATAAAAATATAAAATAGCTTCCCATAAATCACTATAATGACCAGCACATATTAATTCAGCGCTCCAATAACAAGCTGGTTCTATTTTAGAATTTATTAAACTATTTAGCAATTCTTTTTTAACATCTGTTTTTTTAAATTTTGAAAATGAAATTCCTTTAAACTCTCTAACATCTCTTATATCATTAATTTCTGATTCAGACATATATTAAAAAATTATACAAAAAAAATAACAACAATACATATAGATGAAATTTAATAACTCCATAAAATCCATTACAAATATTTATAAAAGTATGTCTAATTTTGGAAAAACATTATTATTTATTACAGTTCTATTGATTATTATTGTATTTTTTAAATCTATAAATAGTAAATCACTAACTAAAGAAGGATATGAACAAAATAATAAGTTCCTTTTTAAGACAGGGGATGATATTTATGATGATTTTTATGTGAATATATATGATTATTTAGTTTACAATAATTTAAAAGATGATTATGAAACTATGTCAATAATTAATAAAACTACTCCTACTAGCGAAAGTGTTATTTTAGATATTGGATCTGGTACAGGACATCACGTTGCTAAACTTTCTGAAAAAGATTTAAATGTAATAGGAATAGATATTTCACCATCTATGGTTAAAAAAGCTAAAGAAAATTTTCCACAATATAGATTTTCAATAGGAGATGCTTTGAATAAACAAGAGTTTCCATTTAATACATTCACTCATATTTTATGCTTATATTTCACTATATATTATTTAAAAGATAAACGTGTATTCTTTGACAATTGTATGGATTGGTTAATGCCTGGAGGCTATTTAACGGTTCACTTGGTTGATAGGAAAAAATTTGATCCAATATTACCACCAGGCAACCCATTATATATTGTTTCGCCTCAAAAGTATGCAAAAGAAAGAATAACTAAAACAAAAATAAATTTTAATAAATTTGTTTATAATTCTAATTTTAGCCTGGATGAAGATAATAATATTGCTAAATTTGAAGAAAAATTTAAATTTGATGATGGAAAAGTGCGTAAACAAGAACAAATATTGTATATGGAAACCGTTGACGATATTTTAAACATAGCTCAAGAATGTGGATTTATTTTACACGGAAAAGTTGATTTAGTTAAGTGTGCTTATGAACACCAATATTTATATATATTTCTTAAACCCTCATAAAATGTAATAGTATTGTAAAACTATCTAAAAATATTATATTATATAAGACAATTACAATGAAGGAAATTACAGCTGATGTATTTATTGAGATATCAAAAAATTCACACATAAAATACGAATATGAAAAGAATCAAAATATTCTTGTTTGCGATCGTATATTACACACGCCTTTTAAATATCAATTTAATTATGGTTTCATACCTAGTACAATAAGTTTAGACAATGACCCCGTTGATGTTGTTGTAGTTATGGATGATGAACTTTTAGCGGGGTCAATAATAAAATGTAAATTTATTGGTGTTTTAGAAACAAAAGATGATGAAGGAATAGACCCAAAACTAATTATGTGTCCTTGTGCAAAAGTAGATCCAACTTATTTAAATATAAATGATTTAACCGATTTGCCTGAAATGACATTAAAAAAGATTGAATATTTTTTTGCCCACTATAAAGATTTGGAAAATAAAAAAGTTGAAATAAGAGACTTTAAGTCAAGAGATTCTGCTATTGAAATATATAAAGAAAGTTTGGAAAGACATAACAATGCAGTTAAACAAAATGAAGACGCATTAATTTATAAAAAAAAGGCAAATGTAATAACAAATTATTTTCCCTTTATTGTTAACAATAAAATATATCATTGAGTTTTATATTTAATTTTTAAAAGTTATCTAATAATATGATTGAATACATATCATACATATTATTTTTTATTACAATTATTATTTTAATTAGTTATATTTATATTCGTATTAAATATGGTTTTTGGGTAGTTCAACCAGTATTTCACGTTTACGATATAGGTTATATGCTTTATCCTCCAGGAATAATTAATCACAAATTACCTAAAAAAAATAAATACACTAATTTTAAAAACATTAATACTATTATTTACACCGACCTTTCTGAGATTAAAATTAATCAATTAATTAATTTTATAAAAATCAATTACTTACAAAACAAAAATAATGTTTTTAATCCTTCAAAAGACAATATTAACCCATATTTTAGTGGACACAGTGCAAAATCATTTGTAACTTTTTATAATGAAGAAAATACTCTAATTGACTTAAAAAAAAGCACTACAATACAAGACACGAAAATAATTGGTATTATAACATCTAGACCAATTCATATAACGATTAATAATGGAGATAAAGATGCAGTTTTTGATGCGTATTATATTGATTACTTATGTGTAGATAAATCTTTTAGAAAAAAAGGTATTGCTCCACAAATCATTCAGACTCATCATTATAATCAAAGTCATTTAAATACAAATATATGTGTAAGCCTATTTAAGAGAGAAGATGAACTTACAGGAATTGTACCATTATGTGTTTATTCAACCTATGGGTTTTCAGTTGATAAATGGACAAAGCCCATTGAGTTATCTGCAGAATATAAATTACTTGAAATTAATCCACAAAATTTTCATTATCTGTACAACTTTATAAAAAGCACTACTGCAAACTTTGACATTGTGATTAATACAGAACTAACAAATATTATTGAACTTATTAAGACCAAGAATATTTTTGTATATGTTATTATTGTTAAAGATGAAATAATATGTGCTTATTTTTATAGAAAATCGTGTACATACATTGAAACAAATATGGAAGTTCTTAGCTGTTTTGCATCTATAAATAATTGTGATAATAATGATATTTTTATTCAAGGATTTAAAATAAGTTTTTGGAAAATAGCAGAAGAAAATTATTTTGGCTTTGCAGCTATAGAAAATATATCACACAATTACATTATAATAAATAATTTAATTATTAAAACAACACCACTTATAATAAGCCCAACAGCTTATTTTTTTTACAATTTTGCATATAATACATTCAAACCAGAAAAAGTATTGATTATAAATTAAATAGCTTTGTTTATTGGTATGTTTTATAAATTATGGTTTATACGTTTTATATGGTTTATTTATCAGAACATTCTTCGCATAACTTACCAAGTTCAATATACCTTTTTTTCTGCTCTGCATCCAATAATTTATGTTTTCTTAAAAGTTTATTAGTTACATTTACATTATTTATACTTTGTTTTACACTTTGTGAGGTTACGAATACTTCTCCTCCAAATTCCATTAGAAAAATTTGGTTCCTTTTATTATAAAACAAAATAGGATTATCGTCTTCATCCACATCAATTATACCACACGTGCAATATTCAACATGTTCTATTTCATCATTCTTTCTACATTTTGGATCAATATCGTCTACGTCATTAATATAATCTGTGAAAAACTCGTGCGCTTGTTCTTTATCGTCAAACATAAAGAGTTTTGGTGGATTTATAACAATAGATGTAAAACGCAATTTTTTAACTTCATCTTCAAACGATTTATAATCATAACATCCTTCGTGTTTATTATGAACTACAACATATTTTACCATTATCTGAATGCTACATACTTATAATAATATTAGTTTAAGTCATTTTTAAAAATTTATATTTATTTTAATATACATAAAGGTAATAAAATATTTATAATTATTCTAGCGTACATATTTTCCTACTCTAGCAAAAGAATCTACTACAAAAATAATGAATATTCCTAAAAATGAATATAATACTACTTCTTCGGTTACATTATTTGTTTTTTCATCTTGTTGATCCTCTAACAAATTAATCATATAATTTAATTTTTGTAACAAAATATCTTGTGAAGGAGACTCTGTAGAATTATTGTAGTTAACATTGTAATATGGTTTATTATTCGCACTTGTATTTGGGTTAGTTTTATATCCAGGTAATATTTTTTTATAGTATTGCTCATTAGTGTTGTGGTCACCATAATTTGTAGTAAAATTATTCAAGTCTAAATCAGTATTACTATCATAATTTGGTTGCGGCGCTCTACCCAATGTTCTAAACATAATTTGATTGTTATTATTAGTCATATTTGACATATGTTCTGTAGTATCATTCGTTCTAGTAACACCTGAGGATTGAGGCATTGGCGGCGGATTAAAATCTCCTAGATGATTGTGGTCATCAGAATCATCTGGTTTTAAATTATTATGTATATTTTCTAAAACAGAATTTACTTTATCTGTATCAAAGTTTTCTTTAGGGATCCTTTTTTGAGTTTTATTATGTGTTTGTTTTTTTTTATTTATAAAATTATTATCTGCTTCATCATTATTATTTGAATTATCATTAAATGGAGCTGCATACATTGCTAAAGACATTCTTAATAAAAAATAAGATAATAATTTGTTAAACAGACTGAATTTGTTAAATTAAAATGCTTTTTAAAACATAGTTAAATTATTTTTTATAAATAAATTATATAAGAATATTTATATAATGAACTTTAAGTTAGTTAGTAAAACCAATATGGGCGTAGTAACTATGTTATTATTAGTTATTTTATTGAGCCAATCGCGTTTTTTTAATTTTTTAGTAGATACCCCTTTAGGGAGAGCTTTGCTAATTTCTTTACTATTAGTTATTAGTTATACTAACAAAATTTTAGGAGTTGTAACTGTTTTAATTATTATTATTATGTTTAATAATAGTGATATTGGTTATCTAGAAGGATTTACAGATACTTCAAATACAGATAAAAAACCTAGTGATAATAAACTACCAATAGTTAGTTCTAAAGTTAATTCAAACGAATCTTTAGATACTACAACGAAACCTGCGTTAAATAAATTAACTACTACATCCCCTTCTACAAAAAAACTTGTAGAAAAACCTGAAACAAATAAACCTGTAGAAGGGTTTGATATTATTGGAAAAGAACGAAATATACAAAAGGGAAAACAATCCAATTCTATTCCGGTAACTGATTTTATGAGGGAATCTACCTCAGTATCTCCTTATGAAGGTGGATCATTTTCAGAAGAATTCTCTCTATATTAATTATTGCAATATTTTGTATAATATTTTTTAAACTATTAGTATACAATGGAATATTTATATTATTACATTTTTCTTATTATAGTTATAATTAGTATTTCTTATATAGGTACAATCAATCATACGTCACAAAAAGAGACCTTTACTCCTTTTATACGTGAAAAATATAGACCATACGTAAGAAATGCGCGTATTTATACAGAGGGCTTTTATAATAAACATAAAAATAATGTAACAAATCTGTTTAAAAGATTTGGAATAATGTAATTTTTATAAAAATTTATAATAATATATTATTTTAGTATAATGACAAAAAATAATATCATCCAAACAGGAGGAGAAACAAGTATATTTACACCTATTATAAATGCAATTAGCTATATGAACAGTCACGTAATGTATTTAAATAACAGCAAGTTTTTTGCAGGAGTTATTATGATTTTACTCAACGTTGGATCTAAATTTATTAGTATACAATTTAGCAAATCAACTGAAGAGTATATGAAATATACCGTAAGTAAACAATTACTGGTATTTTCTATGGCTTGGATGGGTACTCGTGATATTTATACTGCTCTAGGTCTAACTGCTGTATTTACTATTTTATCCGAACATTTATTTAATGAGGATAGTAATTTATGCATTGTACCACATAATTATAGAGTGTTGAAGAATTTAATGGATACGAATGATAATGGTGTTGTTAGTGAAACAGAATTAGCATCGGCTATTGCTGTATTAGAAAAGGCGAAAAGGGAAAAACAACATTTACTGCAAAAACAAGCGTTTGCTAAATTTGACTTTGAAAAATACAATTATGATAAATAATTTTTATATTTGTTATCATTAACAATTATAAAAACTTAAAGATAAATTAAATAGTTACTTAATTGAAATGTCGTTTTATAATTTTCTCTTGTACATATTTCTAATCTTTGTATCTATATTAGCATTTTATTTATTAATTATTTCTCTATTTTTACGTAAATTTTATGGTAAATAATTCAAATATAAGTATTGATATTATTAACCTTTTCTATTTCTAGTTCTATTAAAATTATTCGGACGTCTTTTACTAGTTTTATATTTGTCATTATTTATATTTCGGTTATTAGAATTAATCGGTTCTTGATTGTAAACTGGTTTTATGATATATTTTTGACCTGTCAACTCACTATATGCTTTTCTTACAGAGTTCCATTTTCTAGTACATTTTAAATTACTCATTTGTCCTGGAGTTAAGCTTTTACCTGGTTGTAACTCCATATCAATAGTTATGTAATAACAAATATTTGGTCCACCTGATTTGTGTTCGCTTTTAATCATTCTATTTTCTACATAAGGGGTATAACCACGATTATTATAATAATATGGATTATTATAATAACCACGATTATAATATGGGGGGTATTCTCCAGCTGTTTGTAATGCATTTGTAGTAAATTTATTTTTACTATTTGGAAAATATTTTATAAACTCAGTAAGATAGTTTTTATATAATGGATCGTTAAGATTTTTATAAATATTGTTAAACGAAATATTTATAGTATTAAATATTTGTGATAACAAAACAATTTTGTTTTTACTATCATCATCTAAATTAATATAATATGAAGCGAAAATTAAAAATATTATGTAAAATGGCGGAATTATATTAGAATTTTTATTAAAAATAGAGATTTTGTCTTTAATGAGTTTGTTACTTATAGAAGGTTGTTTGCTTATTTTTTTATAAATGTTGGTAAATGTTATTAATTCGTAATGACTATTTTTATACAACAAAAATACATATCTATTCCAATTTGCACAATCATCCATTAAATTCATAAATGGTATCCTCATTTGCCCATTTTGATATTCTATTGGAATGACATTTAGATTCAATTTTTCACAAACAGCTTTAAACGCTACTTCATTTGCCCAGTAATAAGAACTATTCATATATTTTGATATTTGAGATTTACTTACAACAGTATATGGTTTATAATAATTATCTATGATAACAGGTATTTTATCTGTTTTGGTTATTAAAAAATTGTCAGAAGATAAATACAAATCATTTACTATATTTATATAAACATCTTCTCCGATATCGCCAGTTTGACCATTTTCTGACATTGTTTTCTCTATTGTTTTTATATGTTTCTTAAAAAGGTCATTTAATTGATCAGCATTTATTTCAGCAACTTCTAAATAATGATCTATATCTTTAAGATTCAAGAAATAATCCGTTACAATTGATCTTAAATAATTTTTTGTAAATAGGTTATTACCATTTCCATAAATTCCATTAGTTATTCTATTTTTTTTATTATTTTGATTTTTATAATTATGGTAATTTATAGCATCTGCTATAGCTATAAAAAAACAATCACCTTCACCTGTATTATTTACAATGGATAACCCATTTATAGTTTCAGTGTAAGCCGACTCACTTATATTATTAGAGTATAATTTCACATTTATAGAAGTAGTATTTAAATATACACTCGTTATCATTCGTTGCTCGGATGGTGTAAAGTTTTTAAATAATAAATTGATAAAATTATAATATTTTGGGTTTTTAAAATAAGCCCTTATATTCTTTGTAGATGTAATATTAGATGTTAGTATTGTTTCTGGTATAGGTTCATTTACTTCATTCGTTAAATCCTCAAATTTTGAGCTATTATTTGTTATTGTTAATGTAGGTTGTTTTGTAATTTGCGGTGTAGGATTAATTATTCCTTTAGTTTCTACATTCGGTTGAGGTTGTGAAATATTACTTGTATGCGAGTTATTTTCTATAGACAATGTATGTTGCTTTTGTAAATTAGCTATAGCTATAGGTATAGGGGTAGACGTTGATTGTTGTACCTGTTGATTACTAGGTGGATTAAGTATTTGCTGATCTTGTAAAGAAGAATTGCTTGCTACTGGCTTTGTAATTCCAGTTGCTAACCCTAACCCTAACCCTTTATCTAATGATGATGTCTTATTTAAAATAACATTATCTTTTGGACCATCATAATTAGGACCATATAATATATTTTCTGATAAACTACCTAATTCTTTTTCTCCACTAATTATTTCATCTTTTACAACAGCTGAATACAAGTACGGGTCTGTTATTTTACTACTATCATATTCTTCTTTTTTCTTTTTTGTATCAATCTTCCAATCTCCTTTTGTCCATTGAACATCTGCGATTACATAAGGTTTCTTATTTATATAAATTACACTGTTTTCAGGTAAAATGGTATTCAATGTAACTTTTATGTTATTATCTACTATACCTTCTTTTGTAGCTACATCTAATGTTTTTTTTGGTTGTGATCCGTGAAAATTTATTAAAGAATCAAACAATCCTTTGTTAAAAAATTCCTTGATTCTCATATTTTCAGGAATTTTCTCTATTGTAGATTCTTTTAATTTTATTAAAGGGTTAAACATAACTACATTATCATCTTTACTTATATCTGGAATACTCATACTAGGTTTATAAGTAATTTTTTGAAAACCGGGTATGCTTGTATTAATAGTTATTTTTAATTCATTTGGAATAGTAGTCATACTTATAATATAACTTTAAAATAAAATTAGTTTAAACCGTGTAAATACAAATACTAAATATGTAAGGATATTTATACACTAGTTAAAATTACTTGTGTTGCTTGATCTATATTTTCCATAATATTTTCTAATGATTTTACAGTAGTTGATGCTAATGTATCTTTCATTAAAAATGAAATAATATCTAAAACTAATTTTATTTTTTCGTCACTCCATTGTCCATATAATGCATTAGTTATATCTACGGAATACAAGTTTGTCATACCGTCTTTGTAAAATATATTATCATTAAATTTTTGCTCTACATAGTTTGTAATAATAGCTAAATAATAATTCAAGCATAGTGTAATAATAGAACAATTCTTGTAAGTTTCCATTAATTTTTTTAGACCATTTTGCGCACATAAAAACAAATTCTTAATTCTAGGAGTTTTTTGAATAAAATCCTTAGATAAAAAATGCTGACAAGCTAATTGTATTGGATTGTACATATACTGTAAATCACTTCTGTTTGAATTAAAAAATATTCTACATACTGCTTGAAACACACCGGGTTCTTGGAAATATATTACATTGTTTTGTATTAATAATTTTGTTCCAATTGGTTTATTTCCTATAATCGCTAGTTTAATTATTACTGATAATGGATCTAATAAAAAATTTTTAATGTTTAACATTTTATTATCTTCTGGTAAATTAGTAATATTCATAATGATAATACTATAAAAAATATTTATATTATTATCTAGATTGTTTATTTGGTTTTACTATTTAGTATTTGTAGGATTATTCGTAAACTCTTCCACTAATTCACTTGGTATATTATCAAAATCAACTAGTTTTTTATTTAATTCAAATTGTTTATAATATTCTTCATTATTCGCCATTTTCTTTTTAAAGAATTCAGGATCCTTAATACATTTTTCTGCAGTTTTTGGACCACATTTTGGAAAAATAGCAGGTATATTATCACTTGAGTCGCCCATTATAATTTTAATTAATAAATCATCTTTTGCATTTCCAGTAGAACTTTTATTTTCACCTATATTTTTAAAAGCAAGATTGTATAAATGGACATTTTCTGATTTTAATTGTAAATAATCTCTGTCGCTTGTTATAATATAAATGTTGCACTTTGGGTATTTATTAACTAAATGCTTAACAGATATAGCAATACAATCGTCAGCTTCTAATTTAGAATGATTTAAAATTGCCTTTGCTCCACCTTTTACAAATAAGTTTTCTTCGTACGCCATTTTAAAGAATGGACCTCCCAAAAAACCATCATTGTTTACTCTAGTTCCCTTGTATTGTGAGAATAACTCCATTCTCCATATATTTTCTCTCTTACAATCTTTACCTACAATTATTATAGGGGTTATATCTTTATTTATATTTAGTTTTTTGGGTAATTGTTTTATATTTTCTACAAATGTTTTTTTAAATTTATCAACAAATGTTTGGTTTATTAATGGGTCTACTAATTTCTCCTCTGGATATGCATTTTTCCACCAATTATGTAAAGCATAATATCTATAAAAACAATAGTAGCTACCATCAATAAATATAAAAGTAGGATTCATTTCAAAATTATCAAATACTGCTAACATAATAATATGTTATGTAAAGTATTTAACTGTTTTCAATTTTATATTTATAATACATTTGATGTAGGCTGGAATAATAAAAAAAGTTTCAATACTGTTATAGTTTTTAACAATTCATCATCGTGAATTAAATATAAAAATGTCGGTATAGGTATTGCATTATCAGTATTATTAACATAAGTATTAGGGTTATCATCTATAATAATTGTATTAGAGCTATTATATTCAGGATAAATATTATAAATAAATGTTAATGGTTTAATAATTGTAGAGTTGTATGTTCGTGTTTTTATAAAATGAAATGATTTATTTTTTGGAATATAATGTTTTAATACTTTTTCGTAAACCTTTTTATACCAATCTTCATCTGCATTTGTCCATATACTAACACGATTAAAATTATCAAATACAAAAGTCAAAAAATCACTCAAATATGGTCGTGGGATTATTATAATGTCACATTTTCTTGTACAATAATAATGATCTATTAAAGTTCCATCCATATCTAAGATTAAATTCATAATAAAATATGTATATTATATGTTTAGTTATTTTTATAAAAAATTGAATTAAAATTCTTAAATAAGTATTATAATAATATAGAAGAAACATGGAAGAACAAACTATTACTACACGAGTTAAAAAATATAAGAATAAAAATAAGATTTTATTAATTATTGAGGATGACGAAGCACATAATGAATCTAATAATATTACAGATGAAGATGTATTCTGGGAAAAATATAATGAAAAAAACAAACCTACTCAAATAGATAGATATAATATTCATAACTCTCCAGAAAGTATCAAAAAATTTATACGAATTGGTGGAGGTAATAGAATGGGAACTACTCTTGAAGATTTTGCAAGATCTAAGTTTTCAATATTAGAAAAAAGAAGCAAAGGTAAAAATGAAACCGGGTATGATCATAAAATACATTTAGCTTCAAGAGAAACAATATATGTAGAACAAAAATCATCTGGACACTGGAGCGACGATGATTTTAAATGGCAACACGTAGAAATAAAACATAAATGGAATATATTATTGCTATGTGGTATTGGTTATGAAGAGGTGAAGTTTTGGTTAATGAATAGAAATACATTTGTTAAATTAATTGAAGACAAAAAAATAACAAACCAAGGGAATAAATCTAACGAGAGTTCTGAGGGTATGTGGTTCAATTATTCAGATGTAAAGGATTCTTTAACCCGAGTAAGAAATAATTCAGAAATAATTCAATTTATTACAAATACTTTTACATAAGATTATTCTTCATATGTAAATAATCTTTCTTCTGCTATTTTAATATAATCACTATTTATTTCAAATCCAATAAAATTAATATTATTTTTTTTTGCCGAAACACATTCTGACCCCGAACCGACAAACGGAACAACCAATAAGGTTTGTGCGTTTTTATTTATTGATGCTTTTATTAATATATCACACAAATTTAGTGGTTTTTGTGTTGGATGATCAACTCGCTCTTTTTTACCAGCACCACCTGCTAAAGCAGGAACCTTGATTACATCTCGTGGTAAAGCACCTCCCTCGTGAGCTGTATATGTAGTTTCTTTATCACCATTGCTAAATCTGCCAATTGTTGGTTTGCGTGGTTTACCTGCTGCATTTTTTAAAAATGATTCTGTATACGGTTCTCGTACATCATCTCTATTAAATATAGGCTTATTTTTATAACAACATAAGATGCTTTCGTGAGTTCTCTGCCAAAAATTAAGTGATGGCGTTACTTTATTTGTATAATGCCATATTAACCATCTAACATTACAATAAATACGTGTTCTTATAAAAGAAAGAATTTCACTAAATCCATAAATATAGAGTGTTCCCTCTGGTTTTAATATCCTTAAACATTCAGAAATCCAAATATCGCACCATAATAAGTAATCGTCCATTTTTTGTTTGTCACTATCATTACCAAAATCTTTTCCAATATTATATGGTGGGTCACAAATTATAATATCAACACTTTCACTTTTAATTTTTTTCATACCTAAAACACAGTCTTCATTATATATTTTATTAATATCTACTCCAATTTCTGAATTTATACCTTGAGGTTGTTCATCATCTTCTATAATTAATATAGGTTTTGGTTTTTTAGTTATTACTTTCTTATTATTCATATATTCTGTTTGATTAACTATTTCATCACTAGTTATAATCAATTTTTTATTTATATCATTTATTTTTTCTTCAATGGCATTATCAATTAGATATTTATTTTTATCTATTTGTGTTTCACAAGACCTCTTACGTTTATTATGTTGATCATACTGAGATTTTTTACTGAATAATTTACTGCATTTATCACAAGTATATGTAGACATTTTACTTATATAATATGAAATATTTATGTAGTTAATTAAAATTAACTAAATAAGACATATTATAATATATAAAAAGTAACTTAAAGAAACCAACGAATTATTTTTCCCAAAAGTTTTTTCAGAAATTCATTTTTGGACATTTTTGGAATGTCCAAAAATCAAAAAGGGAGATTCAGTCCTTGAAAAACGTAGTTTTACTGCATAATTGAAAATTAACGTGCGGTCACAAAAAATATAATTTTCAATTTGTTACGATAATTTTTTGTAATATTAATTAATAACTATTTAGGAACTTTTTATATAAGTATTTTATACTTACAAATGACTGACAAAAAAAGTACAAAAAGTTCCGAAATATTTAATTGTAAAAGTTGCGCCTATGTTACGTGTAGAAAAAGTCAATATGAAAGACATCTGATGACACCTAAACATCAAAAACTCATTGAAATACTGACAAATACTGACGCGGAACCTTCCAAAAAATTTATATGTGAATGTGGAAATATTTATAAACATAGACAAAGCTTGTTTACTCATAAAAAAAAATGTAATAATGATAAAATAAATGTAGAAGATGTAACAGATAAAGAACTTATAATGATTCTTATAAAAGAAAATTCTGAATTAAAAAATATGGTATTAGAAGTAGTTGAAAAAATACAACCATTAAATAATATTGTGAATTCACAAAATGTAAATAGTAATAATAAAACTTTCAACTTGAATGTATTTTTAAATGAACAATGCAAAGATGCTATGAATATAACAGATTTTGTTGATTCTGTTAAGCTTCAACTGTCAGATTTGGAAAATGTTGGTAAATTAGGGTTTGTTGAAGGTATATCAAATATAATAGTTAAAAACTTAAAAGCGTTAGATATTCACAAGAGACCTGTTCACTGTAGTGATTCTAAGAGAGAAGTTATGTATGTAAAAGACGAGAATAAATGGGAAAAGGAAAATGAAGAAAAAAACCATTTGAGAAAAGCAATAAAACACATAGTTCATAAGAATACAAAAATGCTTCCGGAATTTAAAGCACAACATCCTGATTGTGGGAAAAGCGAGTCAATATATTCAGATCATTATAATAAACTTGTTATAGAAGCAATGGGTGGAAGAGGTGATAATGATTCTGAAAAAGAAGATAAAATTATAAGGAATATAGCAAAAGAAGTTATTATAGAGAAATAATATATTTTATTAAATAACTTAAAGAAACCGACGAATTATTTTTCCCAAAAGTTTTTTCAGAAATTCATTTTTGGACATTTTTGGAATGTCCAAAAACCAAAAAGGGAGTTTCAGTCCTTGAAAAACGTAGTTTTACTGCATAATTGAAAATTAGCGTGTGGTCGCAAAAAAAATAATTCCCAATTTGTTATGATAATTTTTTATATTTTACATTACTAAACATTTAGGCATTTTTTTATTAGGTTATATTAGTATTTAATGCCTAACGAAAAAATGCCTAATTCAATGCAGATTTTTGAATGTAATATATGTCACTTCAAATGCTGCAAACTTAGTAATTATAAAACACATTTGATGACACTGAAACATAAAAACCTAACAAATCCTAATGAAAAAAATGCCGAAAATAAACTAATGTGCGAATGTGGTAAAATATATAAACATATGTCAACTCTATGTGCTCATAAAAAAATATGCAAATTACAAGTATGTGACACAATAATGTTATCTGATAAAGATACAATGAATACTCTTATAGATAAAAATAAAAAACTTTCAAAAGAGACATTAGATTTAAAACAATTAATTTTGGATCAAAATAAAGAATTCAAGGAAATTATACTAGAGATTTGCAAACAAATTCAACCTGTTCAAAATATAAATAATAATATAAACAATATCAATAATAAAACATTCAACCTAAATGTGTTTTTAAATGAACATTGTAAAGACGCAATGAATATTACAGACTTTGTTGATTCTGTTAAATTACAACTATCTGACCTAGAAAGTGTTGGTAAATTAGGGTTTGTTGAAGGTATATCAAATATAATAGTTAAAAACTTAAAAGCATTAGATATTCACAAGAGACCTGTTCACTGTAGTGATTCCAAGAGAGAGGTAATGTATGTAAAAGATGAGAATAAATGGGAAAAAGAAAACGATGAAAAAAAACATTTGAGAAAAGCAATAAAGCACATTGCGCATAAAAATTCAAAAATGCTTCCGGAATTTAAAGCACAACATCCTGATTGTGGGAAAAGTGAATCTCTATATTCAGATCATTATAATAAGCTTGTTATAGAAGCAATGGGTGGAAGAGGTGATAATGATTCTGAAAAAGAGGATAAAATTATAAGGAATATAGCAAAAGAAGTTATTATAGAGAAATAATATTACAAATAATAATTTTAGAACGCAGACTTTAATTCGTGACATCTTTTATGTAATATTTGTAAATTGCTTGGTATTGTTGGACCTCCTGCAGTCCAAGGCATAATATGATCTCCTTCGTAATCATCACAATCCTTGATTATTAAATTACATTCTGGACACATATTTTTTTGTTCACATAGTTTTTCTAGAATTGTTTTTTTATCATATGTTCTTTTTATTCCGTCTGTATTAAGTTCATTTTCAATAATTCCATCAATTTTTTCAATAAGTTTCTTTTGGAATATTGCATTTCTAGAATTACAATTTAAGTTTGATTGTATTTCATCTACAAGAATTTCTTTTCTAAAATTTTCAATTATATTATCTGATATTCTATTAAATAAGGGATATCCTTTAATTAAATAACAACATCTAGAAACAATAAATTTGTATGGTAAGAAAAATTTTTTAAAGGTTTTTGTATCTCTTGAAAATAGATTTCTTTGGTAAAAAATGCTTATAATTTTTGACATATAGAGTAATTTATTTTCTAGATTTTCACCATTATTTTTAATGTAACTGATTACCTCCTCTGATGTTTCTCCAAATGAGTTTTTAATCCACTCCTCTTTTAAACTATTAATTGAAGACCAACAATTTGGTAATTGAAATGATAACACAATCATTTCTATTAACTCAGTATCAATGTTTCCACGAGCATCTTTAATTTTTGAAAAAAAATTGCTTTTTATAAATAATTCTTTATGTTTGCTAATAATATCATAAAATGGATTTAATATTACTTTGTTAAACTCATAATCATTTAATGTTTTACTCGAACGGTTTAAAATTTCATACATATCTTTTAATTTATTTAAGTCTTTTCTATATGATGAATCTAATTTATTAAAGATAAAGTTATAATTTCTAATTTTAGCTTTATCATCTGAGTCAAGGTCATTGAATGTTTTTTTATTATATTTCTCTGGATCTAAGCTCAATAAATAATTCTTATTAGTGCTAAATTCATTATTTAAAAATGATAATGCTGTTGTAATTCTATGCATACCATCTAATATCTCTTCTGAATCATTATCTTCATTCAATACAGTCCAAATAGGGTTAGTTGCTCTATTAAGAATAATAGATTCAATAAACCTTGTTCTTAGTTTATCATCCCACGCTTCATAACATCTTTGAAATTCTGGAGATTTATTAAGATAAATCTGATTAGTGGCCAAAGCATTTTCTTTGTTTGTTCTTAAGTTAATTATAGACAGTGATATATATTCCATTAGATCTAAATATTATATAAATAGATCTAAACTATTTAAATGGTTTTATAATATATATTTTCTACATTTTTGCGGTTTACCTAATTATAAAATTAAATTAACACGGTCAGAATATAATTGTAATAAACAAACGTATCATACTATAAATGATATTTATAGCAAACATATTATGAAAATGTATGGAGAATATTATATATGTCAACAAATAAATGCCGATTTGAAAGGAAAAAATATTATTTTGTTGGATGAATTAGTATCATCTGGAAGAATAATGAATGAAACTATAAATTATCTTGTAAATAAAAAACGCGTAAATTATATATATCCTGATTGTCTTTCTTTATCAAAAAAAAGTTTGCAATGACTTTTTATAGTTGATTATAAACTCCTTCACATATAATGGTGTGGTCTTGGGATATGACAATTATCCTATTTTACATTTACATTTAGATGTTATTTTCACGTAAAATAAGAATAAATAATTTATTTGTATAATATATGAAAACCCTTATTATTCAAACGTCCCCTCTTAATACAGCAAGTACATTTTTAATAAATGCAATATACGGTATCATACCAGAATTATTTGATAAACGAATTATTGGAGGATGGGAGGAGGATTTATATAATATATTTGATAATAATTTTGAAAATATTATTGTTTTTAAAAGTCATCACTTAAATATAGACGAATTAATAGATATTTATAAAGATTCATATAATTTATTTTTTGTTTGTTCAGAAAGAAAAGATAAAAATTATATAATAGATGAAAAATATAAAAAATACAAAAATGTTATAGTATTTGAGTTTAACGAATTAAATGAAACAGAAAATAATACATTATTGCAAATTGTAGATAATATATATTATAAAATTAAAAATTTAATACCTTATTTAGAATTAGATAAACAAAAGTGTATTACTAGAATTGAGTTGATGAATCAAAAGTATAATGAAATTAAAAGTCTGCCATTTTCTTATGTAGATGATTTTTTTCAATTACACGGATCACATCGTAACAGAGATAACCTAAATTAATAAATAAGTTATGCAAAACATACAAAATAGTAAAATAAAATTTTATAATATTTTTATTATATACTCATTGTAAATGCGAAATATAAAAATTCCTATTCGTTATTTACCAAAAAATTTATCAAAAAAAGATAAACAAAAACAAATTAAAATGTTGATGAAATCTAAAAGATTTTATAAAAAAGATAAATATTACACTAGAAAAAAAGTGTCCTCTTATAAGAGTAAACCTTCAAAACATATAGTAAACGCTCGTAAAATATATAATGTAGAAAAAATAACACCAAATAAAGAATTATCACTTGCTACAGGTTGTTCTATATCATCATTGCAACAAATTGTTAAAAAAGGAGAAGGCGCATATTATTCATCTGGATCAAGACCAAATCAAACACCTCAATCTTGGGGGTTTGCGAGACTTGCTAGTTCAATAACTGGCGGAAAATCTTCGGCAATTGATTATAATATATTAGAAAAAGGCTGTAATCACGGGAAAAAAGCATTTATTTTAGCAACAAAATCAAGAAAAAAGTATAAATACGGACATTCGCAAACAAAAAAAGTACAAATATAAATGTAAACGACACTAACAAGTTAAAACTAAATATCTATTAGATTCGTATGAAATAATTCATTTATTACTGTATCCGCCAATTCCATAAAATTGTCTTTGCATAATGTTAGAGTAATTCCGTGAGCCATAGCAAGTACTAATTGAGTTTTTACAAAGTTGTCACTAAGTTTAATTCCGAGATTTGATATTTCAGGTTTCATAACATAATCTTTAAAGCTTGATAAAAACTTGTAAATTTGTATTTGATTTGCTTTTTTTGATACGTGAATTGTATCATTTAGTATTACTGATAACATATTTACAATATTTTCATAATCTTCTTTTTGTAATTTACTTAATATACCAGATGGTTTAATAATAACAGAATCTAATAGTTTAATAGCAGCTTCCTTAACGGGTATTGTGAACATTTCTGTTAATAATTCAAAAAGTGAAACCTTATATTCGTTATCCAATTCATAAATAATTCCAAAATCTAATACACCAATTTTATATTTATATTTTTCATCATTTTCATCTTTAATGAATAATATATTTCCACTATGTAAATCACCGTGAGTTACTCCGTGAACAATCGTTGAAACGAACCCAAATTTTAGTACTTGTTTCGCAAAACCGTAATAGTCAGTTTCTTCTATTTGATGTATTTTTAACCCATTTATGTATTCCATCATAATAAAATTTGGGTATTCTTTTGTTACTTCTGTATAAACATCTGGTATTTTAACATATTTAATATTTTTACAATTTTTCTTTATTTTAATCATATTATCTACTTCTTCTTTAAAGTTTGTTTGCTTTAAAATAATGTCAATGTTCTTATTAACTAATTCAGAAATATTATATTTATCAAACAGTGTAAACCATTCTAAAATATTTATCAAAAATTGCAAATTATCTATTGCATCATTTAAATTATCTTCTATGTTATTTCGTTTCATTTTAATAATAATTGGTATCATACTGCTTTTATGAAGTAGTTGTCCTTTAAATACTAAAGATATCATACCTGAATTGATTGGTTTTTCATAGCCTCCTTCAAATATAATATTATATTTATTAGAAATCTCAATTAATTCATCTAATCTTATATCAGAATATGACCAAGGAGCATTATCCGTAAATTTTAATAATTTATTATTTATTTTATCATCTATTAAGTTATGATTTAAAGCAATTGCTTGAAAAATTTTAACATATAAAATATTAATCAATGAAAGTCTGTAAGTTAAATTATCAACAAAAAGTGTAAAATCTTTTTTAATTGTAAATAAAAATAATTCACTAAGAATTATAAAAAAAGAATTAAATACAAAAGTTATACGTTTAAATACTTTTATTATGTCAATGACTAATCTGTTAATTAATATGTTTATTAATTCATTAATTGCAATAATATGAAACATTTTATTTTAATACATTATAATCTAATATTCTCTATAAATTGTTTTACACGTTTAAATATTTTGTTAAGTATAACACCAACCAATTTTTCTGAAAAATTGGGTATAACCATTTCAGAGTCAAAATTTATATAAAATGCAAAATCTATCTTATAAGGTGTAATAATGTCACAAATATTAATCATATCTTTAATGTATAATAATTCAGCATCTTCAGGAATACTGGTTGGTTTTTCAGAATGAATTGTTTTACTTTTAAATATTACCTTATCCTTTTCACATAATTTTTCTATATGAAGATGAGAATATTTTTGCGAAAATCCTAGATCTTCAAAAAAATTCTTTATCAGTAGTGTACAAACAGCCTCGTTTTTATTAATTTGTTCAATATTCACTTTTTCATATATGTCACCATTTAAATCATATATAAGCTTAATTAAATTAAAATCCAAAATATTTGATAAAATTATATTTTTATTTTCCATAGAAAATGATAATTTATATTTATTTTTATCTATTCTAACAAATTTAAAACACTCTTTTTCAAATATGAATATTTCTTTTTCTTTTTCCATTTATTTTAAATAATAATTAAATTTAAAATAAATAACTAAAATATTGCTTTATACATTTTTAATGCTTTTTCTTTTTGTTCTTCATAGTTACATATAGGTTTATTATATTTAACCTCTTTATGTGATCCCCATTCTTTATACCAAGTATGAATTATTTTTGGTTCTAATTCTGCTAATTCAGGTACCCATTTTTTAATATATTCACAATCTGGGTCGTGTTCCTCTTGTTGAAGCCAAGGATTAAAAATTCTAAAAAAAGGCTGACTATCAGCTCCAGTAGATGCACACCACTGCCAGTTACCGTTGTTAGAAGCAGGATCATAATCGGTCAATTTTTCTGCAAATATTTTCTCTCCTTTTCTCCAATCTATTAGCAATGTCTTAATAAGAAAACTAGCTACTATTAATCTTGCACGATTATGACAATAACCAGTTGTATTTAATTGTCTCATTCCTGCATCTACTATTGGAAAACCAGTGGTACCATTTTTCCAAGCATTCATCCATTTTTCATTATGATGCCATTTAATTTTATTATAACTAGGTTTCATTGCATACCCTAAAACCTTTGGATTATTATACAATATTTGTCCATAAAAATCTCTCCAAAAAAGTTGACGAATAAAATCACGATTATGTCTAAATGATTTATAAATCTCTCTTATACTTAGACAACCAAATTTAATATATGCACTTAATAAACTAGTATTCTCAGATAAATGATTATGCGTTTTGTTGTAATGTTTTTGAGAAGTAATTGCTTTCCTTAAAACACGAATTGCTTCATCTCTTCCTCCACGTACTAAAATGTCAGAGTTTATTTTAGTAAATTTATTCATTGCTTTATCTAAACTGATCTCACTAGTTAAATGTGTTTGTGTTTTGTTGTTTTTAAAACTAGTTAAATGAAGATTTCTCATTTGTTTTGGCTGGTCTACTTTTGTTTTTAATGCAGCCTCGTAATATGGTGTAAATTTGACATATGGGTTACCACTACCACTAACAATTTGATCTGGTGTATGAAGATAATAATCATAATCGTACATAACATAAGTTTGCCTTTTTTCACATAAGTTAACTATTTTTGCATCGCGTTCTTTCGCATATGGGCTATAGTCTATATTATAACACACAATATCAATATTAAATTTACTAATACACTCATCAATAACTTTTTCATTATGGCCGTAAAATGTATACAAATGACCTCCAGCTGTCTTAATTTTTTTTTCTAGATCTTGAAGCGATTCAATCATAAACTGTACTGAATTGTCAGACTTATAGTCATTATTACTTCCAACTTGTTCTGGTGTAAATATAAAAATAGTATATATATTTTTACATTGTTCATTTAACAAATTAAGTCCATTGTTATCAACTATTCTAAAGTCTCTTCTAAATATGAATAACCCGTTTTCAAATTGTATTTTCATTATAATTGTAATTATAATAAAACAATAAAATAATATAATTTTGTAAATACATAATCTTAGACAAAATATGATTATTATCTTTGATTACGAATTTCTTTTTTAGTTATTTTTATAATTTGTCTTATATCTGTTAACTCACCTGTATCTACATAATTAAGCCAAATTTTTTCTGTTTTTCCAGTTATTTTATCTTGAATAATAGGTAAATATTTATTTTTAAATTTTTCTTTGATAAATAAACCATTCAAATAAATAATCATATGATTTCTTGGTGTTAAACATAGTTTTACCATTCTTCTATACAATTTTTCATATTCCCTTGAATTATAGTATCTATCTTTTTCTTCATCGTCACTATCATATACACCGTAATCCATCTCACCATAATATCCGCGTATTATAGGTAATTCACAATAGGATATCCCTTTTGTATGTTCTATTTCCAAATAAACTAAAACATAATAATCGCAGCCCATAATAAGTAATTCAAAATATATTTATATACTTTTACCAATTAGTTATATTTTTTATAGATGACCAAAATATATCCTCATTTTTTTTAGCTTTTTCAGTTTGTTGTGCATAATAATAAGCCAGAGCTGCACTTTCTTCATCTTTTTGTTTATTTTCCTTATATAATTGTCTCATAGCTTCTTCTTTATCAAGAGGTTTAACATTCGTTGACTCACGTTGCCTCTTATATTCGTCCACAGTGTTGAATTTTTGAATTTTGTTATAATCCTCATCCGTAACAGGTATTACAGATTCTACATAGGCTTGTCTTAAATCAGTGAACCCCATTCCTTCATTACTAAAAAGTGTTCCAGAAGTAAAATTGTTATTATTATCCATTAAAGAAGTTCCTGATGAAGAATGAGAGTACATTGTATTTACACCTGTATATTTTGTAAGAGATTGCACAATTTTTTTTCTTTTTTCTATTTCTGAAGCCATATTAGTTTGTGATACATTTTCCATAGAAATAATATCTTCATCAGATTTTAACCAGTCACCATAACCAATTACATTGGGATCTTCTAGTTTGTATTTTTCAAATTGGTTATTAAACCATTCATTGAAATTATTACTATCCTTTAATGCTTTGTTTTGATGAAACATTCTATCTAAAACCAAACGATTTGTATCTTTTTCATCTATAATTTTATTATTTTTATTATTTTTATTATTTATATTATCTCTATTATCTCTATTATTATTTGAATTATTATTTGAATTATTATTTGAATTATTATTTGAATTATTATTATAATAATCGCTGCTCTCATTCTCTTTTTTTACTGTCTTATTTTGAAATTCATAAATACCATATAATCTTTTATATGCTTTTGAAAAAAATAAGAAATATTTGGGTTCTAAATTAGATTTGTCTGGATGTGTTTTCAATACAATTTTTTTAGATTCTTTCATAATTTCTTCTGATAAACTTGAAGTTTTAATACCAAATAAATTAAATAAATCATTTTTTGAGTAATTTTCTATATTAAGATCAATCATATTATAAGACAGTTTGTCGTATTTTATAGCTTCATACTGTTTCTCATGACTGGAAATATTAAATGGATTTACATTTTCAAACGGATCTTCTTTATATTCATTTTCACTTTGTGAAATCCTTACTCCAGTTGATTTATTTTGACTTTTAAGTTTATTATAAAATGCTAATGGATCTTCTGCATTAGTATTTATACAATATTTATTAATATTGTTATTGTTATTAGTATTTGTATTATTAATAGTCTTATTATTACTAGTGTTATGTATTTTAATACCGCTTTTTTGACAAACACGCTGATTACTCATTTTGTTAAAGTTATATTATATTTTTATATATAAATTTTACTAATAATTATATAAAATATATTTATAATGTATTATGCCGCTAAGAGCCGACCTAGTTTTTTCATATTGGATTTTTATATGGTATTTGCTATATATATTTCATTTTACCATTTATAACCCAAAGTTTGCGATTATGTTAGGTTTAATAGATAACATAATAATGTTTTTAATGATGATATTATATGGAACTAGTATAAAAAATATAATTTTTTTTATTATTATTAATATTTTTATAAAGGTTATACCATACTATTATTTAATGGATAAACCTATTAAATATGTTGATATATATGTAACGGTAATTATATTTATAATATTTATTTTATGGTTGCATATAAATAAAGAAAGTTTAACAGGAAATATAAGAATAATTTATGATTCTCTATTGTATGATAAAAATACGACACCGATTATGAATATATTATCAAACCTAAAAAACAATTATAAACACTTAGAGATTGTATAAATTTTATAAGCATAATTATATAAGTAAAAATATAAATATAAATATAAAAATCAAATATAAAGAATAATGTCAGCTTTAACTGAAACCAGTTTACTATATTCTTTGTCAGAACCAAATAATAATAATAATAATAATAATAATAATAATAATAATTGGTTTAACAAAGTGTATTTGTGTTTAGAGAAAAAAGGAGATGCTAATTATGTAAATGGGTTTAATTGTTATAAATTTGATAATATTCATTCTGCAGAAAAACATTTAAAAAAAATAGAGACTTCAGAAAATAAAGATGCTAAAATAAGACAAGTTATTATACCTATATGTAAATGGATACCAAATATATTTCATATTTATTTTTTAAATTATAAATTAAAAAACTATTTTTGGAAAAATAACATAAGAATCATTAATTATATCTATACAAAACAGTAACAACCCTTAAATACCTAACAATCGCCATTTATTAATTTTTCCATTGTATTTAATTATATAACTACAATTAAATACAATTTATATATTTTAACTCTTTAATAATCTAAATTATATATCTAAACTAACTGTATTACTAGAGGATTTTTGTCTTCTTCTGCTTTTCTTAGGCATATTACCATCACCTTGTAAGTCTTTTAAATCACTAATACTAATGGTACTGCTGTCATTCATATTAGAATTTTGTTGTTGGGGTGATTCTTGTATATTAATAGTTTTAGTTTTTAACCCAGAGAGAATATCTGTAATATCACTGGGTCCTCTCATTTCAGGTCTAGATGATTTTCTTGTTGATTTTTCTTGTATATCAGTTCTTTCAAAATTCTCTCTAAGACTAATTCCATCATCTGTAAAATTACTTCTACTCATATTTAAATCAGGGCGATTTGCGTAATTGTTGTTACCAGGTCTTCCAAATGGTGGAGGTACTGAGTTAGGACCTTGTGTAGCTAATGGAGGTGGAGGTCCCATACCATTTGGAACCGACGGCTCGTGATTCATTAAGTTTGTCATAAAACCAGAAAACCCTGGGTTTGTTTGAGCCATTGAGTTGACTGCAGCATTTTGAAAAGAACGCATCAAGTCAGGGTTTTGTCTTAAAATATCATCCATACCAGGCATCGCACTTTTAAACATAGTATTTGTCATATGAACCATCATAGCACTTCCACCCAATTGAAACAATAATTTCAATTCAGGAGCCATTGAAGCACGAGATTTATATTTTTCATATAGTTCTCCAAAAATATCATCATAATCCGTAATATTTTCATTTATTTGTTCGCTCCATCCATCTAATTTAATATCAAATGGATCAAAACGATTGTTTAAAAACTCAATACCATTTATAACAGCCATCATCATATTTCCTTGAAATTTTACAGAGTTCAACCGTGATTTTTCCTCCATAATAGTTTCATATTCGCCTTGCATTTCTTGAAGAGGTGACTCCATATTGTATTTTTTAGAAAGCTCAACTCCTTTCTTTTCTAAAGCCTCAAGCTTTCTTAAATATTTAAATTTTTCTCTAAGTAATTCCTCCTTTGAAAGTTTAGGTTCACTAGAAAATCCTTTGTCTGGATTCATAGGGATATTATTGAACTTACCATAGCCATCCCACGTTTTTGTATCATTACCTGTTTCAGAAGTAAATTTACCTAAAGAAGGCTCGTTACCAAAATTCCCTGAGCTAGATGTTTCAAAAGAAACACTTGGTTTATTAAATAAATCTGATTTAGGTTTATAACTATTACTTTGATTATCATCTACAAGATCATTCAGTTCATTCTCTAAGTTATTAAGGTCTTCTAAATCAATATCACTATTAGGTCTATTGCTTTCTTTAATCTTATCATTCATTAAAAATTCTAACCCTCCTCCAAAATTTGTAGATTTCTTGGGTGTATTCCAATCTCCTCCAAAATCATCATTCATATCTAATTCAGAAATTTCAATAATATCAGACATTATTAATTAATTAGATCATTTAATTTTAAGTAATACGAATTGTAATATATATTTTTAAAAATCTCTTATATTTTGTAAAAATTTATTACATTTTACAAAATATATTATAACCCGTACTATTCTAAATTACTATAATTTTCTATCATTTATAAACCATATACCTTGTAAAAAAGAATCGGCTAAGTCATCTTTTTTGTTATGTTTATTAAAGTACTCTGTTTTATTGTTAAATCTTTCTTCTGTAGTAATTATTTCTAAACATTTTTCTATCCCCATTTTTTTCCTATCTCCATATGTTATTTTATTAACCGTATTATCACAACCATTATTAGATACCACCTTAAGCTTGTTTGAGGCAGACACAAATTCAATATTATCTGCTTTTATATTGCTCATAATGAAATATTGAACAATCATACCTTGTATTGTTTTCATACGACTTGCAATAGGACTTATTTGATTTTCAATAATAACATAATTTATAACATCTTCTTCAGAAAATAATAAATTGAATTTATCTTTTAAGTTTGATCCTATAGTTATTAAATCCACTTTAGATGCATTTACACTAGATATCTCTTGAAGAAAATTATTTTCTAAATCTTTATGTATTGATTCAATTAAGTGCGACTTTTTTGCATTTTGATCATATTTTATAGAATATTTTTCTGCAATTTCAATTAGTTTTTGATTTTTTTGTTTATTTATAAAACTGTACTTTAATTCAGAAGTTGGAATCTTATATGGTTGTTGTTTTGAATGTTTCAAACAAAAAAATTTACATTCTTTTTTAAATTTTGCGGGTTTATTACAAATTACATTTTTCTTTTTATCAATAAAAACACAATTAAATACTTCTGGTTGACAGATATTTACAATATCCCATTTTTTTATTTTAAAAGAATTGGTTTCTATATCTTTATCAAAAAGACAAAATGCTAAATTTTTAATTCCAACATCTATGCTAAGTATTTTCATTATATTTTAAGTAAAGTTACTTTTATGTTACTTACAATATATTTTATATAATTATTTATAAAATATATAAAATCTAATTTATTTTTGGTTTGTAAATGCTTGATAATTTGCAGGATTTACAGATGGTGACACTAACCTACTATTCAATTGTTGACGAGTTAAATATGGATTTTTTAAATCACTATTATTGTAACCAAATCCAGGTCTACTTGTATCATAGATTGAAGAAAATTTGTATGGAACATTAGATGAAGGTGTCATACCAGTTTTCACGTGAGGATCAACGCCTAAGTCATAACAAGCTTCCATATTATTATATTTCATAATTTGCATACCGTTATTTTGAAGATATTGTCTATACGCCCAATTAGATTGAATACCTTCTTGTTTTTGTATTCTTTGATTAACTACGGCTTCAGGCTGCCATGAAGAATAATTTCTTCCATCAGACATTATAGGAGGAAAATTGAAATGAGTATTATTAGATCCAGAATAACAGGTTGCCCAAGACATTTTATATAATTACTAGATAATATTCTTATTCAACTCCTAGCAATTTAAGTAATTCAGGTTTCTTTAATTTCGAAGAATCAGACACTAATCCTTTATCTACAACTATACTCTTAAGTTTTGTTAAAGATAATTTTTTGTAGTCAATAGTTTCATTGGTAATTTCTTCTAAACTAGATATATTTATACTCTTAAATTCAAAATTATTAGATCCTATATTATTGTCATTATTGTCATTATTGTCATTATTGTCATTATTGTCATTATTGTCATTATTGTCATTATTGTCATTATTATTACTTTCATTTAAATCCAGAATGTTTGAATTATTAATACCATTACTTAAAACTGATTCAGAATCAGAGTCGGATTCTGATTCTGAATCAGAGTCTAATAAATCCTCACCTAGATTATCTGGATCTAAACTTTCATTAGATTCTTCTAAATCATCAATATTATCAATTTGTAAATTATTGTTTAGTAAACTATTATTTATCTTTAAAATTTTAAAATTCGTATTTTCTTTAATTTCTATAATATTATTTTCAGAATCACTCAATGATTCATCATCGGAATTATTTAAAGATACATCATCTTCACTATCCGAATCTAAGTTGTCGTTATCTTCGCTATCATCATCAGATACTTCAATTAAATTAACATCTACATTTTTTTTCTCTAAATCTGTATCGGTATTAGATTGTGGTACTCTAAAGCTTCCACCTGTCATTGCAAGCTGGCTTATACCAAATTTTGTGCTATTTACTTCATCTGCTAATGATGAAACTAAACTCAACATAGATGCAATTTTATGATTTTGATCGCGAATCTTACTTTCAAAATATAGTACTAATAATGCTGCAACAAGTAATACTATTCCTAAAAATATTAAAAATGTAGGGTTAATTAAATCTGTTAAAGACGGCATATTCTTAGAGAATGATTATATAAATTAATTTAGTAACTAACGAATTTAATAAATTAATAAATTAATAATATAATTTACTTAGTAAGAGCCTCGTCTATAATTTCTCTTGGATAGTTCATATCATATAATACATTAATCCCTCCTTTAACTTCAGAAATCCCTTCTTTTAACTTGTATTTGAATATAATTTTATTTTCTTGTTTTTCTGTAGACATATGACAATTTAATATATTTTGATTTTTAATTAATTTTTTGCAAACGTCTATAAAATGTGTAGTTAACATAAAATTAATATTCTTGTATTTTGTTATATAATTTATAAATGCAGTAGAACTAACTTCAGCTTCTTGGGGATTTGTACCTGAATACAATTCATCAAATGCACAAAAATGTCTATCTCTTTTATTCTCATATATATGATCTAATATTTCCTTACATCTTCTAGCCTCTGCTTGGAATAAACTATCTCTTCCTGATGTATCTGGAATATTCAAATAACAATGAATATATTTAAATGGTGTAAAAGTTGCAGAGTCATAAAACCCACATCCAAATTGTTGAGTAAATATAATATTAATTAAACTAGATTTTAGTATAGTCGTTTTACCTGAGGCGTTTGGACCAGTAATAATTATATTTTTATTAAATTTAATGTTATTTTTAATTGGATTCTCATTTTTTAAACAAGCATAATAGTTATTTTTAATGACAGTTTTTTTATTTTTACTAACAAATCTTGCAAAATTTACTTTCTCTTCATTAATATTTGTAATTAAACCTTCTAAACAGTCTATATACCCATTAAACCCAATAGAGTACATAATTGAAGAGTCAATTGCTTTATCTGTGTGTAGTTCATAGAAATATTTTAAAATATATCCAATTTCTTTTATTTTGTTTATATTAAAAAGGTTGTATTCTGTTATATAAGATATTTTATTAACAATATTCTTTAATACATTTATTTTTTCTCTTAAATTTTCATTAAAATCTGTATAACTGGAGAGATCCTTTGTATACATTAGATAATTCTCCATTGAATTCAATGTTTTTGACAAATATATCTTGAGTTCATTAAAATGGTTGTGTATTGTTTTCATATTATTATGAAATCTTACACAAACCATTATGTTTTGGTATATTGAAAATAAATAAAATGCTGCAGATATAATAATATATAATTTATCTTGTGTATGAATTTCACTAAAATTTGTAGTAAATAGTTTACCTAATGCGTTTTGTTGTGCTACACTTTTTAACACATCTATATATTCATCAATTGATAAAGTCAACCCTTTCGCTCTAATAATAAAAAATGGTACTATTAAAATAATAATTGGAATAAATAAAGATAAAATAGGTGAAAATAAATTATATATGCTAACAAATTGGAGAAACAATTCTGATCTATTTAAAAATTCAATTATTTCCCAATCAACATAATAATATTTTTCTTTAAAGCTAGAGTCTATTTTGATTTCGTTCCAAATATTTAATATATTTTTATAATTTGAAGAATAATCTGTATATTTTGTATTAGGAGTCTTATAAGTTTTTAAGAAATTCTGAGTATCTTTTAAAAATTTAATATCTGTTGTATAATATTTTGAAATTTGTTCTACAACTTTTTTAGAAATATCATTATTATTATTAAATAAATATGTATAAATTGGATTACTAGATTCATCTAATGTATTAACTAATTCTAAATCATTAACTATATTTTTTTTTATTTCTACTTTTTCATTATTATAATAAATAGGAATCTTAAAATAGTCATTAATTTCAACTATTTTACTGTTTTTACTTTCTATACTTTCATTTGTTGATATTTCCTTATTCATTATAATTTAATTAGAAATATAATGAATCAATTTTACGAATGAAATATTTATAATTTATATAATTTTTATAAAAATGTTAATAGTTTAAACATTGTGCAAAAAGTTTAGATCAGAAGGCATTTCTTTAACTTCACAATTATAGTAACCTTCAATTTCCTTCATTTTTTGAACATCTCTTCTAGTAATAAAATTAATTCCCACGCCTTTTCTTCCCCATCTGCCGCTTCGGCCAATTCTGTGAAGATATGTATGAATGTCTTTTGGTAAATCAAAATTAATAACTATACTTACTTGTTGAATATCAATGCCTCTAGCTGTAACATTTGAAGAAATTAAAACACGTGAACCTCCGGTTTTAAAGTCATTAAATGATTCGTCTCTAGTAGTTTTATCCATATTACTATGAATGCAACAAACTGGAAAACCATCTTCCCTCATAGCCTCAAACAAATCAGACACACGTTTTACACTATTGCAATAAATGATACACTGCGAAACAGACAAAAATGAGAATAAATCTTTCAAAGCCAAATACTTTTGTTTATCGTCCTCTATAGCTACATAGTATTGAGATATACCTTCCAATGTCAACATTTCATTTTTAACGCAAATTTTTACAGGATTTCTCATAATTTTACTAATGATAGGCTTAATTGTTACAGGTAATGTTGCAGTAAACAAAGCAACTTGTATATTACTATTAAAATTTTGAAAAATATTATAAACCTGTTCTTTAAATCCAGATGATAACATTTCATCAGCTTCGTCAAGAATGACTAATTTTATATCTTTTCCAGAAATTCTATCACGGCGCATCATATCGTAAACACGACCAGGACATCCTGAAATTATATGTGGAGTATTTTTATTTGAAAAAACACTACCTTCGTCAACATTAGAGCCTCCAAATACTGTTTTTACACGAAGCCCTTCAACTAAAGCACCAATATTTGAAACAACCTTAGCAGTTTGAATGCACAATTCCCTAGTAGGAGATAAAACTAATACTTGAGTAGTATTAGATTTAAAATCAATTATAGACAATGCTCCAATAGTAAATGCTGCGGTTTTTCCAGTTCCTGATTGTGCTTGAGCTATAATATCTTTACCCTTAATAATAGGTATTATAGCTTTTTTTTGTATATGGCTAGGTTTTTCAAAACCATATGAAAATATACCTCTTAATATACTAGGATCTATATCTAAGTCATCCCAATTATTTATTTCATATGAAGAGTCATACACATCCTCTTCATTATTTAAATCCACGTAATCTTCTTTGGTGTTTGTCATTTAATATAATTAAATAATTCTATTTAAGTGTGTTTTGGTTTATTATAATATTTAAAAAAAAATTGATATAAATGAATATTCTAATACTACATTAACAATTACGATATGACAACTGATTTGAAATATAATTTAACTTATTTTAATAATCTAATTTTTAGCGGATTTAATTATGAAATACCAGAAAATACAATGAAAAAAATTTCAGACATATCTTTGGAGGTAGGATCCCCTAGCTATGTAAAGACTCCAGTTTTTCAAAAAAAAGAAAATTTAGTTAAATCCGGATCAGAAGACGGCGTAATTTCTGTGAAAAAGAAACGAGGAAACCGAAGTATGGAAGTAAATGACGAAGATTGGGAAAATATTAGGAGTTTTCAAACCACTAAAATTGAACAAAAAACGGGATTGGATGGTCAAATAGATCTTATCAGATCATATTTAAATAAAATCTCTGATAAAAATTTTAATGATATTAAAAGTAAAATTGTAGAAGTTATTGACAAATTAGTTTTAGAAAGCGTAGATGAAAATGATATTAGAAAAGTAAGTCTTGCTATATTTGAAATTGCATCAAATAACAGATTTTATTCTAAATTATATGCAGACCTATATTGTTTCTTAATTAGCAAATATGATAATATGAAGCCTGCGTTTGAGGATAGTTTAAAATCGTTTATGGGGTTATTTAATACAATTGAGTACATAGATCCTGCAATTAATTACAATGAGTTTTGTAGAATTAATAAAGAAAACGAGAAACGCAAATCATTGAGCGCGTTCTTTATTAACCTTATGAAAAATGAGGTAATTGATAAAGAAACGATTATACAAATTACTAGAAATTTAATGGCTCTAATTTATGAGTTTATTTCAACAGAAAATAAGAAAAATGAAGTAGACGAACTTTCTGAAAACGTTGCAATTTTGTTCAATAAAGAGTTATATCAGGATGATGGAGCTGAATGTTATGATGAAATAGATGGTTTTACAATCACAGAAGTGATTGAAAAGATCGCTAAGAGTAAAGTAAAAGATTACAAGAGCTTAACAAACAAAACTCTTTTCAAATTTATGGATATGATTGATATGTAATTAGTGTAAAATAACTATTGTGAATTGTGTAATAAATAATATAATTAAATGATTATTTAAAAATATAAAATAATGATTTATAAATGATAAATGAAGAAAATGATAATATATTTTTTTTAATGAATGAAGAAACCACCGAATCAGAGTCTCAAATTTCAGATTTATCTAATATTTTAAATGAACTAAACGACACTCTTTTAACCGCCGAAATTAATAAAATATATAAACAAAATTATGACCAATTTGATTTAACAATTCCTCAAATTGTGAATTATAATTCTAATTTTACTTTGAAAGAATTATTATTAATTTGTGATTATTATGGAATGACAAAATTTGTAAAATCAAATAAATTTAATAAAGAAATGATTATAATTTTTTTAGTAGATTTTGAAAATAACCCAGAAAATGAAGAAATTGTTTGTAAAAGAAAAAATATGTGGTTTTATATTAATGAAATAAAAAATGATAAATATATGAAAAAATATGTAATGTGGTAATATAATTTGTTATATTTTTATATTTGATATTATATTAAATATAAAAATATTATATTAAATTATAACTATGGTATTATCAAAGTTGAACCCAGATATAAGCTATCCTGAATTAAAAAGTGTTGATTCAGGTGATTTACAACTAGAAGCAAATTTATATCAGTTGGAAATTAAAGATGTAGATGTAATTATAGCTCCTGGAAATGTTAAAAACACATTTGAAGACTATAATATTTTTTATTTTCCAATTTATTTAGTTAAATATAATAATAAGGTTATACAAATTGGCGTTTATGAAATTAAAGCGTCTAATTATATTAATTATCTTGATGAAAATAATAATTTAGATGTTGAAAAACTGGATGAACCATTAATATATAATTTTGTTACTAAAGATATGCTGAATAAGTTACGATTAGAACCAGACGTTCCATTAAAAAAAACAAAAAGTACAAAAGAAGAAAAAGAAGAAAATAATTCGGAAAATGAAGAAGAAAACGATGATGCAGAAAATGAAGAATATAATGAATACTACGAAATACCAGAAGAAAGAAAAGACATATTTATATTAACTCAAGGAGTCCCTATCCCTCCTCAATTAAAAGAAGAAACACAAAAGGATGCTAAGGATTATAAAGAAAAGTATCACGAATCATCTCAAGATAATTGGATACAGAAATTTATGAAAAATAAAAATTATAGCATTACAGACAATGAAGGAGGTGGGGATTGTTTATTTGCTACTATAAGAGATGCATTTTCAAGTATCGCACAACAAACATCTGTAAATAAAATAAGAAAAAAATTATCTGAAGAAGCATCTGACGAGGTTTTCAGAGAATACAAAGAATTGTATGACTCTTATAATACTTCTATTCTCTCTGATACAAATAAAATAAAAGAATTGGAAGCAGAATATATATTAATAAAACAAAAATTTGGTTCGCTTATAGATCGTAATGAGCAAAAACTTCTTTCAGAAAATGCTAAAAAGGTAAAAGCTCAACACGATAAATTAGTAGAAGAAAAAAGGGTTACTACAAAAATGCTTAAAGAGTATAAATTTATGAAGGGAATTGATACATTAGATAAATTTAAACAAAAAATTAGAAAATGTGAATTTTGGGCTGATACTTGGGCAGTTTCTACATTAGAGAGAATCCTAAATATCAAATTTATTATGTTATCTAGTGAGGCATACAAAGAAGATGATATAAAGAATGTATTGCAATGTGGACAATTAAACGATAAAGTATTGGAAAATAGAGGTGTATTTACTCCAGAATTTTATATAATAGAAGATTATACAGGAGATCATTATAAAACGGTTGGCTATAAAAAAAAATTAATATTTAAATTTAGTGAGATACCTTATGATATAAAAAAAATGATAGCAGATAAATGTATGGAGAAAAATGCTGGCCCATTTGCTTTAATTCCAGATTTTCAAAAATTCAAAGCAGGATTAAAGAAAACAACTGTTACAGAATCGCAATATGAAGATCTAAATGAAGCAAAGCTAAGAGGGTTATATGATGACGACATAGTTTTTTTATTCTACTCAAAATCAAATGATAAACCCTTACCAGGTAAAGGTTCTGGAGAGAAAATTCCAAATGATAAACTAAAAGAATTTTCAGAATTAGCAACTATTCCTCAATGGCGTAGAAAATTATCTAATTTTTGGGTTTCAAAAGATGCAACTGGGGAAATAGAACCATTTACATTGGATAATCATAAATGGGCTAGTGTAGAACATTATTATCAAGGGTCTAAATTCAAAAAAACAAATCCAGAGTTTTATTTAAGTTTCTCTCTAGATTCTGGAACAGTACTTTCCAAAGAACCTGATATGGCTAAATCAGCCGGTGGAAAAAGCGGTAAATATAAGGGCGAACTATTAAGACCTATAGAAGTAACTATAGACCCTGATTTTTTTGGGAAAAGACATACACAAGAAATGTATGCAGCTCAATATGCGAAGTTTACACAAAATCCTGGATTGAAAAAACTACTATTAGCAACGAATGATGCGAAATTAACGCATCATAGTAGAGGTTCTCCTCCAATAGTATTTGAAGATCTAATGCTAATTCGTGATAAAATTAAACGAGATGAAATGTAAAGGGTTACCACTATTATTATTTATAATTATAAATATAATTATAAATATACTCAGATTAATATAAATTTGTAAATAGTTTAATAATATTATATTGAAATTCTGACTGATTTTCTAAAATTATTCTCTCGTCAAAAATTAATAAATAAATTGTAAATGTTATTATATTTTTACATACATTTATTACATCTAAATTAAATGATATGTTAATATATTTATATTTTGTTACTTTTTCATATAATGATTTAAATAGATTGATAACTAAATGTAGTTTTGTTAAACTTATCTTATCTTTTTCTGTTACAGCATCTCTAAAAATACTTTCAAAATCATCAAAAAAATCGGGGTCGGTTTTTATAATATATAAAATAACATTTTTAATTTGTTTACTTATTTTCACGGGATTGTATTCTTGAAATCTCTCATTATTAATAATGATTTCAAGTATATGAGTAAATGATAAATGGTGTATAAGATTTACATAAATTAAATTATCAATTAATCCTTTATATATAAGCGATTCGTTTTCTTTACAAATACTATCTGTGTATATAGTTTGTATGTTACTTTTATCGTTTAACATTTGTGTATTAATTAAATATTATTTTATACACAAATTTTTTCATTATACATTACAATTACTTCCTTGGAAATTAATTTTTGGAGTCAAGTTATTTGGACAACAACCATATTGTGTTCCAGCACACCCTCCGATTGGCCTTTGAATTAAACAATTACTACCTTGTTGATTAATTTTTGGAGTTATATTATTTGGGCAACAACCATATTGTGTTCCAGAACATCCTCCTATTGGTTTTGGTGGAGATGGCCCAGGACCAGGTATCGGTTCTGGGTAAGGATATGGATGCACATTTTGTACTGGTATAGGATAATATCCTGGCGCTGGTTTATATCCAGGGCAATTTGTTCCATAAAAATTCATTTTAGAATTTATCCCATCTGGACAACATCCGAACGCAGTTTGAGAACAATTCGCACTTTGTTCTTGAACAGTAACAAATGTCATATGATTTAAAATAATCAATATGAATAAAATTATGGCTAAAACAATTATTAATGAGGTATCCATATAGTAATTAATAAGATAAAAATAATTAATATAGCATTTTTTCAAATGATATTATTAAATTCTTTGTCTATTATGCCGTTAATATATAAAGTAATAAAACACAAATATAAATAAAATATAATACAATACTAATATAAGAATGAAAATAACAAAAAAAAGTAAACAATTAATGAATTTTTTTACAAAAAATAATTATATTAACCACAATACTCAAACTAAACAAACAAAAACTATTATTAGTGATTTATATAAAGATATAATTGAATCTTATCAATATCTTTTAAATTTAAAAAAAACAAAAAATAATAAGCCGTATAATGTAACCGTAAAAAATATAGAGAGTGTATCACAAATATCTAAACCACAATATTTTAATGCAAATAGTTTCCCTCAAGAGGTTAGGAAACACATTGATGAATTTTCTACATCAGAAATTTCGTATAATTTTTCTCTCTATGAGAGAAATATAAAGATAATTTTTGTATTGGAAGAGGATAATGTAGAACTAAAAATAGAAACTTATAATAAATATATTGATTCCATTATAATGTGGTTACATATAGTAAATAAATATTCATCCAAAGAATGTTCAAATACATTAATTGTTTATTTATATTTTACAACTATGGAGAAACAACTACCAACTTCAAGTATTCATATATTAGATGAAACAAACATAAATACAGCTTTTACAACTACTTGCCCAAAGGACTCAGAGATTGTTGTTTTTAGAAAAGAAGAATGGTTTAAGGTTTTAATGCACGAAACATTTCACAATTTTGGTCTTGACTTTTCAGATATGACTACAACTGAGTCTACAAAACAAATTTTAAAAATTTTTCCAGTAAATTCTCAAGTTAATTTATATGAATCATATACAGAATTCTGGGCTGAAATTATGAATGCATTGTTTTGTAGTTTTTTTACATTAAAAGATAAAAATAATATTGATGAATTTCTCTCTAATTCAGAATTCTTTATAAATTTTGAAAGAACATATAGTTTTTTTCAACTAGTAAAAACCTTGCATTTTATGGGTATATCATATGAAGATTTATATTCTAAAAATGATGATAGTAAGATTTTGAGGGAAACAATGTATAAAGAAAAAACGAATGTATTAGCTTATTATGTGATAAAAAATATATTAATGAATAATTATCAAGGCTTTTTATATTGGTGCAAAACACATAATTTTCTAATATTACAATTTAAAAAAACATTAACAAATCAAAAAGAGTATTGCAAATTTATAGAAAAAAATTATAAAACAAAAAGTATGTTAGAAAGTGTTAATAATACTGAGAAATTAATGAAACTGTTTTATACAAATAATAATAAGACTAATAATAAAAGTAATAATCAAAATATTTATAAATTTATAACGAATAATTTACGTATGAGTATTTGTGAATTAGGATAATTTTTTACTTTTTATGATATCTACAAAATTCTAATCCAGGCAAGCATTGTCTGTTACATTTATTGCCCTTCTTAGTTAACACACTGCATACATATTTGTATGAACCATTTCCTATAGATTTTTTGTTGGCCTTCCATAATTCACTAGCTTCATCAAAATCTATATCTACCTTGTATATTGATGTATTTTCGTAATTAGTTTGACTTCTAGTTTTCATTATGTTGTATAATTTTCTTTATGAATGTAGTTGATTAAAAATTTCAATTTTATTTTTTACATCTTTTGTATTTGAAATGATGTAATAAATAATAAAATATAGTTATATTTTATGAAATACACTACAAAAAACAAAAATAAGAATCCTAAAAATAAAACAAAAAAAATTTTTTTATTTAATCCAAGAAACCCTAAAAAATCATTTGATGTATATATTGATAAAAATCCAAGAGATACAATACATATAAAATATACAACAGTAGAAGATGTTAAAAATACTATTGATAAATTAGAAAAACTATACAAAAATAAAAAATATACGCATAAGCGTATATGGCAAGTAGGTATGATAATGAATGTTCGTTTAAAGGTATTGAGAAATAAAAAACCCAAACAATATGCTTTGGCGAATAAATATTTTACTTTTTTAGGAAAAAGAACAAAATTAGAAGAAAAATCCAGATATAATTTTTCATTTGAAGATTATAAAAATGGTGTTTAAAATATAAAATATACTTTGTATTAAATTAATATGCAAGTTTATTACTTTATTAAATAAAATTGAACATAAATTAACAATTTAAATAATAAATAAACAAATAATGGGAATTAAACATTTAAATAAGTTTTTAAAAGAGGAGTGCAAAGATTCCATAAAATTTATATCTCTTTCAAAATTGTCTGGTAAAAAAATTGCCGTAGACATTAGTATTTATATCTACAAATATGCAGGAGACAATACTTTAATAGAGAATATATATCTTATGTTATCAGTTTTTAGAAATTACAATATAATTCCAGTATTTATTTTTGACGGTAAACCTCCTACTGAAAAAAAAGAACTACTTAAAAAACGTCTTCACGATAAAAAAGAAGCAGAATTAGAATATAAAAAATTAAAAGCCCAATTAGAAGTTAATGAAAATATGGATGATCAAGACAAACAAGAATTAATAAATAATATGGATATTTTGAAGAAGCAATTTGTTTATATAAATAAGAATGATATTGAAAACGTTAAAAAACTTATTTCTTCATATGGTGCTACATATTATGACGCAGAAGGTGAAGCAGACGAACTGTGTTCATTTTTAGTACTTAAAGAAAAAGTATGGGCTTGTTTAAGTGAAGATATGGATATGTTTGTATATGGATGCACCCGTGTAATTAGATATTTAAGCTTATTAAACCATACTGCTGTTATGTATGATACAAAAGAAATTCTTAAAAATTTAGGTATAACACAAAAAGAAATGAGAGAGATTTGTGTAATATCAGGAACTGATTATAACATTTATGGTTCTTTAAATAGAGATAGAGATACACCTAATTTGTATAAGACATTGAAGTATTTTAAAAAATATCATAAGGAAAACAAAGATATTGGGTTTTATGAATGGCTTATTCAAAATTCATCTTATATTGATGATTATGATTTGTTAATAAAAATATATAATATGTTTGAAATAAGCAAGAATGAAAATTTGAATATTTTTGAAAATATTCAAATTAGAAATGGACCGATTATATATGCTTATATGAAAGAAATTTTGCAATCAGACGGATTTATTTTCCCTGCTAGTGGTTAGATATTTTTATAGAAATAAACACCAGTGATTGTGCTTGTCCAATAATTACCGCAAGTTTTAATATCTTTTTGTTTTTCATCATCATAGTAAGATAAAAACAATTTTGAAAAATCATATTCATAATCAATCATTTTTTTATACTGTTCTAAAAGATATTCATTCGTAATTTCACTATAATCTTTTGTATATAAAATAGGACATCCTTCATATTTTTTTCTAATTTCTGCATTATCTTCTATTATTGGTATACATCCTGCAATTAATGCTTCATAATGTCTATGACAATCAATACCATTTCCTTCTGGAGAAATTACAAATTTATAGTTTGGTAAATTATCAAAATACTCATTAGCTTCTATACATTTATTTATAATATTATTTTGTAATAAGGTGTTTTGTATTGATATGCGCCCATTTGTGGGTCTTCTTGTAGAATCGGTATGTGTGTTAAAACAGGTTAAAACAGTAAAATCGTGATTTCCTATTTGTATTTTATCTTGTTTTTTGTAATTATTAATATATGAATATTGCATACCAATTGGAAATGGTTGCCACGAGTCGCTACCATCCATTTTAGAAGCTTGAACAATCAATGATAAAGGGTCTTTGTAGATTTTCTGCCATTTGCGTAGGGTAATTTGGTTATATATATGTTTGGTATCAGACATTAATAAATAATTATATAATTATCAAATAATATGAACGTATTGTTAAAAATAAATAATTAAAATTATTTATTACATTTTATTATTTTATTATTATATAATGGCTACGAGTGGTTTTACACTAATTTATCCAAACATTACAGGTAAAGAAAAAAATTCATTTGAAAATATCTTACTAATAGATAGTAGTGTTCCAAACTATCAAACATTTGTAGATTCAGTGAATGACAAAACTTTACCAATTGTATATTCTAGTTCTTCTACAAAAAACGACTTATTCTTTTTGCTTATTAATAATTTTACTATTATTAAAAGAATCGCGTTTTGTTTTGTTTCTGAAGGATCTACCCCTAATGTTTTTTTAAATAACAGACCATTTTTTATTAATAATGAATCTATACCTTATAGTGAAAATTTAAAATTTATTTTGAACATTATTCTAAGATTTAAAGTAACTAATATTGATTATTTAGAGTGTGATAGTTTAAATTACTCTAATTGGGTAAACTATTATAATATTTTAGCAAAGTCAACTGGTGTTAAAATAGGCGCATCCAACAATAAAACAGGTAATGTTAAATACGGCGGCGATTGGGTAATGGAAAGCACGGACGAAAATATAGAACCTATATATTTTACAAAAAGCATTGAAACATATAGCAATTTGTTAGATTTAGCTAATGGATCAATGGTTATTGCAACAACAGATAAAGGTGACGTAGTTTTTGTGGAAGGCTTAGCTGAATTGTTTTCACCGAACTTTTTAGGAGGAGGAAATACTACCGAATATTCAAATTTTGATTCAGTAGCTATTAATGATATGTATCGTAACAAAACCCCTATTTATGTTTCTTGCAGCGATGAGTTTTCTATTATTCTTTCAAAGGATACTAATGATAAATATTATCTATATGGATCAGGTGCTAATAAATTGAATTCAGATTCTTATGGAGTTTTAGGTATTGATGATACAATTGTTCCCTATTCTAATACATTCATATCAGGAGATATATCTAATAATGATTTAATTAGTTCACCATCTTCTAAGCCCTTATATGTTTGTACTGGAAAAAAATTTTGTGTTATTTTGGCGGATGATGGTACTATTTATGGATGGGGTAATTCTCAAGCTTTAGGTAATAGAGGATCAACGCCAATCTATAAAATTGCGCCAGTTGATACAACCGGAATTGCTCCTGGATATAAACCAATCGCATTATCGTGTGGTTACAATAATATGATCGTTCTAGCCCAAAACGCGTCTGGAAATAGAAAAATTTATGGTATAGGAAATAATTATAATGGACAACAGGGTAATAATTTAGGTAATTATTATCAAACAGTAGGTTCTATAAATACAACATTTACTGAAATGGTTCTATCATCTATGGATGCTTCGTATGTACCTATTTATGTAGCATCTGGAACAAGTGGGTATCTTGGATATGACTTTACTGTTATTATTGCACAGGGACCAACCGGAGACAAACAACTTTATGGTGTTGGATCAAACATTTACGGACAATTAGGAAATAGTACATCAGGCTCAAGTTATACTTTAACTAAAATACCTTTACCTGTTTCAAAAACTCCATTTAGTGTATCTTGTGGACAAAATTTTACAGTTGTTTTGATGGATGATGGTACCATTTATGGAACTGGTTATGCAAATTACAAGTCTTTAGGAATAAGTACAATTCCACCTTCAGGAAATTTGTCAGTTTTGACACCTATGGTTACTACAAATGTTGCACAAGGTATACTACCTATAGCGATTACGTGTGCTAAGACTCATACTTTAGTTTTATATAATAACGGACACGTATATGGTACAGGAAATAATGATGCAGAACTACCTGGAGAAACAGATATTTTAAAGAAAATGGATATACCTGATGATAGTTATGTTAGCAAATTGATGGATGCAAATATGTATGCTACTATTAGTGGATCAAAATTAGTAGGAGTATATCCTGGTGTACAACCTACAATAGTACAAGTTCCTACTCTTCCTACTCCTCCTAGTCCTCCTACTCCTCCTATTCTTCCTACTGCTCCTACTACCATTATTACACAGCCAAGTTGTTTCCCAGAAAAAACTCCAATTATGTGTGATCAGGGAATCATAGATATAGATAAAATAGATTCAGATATTCACACAATTAATAATAAACCTATACTAGCAGTTACCAAATCTATTTACGAATTAAGCAATCTTGTATGCATAGAAAAAGATGCTTTATATAAAAATGTTCCATCTAAAAATACATTGATGACATTTGAACACAAGGTTTTTTACAAAGGGGAAATGTTGGACGCTATTGAACTAGTAGGATTAAATGACAAGATTTATGTAAAGAAAAGTAAAGTAAAGTTTATTTACAATGTTTTATTAGAAAATTACAGCAAAATGGTGGTAAATAATTTGATTGTTGACACATTACATCCAGAATCTAAAATTGCGAAATATTATAAAAAAAATGGTTATAAATTAGATAAAGATTATCAAGAAAGTATGTTAAAAATGGCTAGAACTTATTATAAATCGGTTAATAAAATAACAAAATAATTAAATATAAACAACAACTAAATAACATTAGTAAAACTTATGATAAATTTATTATTATAAGTTTTTATTAAATAAATACTTTGGTATCAATATTCATAAAGTTACCAGAAGCTAATTGAGGAATTTGAGTAAATTGAGAGGTTTTCAATAAATTTCGCATATTTATCATTAGTTGTCTCCATGTTATATTAGTTTGGAAAGATTGTAAAAATGCCCAAGTCAATGCACCTTGGTTTACATTATTAATAATTGCATCTGCACTAGTTTGAATATCACTGCAACCACTAATCATAATAATATTTCCACTAGTCTCGGTCTCATTAAGATTTTCTGTGTAGTTATTATTATATAAACTATCCATATACTCATATCTTAGATCTAAAACAGAACCACTAAAACAACTATCAAATAAAGCGATTAATGTAACATTGGGTTTTAAATTATTTTTTATAATATTTTTTAACTCGTCATCTACAATAAAATTAAAATCAGAAGGTACAATTAATTGATCATACCTAGTTAGTTCATCATTATTTGTATCTATTTTATATGACCCGTGACCACTATAAGAAAAGAATATAACATCACCTGCATTCGCGGTTGATAACAAATTAGTGAATTCGTTTAATATATTCACACGTGTAGGTTTTATAAGAGTATTATCAGTTAATACTTTAATTTGTAGAAAACCATTATTTGAGAGAAAATTAGACACATTACTTGCATCTGTAATACACCCAGATAATTCATATTTAGAACCTAGATAATTAATACCAATTACTAATCCTTTTAAATTTTTAGTGTTTGTTATGTTATTAGGTATTGTTGAGTTATTAATTAATAAAATATCACTCTGTAATTTATTTTTTAAATTAAAAATAGCAATATTATATTGATTTGTTACGGTAGATATTTGCGACTTTTTAATTATGTTACTAACATTTGATCGTTGTATTGATATTATACTATTTTGTAGTGAATTATATAAGTTATTTACTTGTGAATTATATAGTTTGTATAAATAATAAATACTATATTGTTTATGTAAAGAGAAATCACTAGTTACACTCATTATACATTTATATATTATAATATCTTTCACATAAATAATTATTATAAGTATTTGATGAATATTATTACAAAATTATGTAGTCTTTTCAGACTATATAATTATTTATATTTTAGATTCTTTGTAATCATTAGTTAAAAATTTATATATTTTTAAATAGAAGCGACTTCCTTGGTGGCCTTAGCAAAATGAGGAGACATATATCTTTGGAGGTTAAAATAGGTAAGCTCATCAGTCTTCTTGAGCTTCAAAAGACTAGCAAGCTTGGAGTCAGGGTTGATCTTGCGACCATTCTCCTTGTCTTGAAGGTTGTGGGTACGAATATACTTGTTAATATCACGAGTAACTTCAGTACGAGCCATTTCGGAACCAGAAGGCTTCTCAAGGAACTTTGCAAGCTCATCAGAGATTCTGGTGGGCTTGACAAATCCAGAAGGAGCACGGTTACCAGCCTTGCGCTTGCGCTTAGAGGATTGCTTTTGAGCAGTCTTAAGCTCTCTGGTCCACTTCTTCTCAAGAACACGGTATTCAGTCTTCAATGAAGAAATGAGGAGACCGAGTTGTTGGAGCTTAGCAAGGAACTCAATTGATTGCTCAGCAACAGGAGCCTCGGCATCAGCAAGTGCTACAGCCTCTGAATCAGAGTTAACTGGAGCATCAGAAACAACAGGAGTATCAACAACAGGAGCGACCTCTACCTTAGGGGTCTTAACCTTCTTAACCTTCTTTTCAGTTACGGGAGCAACAACAGATTCAACAACAGGGGAAGAGACTTGTTCGGTCTCAGTAGTCTTAGAAGTAGTCTTAGTTCTAGCCATCTTATTATACTATATCTAAACATTTACTTTTTAAGTGATTTAACGCAAATAATATATATCATTACGATAATATGGTAATATTATTACCAAAATATTCATAATTAACTAAAAATAACTCACTGATTGAAAAAGCCACGGAAGACTCGTAGCAGCATTTTCATTTACCAAAGTTAATGCTCCTAAAACATAATAAGCTCCTAAAGCTTTACTATCTTTGTCTACGCCAAAATTAACTAATTTTTCTAAAACTTCTAATACAACTTTTTTAACAATAAGCATATTTGCCTCTGTATGAATAAATTGCATATTTAAATTTCTAAATGGATCTCCTGATGGTGGACATATATTTAGTTTGACTTCAACTGCCAGTTGTGCCCTATAATTCCATATATCAGATAATTCCCTTATAAATTTAATTATTTGACTTCTGTTTAAAGAGAGAAACCATTGGGGATTGCTATAATTACCTAAGGCATCAATATTTTGAAACAAAGCTAATGTTCTTAATTCAATAACCTTTTCATTTGAAATATTTAAAGTATCATCTTCTATATTCAAGTTTATGTAAATATTTAAAAGCTTACCAATTCTTAAGATAGAATTAATATTTGACAATACATAATCAGGTATAACATTTCGGTTATATGGATTTTTAATGTCTTTACCGCTTTTTAAAATTAAATTATGTAATGACCCCATATCAAACCCATAAATAAAGTTATCTATATCTTTATAACTAATAAACTGATGAAAATTTATGTCTTCTATAGATTCCATTGAAATGAAATCTGAATTATTTGTACATAGATTTCTTTTTATAATAGCTGGACCGTGTAATATATTATATTTTCTTATCAAAAATAATCTAAACATTTTTTGAATTTTAATTATGTATGAAGATAAAGAGAGAAAATTATAAATTTTATCAATTAACTCTTTTTTATTCCCCCCTACTTTTAATTTATAATGTTTCGCAATATTTTTTAATTGAGGAATACTATAATTATACGTAATAATATTATTGTATGTTTTTATGCTTTGTATTTGCTTATCATCTAAGTCATTAAGTTTTATTTTTTTATTTTGATAGTCTATTTTTTGTTGAATTTTAGTTGAAATACTTTTCATATAAAGATCTAATGATTCAGCATTATATTTTTTATTTTGTATAGCCATTAATATATATTATAATAACATATTTTCTTTTTGTATCATTTTTGAAATATTTTATAATATAAAACATTTTAATTTGTAAGATATAAATTATAAATTATGAAGCATAATTATATGTTTAATAAATGTATTCTTACCATAATTGCTATCAAAAAATACCGTGTTTATATTTTATTTTATATTTAAAAAAAAATTGATTTAAAGATATTTGTAGTTTATAAAGTATACTACGAAGATAATGACTGACTCAATCATAGACGGAACTCAAATTAATACTGGTGTTATTTCATACTCTTCTCCTAAAGCTCACGCTTCTGGAGGAAAAGTAGTGAATGTTTATAATAAAAATTCTAGAGAATCTCTTACGATTGCAACCCCTTTGATTTTGACTTGGGGAGCGCAAGAGGGTAAGGATACTGCTGGAAACCCAACAGGTAAGTATACTATGAGCCTGCAATTCCCAAATTCAGACTATCCGAATGCAGACTGTGAAGCATTTCTTCAGAGTATGAGAAATGTTGAATCTAAAATTAAAGCTGATGCAATGACTTATTCAAAGGATTGGTTTGGTAAGGTTATTACTAGTACGGAAGTTATGGATGAGAAATTTAATATTATGCTTCGTCACCCTAAGATTAAGGGAAGCCAAGAAGCTGACTTGGGAAAGGCACCTACATTAACTGTAAAGATTCCTTGTTGGTCTAAGGTTTGGAAGTCGGAGATTTATGATGAAGAAGGTGAACCCTTGTTTGTTAGTGGAAAGATCAATAGTCATCTATCCCCTTTGGAATTTATTAAGCCAAAGACTCACGTTATTTGTCTAATTCAATGTGGTGGTTTGTGGTTTATTAATGGAAAAGTATCAATTACCTGGAACCTAAAGCAGGCAATTGTTCAGAAGCCCAAGGTTTCAATGGAAGGACAATGCTTTCTCAGACCTAAGAATGAAGATAAGCAAAAGTTGAAGTCCTTGCCTCCGCCAGAAGATGATGTTGATCCTGATGGAGCTGTAGGTGCTTTTGTAGAGGATAGTGACGATGAAGTTGAATCAGTACCAGTAGTGCTTCAACCTAAGGTGGCACCGGTTGTATCCGTACCAGTACCAGTACAAGAAGTTGTTTTGCAGGCAGCAGAACCAGTTCAGGTATCCGAAGCAGCTCCTGTTGAAGAAGTTAAAAAGAAGCGTATTGTATCAAAGAAGGTTGCTTCTAAGGGTGAAAATTAAAATTTTAAAAATACAATATAAAAACCATATTTATAAATATTATAATCATATTCAGTTATAAAAATATTTAATTATAAACTTTTTTAATTTATATTTTATATAAATTAAAATACTTATACAAGAGTTATTTTAACAATTATATCACCTTTTTCAGATATATCATACATATCATTTTTTATTTTTGTCAAACCCTGATTTTTAATTCTATAATGTTGCTCTTTTTTCATATATAAATTACAAATGGGTATACTAAATAATTTTTCACCAATTGGTATATCAATATTATTATCATTTTTAATTAGTTCTGGTAATTGGTTACATAAATTAATATTAATTTCTATAAAAATATTGTTATCGTCATCTATTTTTATATTTTCCGATAATTCTGGTTCACATATAACTAATATTTCAAATCCAGATGCGTCAAAATATATTTCGTTATACCATAATGGAACCAAATATAGTTGTTCTTCAACATACAATTTATAAATATTATTATTAAGTAAATCATTAATTCCTGGGTTTAATTTATAAACCAATACATTATCATATTTTTGCAATAAAATTTCTCTCACCCTTTCTATAACCTGTTGAGATAAATGAAGTGTATACCGATATTTAGAGAGAAAAGTAAATATTCTAAGTACACTCTCTTTATCTAAATCTTCAAAAATTTTAAATGATATTTTTGCATAATTAGAATTTACAATATCAATTATTATTTTAGAAATTATATCATTATATTTACCTTGAAATATTTTTTTCATAAAAATTTGTAAAATATCCATATAAAGAGTTGATGATTCAAAAACTCTTTCAGTATCATTATCATTATTCAAATTATCATTATTAAGATGCATTAGTTCATTTTTTAAATATTCATATGCTTCATTTATTTGTTTAAATTTTTCTGTTGATTCGGTAGTATTACCATTTTTATCAGGGTGATTTTGTAAAGCTAGTTTATGGTATTTTTTTTTTAAGTATTCAAGCGATATATCTTTATAATCTACGTCTGATATTTCTATTTCTAAAATTTTAAAAGCTAATTTATAATCCATAATGATTATACTTAAATAAATTATAACTTTAAGTAATAAATTGTTATAAAATTACATTGTATTTTATTTTATTGTAAATTATATTTGGATGTTTTGTAAAATAACACGTATATTTATTTTAGGATTTTTTCCATTTCTGCAATTAGTTTATCCCTATTAGTATTCTTACATAGTTCATACCATTCTGGATGAGTCTCTGTACTTGGTATATCTAATACTGTATTCCAAGGGTCCTTTTCAACCGTATTTATAACATCTATTCCCAATTTATGAATACACCACGATATCCAATTATCATCAATTTTAATGCAACACTCGGGCATTGTAGTATAGAATTGTTTTATGTTTCTTAAATTATTTATATTAAAAATATACCCACCAAATCCAGCTACTTCATTATAATTATTTCTTACAGAAGTAAAATGACTTGTTACTTTACTTGGATTGATTAAATAAGAATCATATAAAGATTTAATAAAATTATTTCTCATTACAATATCATCATCTAAAATAATAACAATACTATCATCTGGAATTATATCAATACTTCCAATCAATTTTGTACAAGGTCCACAAATATTTGTTTCGTGTAAAATTACATTTTCATTATCATATAAATATTTTGGAATATCATATGTAAACTCTTTAATAGATAAATTAATAATTAATTTTGTAAAAGGAATACTTTGGTTTAAAAGCGAATTATATACTTTTTTAAAATGATCTGAAGATAATCTAATTGGAAGGGTTGTTAATGATAAATATATATTAAACATTAATATAATAATATGTTTTAATAATTTTATATTTTTATTCTATTTATAAATTATGAATATGTTTAATTAAATAAAATAAATATTTTTCAACGTGATAAATCGGACGATAATTATTATTGTAGTATTGAAAAAATCCAAATGTTTTAATTAAAATATCTGATATATTTTTTTCATTAATTTTTTTCTCCTTTATAAATGTAGAGAGAATATACCACATACATTCAGTTATATCTAAATTATATATGAAAATATCATACAAAATATCTCTAAATTTCAAAAAATTAAGATCATTAATATTTATCATATTATTAATTATTTTGTTGCATATTATTTTATATTGTAACATCAAATTCTCATCGTATAAATGAAGCATTTTTATATTTTTTATATTTTCTAATTTAATTTTATTTGGAAATTTATTTTTTAAACATTTTAAATATGAAGATTTTGAAGGTCTATAAATATTTATAATTTCACAACAGTTTAAAATATTGTCTTGTATAAAACTTATTTGTTCTGTTATTAAAATAAATTTTAAATCTATGGATGTCGCATTATTTTGTTGCATGTAACTGTAAAAATTTTCTAACAATTCACTATGTATATCGTGAAAATATTTACATACAATTATACCCGATTTATCTTTTTTTGCTGATATAATATCTATTATTTGTTGATAAATTTCGTGCCACAATAACTTGGAATTGCATCCTAATAATGACATATCAATTTCATAATGAATATCACTTATTTTAAAAAAATACTGTTGTTTATTATAGGTAACACTTATTTTTTTTTCATATTTTAATTTAGTTGGACTATACTTTTTAATTGATTTTAACATTTGCGTGTATTTACCAACTCCACTTGGCCCATAAAATATTAAGTTTTTTAAATCTATTACTTCTTTTGGGAATTTTTCATAAATTTTGTCTAATTTTGGATGCAAATTTTCTCTATTATTTTCTATTGTATATTCTTCAAAATGAGTTTCATAAAATTTCATTATTATAAATATTATAAAAACCTTTATATATTGTTAAAATTTATAATTTATATTTTATATTATAAATTTTTAATTTAATTAATAAGGATTAAATATTAGATAGCTTAAAAACAACTTGTAATTATATAATAGTTTCATTAAATGAATATAGTACAGAGAATTGATCAATATGATTGTAGAAATATATATTTCTGCGATCCAATTAAAAATAATATAATGAATGAAGGTAATTTTATAAGAATAATATATTCAACACAAGATGTAGCTTTAAATGGAGTATATTTATTAATAACGCTAACAGATTTGGTTTGTGAAAAATATTATAATAAATATAAGTGTACATTTAATGTGAATAATCATAGGGAATTAATTGAAAATATAAGAATAATAGAAGAGGACATATTAAAAAAAATAGAAATTAAAAATAAATGCCCGTTATTTAAAATTTACGAACAATTAAGTAATGGTAATATAAAGATTTTTAATGAAATAACAACACGTCATAATAATTCATTTATATTAAAAATTTCCGGTATTTGGGAAACTCAGAATAATTATGGTGTTACATATAAATTTATTAAAATTAATAATTAGTTATTCATATTAGTTATTCATATTATTTATCCATATTATTTATTACACTGAAATCCGTCTGTTCTAAAATATTTTAATATTGTAAACAATATCAGTGAACATATGGTAGTTAATACTCCCAATAAATACATAAGACTACTTGTAATTTTATTTAATTTACCAGTGGTTTCAAATTTCTCGGTAGAAATATTTGTATATACAATATATATCTGTAATAAAAATAATATAATTGCTATATTACTAAATGTAAAATAACTAGGCGATACCTTGTTTTCCATAATTGGATTCATATAAAATATTATTAAATACATTATAAACCCAATTAGCCCTAACATTAATAAAAATGGTCCAGTTGTCATAATAATTGATGAAATGATTTGAAATGTTGTTCCACTCTGTGGTACTTTAAAAATATTATTAAATAAAATCAGCAAAATCATCATTATAGCCATAATTAATACAGAATACCCTGCTAATATAGAACCAAAGGATACATTTCCAGATGAGAAAAAACTAATTATAAATGATATAACACTTGCGGATATTAACGCTTTATAAATACCTGCATACCAATCTTTCATTATATTAATATATATTAATATATTAATATATTAGTCTAAAAATATATTTAACTTTAAAGAGATTGATAATTATTTTGTATTTTTTAGTTGTTCTTTAAGTTCGTCTATTTCATTTTGCATTTTTTTCATTTTAGATAGCAATAATGGTATTATTTCTAAATAATTAATTGTCTTATATTCATTTTCTTCCTCATTTATATAACTTGAAACTAGTTCTGGAAATACTTTTTCTGTATCTTGAGCAATAAAACCATAATGAGTTTTTCCATTTTCTTCATAATTATAATTAAATTTTACAGGATTTAAATCAAAAATAGAATCTATATTTTCGTTATCAATTGATTCAATATTTTTTTTAAGGTTCGCATCAGAAGGGTTGTTTATAGAACCTAAGACAGTTAAATCCTTGGGAATTAATATATTGTAATTTTGATTTGCAGGAGTAATAAATGGATTACTTGTATAAGGATGCGACTTTTTATAAATCCATACAGCAGTACCTACATCTGAAACATAAAATTGTTTTATATCTGTTTGATAATCTCCTACTTTACCTCCATAATTAGCAACTGTTGAAAGTATAGACATATTATTATAATAATAATTAATTTTATTATTTTAATATTTTATTATTTTATTATTTAAACTACTAATTATATAAAAAATTATAGTTATATATTAATATAAATAATGTCTGGGCCATTAAATTTTATTTCAGATATAAGTTCACCTAAAGTTTATAATGTGAATACTAATCATCCAATAATACCTAATTCTCAAGAGATGATAATTTATAGAAAATATATATCTATTCACTCTGAAGATAGGGATATTTTAAAACATCCAAATTCTAATCAATTTGAAATTGAACTACCAGAGGATATTTTAAATGTACTCACAGTTAGACTTACAAATTGGTCGTTTCCTGCTAATTATAATACATTTTCACAATTAAATTCTAATTTAACAATGACATTTAAAATTTCAAGTCCATATAATCCAGGAGATAATGCATATACTGACCCATTATTAAATATAATTTTTGAAGCTTTATTTTATAGTAAAGATGAAAATTATATTATTATCATTGAAACTGGATTTTATAATCCACAACAAATGGTTACAGAGTTAACTAATAAATTTAATGAAGCAGTTACTTTAAGAATACAAAAATATTTACAAAGTAAGGTCTTGATTGATCCTGTAACATATCAACCAATATTAAATCAATTTATTGCAAATGGTGGATATAGTAATTTTATTATTGTTTATAATACTGTTAACCAAAAAATATGGTTTGGTAATAGAATTGATGGATTTACTTTAACTAATGAAACACAACTAGCTAAATCAGCACTAATTGACAACTTATATTGTGGTGCAAAGTCACAACTACCTGACTTTAGCGACTGGGGTTTACCCGGAAACTTAGGTTTAACAAAATGTGATATGATATCTTTAAGCGAAACTGGATATACGCCTAGATTCTATTATGGTGATGTTACACCAGGAGATAGTGGGTATTGGCTATTACCTGTTCCAGGAGTACCAGGTTGCAATGTTCATTATCTTCAAAGTCCATTTAAAATTAATTTAATGGGTAATGCGTATATTTATATGGAAATTGATGGATTAAATTGTATTGACGAAACGAGTCCTTATAATTTAAGTAAATTTACAGTTCAAACAAACCAAACAAATGGTGTATGCAATTCTGCCTTTGCTAAGATAGCTGTACCAACTACACCTATTTCACAATGGTTTGATAGAGATCAAATACCTTACAAATTATTTATGCCTCCTGCAGAGAGAATCAGAAAGTTAAAAATTAAACTTAGATATCACAATGGCGAATTAGTGGATTTTGGAGTATTTAATTATTCATTTACCCTAGAATTTTCTACTACTCAACCACAAATAGAGAGAAAATACAATGCGTGGGCAACCGGGTTGAGATAGTAAAATTATATATCGTAACGATCTTTTATCCAGGATTTCAAAATAGTAATATTACAACTTTTGTAATCTTCTTTACAATCTTTATTAAAATTTAAAAGACTAAAAAATTGTGGTTTTTTCATTTTTAATGTTTTATAAAATATATAATCTCCTTTGGGTCCTTTCCTAATAGAAATGTTTGTATTAATTTCTCTCACCATATTACTTCCTTCCTCTAAATATTTTTTAATATCTTCAAATGAAATATTTTCAATTGGACGGTTACCTAATTCTTTTAAATTTTTTGTATTGCCTCCCCAAGTAATATATAACCCAAATTTGCCTTTTTTAATAATAACATCTTGATCATTATATTTTCCCAAAATATATGAACTATTTTTGATTTCTGTATTATTTTTATCATCTACTATTTCTTGTATTTTTAAACTTCCATTTTCTATTTTATGAACATCTATATCTTTCTTTACTGATTTGAATATTATTTCCTCTTTTCCATTGACTGTATTACTACATTTTATTACTGGACCATATTTACCTATAATATATGTATTATTATCATCAATTTTATATTCAATTTTTGGTTTATCTTTTAACTTACTTATTAAACTATCTACTTGTAAGTTGCATATACTGCACAATTCAGTTAATGATTTTTCACCTTTTGAGATTTTATCTAAATCGTCTTCCATAGAACGTGTATATTCATAATTAAATATTTCTGAAAAATTATTTTCTAAGAATTCCATTACAATTATTCCAAGAGGTTGAATAATTAATTTATTTTTCTCATTACCGAATTCTCTCTTGATAGTGATTTCAAATATTTCGTTATTATATAATTCAAAGTCTTTACATACAATTTCTTTACCTATTATAGAATCTTTTTTAACATAACCTCTTTCTTGAATTTTATCAACGAGAGAAGAAAATGTAGATGGACGACCTATACCCTTTTCTTCTAGTAATTGAACCAAACGCGCTTCTGTATAATGTGGTTTTAGTCCTTTTAAACTAACCTTGGAAAATATTTTTTTATATAAAGTAACTTCGTTTTGTCTTATAGTTTTTAAATATTGATGCTCTTTATTGTCAGTTGAATATTTTTTAGAAACTATTTTCCAACCAGGGAAATCTATTAATTCACTTATATATGTGAATTTTGCATTTTGAAAAGCCGAAATATTTGCGGTAATTGAATAAAATTCTGCATCCGACATACAGCTCTCTAAAGAGTTTTCCCAAATAAGCTTATACATTCGTTTCTCTTTAGAATCTATATTATCAGGGAGTTCTTTCAGTGAAATATTAGTAGGTCTTATAGCCTCGTGTGCATCTTGACACAAATTATTTTCTTTTTTATTAACTTTTTTAGAACCCTTAGTGACTTTCTTTGTTGTAGATATAGATGGTTGATTTAATAATTCGTCTCTTTCTTTTGCTCCTCCTATAATTAGATGTATGTTTTTATTAATATATTTATCTTCGTATGTTCTAGAAATATATTCTTTTGTAGAATCAACAAATTCTTTGCTATATGTTTTTGAATCAGTTCTCATATATGTTATGTATCCTCCTTCATATAGATTTTGACACAAACGCATAGTTTCTTTTGGAGAATAATGCAATTCATTACTTGCGGTTTGTTGTAATGTTGAAGTTATAAATGGCTGAGGTGGAGATTTATACACTTTAATTGGTTGCGAACAGCTATAAATATGAGTAAATGTTGTTGTTCCGTGTAAAAAATCTTTTATATCATCCTCGGTTTCAAATTGTTTATTTAATTCAAATGGTATGTTTTGATTTGTAAAATAACCTATAGTATTGTATGCCTTTCTCTCTTCTATTTTATTTATATCTAATTGATTTTCATAAATTAATTTTAAAGCAGGAGTTTGGCATCTACCGGCAGAGAGAGAATTAGCTGAATGTTTTGTAATAACATCCCATAAAATTGGTGTTATTTTAAAACCTACTAATAAATCCAATATTTGTCTTGCTTGTTGAGCATAAACTAAATTCATATCAATATTTCTAGGACTTTTTGCTGCGGTAACTATTGCAGATTCAGTTATTTCATTGAATACAATACGTTTTGTTTTAAATGGATCTAAGTTGAATACTTGACAAACAAAAAAAGCTATACCTTCGCCTTCTCTATCATTATCGCAACTAAGCAATACTTCATCTACGGTTTTAATTTTTTTTCTAATTATTTCTGTATTCTTTTTTTTGGATTCAATTAATTCATACGTGCATTTAAAATTATTTTCAATATCAATATTTTTTAATGACTTTAATTCTGTAATATGACCCATAGTTGCAACTACTTCATAAATATTTAAATCATCGTTATCATTTAAATATTTTTCTATTTTTTTGCATTTTGACGGTGATTCAACAATAACTAGATATTTCATATTGTATTATTTAACTGGATATATTTATGTTATTTTGAAATAAAAATTGATTTATTTTAAATTATTTTTAATTATAATTTATATAGTGATATTAAATATATATAATTAATATATAATTAATATATAATTAATATATAATGGCTGAATTTGCAATAACAGAAGAATGTACGAATGAAAAATTACAAGAATTTGCATATGAACATTTTACATACATTAATCAAATATTTGGTGATCAAACGGTAAGACAAATTATCACTGAAGTTTTCCCGAATAAAAACTTTGAACTAGGATTTGAAGAAACAAATCTTGATTTTGAAAATTCATTTCATCATTATTTGATAGATAAAAAAACACAAAAGCCCGTTTGTAGTGTTGATAATGGATATCAAAATATTTATATAAATAAGAATGATAATTTGTGTCAATCCTATTCCTTATTAACTTATTTTAAAATACCTATTGACCCTGATCAAAAACAAAGACAAATGGATATGATTAATATGTATAGAAAGTTATTATCTAGTAAAAAATTATTCAAAATAGTAGATGAAATTTTAAAGGACCCTGATAATAAGAAATTATGGATTAATTATACTAAAAAAAAGAAAACTTATGTTGTAATGAATTCATCATCTATTAAGAAAAATATTCATGATGTTTTAAATAAATGGGAAGAGTATGGTTACTGGTATTTTATAGGCGATGGTATGTGTCCGGTTAGTAAACCAGTTGTAATTAGATCTTCTAAACGGTTAAAAGGTGGTGGAGGAAATAGTAAAACTAATTCTAGAAAAAGGAATGTTAGCTCTAGGAAAAATAAAAATTAATAATAAAAAGAACACCTAAAAACATATTATTTATAATAATTATTATAAATAATAATGGAAATAACGATTACGCCAGACATATATACTCCAAGTGTTGATAATACTGGTAATTACATAGATAATATACCTATAATTAAAAATGGTATTTTTTGTCCGTGTGGATCAAGAAAAGATAAAACATACGAAACTGCAAGTAAGTTTTCAATCCACATAAAATCAAAAACACACCAAAAATGGTTAACGATTTTAAATCAAAATAAAGCAAATTATTATGTAGAGATGCTTAAAACTAAAGAATTGGTAGAAAATCAACGAAAAATTATAGCACAATTGGAAAATCAACTCCACAAAAAAACATTAACTATTGATTATTTGACCGAACAAGTTATAAATAAAACAAATCAACAAGTTTCTAATATAGATTTGTTAGATTTGTTAGATTTTAATTAACATTACAAATAAATTATTCAATCATTTTGTCATACTTTAAATTGTGAGGAGGATTAAATAAAATATATTCTTCTATGTTCATTTTATATATTAATAAATTAGGAAACCAAAAACTACTATTATTTTTTTGATATACTCCCGATATTTTATAATCTTTTTTATTATATACTATTTTACAAAGATTCATTATTGCATATTTATCAAAATAATAGAAACTTAATCTATTCATTTTTTGTTTTTTTGGTATTAAAGATGAAACCTTATAAAAATTTATTTTAAAATCTATTTTGTCTATTATACTTGTTCCTTCTCTAGTGGTTAAAGTAATAATTTTATTTTCTATTAAATATTTTACTAGTTTCATAAATTCATATTGTTCCTCTACTGTTATATAGCCAAATGCAAATTGAAATTCATATAAAGCCTTTTCATTTGATGTCATATTAATATAAGGATGATCGTATTTTATTTTCTTAATTTGATTATCGGTTAAAATAATAGTAGGGGTTAATTTAATTAGCGTAGATTTAAATATATATTTTATAAAGTGATCATTTTCTTTATTAATTTTCAGTAAATAAGTCGGTTTTTTAATATCCCATTTGTAGATGTGGGTATCTTTTGACTTATAGCTTTTTGCTACAGCTAAACTGCCGAACCAACTTGAGTTATCTAGTAAACAGTGATTATGAGTTTTATTTTCTGATTTTCTTTGATATTCCAGAAGTTCGTCTCCTGTATATTGTTTTGACGCGTATAATGAAAAACTCGTGTCTAAATATTTTAATGAAGGTTTTATTTTTTGTATTTTAGTATTTTTTTTGGTTTTATTTTTTGTATTTAAAATATTATTTTTATTATTTTTATTATTTTTACTACTTTTCATATTGTAATATTATTAGATTAAAATTATAATAAATAAAATTTGAAATGATTTTACATTATTCATTATATATAAAACCTAAAATTAAAACAGATTATACAGTGAAGTTCAACTAATTACGCAAAATGAATCAGTTTTTATGTGTATATATTCCAAATATGACACCTAATATTAGATTAGAAACAATTAAAAATGCATTTAAAACAATGGGAGATGTGAAATATGTTTATTTTGAGTATGACGTGAAACGCCAAAATTCCAAGGCTGCGTTTGTTTACATAACTTTATATAAACACATAGTTAACGATTTCAATGTTTTGATAAATAGTGAATATGGATTTCAAATTAAACCATATGGAAATAGTAACCCATACATTGTTTGGGAAGTTCTTAAAGCGATAAATATACCTATATCTTGTGAGAGGATTTATACAAAATATTCTTTACTTCCTCAATTAGAAGAGATAATTAACGAGTGTGGAAAAATGTTTATATAAACAAAGATAATTAAAATACGTTAGAATAAATAGTTGTTTCATTAAGGTAGTATATGAAATAACATTAGATGGGAATTTGCTTATCTACCTCAAAGTAAGCAAATAATAAACCCATTATATAGAATTTAGTTAATCCGAAAGGAAGCGCTCGTATTTTTTTGTTGATTTACTCGGCATTTAAAATACGCGTTGCTCTAAATAATATTAATAAATTATTTTTTAATTGTATTCATTTGCTTAAACTGTTTCCACGAGATGTTTACTTCAGCCTTTTTTGGTTCAGGTGTTGGTTCGGCATTTTCGTTTAATTTATCGGCTTTCTTCAAAGCACTGTCAATATAAATTTCTTTTAAAATCGTTCCAACTAGAAAGGAACCTTCGTGTTGATCTAAATCACCATCTTCTATTTGTTTTAATACATCAAGGAACTTATTTAATAATACAATATCTATTTCGTCTTTCTTAACTTTATTATAAATGTCTGTATAATAGTTAAATAAAAAACCACATTCTTGAATACATTCTTCATTAATTTTATTTTCATCACCTCTGTATTTAGATTTAATTAAAATCATATTATTAACCTCATTTCTTAAAATTTGGCTATGTTTTAAGTTGCGTATTAAATCTGTTTGATCTTGAACATTGTTTGTCTTAACCATATTTTGCAATTGCAATCTTTGATTTTCGTCCATTAATTATACTTTATATTAAGTATTTTATTTTTAAACCTAATAAATTAATAAATTATATAATTATTTTATAAAATTAAATTATATAATTATATATTAAATGAGTACAACAACTTCAGGACAAAATGTACCGGGAATGATGCTTCCTACACAAAAAGGAATGATTGGATCAAACCCTAAAGACTCTGCTGTTCAATCTATGAATAATATGAATCAAAAACAGGCTTCATTAGGAAGTGCCGTTGGAGGTATGCGAAAAAGAAGGAAAAATAAAATGAATAGAGGCGGTAGTGCTTCTACACCTAGTAATATTGCTGTCCCGCAATATCAAATGCAATATCAAGTACAAAATGGGCCTGGTCAAGATCCTAACTCTCAAATTCAGCAAAATGCACAAATTAGTACACAAGGTGCTGCAAATTCTGCAATGGATAACTATGCTACACAAAAAGGCGGAAATAGCAACTATAATTGGGGATGCTATAGCGGTGGTAAAAAAAGAAAAACTGTTAAAAAATTAAAAAAATCCAGAAAATCCAGAAAACACCGTAAAAAATCTAAACGTTACAATAAATAATACTATTATTGTGTAAATAGTTTAAATACTAATAATTAATTACTAACTATAATGGAGAATAATACTATAATAAATATAAGTAATAATTTAGATAATTATTGTTGGAATACTAGTATATGTTCAAGTCAAGCAGACAAAACTTGCGGGAAATGTCATATTGCTAAATATTGTTCTGTAAAATGTCAGAGAGAACACTGGAGTCAACACAAATTGTCTTGTTCTAAATTGAAAAATAATATAAATACAAATAAAAAAACGGATTTTGATTTGGTTGGTTTTATGGATACATTTCCAATTATTAGTTCAATGATGGGTAAAAATCAAATATATGGTATATTATATTATTTAAAACAGGTTATAGATAATGGTATTGAAGGTGATATTGTTGAATTGGGGTGTAATGTAGGAACTACGAGTATTTTCATAAGAAAGTTTTTAGATGTATACGGGTGTGATAAAAAATATCACGTTTATGATGGTTGGCAAGGGCTTCCTCCTAAAGTAAAGGAAGATGAGAGTGCAACATCTTACCAATTCCCTCAAGGGTGTTGTAAAACAACTAAAGATTATTTTATTAGTGTATTTAACCATTTTAATTTAGAATTGCCTATTATTCATTCTGGATGGTTTAAAGAAATTCCTGATAATGAATATCCTGAAAAAATATGTTTAGCATTTTATGATGGTGACTTTTATACATCAATAACTGATTCATTTAATAAAACATTTGATAAAGTTCAAAAAGGCGGTATTATTATCATAGATGATATTGGTGGTGATTCATTAGATAATCATCCATTACCTGGATCAGAGAGAGCAGTTATAGATTTTCTTAAAAGTAGAAGAGAGACATATGATTATTCTGGGTATGCTAATAAAGATTTTGTATTTGATAATTTACCGCACGGAGGGGCAAAAATAAATAAATTATAATTTGACTTTATTTTCTGGTGTTGTAATATAAATATAATTAGAATTATATTTATATAATAATAATATAAGTTATGCCATCTGGGAAAAACTGGATTAATTTTATATACATTAATTTAGCCTTTGCTATATATATCGTAGGTGTTTTTTATTTTAGCCAGCTTGCACAAATTAAAGCAAGTTGGCCTTTATATAGATGTAATCCTATGTATATGCCTTTAGCTGATGATGTGGAAAGTAATTTTGTTTATTGTATTCAAAATATGCAGACAAATTTTATGGGTTATTTGTTGCAACCCTTAACATTTTTGACTAGTTCTATAACTGGTGTTGTTTCTAGTTTTCTTAACGAAATTAATATGGTAAGAGCAATGTTTGATAAAATAAGAACCTTTATTACATCTATTATTCAATCTGTATTTGGAGTATTCTTAAATTTAATTATTGAATTTCAAAAAATTACTATTGGTATTAAAGATTTAATAGGAAAAACAATTGGTATTATGGTTACTTTAATGTATGTTATTGATGGTAGTGTTAAAACTATGCAAAGTACGTGGAATGGGCCGCCTGGACAAATGGTGAGAGTGTTAGGTAAATGCTTCCATCCAGAAACAAAGTTGAAATTGCAAAATGGTAATATTATTTGTATGAAAGATGTTAATTTAGGAGATGTTTTAGAAAATGGTTCAATTGTTGAATCTGTTATGAAGATAGACAATAAACGTGATCCTATACCTTTATACACAATTAATAATGCAGGAGTAAATAAAGAGAATATATACGTTACAGGTAGTCATTTAGTATTTAATAAAGGTAAAAATAAAATTGTAAAAGTTGAGGACTATCAAAGGTCTAATTTATCAAATATTCAAACCGACTGGTTTAGTTGTTTAATAACAAATGATCATAGAATTCAAATAGGAGAAGAGCTATTCTGGGATTGGGAAGACCATTTTGTAAAAAAAATATTGTTTTAGATTATTATATTTTATAAAACTATACTTTATAAAAACTATATTTTTTTAAAGTATAAGTATATGGATAGCGATAAAGGATTAAATAATATTAAAAAAATGTATGAAAAATTAACATATATGGATCAATATGGTGCATCAGTAATACTATTTATAATTATTACAATTGTACTTATTGTAATGTGTGCTTATTGTTATGCAATGATTTATAAAAAACCCATTGCAGATGATTGGGCGAATCAACGCTGTAAACCCTATTATATTCCTATTGCAGGATTTATCACGAAACCAGATAATATGAGTATCTCAGAATATACATCACAAAATTTCGCATATTGTACTCAAAATATTTTATCTAGTATTACAGGCACATCTGTTGCACCTGCAACCTATCTGATAAAAGTTATTAATACCATATTGGATTCTATGAAAGATGCAATAAATGCTATTAGAGGAATGTTTGACAAAATAAGAGGGTTTTTCCAGACATTTACTGAAGAAGTTATGGGTAGGATAATGAATATTATGATACCATTACAAAAAATTATAATTGGTTTTAAAGATTTTGTTGGAAAAATACAAGGCACAATGACTGCAGGACTGTTTACATTATTAGGATCATACTATACATTGAAATCTTTAATGGGTGCAATTGCTCAGTTTATAATTACTATTTTAATAGCAATGGCTGTTATGATTGCTATATTTTGGATTTTACCATTTACTTGGGGAATGGCTGCATCAATGACTGCAGTTTTTATAGCTTTGGCTATACCAATGGCTATTATTTTAGCATTTATGATGGATGTTTTACACGTTCAGACAACATTATCTATTCCTAGTGTAAAAATTCCTAGTGTAAAATGTTTTGACAAGGATACGATTATACAAATGAATGACGGGTCTCTTAAAAAAATAATAGATATAAAGGTTGGAGATACTCTCTTAAATAATAATACTGTTACTGCAAAAATAAAAGTAGAAAGTAAAGGCTCAAAAATATATAATTTAAATGGTATTACTGTTTCCGACTCACATATAGTGAAATTGGATGATAAATGGATACCTGTATTTAAGCACCCAAATGCTAAGAGAATCGCTTTTTATGAACATCCATATTTATATTGCTTAAACACGAGTAATAAAACTATTTTAATTGACGATATTTTATTTACAGATTGGGATGAAATAGTGAATAATGAAATTATTGAGTTAAAAAATAATGGTATTGTTATGATAAATAAGGTAGAAGATATTCATAAGTATCTTGATGGAGGATTTACTCCTAAAACAATGATTCACTTAAAAAACGGCACTACACGACCTATAAACGCGGTTGAGGTAGGCGATATTTTAGAAAATGGAGAAATTGTTTACGGATTAGTTGAAGTTTATGGAGAAGATTTAAGTGAACAATGTGTATATTCTTTTACTAAAAGATTTGATGGTTTAGGAAAAAACATATTGATTGAAGGTGGTCCAAATTTAAATATATGTGATAAAAATTGTATTTTTAATACAACTTTAAATTTAGATTATCACGATAAAAATATAAATTATTATAATACAAAAGATATTAAGAAAATAAGAGAAAAAAAACTTTTTCATTTATTAACTAATAAAAAAACATTTTATGTTGATAAAATTAAATTTTATGATTATAACGCTTCGGTTGATTTATTTTTAGAAAAAACCAAAGGAAAATTATTATCTATGAAATATGTATAATATGGATATCTCAATATTAGGATACAAGATTAATCTTGAAGTATTAATTTTAATAGGAGTAGTTTATTTAATTTTAGTTGGACATACTCTTGGTGGATGCTGTAATTTTTATAAGATAATGGAAGGTATGGAAAATAAAGCTAAAAAGCCTTTAACTCAACCATTACCTTCTGCGGTCCCTACACCTGCGTCTAAAAAGGCTGGTACAGAAGGATTTGTCGGAGCTAATACCAACTATGGAGAGTCTTCCCAATATAGTTTAAACGATAATACTCCAGTGGATACTTCTTCCTGGATGGCTCCAAATCTAACAGTTGTTCCAGGACAACAATTGAGTGCCGGAGTGCAAAATATACTGAATCGTCCTTCACAACAGCTACCTTTACCTGAAGGCGAATTAGATTTTTTTGCAAGTACACAATTTAAGCCTGAATGTTGCCCAAACACCTATAGCAATTCCAGTGGGTGTGCGTGTATGACTAGTGGTCAATATAACTATTTAATAACCAGAAGTGGTAATAATGTACCTTATTCTGAATATTAATTTATTTTATATATTATTTTTATAAATAATATATAGTTATAATAAATGAAAAACACAGCTAAAAAAATTAGAATAAAAAATAAAACACGTAAAAATATAAAATCTATGATTAAATTTGTAAAAGTACCAGAAATAAAAAGCAAGTGCGATCTTATAGGCTTGACTGAATTTGAAAAAAATTATTCTCTATATAATAAGTTTTTAGGGAAAAATAATGTTCAATTAAAAAAAGAATTTACAAAAGAATTAATATCTAAGTTTTCGCCAACAAATATAAAACCTGAAGAGGATTTTTATACATATATAAATTATTTATGGATGAAAGATGTTCAATTAAATAAAGAAGAGAAATATATTGTTCAAATTGATGATTTTAGATTAGCACAAGATAATGTTTATAAAGAGTTAGATAAGATTATTATTGATTATTTTAATTCTAACAATAATAAATTGTCACATTGTTTGAAAAAATTTTATAATTCAGTAATTAAAATGAATAATAAAACTGATAGTATTAAAATTGCAAATGATATATTATTACAAATAGACGAGTTAAGAAAAAATAAAAGTAATTTATGGAAAATGCTTGCGTTTACAAATAAAAGTCAAATTATTTCATCAGTATCGCCATTTGTTTGGGATATGTTACCTGATAGTAAAAACCCAGAAATTTTTAGACCTTATATAGGTATAATCAATTTTCCAATAATTGATTATAATATATATTTTGATGATGGTACGGATATTGAATATAAAAAAAATTATAGAAATAATTTTAAAAACTATTGTAAAGTTTTATTTGATACTGTTCTTGGTAAAGATCATAATATGAATACTGATAATATATACGATGTGCAAGTAGATATATTTAATTCTTTAGGTTGCATTGATATTACAACAAAACCTAAAGTATATAATAGAGTTTATGCTAATGAATCTTTGAAAAAATATGGTTTTGATTGGGAACAATTTTCAAAAGAATTAGGGTTTTCAAAAACACCTAAGTTTTTTATTACTTCTGATTTAAATTACTTGAAATGTGGTACCGATCTCTTATTAGAAAATTGGGATTCTGAAAAATGGAGACCATATTGGGTTTGGATTTTTATAAGGTATATAGCTAGAGTAACACGTGATTTTGAAGATATATATTATACATTTCATGGTAAATATCAAAGAGGACAAGAAGCGATTGTTACTTCGCCTGCAGTTAGTGCAGCTGTGTATATGTCTGTACCATTTAATACGTTTTTAACGAAACAATATGTTAAAAAATTTAAAGACCCAAGAATTGTTAAGTATGTCACTACAATGTGTAATGATTTAAAACGTGTTTTTACTAGAATTATAAATAGAAATGATTGGCTTTCGCCTTCAACGAAAAAATATGCATTGCTTAAATTAAAGTATTTAGATTTTACTATTGGAAACCCACAAGAATTGAGGGAAGACCCTTTATTAGATTATACAGATAGTTTATATGACAATTTAAACAAAATTTATGAATGGAGACATACATACTATGTTCAATTAGATGGAGTAAAAGTATTTGATATTCCACTTGTAGATTGGACACAATACCCTGTAAAGTTGTCTGGAAGACAAGCTTATATTGTAAACGCATCATATACGCCAAGTAAAAATAATATATATATAAATTTGGGTTATATGCAAAAACCATTTATAGATTTGGAAGAAAGAGGAATACAATATAATTTAGCTCATCTTGGTTTTACAATAGGACACGAAATGTCGCACTCTTTAGATGACCAGGGTAGTCAATATGATCATAAAGGTAGATTATTAAATTGGTGGACTACAGAAGATAAAAGAAGGTATAAATTAATTCAAAAGCAAGTAATAAACCAGTATGAGGAATTGGCTAAAAAAGATGGAATAGATTTTGATGCATCTATTGGAATTGGTGAAGATCTAGCTGACATATCTGGGTTAGCTATTTGTGATGAATATTTAATGGATTATCAATCATCTAAGTATGATCCTGTTCCAATACGTGATTTATCATTCAAAGCATTTTATACATATTACGCTATTCAAATGAAACAAAAGGTTGGGAAAGCTGCTGTAAAAGCACAATTAAAAACCAATCCACATCCACCAGATAAATATAGGACAAATGTTCCTTTATCTCGCTCACAAATATTTAGAGCATTATATAATATTAAAAAAGGTGATGGTATGTGGTGGAATAATACAGATACAATTTGGTAAATATTTAAAACGGTATTATTATTTCGTATATTCGCAAATGGTGCAATATATTATTTCCTGACACCTATCAGGTGTTATATCTATGGTATCTTTCACAAAATTATGTTGACATACTTGATGAGCAAAAAATGTTAATATTTCACAAAATTTATTACCTTCAATAATTTTTGATATATATGAATCTTTTAAATTTGTTAATAATTCAATATCAGCATCTTTATTATATTTATCTAGGTTATCATTCTCATTAATAGTATGTTGAATTATATCTTCATATATTGTTTTTATTTCTTCTAAACAATTTACTATTTTTTTATGTTGTGATTTTGAATATAAAAAATAATTAACACTCATTTAATTATTTTTATTTAAGGTTTTAAATTATTTTAATAATATATTGTAATAATATTTTACCCGGTTAATTTTTACACGTTTAATGTTTAACATATATACTTAGGTATTGTAGTTTGTTAAACGTACATAGTATACAATGCTGAAAAGTTTTCTTTATCGCGTTTAATCATTTTATCTACAATATCTTTTGTAACCGTAAATGGGAATTCTACTTTTAATGACATATCTTCTTCAAATAAATTAGACCCGGGCTTCATTAGGCGATATAGATTCAACTTGGTATGGATGATTTCTAAACAACGTTTTAGATTTCTAACACCATCTTCTTTGTTGCAATGGTTATCAATAATGTAATGAATTGTTGAATCAGGAATAACAATATCCTCATTTGCAAACTTAACTTGTTCGCGGATTTTTGGTAGTATGTAACTATTCCCTATAATAGTCTTTTGTTTTTGGTTATATCCTTTTGTTTGAATTCTATACATTCTATCTTTTAAAATTGGGTTCACTTTACTCTCGTCATTATAACTAAAGATGAATAAACATTTACTAATGTCAAAATCTATTTCAGAAAAATATTTATCGTGAAATTGAGAATTTTGGGTTGTATCAGTTAAATGAGTTAATATTCCTGCAATTTCTTCTCCTCTAGGTGTATCACTAATTTTATCCAATTCGTCAAAATAAATAACAGGATTCATACATTTGCAATCAATTAATATTTGTACAATTTTACCCCAAGTGCTACCTTCATATGTATACGAATGACCATCCAAGAAGCAACTATCTGTAGCGCCGCCCAGAGCTATAAATGCAAACGGTCTGTTCAGAATTTTGCTTATACCTTCTTTCACTAAACTAGTTTTACCCGTTCCTGGTGGTCCGTGAATAGCAATCGCAGTACCAATAGATTTTGGGTTTGTAAGCAATTGACCTAACATTTGCATAATTTGCATTTTTGCATCATTTAATCCATATACAGCATCATTTAAGGTTTTTTGCGCATTTTCCATAAAATCGTGACATTTATCTACTCCATCTTCAATACTTATAGGAAGGGATTGATATTTATTAAAGGGTATTCTCATAAAAGCATCAACCCAATTTTTTATTTTATAAAATTCACCGCTACCTGGTTCCATATATCGTAATGAATTTATTTTTTTCATAGCTGCACCTTTGAAAATAGTAGGAATTTCAGACTCTAATAAAGTTATACGATACGGCCTTTCAATACGTGTGATCTTATTAATTTCTCTGAGTTCTTTTATTATTTTCTTTTGTTCTTCTATTTGTAGTTTCTCATAAAAAGTAAAATCGTTCATAGTGTTTTTATCTCGTATAATTCTTTTAAAAATTCTAGCATTTTTTGCTTTATGTTTCTTTTCTTTCTTTTCTTTTTTTGCGTTTAATTTTTTAATATCTGATTCACAAATTTCTATACATTTTTTTAAAGATTTATTTGATTTATTTTGTTCATAAAGAGACTTCAACTGCGTTAATAATTCTTCATTTGGAACTATTTCATCTTTCGCACTTTTTTCAGAATCTTCTTCTTTTGAAATTGATTTTTTATTTTTTAAATTCTTGCTTTTTTTCTTGGGAATATATTCTTCCTCTTCCTCTTCATCGTCATCATCTTCTTCATCCTCTTCAGAATCGTCGTCTGAAGATACTGATTCATCTTCATCTTCAGTTTCTTCATCGGAATCAACGTAATCTGAATCATCTTCTGAATCAGAGTATTCTTCTTCTTCGTTCCTTCCAATTGTTAACGTAATATTTAGTTTATTTGATCCAGGTTTAACATCATCGTCTTCATCCTCATCCTCATCTTCTTCATAATCAGAATCTTCACTTTCCAGCGTGACATCTGTATCAGATTCAGTTTCACTTCGTTTTTTACCCTTAGATTTATTTTTTTGCTTATTGTTTTTATGTTTTTTAACAATAATCTTTTCTTCTTCAGATTCATTTTCAGAAGCAGTTACCCAAGATTCTTCTTCCTCAGATTCAGAAACTTGTCTTCGTCTTGAACTATGTTTTTCATTTTTTTTGTTAGTTATTTTTCTTTGTTTAGTATTTATTTCTTTTATATGCTCTTCTTCGGTAGATGAAGAATCATCTTCTTCCATATGCTTCTTTAACTTTTCTCCATCTTTAATCTTTTTATTCATATGTTTTGATGGAAATATTTTTTGTAAAAACTTACGATACTCGTGAACATCCATTTCATCTTCTGAATCGCTAGAAGAATTATTATCACTATCAGACCCAATATTTTTTTTCACTTTTTCATCTTTTTTATGAAATTTAGCCTGATCTTTTTTAGATAATTTATGTTTATTGCTTTCACGCGTCATTCTGTTATATTATATTTTATCTTTAAATGTTAATTAATTATTTTAATCAATTTTATTTTATGTAAAAAATAAAATACTCCATTGTGCGTTTATATATAATTTTAGGCTTAAATATTATATATTTATTTATATAAATATTATTATAGTAAGTTTTTTAGAATATATAGTAAAATATACATACTGAATATAATATAAAATTCGTATATTTATAAAATTTTTGAAAATTTAAAATAAAATAAAATTGAATTAGTAAAACAATATAAATCTATTGTACTATAGTATAAGATATGTCCAAATATTCTAATTCAAATAATATATCAAAAAATTGTTCCAAAATTATTGGAATCCAATTTAGTATTTTATCGCCAGATGAAATAAGAAAAGGGTCTGTTGCTGAAATTACAAGTAGAGATACCTATATAAATAATAAACCTGTCATTGGTGGATTATTTGATCCTAGAATGGGTGTTTTAGAACCTGGACTAATATGCCCTACAGATGGTCTGGATTATATGCAAACACCTGGATATGCGGGACATATTGAATTAGCAAAACCAGTGTTTTATATTCAATTTTTAACAACTATATTAAAATGTTTAAAGTGCGTTTGTTTTAAATGTAGTAAACTTTTAATTAATAAAGAAAAATATAAACAGGCTTTGAAATTACAAGGAGACGCTAGATGGAAGTATGTCTTTGCTTTATGCAGTAAAATTAAAAGATGTGGTGAAGACACTGAAGATGGATGTGGTTGTTTGCAGCCCAATAAAATTCGGAAAGAGGGTCTAGCTACTATATTTGCTGAATGGAAAAATGATAGTGAAAATGAAGAACCTATTATTATAAAAATTACACCTGAAATGGTTTTAAAAATATTTAAAAGAATATCTGATGAAGACGTTTCCTTTATGGGGTTTAGTCCAATCTATTCAAGACCAGATTGGATGGTTTGTCAAACAATGTTAGTCCCGCCTCCTGCTGTTCGTCCATCGGTAAAACACGACGCTCAACAAAGGTCTGAAGATGATTTAAGTCATATATTAGTAAATATTATTAAAACAAATAAAACTCTTCAAGATAAGATACAAAATAATGCTCCTGCAAATGTTATTGATGATTGGACAACTGTTTTACAATATTATGTAGCAACTCAGGTTGATAATAAGATTCCAGGAGTAGCATCTGTTGCTCAGCGTTCTGGAAGACCTTTCAAGTCAATTAAAGATCGGTTAAATGGTAAGGGAGGTCGTATGAGGGGAAATCTTATGGCGAAACGTGTAGATTATAGCGCTCGTTCTGTTATTACAGCTGACCCCAATATTTCTATTAGAGAACTCGGTATCCCAATGAAGATTGCTAAGAATATAACCAAACCAGTTACTGTTAATAAACTAAATCGTGACTTTCTAACAAAGTTAGTTCAAAATGGTCCTGAGTTGTGGCCTGGAGCTAAAATTTTAGAAAAGAAAAATGGTGAATCTATTACTTTGAGATATTTCACTGATAGAAAATCTATTATTTTGGAGGAAGGAGATATTGTACACAGACATATGATGGATGGAGATGCAGTCCTATTTAATCGTCAACCAACACTTCATAGAATGAGTATGATGTGTCATATTGCGCGTATTATGAAACGTGGAGATACTTTTAGAATGAATGTTGCAGATACAAAGCCTTACAATGCAGATTTTGATGGAGATGAAATGAACTTACATATGCCTCAGGATCCTGAATCTGAAGCAGAATTAAAAAATTTAGCCGCAGTTCCATATCAAATTATTAGTCCAGCTAATAACACCTCCATTATTGGGATTTATCAAGATTCAATGCTTGGATGTTATCAGTTCAGCAGACCAGATTTGCATTTTACTCCACGAGAAGCAATGAATATGTTAATGATGTTTAATGGAGTAAATGAAATAGAATTATTAAAAAACTCTCAAAATGAAAAAGGGATAACAAATTTTGATATATTAACTCAAATAATGCTTCCATTATCAATGAAATATAAAACAAAAGCTTTCAAAGAAGATAAAGATGATATGGCTACATCAAATGCAGTCGTTGAAATTAGAGATGGAAAATATATTAGAGGTCAAATGGATAAAGGTGTCTTGGGTGCAGGTACAAAAGGATTGCTTCAAAGAACCTGTAATGATTTTGGTAATATGGCTTCAGCAAAATTTATTGATGACTTACAAAATGTAGTTACAGAGTATATGACAAAGACTGCTTTTAGTGTTGGTATCAGTGATCTTATTTCTGACACGAAAACAAATGATGAAATTATCACAGTTATAACACAAAAGAAAAATGATGTTAAAAATTTAATTGATCAAACACAGATTGGAATTTTTGAAAATAATACAGGAAAAACAAATGAAGAAGAATTTGAAACACAAGTAAACAATATTTTGAATCAAGCAACATCAGAGTCAGGAAAGATTGGTTTGAAAAGTTTGGGGAAAAACAATCGTTTTGTTACTATGGTTAATGCAGGATCAAAAGGGTCAGACTTAAATATATCATTTATGATTTCTTGTCTTGGACAACAAAATGTAGATGGTAAACGCATTCCTTATGGGTTTGAACATAGAACATTACCACATTTTACAAAATACGACGACTCACCAGGTGCTCGTGGATTTGTAGAAAGCTCTTATATTAATGGTCTTTCTCCTCAAGAATTATTCTTCCACGCTATGGGTGGTCGTGTAGGTCTTATAGATACTGCTGTAAAAACATCTACTACTGGATATATTCAAAGAAGATTGATCAAAGGTCTTGAAGATTTAATGGTTGGATATGATATGACAATTCGCACAAATAAAAATAAAATTGTGCAATTCAGTTACGGAGACGACAATTTTGATACTGTAAAAGTAGAAAATCAAATGATTCCTATAGTAAATATGAGTATTCAAGAAATATATGCACATTATTTGTCTCCTGAAGAGAATAACAAACTAAAAACATTATCCAATATATTTCTTAAAAATACAATGACAAGATATAAAAAACAACACGATGACTATATTAAAAAATGCAATGAATATATTGAAATGATGGTAAAGAATAGAAATTCAATTATCAAAAATGTGTTTAAGAATAAAGGAGACTCTGTTGTCAATTTGCCGGTAGCGTTTTCACATATAATTAGTAATGTTCAAGGACAGACAAATATAACGGGTAATTCGCTTGTGGATATTACTCCATATGAAGCATTTGGAATGATTGAACAGTGTTATGCAAATCTTCAGAAAAATCACTATGTTCCTCCAACTGAATTATTTAAAACATTGTTCTTCTATTATTTATCACCTAAAGATTTGTTAATTGTAAAAAGATTCAATAATGCTGCATTAACATTACTACTCGATACTATTACAATTAATTATAAAAGAGCTATTGTGGCCCCTGGTGAAATGGTAGGTATGATTGCAGGGCAAAGCATTGGTGAAGTTTCAACTCAGATGACACTCAATACCTTTCATTTTGCTGGAGTTGCATCCAAATCCAATGTAACTCGTGGTGTTCCTAGAATTGAAGAGATATTATCCTTATCTAGTGAGCCCAAAAACCCATCATTAACTATTTATTTAAAGGAAGAGGATGAAACACAAAAAGATAAGGCTCATTCAATTATGTATATGTTAGAACATACACGATTAGAAGAGGTAGTTAAGTCAATAGAAATATGTTTTGATCCGGATGATTTAAATACTCTTATTAGTGAGGATAAAGATACCATAAAACAGTATAGAGCTTTTGAAAATATGGTAAATGAATGCATAGACCAAAATTTAGCTAATAATGATAGTGAAAAATCAAAATGGATTATTCGTATGGAAATGGACCCAGAAGTAATGCTTGAAAAAAATATTACTATGGACGATATAAACTTTACATTAAACAATTGTTATGATAATCAGATATCGTGCGTTTATTCTGACTACAATTCAGAAAAACTAATATTTAGAATTAGAATGAATGAAATATTAAAATCTGGATCAAGTAGAGGAGGACAAAAGAAAACAAAGGTTAATCCTCTAGATCAATCGGATCAAATTTATATTTTAAAGAATTTCCAAGATCAACTCTTACAAAATGTGGTTTTAAGAGGAATCAAGGGTATCAATAAAGTGATTCTACGAAAAATTAAAGACAACCTAGTTGAAAATAATGGGGTTTTCAAAAAACAAGATATATGGGTATTAGATACTATTGGTACTAACTTATTAGATATATTGGGAGTAGATTACATTGATAGCTCAAGAACATTTAGTAACGATATTGTAGAAATTTACAATGTATTGGGTATTGAAGCGGCCAGACAAGTTATTTATAACGAACTCGCAGATGTTATTGAATTTGATGGAACTTATATCAATTATCACAATTATAGTGTTTTAGTTGACAGAATGACATTTACAAGCAAAATGATTTCTATATTTAGACACGGTATTAACAATGATAATATTGGTCCCATTGCAAAGGCCTCATTTGAAGAAACTCCTGAAATGTTTTTAAAAGCAGCTAGACACGCAGAGTTGGATACATTAAAGGGTATATCTGCAAATGTTATGTGTGGACAAGAAGGGTTCTTTGGTACAAGTGCGTTTCAAGTTGTATTAGATATTGAAGAAATGTATAAACTTCAAGAGACTAGTGAGTATGTACCTATTAATGTTGATGATGAAATTGACAAATTCTTTGGATCTATGTCAATAAATGAAAATGAACCCTGTGGAATTAATAATATATCTATACAAAATAATGTGGTTAGCATAAAACCAGAAGATCTAGGTGGCGATAATACTTATAATCCTGGATTTTAAATATAACTTCAATACTGTATAAATAATTTATACTCATAAAATTTAATATGTAATTTATTATTTAATTTATTAAATATTAAATAGTTTTATAATAGTATAACATATTCTTTAATGAATACATTTTCATATATAATTACAAAAATAATTAAGCCAGAAAATAATGCATTCTGTAAAAATTTTGACAATACAGATAAAATAAACCCAATGATTAAATTATTTTTTAGCATATTTATTAGAGAGAACGTAACAATAAAGAAAACAAAACACGCATTTTTTTTTGAAAGTATAAGTAATTGTTTTTTGAAATTGCAAAAAAATGATTTTATTGACTATTTTTGTAAAATTCAAAAAACATATTGTGGGTTTACTAAATTGGCTCTCATTTATAGATATAAAAAAACAAAAATAGTGTCCAATACTGATATGAATTTAAATGAAATATATAAGTATGGTAAAGATATATTCTGTATGTATCAACAAAAAAATTTGTATTTGTTTAATATTAACGATTTAATTAAAATAATTAATACTTCTTTAACTAATGCATATTTATTTATTTCAGATCCATTACCATCAAAAAACCCATATAATAATATACCATTTAATAAATCCACATTGTACAACATATACTTTTATATAAAGTTCAATTCTAATAAATATTGCGAGTTATTAAATAAATTTTTTTATTCAGACTTTAATATTACTTTATTTATGAAAAATAATATGTATTTATTGAGGGAATATGCAATTAATAATTACGTAAATAACTCTGCAAAAAATGTAATTTGTAATGAAATTGATAATATGATTAAAAAATATAATAATAAGATAGTTAATAATAAATTTATTAACAGAAATAGACAAATTATAATTCATAAAGATTTTCCAAAAGATAAATTAATTAAAATATTCAAACCTTATTTGTTATTATTATTTAAAAGCTTATATTCATTAATACCGCAAATTAAAGAAGAATCGTATAATATATTAATGTCTAAATTATTTGCTTTCCAAAAATTTAATCCTAGTTTTGGTAGAAGAAATGCCGTAGTTGAGTGGAAATATACTAAAGATTTAAAAAAAAAGTCATATATAAAAGAATACAAATTTAATGATTCTCATATAAAATTTTATAAAGAAGACTCAAATTTTATGAAAAATCAAATACTTATCAATAATTATGATTTATACAATTATTATGAGGAAACTAGTTATGAAAATTCATATTTAGAATTAGAGTCGGAAACGGAATCAGAATCATATGATGATGACGGTATAGATGTTATAGTTACTACAATAATAGCAAATAACGAAGTTCGCGTTACTGAAATAAACAATGAAGAAGAATATGATGAAGAATATGATGAAGAAGAATATGATGAAGGAGAATATGATGAAGAGGATCAAGATTCAATAAGTTAGACTAGTTATTTTTCACTAGAGTTATCTAATATAAGTAATTTATTTTTAGGAATATTTTTTTTTGCTGTCTTATTACCCTTCAATACTACTTGTTTTTTACTCTTTTTTATACGTTTTATATTTTTTGTTTCCTCATTTTTCTCTTCTGCTAAGTTTTGGTTATCATTATCATTATTATTATTATTATCATTATTATTATTATCATTATTATTGTTAAACGTTACTGTATTCTGCATTAGTAAACTTTTAGATTTCTTAGGTTTTATATCTTCTTCTACGGAATCACTATCCACTTCAAGTAATAATTTAACAGGTTGTTTCTTCTTTATATATTTAGTTATAGCCGGCTTTGTAAAACCTTCCAAGTATCCTTTTATAGTTGTAGAATTTCTTAATGCCTCTTCTATTTTATCTTGACAATCTTTTGCAAGTTTATCAATAGAAATAATTGATTCATTTTTATCACTTTCTATTACTTTGTATATAGGTATAGTTTCTGCTCTTAAAGCAGGAATACCTATAAATGTAAATTTATTATTATTATTATTATTATTATTATTATTATTATTGTATCCTATAAAAAAATTATTTTTATAATCAGTTTGTAAAATTGTTTTTTGACAAATAAAAATAGAAGGTATGTTATATTTTTCAATTAACAGCCATAAATCTAAAGGCGTTAAAAAATAGTTTTCTGAATAAATCATACTAGAAAAAGTTATTTTTTCTGCTTTAACCTGATCTCCAATCGTTTTTTTACCCTCAATAATTAAAATGTCTATAATTTTATCTTTGTATTCGGTTAAATATTTTTTATATTCATCGTATAATTCATTTTTAACTTCATTAATAGTTTTTCTTTTGTTAATTGTTTTTTCTATTAAATCAATTATAAAAGTATATGTACAATAATATGAATTACTATATACCAATTCTTTATAATTTTTTGGAAAACATTTTTTCCATATACTAGAAGTAATTTCATCTTTTGTAGTTTTTTTACACATAACTTCTTCTTCTAATTCATTGATTTTTTTTTGTGATGAAACTTTATTTTCATAAGTTTGAGTAATAATTGGAATAGCTTGATCATATGTATTATATTTAACATATTTATTAATAACTGCTGGGTTAAGACTTTCAAAATAGTCTTGGGTTAATAAAGATTGAATCATTATTATTTCATTCTCTCTTAGGTTATATTCAACATTACCAAAAGAAAGATATATTTGTGGTTCAATCATAAAAGATCTAATTCTATTATATCTGATTAGCTCATCTGCCATTCTACCGAAATAAATAGGTTTATTAAGTTTGTTTGTTATTAAATTTTTTTCTGGTAATATCAATTTACAACCGTTGTTCTCAGTAACAGCACATAAATTAACTGCTTTAGAACATTGATCTTTATCCTTAACAACACAAGTAGACACTTCTTGAATTAATTTATAATAATTACTATCTCCAATAAATTGAATTTTATCATTAACCAACTCAAATAATAGCCTTTTTATATTTTCTATATTTTCTGAATAAATAATATATTCTTTCTTCATTTCTTTTTCTATTTGTTCTCTAATTTTGATGTTATCATAATCATTTAATAAAACCCTTATTGTATTTCTAAAAATATTATAGAAACTAGTTTCTAATTTAATTTTTTTAATATAATCAACTCGTTCTGTATCAACATCATCACTTGTTGTACTTTTAACATCAATAGGAATCATTGGTTTGGATTTAGTATTTATAATATAATTATCATTTTTAATAGAGGGAATATTATATTCACTATCAATATCAACTTCCGCAATAGGTTCAGATAATTGTATAAATTGATTGGTTTCAGTTAAAATACCTACAACTAATTCATCTTCAATTATTTTAAACGCTGGGTTGCAAGGTATATCTGACATTTCTTTTCTCTTTTTACTTCTTTTATTTAATTTTCTTAAAAAAATAATTGTATTTGTATAATTATTCCATAAACTTAAATCAGTCATAAAAACATAGTCTATTCCATCTTTTAATTGATCGTTAAGTGCTGTTGGATAACAAGGTATAAATCCACGTCTTTCTATTTCTCCAGGTTCTTCTGATAAAACACCTATAACTTTATTATTAAAATTCATAACTAATTTTAATACATTATACTCATATCTATTTAATTTTTGTATTAGATCGTCTAGCATCAATGGACGTTTAGCTTTATAAATGTTAGGCATACTATCCAGAGGTCTACAAATAGTATTGAATAATGGTTTAATTATTTCCTTAAAAACAGCTCTCATTGTTTTGGATAAATGAGGATCATATTCTTTGAACTCTTTAGCTATAGATAATTTTTTATTATCAACCGTATATGAGTATATCGGCTCATAATAGTTGTCTTCTTTCATTAAAATAATGGTAGGTTTTCTAGCTTCATAGAACTCACTAGAATAGTGATTTGAAGGACAAAGAATCTGAACATTATTAGTTATATCATCATTTGGTATTTTAAAAATAATTAAATTTATACCATTTGGAAACAAATATTTGTTAGGCATACTTATAATATCCCACAAATATGTATGATCAATAATTGCATCATCATCACTAATAAAACGAATAAAATTTTCAAAAGCAGATATCACTTTTTTAAAATAATAATTCTCTTCAGGGTTTTCTTTATTAATTTTGGAATATAATTTTGAATTTGTATATTTCTCAAAGTCTACAACTTTACCTGAATCAAAAAAATTAGACACTAAGTTTCCATTTTGATATTTAATAAAATTATCAATTGTTAATGATTTTATAATACGCATTCGCATTTCTTTTATTGATAAAATTTTAGAAGGTTTGTTTGTTATTTTATTATTTTCATCAATCATTTTTTTACCAAAAAATAAAACATCTGAAATACAAGCAACAAATGATTGTTTATTATTTATTTCTACACCGTGTCTTAATAAACACGGATGATTTTGTTTAATGTTGGTATTTGTCTTACTTATTTGACAATCTGCATTGACTTCGTGCAAAATACTTTGAATACTTAAAGGTAAATACCCCCAACGTCCTGAAAGTAATGGAAATTTATCAGGACCTTTTACATATTCATCTTCTTCTACATCTTCTTTTTCTTTAGTATTGGTATTTTTAACAATATCGTCTGAACAATGTTTCTTAGCATTGATTCTTCCTATTGTATTATACTTATCAAAACAACAAGGTAAACAATACCCATCCGGATGCTTATCTGTTTGAAAACCAGGATAACGTTTGTTTTCTTTTTCATCGTAAAATTCATAAATATAATATCCTGGTTTAACTTTTTTATCTGCTCTAGACAAAACTTTACCGCAAGTTGGATGAACTAATTCTTTTTCTCCATTTTTCCCAACAACTTCTTTTAAATCTTTGGGGTCAATAACTGTATTATTTTTAAGACACCAAAACCGAGGACAAATATAATTAAATTTGTTTTTAGGGTTAGATCCATATTTAATTACATCTTCATCTCTTAAAAATCCTGGATGTTCTTTATTTATTTTTTCTAATTGACTGTCAGTTAATATTACAGGTTGTCTTCTTTTATCAGAACTACACGTTCTAGAATATGCATTAAACTCTTTGCTATCTTCTTTTAAAATAAGTATTGGATCTTTATCTTCAATTAATGTTTGAAAATAATAAGGTTTATTCAATTTCATTCCATCAATATCTATTAAATTATTATTTTCTTGTTCACTTATTTGTGATGCTTTATCTTTCTGACTCATTTCTGATTTTTCATCTTCTTCATCTTCATCTACATCTACATCTTCTTCATCTAGATCTTCTACATCTTGTGCATCTTCATTTTTATCTATTTCGGGCAGTTTATCTTTTTGTTCTTTTTGCGATGACGTTGTTTTAGTATTGAGTTTATCAGATAATTCAGTTTTTTCACTTTGTATAGATGAACTTGTAGAACTAGGTATAATTGCATTTTCAATAGAAGATAACTCCTTTTCAGATTCAGTTTTTTCACTTTGTAGAGATTCTAAACTAGATTCACTAATTGGAGAAGATATTTCTTGAGCACTTAATATAGACGACTCACTATCGCTGTCATTTTTGCCTCCTTTATATGATTCATTTCCCTCTTCGTTGTCTTCTTCATCGTCCTCTTCATCATCATAAAATAGACTAAATGCTCCTTTGGGTTTAACTGTTTTATAGTTAGTATACTCATCTTCAGATTCAACAGATGATAAATCATTGTCTGAAACAGATTCTTCTTGTTCTGATAAAGAAACTATATCTTGAATAATAATTTCTTCTTTAGATGAACTAGAACAGATTTCATCAATTTTTTTTGTAGGATAATTTGTACTTTTTTTATCCTGTGTTAAACGAATCATACTATCTAAATAAATTGGCAATGTATATAAATAATTAATATTGTTAATATTTTCAACTGTAATCGTAATAATACCTATTTTTTTATCTAGAGATATTATTGTTTTGAACCCAGGATTATCTTTTATTTTTATTTCGGATTTTTTAACACCTCTCTCTAGTTGGATCTCATTTGCAACTTTCCTTACTAAATCAACTGCACCATTACGAGTTAAATCGTCGCGAAAATTTTCTAATAAAGCCTCTATTATTTCATCTCCTCTATAACCCTGTTCTGATTTTTCAAGAATAAATGCCTCTTGACTTGTAACTTTACTAAAATTAGAGACTCTTTTAAACCTTAAAATTACATCATTTGAATTTTTATATTGATTAGTCTCATTATTAAATATACTAGATATACAACCAATATATTTATCTATATGAATTGGTTTTGTAACTTCTATTTTAGATTCATATGTAAGTTGTTTTATTTCAACATTTTCATCTAACAAACTGTTAAATTTTTTTAACTTATATCCACTTTGTTCTAATAAATTTTTGATTTCATCTATAATAGGATTAATTGAATTTCTAAAAAGATTGTCAATTTCGTTTTCATTAATTATCGTATTAAATTCAGAGCTAATAGTTATATATCCATTTTCGTCAAATTCGCAAACAATTATTTCTAATGTATCATTTTCTATATATTCAATATAGACAGATACTGATTTCGTTGTTGCAATACTTTTCATAAGTTTAAAAATAGTCGCTTTCTTTAAAAAGGGTATTTTTCTTCCATCTGTGGCTATTTTATCAGTGTAAAGTCTATAAATATTTTCTTGTCTAGATGATGGATTATACTTAATTAATGGATTAATTTCTGTAGCGTGAATAATTTTAAATATAATTTCTAAAGGGATCTTAATATCAAAATCTGGTTTGATAACAGCTTTAATTTTTTTAATACCTTTACTTGAATATTTTAAATTACTTTTTTTTAAATAATACATATGGTAAAATAAATCTACAGATTTAAACAGATCAAGCGTTTTACTATTTAAAAGTTTTTTATTATTTTCAATTAATGAAAGTCTAGATTCTTGTAAATCCTCCAAATTATTTATATTTTTATTATACAAAAAAGGAAAATATATTTTAATTGTCGTATCTTGAGAAATATCATTTTTTGAAACAAAATTTAATACGTCTTCTGCAGTACATAAATAAATAGTATTATTAATTATTTTACCGGTATTTAACAATAAATTACTATTTAAGGTTGATAATGATTTTCTAAGTGTTTTTTCAAAAAAAGTGTCATATTTTTCTACTTTAAATGGATCACATATAAAAGGATATTCATTTTCAACAATTACAAATCTTTCTCCAAATATTTTATTAACTATAAAATTTTTGTCATTTAATTTCATTTCTAAAATATCATCAAAATTATATATTTCTTTATCTGGTATTTTAATTGTATTTCCTTCAGAATCACTAATAATATTTGATATAAATTGATCTAACCTTACTTTTGTTAACTCTACTTTTTTATTTTGTGTTAATGATTTATAAATAGAAACAGCATTAAGTGATACGATGTTTTGACAAAATAAATACAATTCTTCTATAGATATTTGTTTCTTCATTTCATTAAGTATTTTAATTTTAATAGTACCTATTGAATCATCATAATGGATCATCTGTTCAGAAAAAACAACCTGGATTTGTTCTTTATTAATTATATCTAATTCTTTACTAGTAAAATATTTGTTTAAATTACCTTTATCTTGAGAAGAATTAATACCATTAAAAACGTATATTTTCTCTACTTTACTATTATTAATATGATTTACTTTATATATATTATGCATATCTAAAGTAGTATCATTATTATTTTGTAATCCTTGTTGATCTACTTGTTTGTTTTGTTTTTTTTGCTTTGACATATATATAAAGTTAGTATTATTTTTAATTTAATTTATATTTGATTAAATATAAATTAAATATACAATTATTTATATTTATAAAATAATCTTGAACTGACAAATCAATTTTTATACTTGTATAAAAATCAAAAAAGTTAATTAAACTAAATCATAAAATGGGTTATCATTTATTTTCATACCACAGTATTCTTTAGGTTTTTTTTTATAGTCAACCGGATCATATATTCCTGCATCTTTTGCGTTTTGTAACAAAAACTTAAAATTCTGCCAGAATTCTTGTTTATGTCCAATAGACTCTGTCATAATATGTGAAAGCTCGTGCAGAGCTACAAAGGTAAGTGTATTTATATCTATCAATCTATCGCCTTCTTTAGTAGTATTTAAACAAAATGCGATTTTTTCTCCCTTGTTTTCGCTATATGCAGTTAACTCGCTTGTAGGTAATGTTTCGCTTATTTTTTTTGGATTAAAACCTTCAACCAATCTTATCGTGCGAGGATCTTCTGGGTGTTTTTCTTTCATATAAATTACCATTTGTTTGCATCTATCCGTAACTTTTGCTAATAAATTTGCAGCGAGTTCCAATTTCTCTCTTTCTCTTACACAATATCTATTTCCATCTTCCGATGCAATTATACATTTTAAATTAAATGCGTCAGATTCATAATAAATTCTTAAACAAAATAAAAGAACAAATGCTAAAAATATATAAAAAAATATACTGTGTTTTTCCATATATTCTAGTATTATTAAAAGTACAACAAAAATATTATTTAATAAAATTGAATAATTAAAACATAAATACTGTATTATTATTATTATTATGAATACATTAAATTATATAGGATGCAAGAATACGTTATATAAAACCCTATTATCAGTTATTAAAGACAATATAATAAACACAAATGATAAAACATTTTTAGATTTATTTGCTGGGACTGGAATTGTAGGATTTAATATGATGTTCCATTTTAAAAAGTGTGATGCGAATGATTTAGAGTTTTACAGCTATGTAATAAATTATGCCTTATTAAAATGTTATTACAGTGAAAATTTGAAAAATATAATAGATGAATGTAACCATTTGCCTTTAATTGAAGGATTAATATATGATAATTTCTCTCCGAATGAATTATGTGAACGTATGTTTTTTACAAATAGTAATGCAATGAAAGCAGATGCTATAAGACAATATATAGAGACAAAATACAATAATAATTCTATTAGTTTATCAGAATACTATTTCTTGTTAGCTTCTCTAGTTGTGTCAATTGACAAAGTAGCAAATACTAGTTGTGTATATGGTGCGTATTTAAAAGAATATAAAAAAACAGCATTAAAAGATGTTATTTTACAACCAATACATACAAATATAGATAACGTTGGATATACTTTAAATCATAATAGTGTATATAATGTTTTTGCAGAAACATTTTCAGAAACATATGCGAATTATTATGATGTAATTTATATAGATCCTCCATATAATCAACGACAATACAGTGCAAACTATTCACCATTAAATTATATTGCACAATATGATAATACTATAGTTTTAAAGGGTAAAACTGGTCTTATTGAAAATTATAATAAAAGCAGCTTCTGTAAAAAAAGAGAAGTTAAAGATGCGTTTTCTAAATTAATATATGGATTAAAATGTAATTATTTAATAATTTCATACAATAACGAAGGATTATTATCTAGAGATGAATTTGAGAAAATAGTTACTAAAAAAGGTTATGTAAAACTGTATAAAATTAAATATGGAAAATTCAAGGCTCAGGAAAAAGTGGATAAATCTTTTGTTGAAGAATATATATGGGTAATAGATACAACTAGAATTGGAACAGCAATTGAAGAAATTGATATAGATGTAGTTAAATAAGTATTTATTTGTTTGTAAATGTAAACAATTATTTTTTAATTAATGTATCTTTTATTATCATTATCATTATCATAATAATAATAAAAATCGTAACAGTTTTTAAAATTCTTTAATTCTTTAATTCTTTAATCATTTAATTATAAAAATATTGGAATAATACTATTTGATGACAAATATAATATTCATATCATAATTTCTGTATTTATTTTTCAATATTATATAAAAAAATTGAAATAATTTTAATTAATGTATTAATAAAAATCATACTACACATACACATAATAAAAAATGGGTTCTAAACATAGTTTGCAAATTATTCCTGACAATTCTAATTATAAAAAAACTAATTATAAAAAATTTATTATTGGTATAATTGATGTACAAAATGACTTTTGTAAAGCAGGAAAGTTATCTGTAGCTGAAGCAGAATTTGCAATTGCTGCTATTAATAAATTACGATATATTTATGATGAACATATTAAAGTTTTTATATCTCAGGATTGGCATAATGAGAGACATATGTCATTTGCTGAAACTCATAAAAAGGCTCCAAATACAGGTCCAGAAGATTTACGTCTTATAATGGAAGACGGCACGTTGGTTGATGTAAAGCAAATGATGTGGCCAAGTCATTGTGTTGAAAATACACCTGGATCTGAATTACATAGTGATTTAATAGTTACAAAAAATGACATAAGAATTAAAAAAGGAACAAAAAAAAATGTAGAAAGTTATAGCGCGTTTGGAGACGAATTTAAAGGGAAATATGAAAAAACAAACCTAAATGAGCTGATTAAAGCTCTAGAAATTACAGATATTATATTGACAGGTATTGCATCCGATTATTGCGTTTATAACACTGCATTGGATGCATTGAGACTTGGATATAACGTGCATATAATTTTATCCTGCACAAGAGGAGTTAGTAAAACTACTACTGATAAAGCATTTGATGATTTGAAAAAAAAAGGGGTTATATTTTATGATACTGTGGATAATTTCCATCAGATTAATGAATCACTTATTATAAGATAAATAGTTGGTTATATATTTTAAAATTTAATAATAGTAAAATGTTGTGAGAAAGTATCTAATAATTTTTCAAAACACCATCTAAATTTTATACAATCTCTATGATTATGTATTTGAAATTCACCAATTGAAACTCCTTCTATATTTATTGTAGAACTTTCCCCCCAAGACTTACATTTTTTAATGTGACTAAATTCAATATTTAGGGATAGCCAATCAATGTTTGCAGTTTTTTTTATAAATAACAAAAGCTCTTTTGCTTCATTATAATATATAATTGGACAGTCAAATGTATAATTAAAGTATATCTCCAACATATTAGAGATATTCGTGATTATATATTCCTTTATTTGATCTATATTTATAGAAATATCTAAGTTGAAATATTGACAGAATTTTTTCTTACTAGGTTGACCTATCACTTGCGGACAAACCTTACCGTCTTTTTTTGTTGTTTTAGCACTCAAATACATATCTGTTAAGTCTTTACACGTAAAGTCATATTGTGACCCACTCTTAGCTGTATGAGTAATGGTATAAGGGAATATATCTTTCAAATCGTATATTTTTGTTTTAATTTTTTCTGCTTGTTCCATACTATATTTATACTTTCCATCGTATGGAATATTATATAGTAAACAAATTCCCATTTCAAATATTTTACCCAGATCTTCGGTAATAACTTTTTTTTTTGATTGCGGAATAGGAAGATACTCTAGGGTACCATCGTCGTGTTCTAAGATTAATTGCTTTCTTGCAGGCATTTTAGTTAGTTATATATTTTATAAAAAAGTATATAACCAAATCAATTTTATTATTTCTACTTATAAGAAATAATATAAGAAATAATATAACAAATAATTTATAATTTTCAATTTATTATATATATTCACATATTTCGCAAAAATATTCATCATCTTTTAATATTAGTTTGAATGGTTTTCCACATCCATAGATTAAATCTTTGTTTTTCAAATCATCACAAATTTCTTTTGAAGAATGAGGATCTATTTGTTCTCCATTATGTTTATAGATTGCGTGTCTAAATATAGCACAATTTATTTCTGTTATTATAATAAATGCAAAACAATGAGGGCAAGATACACATAAATTATTACCAGTCATAGTCTAAATGATAGATAGAATTTTTATTTTTATAAAAATAATTTTTATAAAAATTTTTAAAATATAAAATTTAAAATCTTATACTTATTGAGGTCCGGAACCAATTTCAAGAGGAGGTCTCATAAAATCAGCTTCAATTGTGCTTTGGTTCCAAGGACCAACATTCAATTGAGGATTAGGAGGCTCAGAACGAAGTTGGAGATTGGCGTTTCTTAATGTTTGTCCAATAGTATCAATACCAATATGGTATCCAGCCTTTAATAAATTAATGTTGGCCAATTCGCCCTTGCCCGAAGGATTCAATTGAGCCCATTGGGAGTTAGTATCCTTTGGTAAAAGTTCAGCAGGATTTTGAATATTAGGTTGAGAACAAGAAGAGGGAACACCTGGCATACTAGTTTGAACACCAGTTGCGGAAGCAAAAACTTCATTTTGTCCTAAAGGTTCAGAAGGACGAACACCAGCAGACATTTGAGCATTTGTATTTTTATATTGTTGTTGCATCATTTGATTAGATTCAGAGCCTGATACCCCCTTATTAGATAAGTAGTTAGCAAATAAACTAACACCGTAGGCTACAATTAATAATACTATAATAGCACCAATTCCGTAGTCATTCCATAGTTTCTTTAAAGAGACGGTCATTATATAAAATTAATGATAAAATAATTTTAAGAATACATATTAATTATTATTTTATAGTTAAAATTTGTTTTACTTTTTCTAAAACTACTAAAACAAACTATAATTTTTCTAAAAGTTATTCTTTATAAACCTTCTAGTTCACTTTCTGAAACCTCATCAATTTCTGCATCAAAATCACTGTCACTGTCATTTATGTTTTCTATCATATATGTTTTCTTAATATTCTTTGCTTCTAAATAAGAAATAATAGCATTTTTCTTTGCTAATTTGGCTTTATTTCTAGCTTCTTTATATAATTCATAATATACTTGATTTGGTTTTTTTAATTTCAAAGACTCTAAATCATTTTCTAAAGTGACGTCTATGTCTATTTCTTTTAAATTTGTTGTATCTTCATCAAAATCATTCAAATCTTCAATTTCTAGATTTACAGATTCAGTTTCATCGTTTTTATTAGAATTATTTATTAAATCTAGTGGTTCAAATAATTCTTCAGGTAGAACAGTATTTTCTAAATTAACAGAAGGTTTCTCTATAATCAAGTCAATATTTTCACTTTTATTTGAATTGTTATTTTCTATAGTATAATCTGTTAAGTTAGAATCAACCACTTTTTCTAAAGGTTCTAAATTCATTTGCGGAGATACATTTTCATATGATGGTTTAGTAATATTTTTTGAAGTTTTTATAAGAAAATTATCAAAAATAGGGTCTTTATCTAAAACCATAGCTTGTTTTAGCTCAATTTCAATCTGAAAGTTTCTAGATGTAAATTTTATTCCCTGAATTTCTAAAATAGAAATTAGATTGGTTTCATTGGTAATATCATTTATAGTTAATGAATTATGATTCTCATTGTATATTTTAATTGCTGGTTCATTTACAAGATTATTTTTTATATTTACACGTACTAAATAATATTTCCCAGATTTATATACACGAATTAAAGAATTAAATGCAGATTCAATATCATTTTCTTCTAATGAATTTTGAAACCAACTATCTCTTTTTTCAAAAATTAATTTTTGACATTTTTCTTCTAAATTTTCAAACCAATTTATAAGAGATTCAGAGTTTTTATCAAACATTAAATCACAATAATATTTTTTACCAGTTTTTACAATTCCCTGTCTTGTAAGACTTTTAGTAGTTTGAATATACAATGGTTTTGCGTTATACTCTATTTTTGTAAAATACGCTCCTCCTTGAATGCCGGACGGATGTGCTAAAGATAATTTTGAAAAATCAAAGGATTCATTTGGTTCAATTATATTTTCCATTATTATTGGAACTATAGAAAAATTTAAATTTATTAACACGCATTATCTTTACGTAATTAAATATTTTTAATTTTGCTCATTTATATTAATAACATATGAAAGATTCGTTTGTTCAGCAATGTTTAGATATTTTAAAAAGGGATGATATTAAAAATGAGTTTAAATTAATGTTAAAACCATTGATAGATTTTATTTTATATGAAATAAATCCATATATATACATAACAGTAACCTTAGTTTTTATGATATTTATAATGATTTTAGCAATACTTATTATTTTAATTATAATGTTGCGAAATAAACAACTATTAACAAAGATATTTTAGTTTTATATTATATAATGGCCACTAAGCATTCTAGAAGAAAACGCGGAGGATTTTTAGGAAGTTTAATTAATCAAGCTATCGTACCCTTATCTTTATTGGGTATGCAACAATCATATAGAAAAAAAAGAGGTGGTAAAAAAACCAAGGGACGTAAGGTTAAGAAAGGAAGTAGACGTAGACATCATTAAATATATATTTTAGTTAATCTAATGAAAATTAAAATATATTTTAATCTCAATTAATAATATAAATGTCAGGTAAAAGTTATAGAAAACGTAGTAGTAGTCGCAGACATAAAAAAGGTGGTGCTGGTGCAGCAAACCCTTCGTCTTACAGCGATGCGCAAAGTTATATGAAGGCTACTGTTGGTAGTGGTGATCAACAATATAACAACGTATTTTCATCATCTCATAGTAGTAATAGCAATTCTGGTTCTATTGTTGGTCTTCAAGGACAAAAAGCTGGAAGTAGAAAAAGATCTGCTTCACGCAGGAAACGTGGTGGTCTATGGGGGCAAATAATAAATCAAGCTTTAGTTCCATTCAGTATTTTAGGTATGCAACAAACATATAGAAAAAGGAGACACGGAGGTAAAAAGAGTCATAAAAATAGACGTCATTAAATTATTTTTATAAGTTTGTATAATATTTTATTATTTATTTAATTAATATAATATTATAAGATGAGTTTTGAAAACCAAATTAAAGAATGGGTATCAATTGATAATCAACTTAAAAATTTAAATGAAAAGGTAAAAGAGTTACGAGAGAAAAGAAGTTCTCTAGAAAATAATATAACAACATATGCTTTTAATAATAATTTATCCAAAAGTACTGTACATATTAGTGATGGTAAGCTAAAATTCTCTAATACAAAAATAACGGAACCATTAACATTTAAATATTTAGAAAAAACGCTAGGAGAAGTTATTAATAATGAATCACAGGTGAAAATAATTATAGAACATTTAAAAAATAAAAGAGAAGTAAAAATTATTCAGGAAATAAAGCGGTTTTCTAACAATTAATTATTATATAAGTATTTTATATGAGCTATATTGGACCAAATGAACTAATTTTTAATAACGATTCTATAGAAGGCATACATAGTGGAGGTTTTAGTGTAAAATCTATAATGATGAAAAAAGGTATTTCTCCAATTATGACATTAAATTCTAATGCATCACAAAAAGGTGGTGGCGATAATGTATCAGATCTATTTAATGACCTAGTAATACCAAATTGGACAATTTCATATAATAATATGTTTGGTGGGAAGGGATCTTTTGAAGAAAATAATAAATATTCAGATGATGATAATAGCGATGGTAGTGATGATGATTGCATCAACGATGAATTGCATAATAAATTATTAGATTTGGTAAAATATGATGAAAATAATAGAACACAACAAAAGAAAGTAGAAAAAAATAGTAAAAATACAAGAAAATGCACAAAAAATAATGATGGTGGAACAAGAAAGAAGAAGGAGAAAAGAATTAAATAATATATTTAATTATAGTAACTATATATTATGATATTTTTAACTTTTGATCCATATAATAGTGAAACCCATATAAATGAATGTGAATGTTTTATATGTTTTGAAAATATGTGTGATAATGCACAAACTACTAAATTTAATTCACAATTATATTATTTTAAAATATGTAATTGTGATGGATGGATTCACGAGTCTTGTTTAATTAAATGGTATAATATTAATAATAAATGCCCAATATGTAGAGATATTACTATATTTAAAAAAAGAAATTTTATAATTGATGTCATAAATTATGGTAAATACATAACTACAATTTATAGAAAGACAATTTATTTTTTAGTTAAACTTTATTTTTTTGTATATACATTATATTTTTTATATATTTTTATAATTCACCCCACATATAGTGATTAAATGGTGACACTAATATTTCATCTACTTTATTTTTCCAATATTCTACTCTTTTATCAAATAGTAAATCCTCTTTTGTTTGGGGATATTTTGGCATAGTTTTCATTAATTCTTCTTCTTCTTCATTAATTTTTGGCTTATTTCCATAACAATTTACCCCAAATTTGACTTGAGGATTTGCAATATATCCGCCATTTATACCAGGTCTACCACAGTCGTGTTCGTGTCCTGGTATATTTTGTAAATCGTTAAATGTTTTTTGTTGTGTAGGAAATAACGCCATTTGGCCTTCAGACCATCCATAATTGCACCATTCTCCACCATTTTTATAAGAATCTTCTATTTGTTGATAGGTTGCTAAATCTGATCCATACGCTTTACATAAAGCTTTTGCATTTTCATAATTATAATAATTACCAGGTATATTGAATACTTGTTTTCTGAATTTAATTTCAGGAACAATAGATGGTTGATAATTGATAGGTTCATTAACTACTATATCTAGTTTTGGTTTGTTTGTAAATATGTCGCTTATATAAGCTTGAACATTTATGCTAAAAAAATACTGAAAGGCATTTACTAAAATCAAAATTACTAAAATAGATAAAATTATTATTCCCATTATATTTGTACCTCCGCTAGAATTATTATTAAAATCATCTCCGCCTAAAGATAGAGAAGATGCTAACACAAAATACAGTACTATTATTAAAATTATAACAATAAATACAAACGGGTTTAGTATAAAACTATTTAGATTATTATAATAATAAAGTGGATCAACTGTTGATGTTGTATTTACTACTTCCATTTATATAATATATATAAATAGTTAAAAAAGATATTAATTAGTTTGTTTTTTTCTATAAAACAAACAATATGCTTTTGTAGATATAATAGAATCAGATATAGGTACCTCTGAAACTATCGTATCATTAAAATGATACCATTTCCCATTTGCATTTTTAATATATGATGTATAGTGTCCCCCTAAAACATTTCCACCGTGGTGATTGCATACACCGTATAATTCATAAATATATGTATTTTTTTTATAACCAATTACATATTTTGATAAATCTAAATTATCTAGAGGAAATGTAACTAAAATTTGATTTTTTCTAAAAGTAGAATTAAATCTTTTTAAATCAATTACTAAAATACTAGGTAAGGACCAAAACTTTATGCTTTTTCTAATATTTTCCTTTTTACCTGTTTTTTCATTAAACCACGCATTTTCACCTTCTAAAATTTCACCTTCTGCATATAATTCAAAACAATCTAGTAATGTAGGTGATTTGTTTTCTTGAGGAATCGGCAAATCTATCATAAAAAAAGGCTCCGGGGTATTTTTTATTTTCTTACCCGTTTCTAAAGAATACATTTCAGATACGTGAACTGCGTAAAAAATATTCCATATTTCAGAGTATTCCTTTGAATACATTCTTTTTATCATTTCAAAGCATTCAATTGCTATATTATCTGTTTCATTTTCTGGAACACCTGATACAGTTATATTAATTTCTCTCGCAAGAGCATTATGAAAACAATCTATTACAAATAATAGAAATTCCGGCAAATCATTTTGTGAATATCCTGTAAATAAATCCATTTGTTTAACCTCTGCTATTTTTTGAATAGTTTTTATAAATTTACCAGGGGATACTACACAATTATTTTCCCATAATATTTTTCTTAAGTTATCCCATTCTAATAATAATGCAGAATCAACCTTATTTCTTAATTTTTTTTTATAGGTTTCTTGCTCTAAAAAATAATTTAATTCATATGTGTGCGATAAAACCTGCATACACGAATTAATAAAACAGGTGTTGCCTAAATTAGATAATCCGCTTAATCCTTTATCATTATAATTGCATATATTCATTGTTAATAATAATAATTAATATACATTTAAACAGATTTATTATAATATAATAATAATTATATGAGTAATTATTCTTTTACAAACATAACCAATGAAGAATTATTTTTAATAAATACACTTAATTCAATTTACAATAATAATTTGAGACAAATACAAAGTCTTACTGATTCTAATAATGATATTGTGAATACTATTACAGAATTAATTTATTCAAATAGGAATAGAAATAGGAATAGGAATAGGAATAGGAATAGGAATAGAAACACTGGTAGAAACTATCAAAATAGTATACTACAAAATCATTATACAACACCTACATCTAGAATTATGAATAATCAAAATATGAATAGTAATAATCTTTCAAATGAAAGATATAGTAATGATTATATTAATTCTATTAGATATTCATTTCCATTAAGAAGTGATAATTTATATAATGAACCAAATATAAGCAATTTAGCTAATATTTCTGCGAATATGGCTAGAAACTCTGCGAATATTGCTAGAAATTTGTCAAGCAATTCTAGGAACTCAACCAGTGTTGCTAGAGGATCTGCAAACAACTATCATCATTCAAATAATTTGTTTAATGAAAATAGTAATAGACGAAATATATTAACTGCTACACCTAGAATTACACCATTAACCAATAATGGTAGTGTAAATATTAATAGGTTTGTTGAGACTTTTTTTGAGCCAATTGAGATTTTCCCTAGCCAATCACAACTTGAAATAGCAACAAGAGTAACTAGATATGGTAATATACTACGACCTGTTAATACGTCTTGTCCTATTTCTTTAGAGCCATTTAATGATAACGACCAAGTAACAATGATACGACATTGTGGACATATATTTAATACTCAAGAAATAAATTCTTGGTTTGCGAGCAATTGTAGATGTCCTGTTTGTAGATATGATATTAGAAATTATATGAATAATAATGAAAATACAAATTCCCAAGAAAATATTAGATCTCAAGAAAATATTTTAAATAACAGAAGAACTACGTCAGACACCTCTGGAAATGAAGCTGAAATATTAACAAATTCAATACTTAATAGGGTTTTAAACCAATATGGATTAACTAATAGTGGTATTAGTGAAAATAGAGTATTTGATATATTTTTGGACACTTCAAATAATAACTTATTTGATTCCGCAACTCTATTAACAGGGTTGTACTATTTACCAACAAATAGACAATAAAACTATATTAACATTATATAAAGACAAAAGTTTAACTGAAAATACAAATCTTATTTATGAAACATAAAAAAACCACGACTATCAATAAAAATATAAAGGAATCTTTAACTACTAGTAGAGATAGAGAGAATAATATAAATACAGAAAATATTCTTACAAATGTAAATAGTATAACTAATAGTAATTCAAATAATAATTCAAATAATAATTCAACCAATAGTTACATACAATTTAGTTGTAATGCAATTTATAAATATATGAAACTAGGATTTATTTACATAATAAAAGTAGCAAAAATTATTATAAATATTTCTGGTATATATTTATTATGGATTATATTACATTATTTTGCTTCACATTTATATATAAAATTTTGTGTTCCTAACAATTTTATAGGATTTTTAATTTCTCCTTTTATGACATCTACTCCTCATTGTCAAGGGTTAAGATGGATTGTTTATAATGCTGCAAATATAATAAATAATATGTGGACTATGATTGGTATTTGGATATGTTCAACAATACTTGTAATTAAAGAGAAAACACATAATTAAATAATATAAAGACAATACTATTTAATTATAAAATGACTACTATTTATAAGAGAAATGGCTATAAATGGAATATTAATGAATTATTATCTTTACAAAGAGAATATGAACTTCTAGAAAATACAATTCAAGAAATTGCAATTAAACATAAAAGATCAGTAGATGCAATATTATACAAATTATTGTCTGAAAACTTTATTTCAAATGTAGAACAAGCTAGAGGATACACTGAGTATTATCAACAACAAGATTACACCGAAGATAAAACAGATGGGATTGAATTAAATTATTCAGATGATTTATATTTTAATGATGAGTCAACAACAACTCATAAATTAGATAATTTATCAGATCGTATTTGGTCTCTAGAAACATCTGTTTCTGATATAAATTTTTTAGTAAAACAAATGTTCGAAGTATTAAATGAAAAAAAAATAAACTCTCAACGGTCTTTAAGATACAGTAAATAAGTTATATAAAAAACTATTTTAACTAATTAGTAAAAAGTAAAATAATTTATAATATTTTATTTTTTATAAATCTATAAATGTAATACGGTTATACTTTAACAAAGAATTTTTTAACACTTTGTACTCCTTCTTTTTCATTATTAGTTTCTCTCAGGTATTCATCAAACAACAAAGCCTTTACTTCTTTATTCTTTAATTGTTCTAGTTTATCTTCAAATTTATCTGGATCAGTTACCTTACGAAGCGTATCCACTTCTTTTTTAAATTTCAATAGTTTTGCTTTTTTATTTTGCATTTCCCATATTTTTTCAAGTACTAATGCAAATACTTGTTGTACAGGTTTCATAATTTGATTTGTAATGTAGAATGAATAGTCTATTTTCAAATTATTTTCTTTTATATAACTAGGTGTTTCTATTTTTTCCCCTTGTAAAGCCTTTTTATTAGAAGTATGTATGTATACAAATGGGATTCTATCTCCTGAGCTAGGTTTGTTACCAGGATCTCTTGCTGTAATTCTATCAGCTAAAACTTTATGAGCGATAGAGTTTGGATTTTTATACCCAGACCGCAATGATTTTGTAATGATTAATTTATCAATTGGATATTTTTCATCCACTATATTCTGTAAACACGATTTTAAGAAATCAATAGCTTGTTTGATATTTTGCTCTTTCATTAAAATATCAATTATACCACCATATATATCTTTTACTATGGGTGCATTATCGCGCCGTTTTAATACAATACCCATTTCTTTTCTCTTACCTTTATTAGGGTCTGTTTCATAAAGCATACCTACATATCGTTTTTTGGACAATAAACAAAACGGCATAAATGTTTTCTCATACTCTAGATCGTGAGGTCCTTTTAAGAAACTAGACGCTAAATGACCAGCTTCTTGAGCGATTTCTATTGTTATTTCAAGAGCTTCTTTTCCTCTAATAGGAACACCCTCTGGAGTTTTCAAATTAAATGTAAAGAATACAGAATCCGTATTATGAACTATTAAATTTCCAACACCTGCTGCAAAATGATGGTTATCAGTAGTTAAATCATAAACATAACCCGAATATTCTATTTGTTGAATTTTTTTAATAGCATTAGGATTTTTTCTTTGTTTAGATTTTGTCATTGTAACTCTGTAAATATTTTGCTTATCTTTTCTAGTGTTTAATGAAATAGAATATCCTAGGCTTGATCCTAACCAACAAATATGAGAAGCACTTATTTGGTTTTTCTGATCAATTCTTGTATAACCATTAATATGTTTATCACCATCGGCATCATATAACCCTTGAAAGAATGCCTCGCGAATATTTGAAGGACTATTAAAAATTTCAAGTGGAATTATCTTACATTTGCTGTAATACATTTTTTCTCTGTAACTTCTTACAAAATCAGATATAGAACTATACTCACTACATCTAGGAGATATTTTATATACTCTTGAACTTTTTAATGTAGGCATCACAACCCATTCAAATTTTTTATAAACTTTTTTGCATAATTCTAAGTACTTATTAATCATATCCATTGATGCATTATTTAAAGCCCACGAAGATTTTTTACCAGAAGGACACTGATACTCTCCACAACTACCGTCTCCAAAGAAGAACCCCATTATTTGAGCTTCTTCTTCACTTATAGAATTACAATAAATAGCTTCGGAATTTACAAGTGTATGATGCAATAATTCTCTGCCAACTGCAAGATCCTTAGGGGAAATTTCTTCTCCAGATTTTAATATAAGAGAATGATCATCGGTAACATCAACCAACCCAGTATGTGTTAATACACGCATCATTTTCTTATGTGGTGCTAATTCGTGTCTAATTACTCTATGTAACGGTGTCCATCCTTTTTCTGTCCAGGTTTCAACATTTGTTAATTCACATACTTCTTTTTCTTGTTTTCCTAATTCCGAACATCGGCGCCATTTATTATCTCCATATTTTTCTGCTAATTGTTCAATAGTAACAATATCAATCATGTCATTTACTTTTATATATACTGGTGTATAATTAGCAACACTATCACCATATATGTACTCAGCGTTGGTTAATACTGGACCGTATTTATCTGTATTGCAAATTTTATTCCCATAACATTCTTCAATAATTCTTTTTGCATAAGTCAACAACATTCTACCAGTAGCGGTTGTGCAAGCAGCAATATCTTTTTCATAAAAAGTACTTGTCTTAGCACCACATTGCCCATAAAGAGAGTTCGCAGTTAGTTTATAACCTATTTGGCGTTGATCCAATACTTGCTTCATAAATTCATCTGTTTGCTTAGGAATTAATTTTCTGGTATCTTTTCTTGCTTTCAATAATTCTTCCAAAATAGAAGGCATAATTGCTTTGCCTTCTCCAGATATTCCTGGCTGTGCAAATCTACATATCTTATGTCCAGCCTTTACCTTTTCTGCTGCTGAGCTAGGAGTTTTTCTTACATATCTATACGTGTCATATGTACAATTCACATATTCATATTCAGGTAAATTATCATAAATAAAATTGCCATTTGCATCTTTCTCTCCCCATTCTTCAATTAAGTTTCCAGCTAAATCATACTCCTTTGTCCATACCTTACTATCGTGTGACAAATTTTCGCTAATCATTGAACTAGGATAAAGTGAAGCGTAATCAACGCAAGCAACTGGATTATCTAAATATAAATCACATTTCGGTTCTAATACTATAGCACCTTCATAACCATCATCCATACTACCTTTTTCAATAACAGGAAGCAGCGTCCTCTTTTCCCTACATTTTTTTGCAACATAACTAGTTAGTTTAATTCCTTGACCTCTCATTACTAGGAAATTAATTGGAACGCTACAAATTTTAGCCATCTCAATAAATCCAGTTAGAACATCTGATTTGTTAAATAAATAATGAACTAGGTTGCAATCTTGAATACAATATTTTGCAATAACTGCACGATCATCTGCACTACCATTTGTCATTCTAAAAATATCCTTTGGTGTAACATCGTCTTTCGCTAAACACCATCTAACTTTTTTAGACAAATCAGGATTAACAAAGCCTTCTATTTTAAATTTTCCTTCATTTTTATCTACATATGTAACTAAAAATTTAGCACCATCTGCATAATAGTCAACTGAATGGCCGATTTCTTCAAAGTGAACAAAGCTTCCAACTAATAAACCGGTCATATTTGTTGTTTTTATTTCTGACTCTTTACACGTTTCAGATTCATAATGCTGAATGTTTTTAACAAAATCTCCAATAAAGTTCCCAGCAACGTAGTCTAGTTTGTAACTAGTTAAATTAGCCTCACGACGATAGAAGTTATATAAATCTACTTGTAGACGACCATTCATTTTAATGAATCTCAAATCGTGTTGACCACTAGCTATCTGTATGCTACTTTCTTCTATTTTATATCTTCCCGTATCTTTATCTTTATTTCCACATATTTCATCATTATTTCTAGATAATTTCAGGAAATCTTCAACACAATTATTTTCTTCAGCTCTTCTAAACATAAATTCATAATCAAAACCAAATATGTTATATCCGATAACAATATCAGGGTTTTCTCGTTGAACTAATTTTTGCCAAGCTAAGAGTAAATCTCTTTCTGTATTATATGTTTCTACAATGCTATTTTCTATAGGTAAATTAGAACAACTATTCAAAACAATGCAATGATTCATAAATGGTTCTTGTTCTCCATAATTCATAAAAGTAGAACCAATAAATGTACACTTATCACCTTCTAGTTTAGGAAAATTTGCATTCAAAGAAAGGTTTAGTTCATTTAATTTACCTTCTCTTTCATACTTTTTATCGCATAAAATATCCACTATAGTTGCTTTTTTATCAGCATAAGATTTTACATAATGTTTAAACTCGTGTTCTTCTTCATCTTCAGCCATTTTTTCAAATAAATGTTCTAATGTAGTTGCATCATTATAATCACTTGTTTTTTTCATATTTCTTACTTGTGAGGATAACCAAGTATCACACATTTTTTCAACATCTAATTTAGAAGGAGGTTTTTTCGGATATACTAAATCAATTTGATTCATTGTTTCATATCCAAATGCAGATAAAATAATGCGTTTCAAGATATTTTTACATAAGTCCTTTGTCAATTCCATTTTTAAATTATCAAAATATTCAACAATATTTGTAGCCAACTTCTTATATGATTTGATTGGAACAGGGAAATCACCGTGACTACTACTTGCTTCAATATCAAAACTCATAATTTTATATGGAACCCGCGTTTCCTTATCATTTAAAGGAACAATATGTTTATAATTTATTATAAATTCATATGAACAGTTGGTTTTTTTATTATTCTCCTTAAACTCAATAGTTTTCTTTTTTGGTAAAGCAATCCATCCTGAAGGGCTAATGTCTTTTATATGAAACAACCTTAACAGAGGAGGTATATTAGCTTCATATAATTTAATATTTGTATCTTTATAATTATAACCATCTGTTAACAAAGTATGTCCTGCTTGATAATCCGTATACCATAAATTTTTAACTTTATTGAATGCATTTAAATTACTAAATTCAAATTTAATAAATTTATGTTGTTTCCCTCCATCAAATCCATAAAGTTTCTTTCTTTTTATAATTATACAATCAGTTATGGAGTCTTGATAGTATTTGCCTATTTTAAATTTAATATGCGAAAGAAAGTCATCTTTCATCTGAATTGTCCAACTATCATTTACCATAACATAAAAGAATGGTCTATAACCCTCAGCTATAATAGAACAGGTTTGTCCGGTTTCATTTACTCCAAACATTTGAATCATAAAATTAGAGTTGTCTTTATAGATATTTGCCTCGTCATCACTACTCGAATTATCGGAAGTAGTACTCTTTTCATTATAAACATTAAAATCAAAAAGTCTGAAAATGTGTTCCATTGTTATATTCAATAATAATTTATATTTATCTCATTTAAAATTATTCAATTTTATATTAAATAAAATAAAATAATATATTAAAACAAAATATATTATATTATAATATAAATGACTGATACAGTTTATGCTATAGCAGTATTTAATGATAATAAAATCAAAGGTATCGTTAGGTTTACAGAAAATTTAAATGATAAAAATATACAAATTGATGTAAACATAACTGGGTTAAAAAGTAACAGTAAACACGGATTTCATATACACGAAGCAGGCGATTTAAGTGATAAATGTACTAGTATGTGTGCACATTTTAATCCTTATGGAAAAACCCACGGATGTCCCGGAATGAAAGAGCGACACGTTGGTGATTTGGGCAATCTATTAACAAATTCAAAAGGTCAGGCGAAATATACATTTTATGATAATATAATAAAATTAAGAGGTAATAAAGCAAACATTATTGGTAGAGGCTTAATTATTCACGCAGATGAAGACGACTGTGGATCAAAAGGAGATGCAGATAGTTTAAAAACTGGTAATGCTGGAAAAAGAATTGCTTGTGCTGTGATAGGTTATGCAAAAGAAAATTATAGTAAATAATTTGTATCTATATATATTATTTATTTGTATTTTATTTGTATTTTTTATAACTTTTACTATGTTTTTTATGTTTTCTTTTTGTAATTTTTTGGTTCTTTTTTGTCTTTCTTTTACCACCCTCAATAAGCCCAGCGTACATTGATTTTTTAACTGCGTTTGATAGAGGAAGCAATGGGTATTTTTCAGGAAAGTTATCGTGTTTATCTTTAAATAAAGTGATCATATCATCAATAGCTAGTTCCCTCTTTGAAATTAATTCATTTATTTTACTATTTGTATCTGGAGGAAAATCTGTAATTGCAAGTTTATTCTTATAATCATATGATCCACAAGCAAACCCATAAAATGATGAATGATCTGTCATTATAATTCCATCGGGTCTATTTATATCACATAATCTTTTTAATGCCCCTGTATAATTTCCAATTTTATATTGCTCTTTCATAAATTTTAATATATCTATTGGTATTTTTTGTGCTTGTCCAAAATCAATTAATAATGGTTTACCAGTAATTCCCTTAAAATAATTTGTAGATTTTGTATTTATAAATATATTTCCCGGGTGAAAATCACCGTGTGTATAGCCAGTATCAATTGCAAGTTTTAACAATAAGTATAATGTCATATTTTTATATAATTCAAAGTTTGTCTCCTTAACTAAGCTATGTAATAATGTATAACTATCTGCAAATTCCATAGCTATTATACCAATATTATAAAATTGCCTTTTTATTTTTGAGTCGTATATATTTTGTATTAGAACCTTTGTAATATTATCTTCAGAAGCTTGATACATCTTCTCTAATAATCCAGTTAAACTATTTTTATTAGTAGTATCAACATCTGAATAAACATCTGAATAAACACCTGAATACACAATCGCTGGACAAATTGGTTGTAAATAACTTATTGTTTTTAAAAATAATTCGGTTTGAATATTTACTTCATCTTTAAATGTTTGTAATTCTCCTGTATTAAAATCTAGTTTTAGTTTATTTAATATTACAGAATTTTCTTTTTGACCCATTTGTGCATCGTGTACAAAGCCTAGTTTTATAATTATAGTTCTTACTTCATCTCCATAGTCAAACGTACTACTGGATTCAATACGCTTATATTTTGATTCTACACCTGGGTTTAAATTAGCCTTAAACGTTAATCCAAATGCTCCTTTTGATAAATAAGAAAATGTTGAATTATCTAAAAAATGATTAAATGCATCGCTATCTTTTACATCTATCATTATACCACCTTTTTGTTTAAAATTATTTCCTCCTTTCTGTTTTCCTGTCTTTATTTCTATCCAGTTACCAAATGAATCAACCGTCCTTTCTTTTACTGAAATATCACTATCTTCAAAATTCTCAAAATGTTTACCTTTAATATACATTATTGTAGGAAATCCCATAGGATTTATTTCTTTTATTTTTAATTTTGGTAATAAATCTTTATCTATATCAACAATTCCAATTGTTGAATGATTCTTGTATTTTTTAAATACGTTTTCTAATTTTTTCCATTCAGGTCTTGTAGCATTACACGGACCGCATCCTTCCATATAAATCAACATAAAAACATCTGAATTTGTTAAAATCATTTTTTTTAATATACCTATCTGTTTTTTTGTTTCATCTTTACTTTTATCGTTACTAATATGTAGAAAAACCATTATAATTTATAAACAGAAAATAATATATATTTTAAATTTAAACAATTTTTAAAAATTTTACAATTTTAACCGTATTAATATATATATAATATATATGACCTTAGTAACATATTTATTCATAATAATATTTTTAATTGGACTATATTTTTACGCAAAGGGAAGTACTAAATATTCTGAAGGTTTAACAAATAATGGATTTAATAAAAGCAGATGTCCTAATTTATTAATTCAAAAAGGTTCCAGATTTTATTTATATAATTCAAAATTAGCTCAAGTTCCTGGGGTAAATCCGGTAGAGTTTGATAATTTAGAAGATTATACTGAATTTTTAGATTGGCAAAGAAGTCAAGGGATAAGATGTCCTGTTTTATATCTACAACAAAGTTATGATACCCAAGGCAATGAAATCTACAAAGTTAGACCTAGTGTATCTGAACCACAAGCAGGTTTACCTCCTAGCATAGCTAGTTCTTCAGGAAATACAATAATGGAAAACCCTAGTGGTTTAGGCACACCAGATGCTCTAGCTTATCCTAATCCAACTCTTTTAGTAGATGCAACAAGAAATGATCCGCCCTATAATAAAAATTCATATCCTGCTTTTGATCAAAGTTCTTATTATGTTGGAACTACAACACCATTAGATACTATGAACATTCAACAAGAACAATCTCCAATTAGTCCTGACCCAATGGATCCAAATTGGGGAGGTGCGTCATATACTCAAAATTTGGTTGATAAGGGATATTATGCTGAAAATAATGTTGCCATTTATATACCATAAAAATGAAATAATATATAAATATTATAGTTTAATAATCTTTAATGCAAAGTGAAAACTTTACTAAAATTACCAACCAAATAGTGATGAATTAAAAAACTAACTAGACCTAACACAACATCTATTAATAAGAATATCCAAGATCGTGGGTTTTTATTAATAGCATTATAAGCAAACAGGCCATATAATATAGCGTGTATTGGTCTTAAATTGTTCCACCATATTTTTTCTCCAAAAACTTCTGCACCTGTTTTTCTTGATCCAGATAAAAAAATATAGGCAAATCCTATAGCGGGTAGTATTGCAAAATAGCCTAGAATAGGTAAATATTTTATATCTATGTTTTTAGAAATATATACGAATAAGGTCCTTGTTCCTATGCATCCTATCAAAAATAATAAAAAACGCTTTTGTAATGTATTCATTATATATTACAAAATATTATTTGTTTTATTGTAAATTTTATGTATTATAATTCTAACAATATTTAACAATATTTAATGAGAAGCATCTATAAATTTCATAACATTATTTAAAGCAACTTTTGATTCATTCAATTTATTTAATTTATCTAATCCATCTAATGGTTTTGAAGGATCAATATTTAAAGCGGTTGTTAACATTAAATTATTTACTAAATCGTCCAAATTTAATATAGTTGTCTCATAGTCAGATCTATATTTTGATATTAATAAAACATCTTGATTCTTAATTACATTTGATTTTATTGTAGCCGCATATGCAGATGCGTTTCCTGCAATACCAGATGAGCCACTTGAAGATGAATTATTACCTGAAGCATCAGATGACATTCCTTCTTTGTAATTCAAGTTTCTAAATAATAAATAACCTATAAAACAAATGCCTATAAAAACAAATAAATTAATCAATTCCTTGTTCATTTATACTATATACTATATACTTTTAAAAAAGTATTATAAATAAATCTAAATACTACAATACAAGTGTCTTTATTTTTTTAATAAAAATTTTACAAGATTAACTATACTCGTTTTATTTATTTTTCTGGATTGTCCTTTTCCATTTATATAAGTTATATTTTGTAAACATTCTTGGTTATTATTTAGTTGTTCAATTAAATTTGGAATAGTTTTGAAATGATTCATTATTGCAATAGATGTTATTGAGCTAATTCCCGGAATTTGACATAGCATAATTTCATCTATATTATCAGGAGTAATATTATCTTTTTTTACCCTTTTTATAACACTTATATAGTCTTTGTCAGTCTGTTCTAATTCTGAAACTATGTTATCTTCTATATTTGAAATATTTATGCCATTTTCAACATTACTATTAATTTGTATAGGTTGTAGGGATTGTAAAGAATTTTGATAAAAAGGTTTTCTACCAGAAACTTCACTTTTTTTCAATTTACTTGTAGTATTACAAATAAAAATAGCAGTCTCTTCCAAAGATTGGGTTCTCATAACTGAAAACCCCTTATAATAATTTAGAGAGAAAATCGCAGAATATAAAGTCATTTTATCTGCCTTTTTTTCTTTAAAACCATTAAATTTGTTTATATCTCCTTCAATTAAGTAATAAATATTGTGATTATGCGTACTCAAACCATTTAATCTATATGATTGTTCTTCGTATCTTCCATCTTTAATACTAGCAAGTAGATCATTCAGACTTTTTCTCTCTATAATAATTTTATCTTCTATTTCATCTGATATAATTATATCACCTATAGGCAAATTTTCTGTAATAACCTTTATATCTTTAAATATAGGTGTAAATAAAACTAATTGTTTTATTTGTTTAATAAGTTCTTGTTCTCGGTGATCTACCTTGATAATCATTAGTTATTTAATAATTTAATAATTTGTCATTAAATTATTTTAAAATAGATATAATATATGATTTAAAATATCATTGATAATTTTAACCCATATTTCCTCCGTGGGTAGCACGATATCCGTATTTCTGTGTTTGAATAGTTGTACTAATAACACACGTGCGAGGAACCGTTTGAGGTGCTCTCATTAAAGTAGGATTGTTTTGCATAAAGAAACCGACACGAGGTGCAGTACCTGCCTTCTTATTACCTCCACAAGTATTTGTCCTATTGCAAATTGATGCGGCATTACGAGCCATTTTACCAGCAGAATATAAAACCATCTTATATTCTAAGATAATATTATATTTTAAAACAAATATAAATAATTATTCTAAATATTCAAAAATAAATCCCCCTGCAGTTTTTCTGGATTTTTTTAAAACACCTTGTATATTAGGTTTTCCTATATTTAATTCTTTTGAAGCTTCTACGATTGAATTAAAATCTTTTATTTGATTCATATTTAAATCATATTGTCTAATTTTTCTAGTAAAATTATTAGCTAATCCTAACTTATTTTTGTGTATTTGATTTTCAGTGTTAGTAACCCATTCCAGATTTTCAATTGAATTATTTAATTTATTTCCATCTATATGATTAACTTGTTCTTTATTTTCTATATTTTCTATAAAAGTTATCGCAATTAATCTATGTAAAGCATATGTTTTATTGTAAATATAAACTCTTATATAACCATTTTCATTTATTTTATAATTATTCATTATTGTACCTGAAATATTCTTAAATCTTCCTAAAGAAGAAACAAAATATTTCTTAGATGTATTATCTATATTATCTAAAACAACTTGTCTCCAGATTTCATTCTCTAAATTATCATTTTTATTTTCATAATCCCACTTAAAATTGTATGATAGTATAGATAGTCCATTTAGACAATTACCTATTGCATTTCGCCCACTATGAGGAGATTTAGTATATCCATTATTAAACGCCCATATTCCTGCTAACTGTATTGAATTATATTTTTCTAATATTTCATTTGTATTATTATCAATTCTTAGAATCACTTTATTTTTATTACAACTAATTTTTATACCATCACATCTATGAATATTGTTTTCTCTTCTTGTCATCCATTCTAAATTGTGTAAATTATTATTTAATTTATTTTTATCTTTATGATTAACATCAGTTTTATTTTCAAAATTATTTAGAAATGCTATTGCAACCAATCTATGAACTTTAAATGATTTCTTCTTTTTATTATTTGTTAAAACAATATTGTAATAACCGGATTTAATAGTTGGATGTAAAATTTTTCCAGTTTTAATGTTTTTAATGTTTCCTAAATTACTAACATAATAATTAGGATATTCATTAATTATTTTCCATTCTTCCATTGAAGGGATATATAATACACCATTCAATTCTTAAGTCATCTTTACAAATAAACATTATGTAAAACATATAAAGACAAATGCAATAGTAATATAAATGTCAGAGTTCAACATAAATCACGACGACGATATTATAAAGTCTGAAGAGGGACTAATCTTTAACCCTTATAATCCATTGAATATTAAGATTAAATTGTACGACGTACAATCTATTCTTTCAAAATATGGTATTCCTCCTACGGTACATAACATATCTTTATACGAACGTGCATTTGTTCATAGATCTTATACGAAACGTCCTAATTTTGAAAATATACAACAAAACATTACTATCGTTGAACGACCACCTGATTGTATGCCTTTAAGCAGCAAATCAAACGAACGTCTAGAATTTTTAGGAGATGGTATTTTAGAAGCGGTTACTAAATATTATTTGTATCGCAGATTTCCAAAAGAAAATGAAGGATTTATGACTGAAAAGAAGATAGCTATTGTTAAAAACGAAGCGATCGGTAAAATAGCGCTTGAAATGGGCCTGCATAAATGGTTAATTTTATCAAAACACGCAGAAGAAAAGAAGATTCGCACGAATTTAAAAAAACTAGGCTGTTTATTTGAGTCTTTTATTGGTGCCCTTTTTCTTGATCAAAATAAAATTGTCGTTAAAGATAGTGAAGGATGGTTCCAAGATATGTTTGTTACAGGTCCAGGTTTCCAAATGGCTCAGAAATTTATTGAAAACGTATTTGAAAGACATATTGATTGGGTTGCATTGATTCAAAACGATGACAATTATAAAAATATTTTGCAAGTTAAAATACAAAAAGAATTCAAAGTTACACCTCATTATATTGAGATTGAACACGACCCTGATTTAGGTTATAAAATGGGTGTATATCTTTGTCTAGGTCAACCAATATATAATTTAACACACCACGATTCAGTAGATATTACATTCTTTAAAAATTTCAAAGGAATTCAAGATTTTCTCGCTGAAAATGGAAAAGCATTTATATTTATGGGAGAAGGACAACATAAAATTAAGAGGAAAGCAGAACAAATTGCGTGTAATGAAGCAATAACATTTATAAATGCAAACGTAGAAAATATAATTGAAGATATACCAACTACAAACAATGAGTTATTTTGATTTTTGATTATTAACTTATAAAATAGTAATAATTTTACAAATTAAATAATAAAAATTTATATATTGAAATTATATAACTAATGAATCCTTTAGAAGCATTAAAACAAAAATTAATGGTAAAACCAACTGTTAAAGAGAGAGAAAGAGTTGCAGTTGTTATTAAAGGAGATGAAAAATCTAAAAAACTTATCTCAAAACAAAAATCAGCAATAGTAGTTGAAAATGAAGAAAAACAAATGCAAGAAGAACCTGACGTGACTCTTTTAAAACCTAAGACACTTATTATTGATGAAACTAAAAAAGGTTATGATAGGGACACATTTTTAAATAAATTGAAAGAACGTAAACTTACAAAAGTAACTATGAAGCCTATATTAGAAGAATTAGAGAAAACAAACAATGTTATAGAGCCTGTTTCGGTTTTACCAGAAGAACCTAAAGTTAAAAAGGCTAAACGAGTTGAAAATAAAAAACAGCTTATAATTGAAGAAGACGATAATGAAGCAGAAGCAGAAGCAGAAGAAGAGTTAGAAAAACAACCAAATATGCAACTACTTATAGAAGAAGAACCAGAAATAATTGAACCTGGTCTAGAACCTGAAAAAGTAGTTATACCTATTGTAGAACCAAAGAAAAAAGAAAGAAAAACTAAGAAAGTTGAAAAGGGGATAGCCGTTTTAGGCCCTGAAACAGTTGTAGAAATGGGAGATACTGATCTTACAAAACGCGTTCCAAAAAGAAGTCCTCCTATTAATATTAAAGTTTCAAGTTATTACATGAATAATAGAGAAATATTCATAAATTTTATAAATTCTTTGTTTGAACCTTATCGTGTTGAATTGCAAAATAATAAAGATAGTATTTCGTGTGATAATATTGGTAAAACTAGTTCAGATTTCTCTCTATTAACTCATCAACAAATTGTACGAGATTATATGAATTTATATACTCCTTATAGAGGGTTATTATTATATCACGGTCTAGGTTCAGGTAAAAGTTGCACATCTATTGCTATTGCAGAGGGAATGAAGGATGCAAAACAAGTAATTATTATGACTCCTGCGTCTTTGCGTGCAAATTATATTGAAGAACTAAAGAAATGCGGTGATTTATTGTATAAGCGCAACCAATTTTGGGAGTGGATATCTACAGATTTACATCCTGAATCAGCAGAACCAATATCAGCTATTTTAAATTTACCATTAGAATATATTCGTAAATATCACGGTGCGTGGTTTATTAATATTAAGAAAAAATCAAATTATGATGATTTAAGTGATATTGATAGAAAAACGTTAGAAGACCAGTTAAATGAAATGATTAGTCAAAAATATAAGTTTATTAATTATAATGGGTTACGTAGTAAAAGGTTAGAAGAATTAACTTCTGGATTCAAAAGAAATTTGTTTGACAATTCAGTTGTTATTATTGATGAAGCACATAATTTAATTAGTAGAATTGTAAATAAATTAAAAAAGGAAAAACCAATTCCTGAAGAAGAAAGTAAAAAGAAACCTGGCGAATCAAGGGATGATAATATATTTGGTGAACAAACACCTATAAATTTATCTATTAAATTATATCAAATGCTATTGCGAGCAAATAATGCAAGAATTGTTTTATTATCAGGTACTCCAGTTATTAATTATCCTAATGAGTTTGGAATACTTTTTAATATCTTGCGAGGATATATTAAAACCTGGAGAATTCCAGTAAATGTTAAAACTAGTAAGAAAATTGATAGGAATTCACTTCAAGAAATGCTACTTGGAGAGAAATCATTAGATTACTTAGATTATTCGCCATCTAGTAAAATTTTAACAATTACTAGGAATCCGTTTGGATTTAAAAATAAAATAAAAAAAGACTCCGGATACCAAGGAGTTTCAAATGTTAAGAAGGATGAAAAAGGGGATAACACTATTGAAACTGATTATATAAGTGATGATGAGTTTGAAAAGAAAATTATTGGTATTCTAAGAAGAAATGAAATAGAGGTAATTACAGATGGTATTGAAGTCAAATATAAAAAAGCGCTCCCTGATAAATTAGATGAATTTATGACTAGATATGTGAATGAAACGGATGGTAAAATAAAAAATATAGATGCTTTAAAAAGACGTATTGTAGGTTTATCTTCTTATTTCAAGAGTGCACAAGAAAATTTATTGCCTAAATATAGTAAAACTCTTGGTCTAGATTATCACATAGTTCGTATCCCTATGAGCAATTACCAATTTAAAATATATGAGTCTGCTCGGGTTGAAGAAAGAAAATTAGAAAAGACAAATAAAAAGAAACCCACAACTAATGATGTTTATGCAGAGGATAAAGCATCAACATATCGTATTTTTTCACGTTTATTTTGTAATTTTGCAGTACTTGATAGACCTATTCCTGAGAGAAAGAAAAAGAAGGAGGATATTAATAAAGAGAAAGAAAAAGAAAAAGAAGAGGAAGAAGAATCATCAAAATTGACTGAATTATTAAAAGATGCTAGACGAGAAGAGAGTAGGTTAGATGTTGCAGATGAGAATGAAGGCGAAGTAGAGGGTGACGAAGTACTTGAAAAAATAGGTGGTATTGATTACAAAACAAGATTAGATAATAAATTGAAAGAAATTGAAAGCCACTCTAATGATTTTTTAACACCAGACGCATTACAAACATATAGTCCTAAATTTTTACATATTCTTGAAAATATTAAGGATCCTGATTATCAAGGACTGCATTTAGTATATAGTCAATTCAGAACAATGGAGGGAATCGGTATATTTAGTTTAGTTCTAGAAAAAAACGGATTTGCTAGATTTAAAATTAGAAAGAACATATCAGGTATATGGGAAATAGTAGTGAATGAAGCTGATCAAGGTAAACCTACATATGTATTATATACTGGTACAGAAACTACAGAAGAAAAAGAAATTGTTAGACATATTTATAACGGAGAATGGGATCAACTACCTGATAATATTTCAAGCGAGTTAAAGAAAATAGCTAACAATAACAATATGGGAGAAATAATAAAGGTTTTTATGATTACATCATCTGGTTCTGAAGGTATTAATTTACGTAATACTCGTTATGTTCATATTATGGAACCATATTGGCATCCAGTACGTTTAGAACAAGTTATTGGACGTGCTCGTCGTATTTGCAGTCACAAAGATTTGCCTAAGGCATTGCAAACAGTAGAAGTTTTTGTATATTTAATGGTTTTTACTCCTGAACAATTAAAATCAGATGAAGCGATTGAGTTAAAAAGAAAAGATCTTAGTAAAAGTATACCACATACTCCTATTACTAGTGATCAATATCTTTATGAAATATCTGAAATAAAAGCTAATGTTACTTCGCAACTAACTGATGCTATTAAAGAGTCTGCTTTTGATTGTTATATTTATTCCAATGGAAAATGTGTTAACTTTGGAGATCCAAGAAATGACAAGTTTTCTTATGTACCGGATTATGCTGATCAGCAAAATGATACTACTGTACAGGCAAATAAGGTAGCTATTGAGTGGGTTGGAAAACCTATCACACTTAATGGCGTTGAATATGTTTATCGTAGAATGAGCAAAACTTTATTAAATATTTATGATAAAGCCAGTTATCAGGCTGCAATTACTAACTCGGATATTATACCATTACAAATAGGAACATTAGAAATTAACGATAAAGGCCAACAAGTTTTTAAATTAGTAACATAAATTAGTAACATAAACTAATAATAGTCTCTATAATTGTTTTATCATCTTCCGATAAGCTGTAGTATTTACCATTTAAATCATAATATCCTGATAATATCTTATTATATATATTATCACATATATAACTTGTTTTATTTATTAACAGTTGAGTTTTTTTATATTCTTTACTTGTTAATAATCCTCTTAAAAAATTATTCCTTGTTATTAAATAATATTCATTATAATACATTTTATTTGACTTAACATAAGTGATTAATAATAATAATAAAATTGATAATCCTTGTATTTTCATAATAACTTATAATAAAAAATTATAAGTTATTTTATTTATATTATTTATTTAATCATTTTTATTTTTTAATAATTCTAAAATTAAACATATATTATGCTCAATTCTTTCTATTTTATCTGTTAATTTTATATAATCCTTAAATGACTCGATGTTTGTTTTATTTTTAATATTTTCAGCATTTAATTCATTAAAAGAAAGAGATATATTACTATTTTCTATGTTTTGAAGTGTCTTTACCCTTTTAAGTTTATTAAATATATTATTTTCATATACAGAATCCGCATCAATATTGTCATATATATTATTTATTTCTCTTGTTTCATTTTTACCCCAGCTTAACGTTTTTTTGTTATTTACTTTATCATCATTTAAATTAATAATTTGTTCTTCGTATATTTTACTGTCTAATAATTGATTTTCTATTTTAATATATTTCACATCATTTTGTACATTTTTTGGTTGTACTACTTTGTTTGATGAATTAATTATTTGTTTAGTTTCTAACTTATCATTTTTTACAGATGTTTGTCTAGATTTTAACCATTCATCTGATTTATTTACGTTATAGGTATTGTTTATTTGTTCTATATCATAATTACGTTGTGCAGTTATTTCTTTTATAGTTTGTTCAAATTCACTAATCGGTGTCTCTACTAATGTATCTGTAAATATAGGTGTTTCTGGTATAGGAATAGTCATAGAATTTATAAATTCTTCTTGTCTTTTGTTTAAATCCTCATCAAACTGCGATTTTTTATAATTTTGGATTTCATCGTATGTTACTAACTCTTTTTCTGTGTTTTTTATATTATTATCTGGATAAATAGTAATTTTATTCTTTGTATTACTCTTTGTCTTGAAATTATCCTTTACAAAATTTAAAATTAGAACAATATATTTTTTATTCATCTCAATCAAATTTTTGGATTTAGATTTTTCAAATTCAAAAAACCCATTCAAGTTATTTTTGAAGGATTCCGCAATTTTTGTAATATTTTCAGAAGATTGGCTTTTTATAATAGTTTCCTCAGATAATACATCCCATAGCAAATGTATATTTTCATTATTTAAAAAATATTGTGTCATTAAATATATAAATTATATACTATATATTTAAATATTTTGTTATTTATACGTAATCTAAAGAGACTCATTAAAATATATTTTTCTAAATTTTGTCATATATTCATCTTTCAATATATGAGTTTTTAGATAATGTTCAGTAAGTTTATCTTCTAACATATGAACAATAAAAAATAAAGAATATATACCACATTCAGTATTTCCATACTGATGCTCAATACCTTCATTACTATCAAACTTAAATGTTATTTTAGGGGTCATTTTTGTCCCTTGTTCTATAATTCTATTTACAAAATTTAGAATTTCCTTAGATGGAGCCTCTCCAGTACTATCAAAAAAGAAAATGCGCTTCTTTTTAATATTAATAAACATAGAAATCCAATGTTGTCCTGGCTTATTATGCGGATCTGTATTAAATATAATACCTATTTTTGTTTTCTTATTTTTAATTTGTTGTTCTAAATTAAAATTACATAATTCTTCCCACACACATTCACCATACAACTTTTTTGTATCAAAATCTATGGGGCTAGGACCTATAAATTCAAAACATTTATACGCTTTTTCGTATTGTTTCATTACTTTTAAAATATCAATACTAGATAACCATTCATTTGGATTTTTCTTCCATTCACTAGGGGATTCTGGGGCAAACGAATCATTCATATCACTACTTAATTTTCCAAATGCATTTGTTTGTTTTAACCAACACGACTCTTTATTGCATACATTTTTTAAATATTCGCTCAATTGATTATGTATTTCTTTAGGGTTATTAGTATTTATTTTTGAGTCTGGATGTCTTGCATTCCAAAAATCCCTCAATTTATATATTGTTCTATTTGTGTAGCAAGAGAATTTATTTATCTCATCTTTTGGTTTTGGACTACAATTTAATTTTTTAAGTTGAATATTTCTCTTAGTTTTATAATTATTATTTTTTGTAAAACTTCTTTCTTTATTTATTTTTATTTTATAATTTGATTGTATTTTTTTAGTCTTTTTATGTTTCTGTCTGTGTTTCATCTTTTGAGAAATTATTTTCATCATATTTATTAGTGATATTTTTCTTTTTACAAATACCTTTATTTTTTAAAATAGGATCTTTTAAATCTATATTTTTTTGTTTTGGTAATATTACCGAATCAGGTTTTTTTGTATAAGTCCTTTTAACGAAATTATCTAAAGATGGATTGGATAATTTAATTGAACGCATTAATAATTTATTTGCTTCTTCTTGGTTTTCTATATCATCAATGTTTAATTCCGTAATATCTTTACCAATATTAAGAGACTGTTCTATATTCTGATAGTCTGCTTGAATAATGTCATTGTTATCTATACTTTTAAAATATTGAATACAAGAATTTACAAAGTTGTTAAAATTTAGTTTTACATCTGGAAATACATTCGGAGGCTCTTCTTTGTTTAATAATAACTCTTTTGTTAAATAATATATTCTTTTTTTGTAAAACTTTTTATCTTTTCGTGTGTTTTTGTTGGATACTTTACTTTCCATATATTTATTATATTGTTCACGATTTATTAAACAATCTAAAGTTATTTGGTTTATTAAATTTTCTGACATAATAATACAATACATTTATAATAAAATATTGTATTGTATTTTATAAATTATCTTTCGTTAAATCTTTTATTTGAGTTCTTGTTGAATTTAAAAATATACCAGAACCTACTACCCCAGTTTTTGGGTTAGGGTTAAAATCATCAAAACTATCTTTATGAAATAATAGTGAGTGTGTTTGAGGTACTTCTTTTGGAGTAAAATTATAACTATATAAATCGCTATTACTAGTAGGCACATAAACAGATTGACTACATTTTTGTAAAGCAAAAATCTGATTTCTTAATTCAGATTCAACATTAATATTTGATGAAAAACCCGACCAAGGTGATTTTGTGTTTCCAGGATTAAATACATTTTGTGAATTATATGTTGGTGTTTGGTTTAATTTTACGGTTGTTTGCTTTCTTGGGTCCACGATTGGAAAATATGAATATTTTGTCATAACTGGACGTACATCTAAATAAGGTTGCAACATTTGAGAAGGTATATTTCTATCATATATTCTATTATTTGTTTGTTCATGTATTTTTGATACACATTGTTCAGTTTGATTATATTGACTCATTAATATAAATATAAATATATTATTTATTTTCAAGTTTATAAATATGTAAAAATTTAAATTTATAAATATGTAAAAATTTAAATTTATATAATGATAATAATAAATACATATAAAGGTATCAGAATATTATTATTATTAATAAAATGTGTGGCATTTTTGCTCTTCTTAATAAAAGTAATAATTCTTTAAGCGTAATAAACGAACAATTCATAAAAGGTAAAAATAGAGGACCAGAATTTTCTATACTGGTTACTGATTATTTTAAAATGACTTTAGGTTTTCATAGATTAGCAATTAATGGTTTAAATGATAAATCCAACCAACCAATTGTTATTAATAATATAGTATTAATTTGTAATGGAGAAATTTACAACTATAAAGAATTATATAAAATGATGAACGTAATTCCTGAAACAGATTCTGATTGTGAAGTTATTATACATTTATTTGTTAAATATGGAATTGATCAAACCTTAATTATGTTAGATGGTGTATTTTCATTTATTTTATATGATAACCGTGTTGCGGAAGACTGTAATAATAAATTTTATATAGCAAGAGATCCTTTCGGTGTTAGACCATTATACTGTTTAAAACACAATAACGATCATTATAATTTATTTACATTATATGGTTTTGCCTCTGAATTAAAATGTTTATCAGAGTTTTATAATGCGTGTAGTTATCATTATTCAATTGAACAATTTACTCCAGGAACATACTCAGTATTTAATATATCTAACAAAGTAAACTCTATATGGGAACCTCTTTATGAAAACGTTTCGTATATTAAACCTAGTTTTTCATATACATTTGATTTAAATGATTCTCTTAAAGAGAATAAATTTAATGAAATATATAAAAATATTGCATATTATTTAAATTCTGCTGTAAATAAGAGATGTTTAACTACAGAACGTCCTATAGCGTGTCTTCTTTCAGGAGGGTTAGATAGTAGTTTAATCACTGCATTAGTTAATAATTTCTATAAATTAAATAATTATGATATTCAATTAGAAACGTATAGCATAGGCTTATATGGGTCAGAAGATTTAAAGAATGCACGAATTGTTGCGGATTATTTAAATACAAACCATACAGAAATTATTGTAACTGAAGAAGAAATGTTTTTAGCAATTCCTCAAGTTATTTATGCTATTGAAAGTTATGACACTACAACTGTACGAGCCAGTATAGGTAATTATTTATTAGGAAAATATATTTCCAAAAATAGTGAAGCAAAGGTTATTTTTAATGGAGATGGTTCCGACGAGTTATTTGGTGGATATTTATATATGAATAAATGCCCCGATGATATTGAATTTGATAAAGAAACTAGGCGTTTATTAAAGGATATTTATTTATTTGATGTTCTAAGATCCGACAAATCAATTTCTTCAAATGGATTAGAACCGAGAACACCATTCTTGGATAGAAGTTTTGTTAACTATTGTTTATCTATACCGGCATATTATAGAAATCATAAAAATATAAACCAATGTGAAAAATTTTTACTTAGAGAGAGTTTTTCTCATAACAATTTTCAAGATTATAAAGGACGCCAGCTTCTTCCGGATGAAATATTATGGAGAAGAAAAGAGGCATTTAGTGATGGAGTAAGCTGTAAAGGTCGTTCACTTTACACAATTTTACAAGAACAAATAGTTGATAATTTAAATATAACTGAAAGTATAGTTTATGATGTAAATATTGATACAGAAAAATATTATTATAAAAAACTATTTTTAAATTTTTACCCAAACTGTCAAGATATTTTGCCTTATTATTGGATGCCTAAATATACAAATGCAACAGATCCTAGCGCAAGAACTTTAGATATTTACCAAAATACATTATCTTCAGTTTAAAAATATTTATAAAAATTATTTTATACATTTATATAAATATGTTTAACAACAAAACGCTTAATGACATTCAAGAGAAATTTTTTAATGTATTTATTTACACATCATATGCTCTAATAATTATATCTACTTTAGGTCTTTCACAAAAAGCACCACAGTATCTATATGATTTAGATTATTATGTGCGAATTTATGTTTGTTTGTTTTTAATGTGGAGGTTTAACCCGTTTGTTCACGTATCATTTACAGAGCTTGATAGAAAAATTGCATTCAGTGGAGGAGTATTTATTTTAACAACTACAGTATTAAATACATATATAAGTTATATTGGAAATATTATAAAACATATTGTAAGACCGTTTATAACTAATCAACCTTTTTAAAAATAATTTTATATTACTTTCTTATTTTTTGACTTTTATTTTTTTTATTTGTATATGTTTTTTTTGTTTTGAATAATGATTTTCTATTATGTTTTTTTATTGTTTTGTTAAAAAAATTTTGTAAATGAATCATTATTTGTTTTCCTAAAATTTTATCAATTTCATATTCTTTTTCGTCTTTTATAACCAAAGTATAATTAATTTTTTTAAACTCGTTCATCATATATTTTTCAAAATTAACATCATTTGTTAATTCTAATTGTCTACCAAGAGCGCTTTTTTGAAATTTGCTTATTATATAATCAAATTTTAAATCATAAAAAAAAGGTTTAATATTTATATAATAAATATTATCTTTCGCCATTTCAGGATAAAAATTATCATCTAAAAAACAAATTTCTGCATCCATCGGTATTTTTGTACAACTTATTAAATCTTGATGTGTCTTATTATGAGTTGTTCTGCAAATTTCAACTGTTTTACCATTTATTTTAAAAGCGGATATAATTTGATCAAATAAAGCATAATTTATCTTATTTTCAAAATACTTTATAATATTTTGCGCCCATTCTTTTGGGCCATTATTATTAGTATATATCATTATTTTGTTACAACAATTAGTAAGTTTTTTATTTTTTAAATAAATTAAAATATTAATTATGTTTGGTCTTATAAATTCAGGGTATAAATCTAAAGTAGAATTAAAATCTTCATTTGTTAAGGGATATTTTAAATGAATTTTTAAATAATTATTTAAAATATCCCAAAAAATTCCATATTCTGTAAAATAACCTAGAGTTTCATCTAAATCAAATACAACTATTTTCATTACTAATATATATATAGTTTAAAGATTTTTACAAAATTTTAATTTTTTAGATGTATAATATATATGACCACTGAACTAACAAAAAATGATTATATAAAAATTTTAGAATATTATAAAGAACCTATACCTAATAAAAATAGCCTTATTAAAAATAACGCACAAAAAATTTTATCTAAAAAATTATGCAGGTGTATAAAGAAAGTAGATAAAATAAATGAAGGACGATCTATAGGTATTTGTACAAAAAGTGTTTTTACACGTAAGGGGTATAAAAGAGGTACGTTTAACTGCAATAAGAAAAGTGTTGTACATTTAAAAAAATACAATTTATTTAAAAATACGCGCAAACATAAAATAAAATAAATATACAATTAGATATCTATTACTATATAAAATCCACAATTTCAAATGAATACATTTATGCATTTGTTACATCAGTTGTATCACTTATACTATTTGTAGTATCAGGTGTAATATTACTTGTATCAGGGGTGTTTGTTGTATCAGGTGTATCTCTTATTATTAACCCTAATTTATTTGATATATATTTTAGTATATATGTATCATCTCCACCCCATTGTGCATAATCATCTCCAGATATTGTTATTACTTTTAGATCAATCATTTGTTTTAAATCATTATAAAATCGTACAATTATTTCCGCTTGAGTAAATAATATGACATTTCTAATATCTATATCAAAACTAGTAATTGTATTTACAACAGTTTGTTGAAATGGAGATACATTAATCGTCCTGTTATAACTCATTTTAATATAAATAAATAATATTATTTTATTAAACTATATTATAATGACTATTTCTTATTATACAGTTACTATTACCAATAATACAAATTCTCAAACCTATACTGGTTATTTTAGTGCAGATAACACGACAAATGTAGTTACAGGGTATTATGAAACATCAGATTATGCAACAAATATTTTATTAGATCCGAATACAACATTATCAGGTTCTTTATATACAAGTATATTCACTACTTCCAATATGTCTTTTAATAATACTGGAATATATTTTAATTCACGTTTAAATAATATATTTGGAGATTCAACACCTAAATTAATATGTATATTTGATAAATATACATTATTGAAGAATTATAGTCCAATGAATAATGTATCAATTAGTATTCAATCTGCAGGAGGTTCTGGAACACAACCAATTAGTAATATTTGTTTTCCAGCTAAAACTCCAATTAAAACGGACCAAGGCAATATAGATATTGATAAAATTAATCCACAAATTCATACAATTCATAAAAAAAAAATAGAATGTATTACTAAAACTATAACCCTAGATAAATACTTAGTGTGTTTTGAAAAAGACTCATTAGGTAATAATATTCCAAACCAACGGACCTTAATCAGTAAAAATCATTTAATTTTTTATAAAGGAGAAATGTTAGAGGCAAAAAAATTTATTGGTAAATATAATAATATTAAAAAAGTTGCATATTCGGGAGAAACACTATACAACGTATTAATGGAAGATCATAATAAAATGCTAGTAAATAATATGATTTGCGAAACACTAGATCCGGATAATACTATAAGTCACCTGTATAGATCTATTAAAAATCTATCTCCTAATCAACAAGAAGATTTTATAAAACAACTAAATACATACACAATTAAAAATAATATATATTCTTCTAAAAGAAAATAAAAGAGTTTGAATTATTTTGATTTTATTTATTTTGACAAATGATCTAACGCATTTAAAAGTATTAGTTCTTGGCTCGTTAATTTCTGAAATATTAAGTTTCTATCCATTGCTATTTGAAAATGTTTTTTATTATAACCAAAATTTTTACAAACACAAAAAACACCATCATCTGTTATTTTCATTTCACAAAAAATTGCACCTTTTGTTAAATGTATATTTGATGGTTCGTCAATATTTATCCATCTCAAATATGTTCCATATTTTAAATCATTCATTTCATCAACATATTTATAATATTTTAATTTGTTTAATAAATCTAAAGTATACTCCTTAGGTAAATGTAATTCTTTTAAAATATTCAGTGTCATTTCTCTTAGTTTATCAGTTGTTAAATTCATTAATGAATCATTAGTATCATCGTCTAATGCTTGTAATAGCTTATTAATATCCATAACTATTGTATATAATATGTAAACTATTATCTAAATTAATATATATTTTATAAAAGATATAAAATATATAAAATTATATATTCTTTCTATTACCACGACCCAAATGCACCTCCTCCTAAAACAGAATTTGCAGCCATCGGTTCATTGACGAAACCTTCTGACATACCAGGACTAGCTGCACCAACTAATGGTGTATTATCTTGTTGATACATATTATTATAATTAGGTAATTGTTGAGGAGCCATAGTATTTTGTACAGACATCGCCATATCATTTGTGGGTAAGGAACTAATAGAAGTACCATCTGAATACATTGCTTGGTTCATAGCTGATTGGTTCATAGATTGTCCAGAAATAGGCTGAGTCACTTTAACTGTACCTTGTGTGCTCTTTTTATTATTCTTTTTTGTATTTGTTTTTCCTTCCCATAATTCAACCAACCTATCTACAAGAATACTTATTTTTTCGCCAAGTTTGGTTTGTAAACTTAAAGTAATCATTAAAACGGATAAAACATTATAAACAATATGAAATTCGGGATAATCTGCTCCACTGTATGTTGGTACGAATGTTATAATTCGGTGAACAATTAATAATCCAATAAACATAACAATTATTTGAATAACTATTTCAGCGGAAATTTCTAAACTTCCTTTTTTATCATCCGCTTCTGGAACATATTTAGACATTGATTTATTCAATATTACTACTGGTATAATAGCAAGCAATGAATACTGTATAATATTAATAATATCTGCTTTTGAATCATCATCAAAATTAAATACGTGTTTAAAGAAATTTTTTTTAGAATCATCTGAACTATCCATATCTTTATATATAAGGTATAAAAAGAAATAAAATATATTATTTTTGTGTTTATACAAAGTATTATAAGATTCTCTAAATATAATATATTCAAAATGTTACACTAAATGTTGTGTAAAGTATAAAGTATAAAGTATAATTTAGTAAAATATTAACATATACCATTTTAATTTATAGGATGCGTAAGTAATTTAAAAACAAATTGTATATAACTATTATTATAATGAGTAGTTCTACATCACTTGCTGCTGCTAGAAATAGACGTTCAGGATCACAAAACGCTCCACAACAACCACAAAGTAGACCTGTTACTTCTATATCGTCACAAGCGGCTTTTGCTCAACAAAATTCTTCTAGAAACCCGAAAATGCAAAAACAACCCACTACAAATAATATACAATCCGAAACATCTAATGGTTTACCCTTTACAAAGTTAACAGTTTCAGACGCAATTGGATTAATTACACTGAGACTAGGACGCGTTGAACAATTTATTATTGATTTACAAGAAGAAAGAAATGGCGACGAATCTTCATTCGTAGGCTTACCTGAAAATACAAGAGTTATTGATAACAGCATATTGACAAATATTATTAATAGACTAGATAATTTAGAAAAGAAAGATCTAAACCCTAAAAATAATGATCAAATTATTAAATTTGAAAAGGAATTGAGAGATGCGAAGGATTTGTTAATTAATGTTATGTTAAAAATAGAAAATTATATTAAAGATACGAATAGCAAATTTTCTGAATATGATTCCGCTATTTTAGATTTGGAGCAAAATATACCTATTCAAAAAAATGATTTACTAGGTGTTAACTTAGAAACTGAAGAGTCTATCGTATCTGAATATGTTTTAAATGATAATATTAATTCAAATGTAAAAGACGATGATTTGGTTAACAGTGAAGAATCATAAATTATTATACAAAAGATATTATACAAAAGATATTATACAAAAGATATTATACAAAAGATATTATACAAAAGATATTAAATATAAGAATTGTATTATATTTAATATGAAAATTACTATTTCTGATAAATCAAAAAAAGATTATTTTGTAGCATTGTTTCAAACGTTAAAAAACTGTACAAATATTGTTAGTTCTGTATTTGAAACAAATAAACTGCATATTCAAGGTATGGATAAATCCCACGTATGTATGTTTGACGTTAATATAGATAAATCTTGGTTTGATGAATATAATGTAGAAAAGGAAACTACTATAGCAGTAGATACGTTTATATTTCATTTAATAATTACAGCTAAACAAGATACAAATGATATAATTATACAATTTAATGAAGAGTCTGATCCAGATAATTTAATTGTTGATCTTATTTCTCACGAACATCTTAAAGGCGAATTTAATAAACATTTTAAAATACCTTTAGTAGAACACGAATATGAATTATTAAATATACCAGATGTTGATTATGCTGCGGATTTTTCTATTAATTCTAAGAAAATTGGAGAAATTTTCTCTCAGATGATGATTTTTGGAAATGATATAAATATTAAATGTTCAGAAGAAAAAATTGATCTCATTACGAATGGTGTCACAGGTGAAATGATGGTTAATATTCCAATAGATGATCTAACCGAGTTTTCTATAATTGAGGGGGAATTAATAGATTTAAAGTATAGCTTAGCATACATAAGTAAAATGTGTTTAACAAATAAGCTTTCAAATGAAGTTGATTTTTATATTAGTTCTGAGTATCCTATGAAAATAAATTATAATTTAGGAGAAAATAGTTCTATTGTATTTTATATTGCACCTAAAATAGATGACTAATCGGTATGTATATCACTTTGCTTCGTTATAAATAACAAATATTATTATTATTTTTATTTAAGATCAAATGAAAATAATAATAGGGTTTTTTATATTTTGTTTAGTACTATTTATATATTTACACATTCAATTTCATCTTAAAACAAGCGAGGATTTGGAAATGTATGAAATTGACGAACCATCAAAGGATAAATTAGAAGAAATATGTGACATTAGACAACCAGTTATTTTTAATTTTGATAATAACAAAATAATAGAGACCTCTAATAAATCTTATATTTTAAATAATTATAGCCCATTTGAAATTAAAATACGAAATATAAATGAAACAGACACAAATAGTGAATTATATATACCTTTACAATTACACTCTTCTGTAAAATTATTTGATGAAGATAAGAGTGCATCTTTTTTTTCAGAAAATAACAGTGATTTTTTAGAAGAAACAGGAGTTATTAAAAACTTAAAATATAATGATGAATTTTTACGTCCATATATGGTTTCTAATTGCAACTATGATATAATGATGGCTAGTAAAGATGTATATACCCCTTTAAGGTATGAAATTAATTATAGAAATTATTTTGTGTTAACTCAAGGGAATGCTCAAATTAAACTTGCGCCTCCTCATAGTAAAAAATATTTATATCCCATATATGACTATGAAAATTTTGAATTTAGGTCACCCATAAACGTGTGGAATCCACAAAGTAAATATGTTGCAGATTTTGACAAAATAAAGTGTCTAGAGTTTACATTAACCCCTGGAAAAACCTTATTTATTCCTGCTTATTGGTGGTATAGTATTAAATTTAATGATAGTAATACCAGTATTTCGTGTTTTCGTTATCGTACATATATGAATAACATATCAATTACACCTTATATCGGATTACACGCATTACAAATACAAAATGTAAAACGAAATGTAGCTAAAAAAGTAAGTATAAATGAATTAAATAATGTTTATCACGTAGCAAGAGAAAATACAGATGATAATACAAATATTCACGATAATCAAATAAAAGAAAATAAACAAGATATAGTAGGTTTATCTGGAACTGATATAGATAATTTACCACAACCTATCAATCAAAATAGTAATTTAGGGTCTGAATTGAATGTATTTTCTAATGATAATTAAATATTCAAGTATATTTTATAATTATATATTGTATATTTTATATTGTATAATAAATTATATTGTTATATTATATATGAAGTCTTTTATTAGAAAACATAAATATGTAAGGAGTTCGCGTAAAATAAAAAAAACACAACGCAAACGAACACAAAAAAGACACTATAAAAAAATCTCTATTCGCAGAAAATCTTATAAAATGCGAGGAGGATGAGGTGGTGTAGTGTCAGCTCCAACTGTACCACTTATAATGAAAGGCGGATGAGGTGATAATATAGAAAATATGACGATTCAAAAACCTTTCCTTATTCCATCACATATTTCTTCTAATAATTAATATAAATATGCAAATTTAGAAAACTTGGATGACAAAATCTTTTTATAAATATATCCTATATCCTATATCTTATATTGATTTTTGAAATAGTAATCATAATTTGTATAACACTTTATAAATTACATAATTATATTAGAAATATACTCTTTAACTTCTTCTGTTTTTGAGGTAATTTCTTTTATTTCAGCTCTACAAAGAGCACAAGTAGGTGTTTTATATTGTTCACAATTTGTTAATATATGTTTTGCACAGTCTTTACAAAACTCGTGTTTGCAATTAAATTTTACAAAGTTTATATGTTCTACACTTTCGTAACATATACTACAATCACATAAAGATGTAGAACGATTTGTAAGATCTACATCATATTTTATATTATTTCCCAAATTTCCGTATAATATAAAATTGCTTATAATTACTTCTAATCTACTGATTATTTCACTATTATTCGGATTATTTATTTCACCATTATTATTTTGTTGAAGTAATAATAATCCAGCGGCACCCGTTATAAAACGATGAAACTGTAGTTCTTGAGATAAAGGTATAAAATCTTCATTGGCATTTGAATATGTATCAATATTATAAATATAATTCACTACTGTATCTATTAAATTAATTAATGGTGTTCTTGTTGTAGAGCCGCACTTTCTTATAGCAAATGATTTTACTAATAATGAATCAGAAAGATAATACTCAAAAGCCCAATCTGTAAATTTTTCTATAGGATTTTCTTCTAATTCAAATAAAGTTTTTTGGGATTTACATAATTCTTCAAATAAAGTTAGTCTACTATCATTACAAGTTGTAATATTATGACCATTTTGTCGGCAAAATGAACAACACCTAGCAGTATGTCTTAGCCTATTTATTCTATTTGTTGGAACAATAACACCTGTTGTTCTATTTTCTGCATTATAAACTTCAGTATTCATTATCTAATATATTTTAATTATAATAACTATTATAATTAACTTTTAATCAATTTTTTTATTTAACAAATCCTCTAGTTCTTTTAATTGTTGTGATGTATTAACGCCCATTATTTCAATAATGTTTTGTTTTTCTAGATCTAACATATCTACAATTATATTTTCTTCACTCTTGATTATTTCTATTATATCTGTTAAATAGTATTCTTTTTGATTATTATCGTTTTTAAGATACGGTAAATATTTACATAACAAAGCGGAATTTATTGAATATATTCCACCATTAATCTTTTTAATATTTAATTGTTCAGGTGTACAATCTTTTTGTTCAACAATTTTATCAAACTCATTTTTATCATTTATTATAATTCGTCCATAACCAGTTGGATTATCTAATATGGTTGTAATAATTTTCACTTTGCTTTTCAAAACTAATAAGTTTAACATTGTAATTGAAGTTAACATAGGAACATCACCTGACAAAATTAATACATCCGAATCATTATAGTTTAATAATTCGTCTCTGCAACATTGAATAGCGTGCCCTGTACCAAGAGCCTCCGTTTGATTAACATATGAAATTTTAGATAAAATGGAAGCAAGTTCTCTTTGTCTTTCTATAGCCGTTTTAATTTCATTCTTATACTTACCAACAACGATTAATATTCTTTCAAGTTTAATACAACTAGTAGTAGACAATATTATCAATTTAGATAAAACTCTGTTAATCATAGGAAGATTATTAATTTTATGTAATACCTTTGGAATATGAGACTCCATCCTTTTTCCTAGACCACCGGCCATAATAATAGCTACAACACTCTGCATATTTATTATTTATAAATCTCTTACTTTAATATCTTATATAGATAAATTATTTATAAATAATAGTTAAAGATATTACAAGTATCTACATATATCTAGATATTAAATGTCAACGTATAAGATAATTGTTAACGATAGAGGATATACATCTTGGGAAATATTTGAAAACAGTAAATTTAACAAGGTATCTTTGAATATTAATCCTATTGAACATAAACTATTCTCAAATGATGTATTTTTAATAAACGATAATTTAAATATAGAGTTATTACATTCAACTGTTAGAACTGGTTCACCAATGCCTGCAGTTCTTATATTGAATGACAATAAAACATATGGACGGCAAAAAACACCAAAAGGAAAACTAATGTACAAGTGTATTCCTGATGATATGAGAATACCACCTTTTTTAATTCCTTATGAAATGAAACATATAGGGTTTTCAAAAGTATTCACAAACTTATATGTAACAATCACATTTCACGAATGGATTGATAAGCATCCTATTGGAATATTAAACAATGTTATTGGTCCTGTTGATATACTTGATAATTATTATGAATATCAACTTTATTGTAAAAGTTTAAACACTTCTATTCAAAAATTTCAAAAAGATACTATAAATGCAGTTAAAAAGGCTTCACACGAGGCATTTATTGAAAGCATCAAAGTAAATCATCCTTCCATTGAAGATAGAACGAATCAATCTATTTGGAACGTATTTACTATTGATCCACCAAAAAGTCTTGATTATGATGATGGATTTAGCATTATTGAAAAAGAAGATGGTATAAAACAATTAAGTATATATATATCCAATGTAACAGTATGGATGGACGTATTAAATCTATGGGATTCATTTTCACGTAGAATTTCTACAATATATTTACCTGATAAAAAACGTCCTATGTTACCTACTGTACTGTCAGATTGTTTATGTAGTTTACAAGAAAATGTAACGCGTATAGCATTTGTAATGGACATATTTATAAAAGATACTGAAATCATAGAGATAAAATATTCTAATTGTTTTATTAAAGTTTTTAAAAATTACTGTTATGAAGAACCCGAATTATTAAATAACGATAAGTTCAAACAACTATTAAATACCACAAAAAATTTATCTAAAAAATTCAAGTATATTAATAGTGTTAGAAATAGTCACGAAACAGTTACATATTTAATGATTCTTATGAATTATCATTGTGCTAAAGAAATGATAAAACATAATGCAGGAGGTGTATTTAGGTCTACTATTATGAAAAGAGACTGTTTTGTACCAGAAACAGTTCCGGATGATGTAGCTAAATTTATTAAAATATGGAATAGCGCGTCTGGTCAATATGTGAATGGTTCTGAAATAATAAATCAAGAAACATCTAGACACGAACTATTAGATATGGACGCATATATACACATTACAAGCCCTATACGTAGATTAGTTGATTTATTAAATATAATTAAGTTTCAAGAAATTAGTGGTATTATTAGATTATCTAACAATGCACAAACCTTTTACAACAAATGGCTAAGTGATCTAGAATATATTAATACCACAATGAGATCTATACGGAAAGTCCAATGCGATTGTACATTATTAGACTTGTGTGCAAATAACCCTAGTGTAATGGAAAAAGAATATGAAGGATATTTATTTGATAAAATAATTAGGAATGATGGACTATTTCAATATATTGTTTTTTTGCCTGAATTAAAACTATCATCTAGAATTACTTTGAGAGATAATTTGGAGAATTTTTCTAGTAAAAAAATAAAGTTGTTTTTATTTAATGATGAAGAAAATTTTAAGAAAAAGATACGTTTGCACGTATTATAATGAAAAAACAATCTGATAATTACAAATTAATTTTATATAGTTATAGTCTTATCTATAACAACTTCTTTTGCTATATTTTTTATGATTTTATTTTCTTTTTCAAGATCATTATCACCTCTTCCACCCATTGCTTCAATTACTAATTTATTATATTGCTCTAATTGTTTTGATTCACTTTTCCCACAATCAGGGTATTTCGCTTTGAATTCGGGTAATATTTTGCTATTTTTATGTGCTACATATTTTATTGCTTTTCTTAAACGGTTTTTTTCTTCATTTTCTTTTTCCCATTTGTCTTCATCCTTGATGTACATTACTTCTCTCTTTGAGTCGCTGCAATGAACAGGTCTTTTATGAATATCTAACGCTTTTAAGTTCTTAATAATAATATTAGATATCCCTTCTACAAACCCTAATTTTCCCACACTTTCCAAATCAGATAGTTGAAGCTTAAGAGAGTCAACAAAATCCATAAGATTCATTGCATCTTTACACTCTTCGTTTAAAAATACATTTAAATTAAATGTTTTATTGTTTGAATTAATGCTGCTATTAGTAATTGTTGTATTGGATGTATTTTTATATATATTTACTATCTTATTCGTTAAACTACTATTTTGCTGTGTAAGCTCTTGATTCTGTTTAACAACATCTAAAACTAAATTTGTAAGTATTTTAATTTCGCTTTCTTCTGATTTAATATTACTGTTGCATATACTAATGTTATTTTGGTTACAATTTTTCCTATGTGTATGCAACCCCTGTCTATATTTATATTCTTTTCCACAATCACATAAAAATTTTTTGGCGAGTTTTGGCGAGTTTTTGTCATCATTTTGTAACGATTTGTCATTATTTTTGTGTTTGCGTGTCAAAATATGTTTTTCGTAGTCGCTTATTTTGCTACATTCATAATCACATAATTTACAATTAAAAATTCTGGCGAGTTTTGGCGAGTTTTCTGTCATCATTTGTCACTATATAAATGATGACAGAAAAAATCTCTAAATCTAATTTTTTAAAAACATTAATTTTTTAAAAATTTTATCGTCACAATTTTAAAATTATTTTTTTTGTGTCCTTACCCTAATTTTCAATTATCGTCACAAACGACGTTTTTTCAGGACTGAATCGCCCTTTTTGATTTTTGGACATGCCAAAAATGTCCAAAAATGAAATTCTGAAAAAACTTTTGGAAAAAAAAATCGTTGTTTCATTAAAAATTTAAAAACTTATTTTTTCAATATATTTTAATTTATTTTACAGCGTTATTAATGCAACTTTTATGTATGTTTTATAAATTCCTTCTTGAATTGTGAATTGTATAAAAATGAATATAAAAACAATTTCAAATTATATAATCAATAATAAATGCAAAAAGAAAATAAATTACCTAGATATGTTAACAGTGTTATATTTCAAATATTGGACTATATACCTGAAAGCGAATTCAATCTTAAAAAAGCATTACTAATTTATGAAAGTTCTTTATTTAATAAATCACCGGAATCTTTACAAAGTAGTGATTGTTGGGTACCTTTTATAAATATAATGAATAAATATATAACTGTTTTTGATGAAGAATGGAAGATAGTTATACAAAACATATTGAATAACCAATAATGTTATATATTAATATATATTATTATATATTATTACCATTTATGCTTTGTAAATATAATATTTAATAAAATAATATAAAACTGTAAACTTATATTATGTATACTATGGTAAAATCTTGCTCTATATCAAAATATCCTGATGAAAATGAATCTCAATATAAAGAATATTTTGACAAATTTACACACCCATTACACATATTTCAAAAATGGGCAATTGAAGGAATTGTTGAAGGAAACCATATTTTGGTAACAGCTCCCACAGGAAGTGGTAAATCATTGCCTGCAGAATTTGCTTTAGATTATTTTCATTCTAAAGGTAAAAAAACTATATATTGTTCACCTATCAAGAGTCTAAGCAATCAAAAATTTTATGATTTTACTCAAAAATATCCACATATAAAGATAGGTATTATTACAGGAGATATAAGATGTAACCCAGATGCAGATGTGCTAATAATGACTACAGAAATACTTTTAAATAAGTTGTATCAGATTAAAAGTAATTCAATGAAAATAAACTCGTCGGTATCTTTTGAAATGGATATTGAGACAGAATTATCTTGTGTAATATTTGACGAAATACATATGATAAATGATAATAATAGAGGCGTAGTTTGGGAGAACAGTATAATTATGTTGCCTAGACATATTCAGATTGTTGGATTATCTGCAACTCTTGACAACCCATTAAAATTTGCAAAATGGTTAGAAAATAGAGGTGATATTGAAAACACAACTGGTAAAATAGTTTATCTAACTTCTAAAAAAGATCGCGCTGTACCCTTAACACATTATTCTTTTATTACTGTAACACAAGGTATATTTAAGGCTATAAAAGATAAAGCCGTTCAGCAAGAAATTAAATCAATGATTGATAAGCCTTTTGTAATACAAGATTCAAAAGGGGTTTTTAATGAAGAATATTATTTTAAAATGAACAAAATGTTAAAATTATTTGAATCTAAAGATATAAGAGTGAAAAGATCTCACGTTTTAAACCAAGTAACAAAATATCTTACCGAAAACGAAATGACCCCAGCTATTTGTTATGTATTTTCTAGAAAACAAATTGAACTTTGTGTTAAAGAAGTAACCACAAATCTTCTTGAATTTGATTCTAAAGTACCTTATATAGCACAAAGAGAATGTGAACAAGTTATTAGAAAATTGCCTAATTTTGAAGAATATTTGAAATTACCAGAGTATGTTAATTTAGTTTCATTGTTGGAAAGAGGTGTAGCATATCATCATTCAGGGATGTTACCTGTATTGAGAGAAATAGTTGAAATGTTTTTTTCAAGAGGGTATATAAAGTTACTATTTGCAACTGAAAGTGTTGCTATTGGTCTGAATTTACCTGTAAAAACAGCTATTTTTTCCGATGTAAATAAACACGATGGTACGAATATGCGTATTTTACAAGCGCACGAATACACTCAAGCTGCTGGACGTGCAGGACGGTTGGGTCTAGATACTGTAGGACACGTAGTTCATCTGAATAATCTGTTTAGAAACATTGATTCAGTAAATTATAAAACAATGATGAATGGTAAACCACAAACCTTATCGTCAAAATTTAAAATATCCTATAATTTATTATTAGGGCTTATTGATATAGGAGATCTTAATTTTGGACAATTTTCACGACGTAGTATGATAAAAGATGATATAGACGTTGAGTTTAATGAAATTATTAATAAGACGCAAATTTTAAAAGAAGAATTAAATAATTTTCAAAATAGTTTACAGATGCTAAGAACGCCTAAAGAAATAATTGATCAATATATTGAGTTGCAAAATAAAAAACATACATTAGTAAATAAAAAACGCAAAGAAGTAGAAAGACAAATACAACAACTTCAAGACAATTATAAGAATATAGATTCAGATAAAATTACCATTGATAAATATAATGAAAAGTTGTTTGATTTTACAAAATTAGAAAATGAAAAAAATAATGTTGAAAAATATCTAGATTCAAATGTAGATATCATTCTTGATTTGTTATATAAAGAGGGATTTATTTGTAGACCCACAGATGTTATTCTAGATGACTCAGTAAATACGCCTTCTATAAAATTGACTGTTAAAGGACAAATTGCTTCTAATTTAAAAGAAGTTCATTGCCTTGTATTTGCACAATTATTTGAAGATAAAGTTATAGAAAAATTATCACCAACCCAATTAATAGCATTGTTTAGTTGTTTTACAAACATTTCAGTTCAAGAAGACTGTAAAGAATATAATATTAAAATAGATAATAAATTGTTAGAAGAAACTATTTTAAATACAATCTACTTGTATACAAAATTTTTAGATAAAGAAATAGATAGTAATATGAATACAGGAATAGATTATAGTTATCATTATGATCTAATCCGTTATGTAACTGATTGGTGTTCGTGCGAAACAGAAACAGATTGCAAACTTGTATTGCAAATGTTAAGTGAAGAAAAAGGAATATTTTTAGGAGAATTTGTAAAGGCCATTTTGAAAATAAATAATATTGCGTGTGAAATGGAAAAAATAGCTGAATTAATTGGAAATATAGAATTATTAAGCAAACTTAGAGAAATACCTAAAATGACTATGAAATATGTAGTTACAAATCAATCTCTTTATGTATAATTTTATTTTTTCTTAAAACAAATAATAAAATCATCTGTACGATTAATAGTGCTTCTCATATCAAAATATTTAATAGTAAAGTTTTCTATAATATACTTTTTGTCTTCATCTGAAAATATAGTTAAATCAATAAATTTATTGATATTCTTATCTTGTATATCCTCTATTATATATATTCCATTTTTAGTTAAAAACTTATTTAAAAACATAAAAGAAGTAACCTGGTCTTCCCCGTTATGAGTTCCATCATCAATAATTATATCTAACTTACTGTTAATATTATTTATAACTTTTTGCAAATCATTTACATTAGATTGATCTGCTACAAAAGTAGTAATTTTATCTGTATTTAACTCTTTGTGTTCATAAATACCCAAACCAAAAACGTGGGAATTTGGGAAATATTCGCTCCAACATTTTAAACCATTACCGGTTTTATAACCATAGGAAACAACACCTCCCATTTCTCCATTTTCCACCGATCCTATACCTATTTCTAATATATTTTTAATATTGTAACGTATGCCTTGAAAAATACTAACATATGCAGGAATATAGTTGTGACATCCAGATGCGATATTTTTATCCAATTTATATTTTTTAGATAATTCATCTAAATCTATATAATCTTCATAGAGTGTACTACATTTGTATTCATCATTATTAACATTAGAACTATCATTAGAAGTATCATTATTAACATTATTCATATCAAAATCAATGTTATTAAAGTTATATTCTTCAATATTATTATTTGATTGTGTTTCATCTTCTGTGCTTTTTACTGATATATCTATCTCTATATTATTTACTTTTTTACTATCAAACCCCTTATCTAATGTAACTATACAAAAGTCATTACAACTTTTATATATTAAATGGAAATAATTAATAAGTTGTTCATATGAACAGTCCTCCATTGAATAACATTTCATTTTATCAAACTGTAAGCTATCTAATAAATTACATAAAACATTACTATGTTCTGACGAGAATTTATTGTCTAACAATATAAAATCATTATTGTCATCTTGATATAATAGTTTAATTTCTGAAAGAAATTTATATAAAGCTTCTAACCCAATTATACAATATTGTTTTTTATGATTTAAATTTATTATAGTGTTGCAGTATTTATACTTATAATCTGTTTTTTTCCAAATAGGCATAATATCAATTGATATGTGGTTTTTAATATTTACATCGGATTCATATGCGTTATTTTTTTTCAAAAAATCGTTAATTTTATAATTGTCATAACAATTAATTGTAAGATGATGACGCAGTCTATTAATCTCTGAATTTCTAATTAATGAAAAATTATTTGAATTATCATTCATATATTGTATATATCCCAGTTTTGGAATCTTAACCATTTTAGTGTTTACTACAGTTCTTAATAACAATTCATAATCGTCGCTAATAGGCAAAAATTCGTTATAATTGCCTATTTCTAAAAGAGTTTTTTTTCTCCATATTCTAGGATGATTGGGAACAGAAACAATATGACTTAATGTTGCATTGTTTATATTTGGATTAACTGCAACATATAACCATTTATCATTATATTTTTCTCTATAATAACCCGAATATCCTAAACCAAATAAATTACCATAGTTAAAATTTTCACCATTTTCATAAATGTTTGCAAATTCCATATAAATAAAGCCAACATCATCATTTCTATTAAATACTTCTTCAGAATCAGATAGAACATAATTAGGTATCTCGTCATCGTGATCTAATTCTAACACGTATTTGCCTCTACATAATGATACTGCTTCATTTTTAACATTTCCAATACTTCCACTGTTTTCACTTCTTTTATACAACCTTATTTTTTTATTATTAGATAGTTTTTCTTTTAAAAATGTAAAATGTAAATCATCAGGAGAATCGTCTAAAATTACCCATTCCCAGTCTTTTAATTTTTGACTAATAAGTGAATTATATGCTCTTAAAATTTTATCATATGAGTTATAGCAAGTAGTAAATATAGAAAATACAGGCCTAGTTGTTTCGGGAGGTTTCACTATATTATTCATATAAAATTTATTAACACAAGAATTGAAATCATCTATGTTAGCTAGATTATTACAATGTATCCATCTATTTCTCATTCTCTCAACAATTATACTATTTACATCATAACAATATTCTTCTGAATTAGGGCCATATGTAATAAGTAAATGATTATTTGAGTCATATAATTTATTTATATCATTTTTATCAAATATAAAATTAATTGAACATAGTAATTTATCTGAATTGTCTTTAAAAATAGAATCTATATCTGAATATTTTTCGTATCTAAAAAATATTATAATAGGATATTTCATATTTAATATTTTATATTTTATGCTTTTATATTTTAATATTTTAATATTTTAATATTTGTAATAATAAATATCTATAATAAATATCTATTATAAATATTTATTATAGATATTTATTATATACATTATGAGTTATTTTGACATAGGATTATTATCATTAGCAGAAATAGTTGGAGACTTTGGATATAAAAAATTTTCTAATAATGGAGGGATCACAAATTTTATGACGGGTACATCAGGCTATTTAGCTGTTGTCTATTTTCTAATTCGCTCATTACAAGGTTCCCAAATATTATTAGTAAATGCAGCTTGGGATGGTATTAGTAGTTTAATAGAATCCATTGCTGCTATAATAATATTAGGTGAAAGATTTGAAGATCCATTAAAATATATAGGAATCGTATTTATTATTATAGGACTAATATTTTTAAAAATACCTTTATTTAATTCACATAAGTTTATTTTTCCAAAATTATACTAATTGTAGCCTCTAAAAATTTTTGCGTTTATGTCTTTTAATTCAATTCCGTAAATCTTTTTACATTTTTTTTCATTAGGTCTTTGAAATTCAATAATTCCTCCATATGCTGTAGCGCTAATCTTAGAATGTTTTGGATATTTAGCCCATATAGAACCAAGATATTCTCCAGTATCAATTCTTTCAAAATTTGAAAAACTTATATTAATAAACGATGCATTTATTAGTTGATTAAATGATAATATAGTTTCAATAGTTGTATCGTTTGTATTCATTATAATATTTAATTATTTATAATTTTATATTGTAATTATTGTATAATTAAAATATTAAAATATTAGACAAATTAAATATAATAAATAAAAATGCACTCTATACATAATCTTAATCTCATAAATAATAAATATATTATATTAAATGAAATAGGTTCAGGATCATTCGGAACAATATACAAAGGACAAAATATTAGAACAAAAGAACCTGTTGCTATTAAAGTAGAATCAATAAAAAATGAAATTAAATTATTAAAAAATGAATCTATTATATATCAGTATTTAACAAATACAATAGGTATACCTCAAGTAAAATGGTTTGGTAAAGATAATAGAAATTATTATATGGTAATTAACTTATTAGGAGATTCTTTGCAAAAATTAAAGGATAAATGTCTAAAATTCTCTCTAAACGAAACATTACAAATAGGAATTCAAATATTATATTTATTGAAAACCATACATAATAAGGGTTTAGTGCATAGAGATATAAAACCTGATAATTTTTTAATGGGACTTAATCCGATTAACAAACAAATACATTTAATTGATTTTGGGTTTTGTAAATCATATTTAAAAAACGATAAACATATTGAAATAAAAAGGACAAATAATATAATTGGTTCTTTAACATATACAAGCATCAATTCGCATAATCTATTAGATCAAAGTAGAAGGGATGATTTAGAATCATTAGGTTATATGTTAATATATTTATATACAAGTAATTTAGAATGGAAAAATGTAAGCATTTCAGATTCTTTTGAAGAGAAGAATAGAACTATTAAATATATGAAAACTAATATTATAAATAATAAAGAAATACCCAAAATACTAGTTTATTATTTAAAATCAGTTAGAAGTCTAGAATTTGATGAAACACCGAATTATACGACTTTAATAGAAGAATTCAAGAGAGAAATAGCGAAATAAGTTTAAAATGTCAAATAGTTAAAGTATTATATTTTAAAATGAGTACAACAATTGTATACAATTTAAAAAAAGCTGCTGGATTTTTTTCAGAAATATTTTTTATGATAAATAGTTATATATATTCAAAAAAACACAATCTAAATTTTATATTAAACTCGCGTGAATGGCTTTTTAAATTTAAAAATGGTTGGGAAGATTATTTTGAACCTATAAATATTAATCGTATACAAGATGTTTGCATTATTGAAGAACATTATTTCAATAAAATTAAAGAAGATTACCCAATAGAAGATTATAAATTAGCTATAAAAGAATTATATATTTATAATGAAAAAACAAAAAAACAAATACTTGAAATAAATACAGAGTTGGACTTAAATAACATTGAATATGGATCTATATTTATTCGTAGAGGAGATAAATTATTATATGAATCAAAATTATATTCTACAGATCTTTATATAAAAGTATTATTGGATAAATACCCAAAATGTAATGTTGTTTTTGTTCAAACAGATGATTATACTTGTGTTACCGATATAGAAAATTATATTAAAAATAATAATCTTAAAATAGAAATAATTACTTTATGTGAAAAATATATGAAAGGTATATTTATAACAAATAAGTTTAATATTTTTTCTAATATAAACAAAAATAAAAATTATATAAATTCAATAGAAACAGACATTCAAAAATATAAAACTGTATATGAAATGGATGATGATGAAATTTATAAACATACTATTGATATGATTATTGGTGTTGATATTTTAATAAAGTCTAAATATTGTATTTTAGATTATCAATCAAATGTATCCAGGTTTATTAAATTAATACATAATACTCCTGAAAATGTATTTGATGTAGATGGATATGATATTGATATGCAAAAACAAATTTGTCCAGCTTTTCCAGAATCAATATATGCTAATATTAATGATTTAAGACACGCTTAAGTTATGTATTTTTAGAAGAATCTAAAATACTATATATTCTTAGTTCTTTTAACATTTATATGTTAAAACAATATAAAGATACAATGCTGATATATTATATAAAATGTCATCACAATCCGATGTTACAAGTGTTACCCGTCTCGATCATCATACCGGTCGTGTAAAGTGGTTTAATAACAAAGCTGGTTATGGATTTATTACTGTCACTAGTGGAGAACGCGCAGGCTCAGATATTTTTGTACATCATACTTGTATTGGTGTTGCTAATCAACAATACAAGTATTTGGTACAAGGTGAATACGTTGATTTTGACTTAGTTGCAACTCAATCAGGTAATCACGAGTATCAAGCGCACAGTGTCAATGGAATCAATGGAGGAAAGCTAATGTGCGAAACCAGGCGTGAGTTTAAAATCGCTAGAAATAACTATAAAGTTAATTCTAGGCCCTTAGATACTGTTCAAGAATCTCAAACTGAAAATGTAGAGGTATCACCAGTTGTGCAAAAGAAGACTGCACCTAGAGCTAGAGGTGAGGGACCTAGAGACAGTGAGCAACAAGGATGGAAGGTAGTAGAAAAACCAAGTGCAAAGTCAGCAAAGCCACGTGGAAGACCTCCTCGTTCAACTGTCGCAAAGGAAAACTAAAATAATAAATTAAAATAATTTATATAAATTTATATTTAGAAGTATAATTAATTTTACAATAATAAATTTATTATTGTAAACCTATTTTTAAAAAACTTATATATTAATATTATATAATGGTGAATACTACAATGAATACCGCTAGTTCTAGTCATATGCCTATGGCTTCTGCTAAACCAGTGCCTTACGTAAAACCACATCAATCTGGTGGTAAAAAATCAAACGGTCATAAAAGTGCTTGCAAATGTCCTATTTGTAAAAATATGATGAAACACAAAAAGGGGAAGAAAGGGGGTGCTGATGATGATGAATCGTGGGACATTGAAATGGGACCAAAACCTGAATCAGATGTTAGTGCTGAACCTGTTAAAGAGGGGGATTATGATTCTTATGATGCAGCTGAAAAAGGCGAAGCAGGACCTAATGTAGTAGGTGGAACACGTAAACGTAAGGGAAGAAAATCCAGAAAATCTAGAAAAGGTAAGAAGAGTCATAAAAAGACACACCATAGAAGACACAGATCTAGTAAAAAATAAACATTTCACAATTTTATGTAAATCATAATGTATACATTTTTAATATATACATTATCGTATAATTTTAAGTTTCATAAATAAAATAATATTATTTAGTTTTTCTATTGTAAAAGTCGTATAATGACTTTAAAAATAAATATACAATATCTTTTTCATTACTGTATACATATGCTTTAGGCATATTATATATATCTTGCAAATCTTTATCTACTATAGCATACAGATTATATGCCAATATATAATTAATTGAGCTAGTTAATTTATGTGTATAATATTGAGGAGTTGTATTTCTTGATGTTAATGGTAATAAACAATAACAATCTAAAAACTCTTTATGATAATCTGTAAAGTTTAAATTTTTTTGAATGATTAATTTATCTTTATATTTATCAAATTTTTTTAAAAACAATTCACAATAATTATTTTTTGCATAACCTATCATTTTAATTTTAAAATTATATTTATAGGAAGCATTTAATATTGTCTCCAATAAATCATAATTTCTTCTATTTATATCTATATTGCCTTGAACTACATAAATTGGAATTGAAGTATCATATGTTTCATTTTGAAATGGTAATAAATCACATTTTAAATAATTGTTATTATTTAAAGGAGTAACAAAAAATATATTTTTATTATTAGTATAAAATACTTCGTGTGCAATATAAAAATGTTTATTATCCTCAATTATTTGTTGGTTTTTATTCATACTATTGGATGGTTCATAAATAGTACAATTAATATAATAATCATAATAAATAGGTTTTTCAAAAAACACATTATTAAATGTACTTTTTATTAAATTTATAAAATCTATATTGCTATTATTTATCATTTGTAGATACAAGATATCATTATCTGTTTTATTACATTTTATAATTTCATTATATTTATATAAAACATTATAAATTATTTCATAATGACAATTAAAGTTATTGCATATATAGATTATCATTCAACTTATATATATTCTAAGTGTAATATATATTTTACAAAAATAATAATGCATTTAGTATATGATTTTTTCTATATATTTATGATTATTACGATTTTGTTGTCCTTTATTTATAAAAATATCAGTATCGGTGGGAACTATTTTTGATTTTATGATGTTACAATTTATATTAAACTTATTTAATAATACTGGTAATATATGCTGATCACGATAACAAATTTTTGTAATATAATTGTATAATTCTATAGACATATTTATTAAATCTATATTTTTATTATTTTTAATGATTGCAGATGACCAATATGTCTGAATTTCTTTATTTACTGAAAAAAGTTCAGTATTTTCTATATAATTTATTATTTTTTTTGTCATTTCTTCATTAATCCTATCATTTTTTATACACCAATCTATATCATCTTGAATAGATTTAAATTTTTGGGTTCTCATAAAAATAGGAATACTCGTCTTATCATCTAAACAAACATCTATTATTGCATTAATATCATCTAATTTTAAATAATTTGGAACAATAAAAGAATCTACCCAAATTATTATATCATAATCCGGAAGATATTCGTGGGTTAACCATTTCACACGTTTTGTTAAATATACACCATTTTTAATTCCAAAAGAATCTATTTCTATTATATTCCACTCATTAGATAAATTTTGTATTTTACTTTTATCATTTGTAAACATAAAATATTCAAATTCTTCACACTTTACAAAATTAGAGCTGGGTGTATCAATCTCATTAAAATCTATTAAAAATAACGCGGATACTACTGCAACTTTTCTCATATATAAATATAAATATAAATAAGTATATAAAATTTATATTTATGTTGATGCTTCTTTTTCTGAAATTTCCTTTGTAAAATGCTTATTCATGTATTTTTGAATTGTAAAATATGTCAATTCATCTCCATCGTCTACGCTCAAAAGTGCCTTTAATTTATCATCTGGTAAAATAAATTTACTATTTTCTGTATTTTCTAATTTATTTTCTTTTATATAAGTTACAAGTGCACGAGTAACATCTGTTCTAGCTATTTCTGACCCTTCTTTTTTATTCATAAATTCGCATAATTCTTTTGAGACCTTTGTTGGCTTAGCAAAACCCGAGGGGGAACGATTACCCTTTAATTTATTTTTCAAATTTACTTTATTTAGTCCATCCATTTTCTTTTTAATGTTTTTTTCTAAGTTTTTAATTTGTTGTTGTAAAATAGTAATTTGTCCTTTAACACATATTAAACTATCAGTTATAGCCTGAAAATCTTCAAAAATAGTGTCCTTCTTATTATTTTTATTTTCTTCGCTAGTTTCAATACTATTAAATTTAACCATTATATAATAAAATTATATATAACTTTAAATATATTTACATAGATATTATTTTACACATTTTTTCATATTTAAACACCAATTTTAAGGCAGATAATTTAAAATTTTAGTTATCTATTTTATGGATTCTTTACATATTTTATATTCTTATTATATGCTACCCTAAATATATTTTCAAGATTAATTTAAAAATATATTTTAATATGATATACTAGAAATGAATTATCCATATCATATTCAAAAACATTTAACTGATGGTAATTATCAAGAACACTGTACTCTTTGTTGTTGTATTCCCCTATATTTCTTCAATTGTGGTTTTAAATTAGGTTTTTACAAAAATGAGGATTATTATGCTCAACCATTATGGTGTGGAATTTATAATTGTAAAAGAATATGAAAAAAATGTAGAAAAGTACGATTATAGGATTAAAAAGTAATAAAAATATTATAAAAAAGTGAACCGATTAAAAGAGTAAAAGAATAAAAAAAATGAAATCCTTTTTGAAAAAATAAAAAGGTATAAATATAATAACATATTTAATTAGAATAATATGGAAGAACAATTTAATTTAATTAATAAAAGAGTGAATAGAGGACACTGGGAATCTAAAGAAAATCACAAATTATTTGCTATTCAATTAGGTAAAGTACTTAAATTTGAAACTAAAGATGATTGGTATAAAATCACAAGTAAATCTATAGCAAAAAATGGTGGTGGTGGATTACTAAAAAAATATTATAATAATTCACCAATACTATTTGTTAGAAGTATATTTACTGATGATGAATGGTTAGAATGGAAATTTTATTCTATTTCTCGTGGATATTGGGATATATTTGAAAATAGAAAAAAATATGCTGTTTGGTTAGATGAGAAACTTACATATAAAACAATGGAAGATTGGTATAATATAACAATACCTCAAATACAAAATAACTATGGAGGTTCGTTAATGGTATTGAAATATAATAGTAGTCCAATAGAATTTTTAAGAGATGTTTTTCCAGATTACGAATGGTTAGAATGGAAACTAAAAAATACAACAAATGGATATTGGGAAGTTATTGAAAACCATACAAAATTCGCGAATTGGTTAGGTAAAGAACTTGAATTTAATCATATGGAAGATTGGTATAATATAACATATGATATAATATATAAAAATGGTGGTAGTGTTTTACTTAGTAAATATTATAATCACTCACCATTAAAATTTTTACAAAAAATTTATGCAAATTATGAATGGTTAGGTTGGAAATTTACAAGTTCTCCAAATAACTTTTGGGATGATGAAGCAAATATAAAAAAGTATGCGGTTTGGTTAGGTAAAATATTAGGATATTCAAAAATGGAAGATTGGTATAAAATAAATATAAGTATTATTTCAGATAATTATGGAGGTGGTATAATAACATATTATAAATTAATTGATTTTATAAAAAAAGCATTTCCTCAATATGATTGGTTAGAATGGAAATTTGGTATGACATCAAATGGGTTTTGGAAAAACACAGAAAATCATGTAAAATATGCTGTTTGGTTAGGTAAAATATTAGGATATTCAAAAATGGAAGATTGGTATAAAATAAATAAATATATTATTGAATCAAACTATGGTTCAGGATTATTAACTAATTATTATAATCATTCTCCATCAAATTTTATAAGTTCGGTTTTTACAAATTATTATTGGGATTTATCAAAATTCAAAAAAAATTATTCATTAGGACAAATACAATGGTTAGAATATATGAAAGTATCTACATCAGATATATTACATATTTTGAATAATTCAAATGGTGAATTTAGAATACCGAATTCAAATTACAAAGCGGATGGGTATAGTCAATACAAAAATGAAATATACGAATATCATGGAGATTTCTGGCATGGAAATCCATCAATTTATAATCAAAATGATATAAATCCAAGAACAAAAACAACATTTGGAGAATTATTTGATAATACAATAAAAAAACAAATATTTATTGAAGAATCTGGATATAAATATTATTCAATATATGAAAGTGACTGGCGTAAAGGTATAAATGCGATTAAATTTTTACAAAAAATATATAGAAAAAATCATATATAACTATGTTTTGTATCAAAATGTAACTTGAATGATCTTGTAAAAAGATAGATAATATTAAAAAGTGATAAAAATATTATAAAAAAGAAGTGAAACGTTTAAAAGAGTAAAAGAATAAAAAAAATGAAATCCTTTTTGAAAAGATAAAAAGGTATAAATATATAAAGTGTAAAATCAA